GTTCCGCCGCATATTATTTTGTCGTCACTTTGAATAGCGATAGCGGTTACAGAACTATCAAATCCGCTTCCCATGGCAACAGAAAAAGAAAAATCTGGCTCTGAGTTAACTGTGTTAGAGTCAAATCTAACTAAACTAGAGCATGGCAGTTGCATGGAATCAAATTCCCCCGCAATAAGCATATTAAACCCAGCAGAAGACTTACTGGATCTACTGGCTATTTTATAGGACATGCCACTAAACATTAGTAATTCTGCCCTCCAACAAAGCCTAGCCACGAAGTTCCGTTGTTCACTGATAAAAAGCTAAATGTGTCTATTTTACCATTTACGCTAGTTATGTTAGGAGCCGTGCCAGCTTGCCACTTCACGCTATTAGGCCAGGATACACTTCTTGGCGTTCCGTCTGCTGTAAAAATAATAGTAAAACCAATAGAGACTCCAGAAGTTGACGGAACATTTGATATGGTAAGAGTGTTGATATTGGAATTAAGAGCACAGTTAAATAAATTACAAGTATCTAGATTTATAACTAGGGTATTTGATGAAATACTGATAGCTGAAACCGTTTCCGTATATCTATTAGATACGTGTAAAGATTCAACCACGAAATTCCCAGTAGGAGAAGGTGTTCCTCCTGTTGCTGTAGAATTTATGGTGTAGATTGCATTAGAAGAAGATATTGTAATACCAGATCCGGCCACAATATTAGTTACTGGTAATAGTCCACTCACACTACTATTAAAATCTGTTATATTAGATGAAGCTAGGTTTATACTACCTAAACTAGTCCAGTTGGATGCTCCGTCCCCAATTTTAAAAATTTTATTGGTCAGATCGTATCCTGGCTCACCACTAGCTAATACTGGATTAGCAGAAGTCCATGCTGAAGCTGTCCCTTTGCGAAATGTGATCAGATCATTTACGGCCATCTTTAAGTATTATTCCTGAGAATTGGATGTATTAAATCATAATAGTTAATTATACGCCCCAGACAATACCAAAGCCACTATAAAAGAACAATGGTTCTAGGGTATTAAATTAGGATCAATAGTAGAATAGGTTGCTATGTAAATATCATAAGAATCAGAATATGGTGTTACAGGGTCCGAGGGGGTGGAGAAATCACTATTCCCAGCTTCAGTGACAGCACAAACTTTAAAGATATATGGTATAATTCCTAAATTATAAACTGTAAAATTTCTAGTAGTAGATATATCATCAGCAAATAAAATAATAGATTCGCTGGTTGTGGTCCATGTCGCCCCACTATCAGAGCTATATTGTACAATATAATCAGTAATGGATGAGCCTCCGTCGTTAGGAACGTCCCATCTTAAGTCAACAGACTCAATACCGGGAATTCCAACAACATTGGTTGGACTATCAGGGATACTAGGAATTGGAGTAAAAGAAGAACTAGGATTGGAGAAGTTGCTCATACCAGAAGATGATACCGAAGATATTGTGAAGATATAGCTGGTATTATTTGTTAATCCATCAACAGTAATAGCTAATCCTGTAGAAGCATTATGGTTAAATTCTGTCCATGAAGATCCTGTGTCAGTACTATATTTTATGATATAGTTTTCTATATCTGTAGTATCACTTATAGACCAACTTAAATCAATAGTACCATTAGCAGGAATTCCACTAATAGAATTGGGTATGGGTTGATCAACGAAGTCTATTTCTGGCACCATATGAAAATCACTAAAAGAAGTAGTTCTACAACAAATTTTTCTTAAAGAATAGTTTGGAGCATTGGGGCCGGTTAGTACTGTTACATCAGAAGTAACTCCGGAAGAATTGGTATGAAAAATTCTTGTTTTATCAAAAACTGATTGTGTAACAGAGGCCGGTAGTGTGAAGCAGGTGTCTATACTACCAGATATAGAAGAATTAGTACTAATATTATATTTGCCTAAATTATTACTTAAGCTAAAATTAGCAGGAAGTTTCGGGTCTTTTTGTGTAATCGGAGTAATTGCGGTTATTCCAGCTGATGACACATTACTATAATTCACAACGATATTAGTATTATAAATTCTGTCACTAACTGGAGTTGTTGAGACATTGGATCCGACAACAGTCGTTGGCTTCAAACTAACTGGCCTTATAGTACCATTACCATTCTCATCAGCATAAACAGGAGCTGGGCGAGTATTACTTTGTGTACCATAAAGCCAATAGCCTTTATTTGTTCCTCCTCCTTTATAATAGCCCGCTTTGTACCATTCATTTTCTGTTGGGATATGATATTTTGCTCCACTGTTTTTAACTACAGCATTACCACTAGTTCTTCCATTTAGAGTGTATGCTCCTCCTTCTGTAGTTCCACTATTTTGTGCGCCTGTCGGTTTATTATTATGAAGCCAGTTGCAGTATCTTGCTGAGTGTAGCCAATTCAACAATACCGCTGGTTTATTGCCGTAATTCGTTTTTACGCTATAGACGTAATTACCACTAGAGCCACTACGGATAATTCCTGCTCTAGCGTCACTATTCATCGAAGTTGTATATACGCTATATGTATCAGTCTTAGCAATAGCATTTAAAAATTCTACATATTCATTATTAGTTACATGGTATTTATTCATATAATAAGAATAGCTAACTGCTCCATATCCAGTAGTATCAGCAGAATTATTGATATCTCCAACTAAAACAAAATTATTTAAGGAGTATTCATTAGATAAACTGGCTACACGGAAACCAACAGTTGACCATGTTGAAGTTATTGTATAAGAAAAACGAAATTTTGAAGATTCATCATTAGTATAGTAATCGTCCCAGTCTCCGCCTCTTAAACCTCTTTGCGCACTAGCCGTTCCATTTAAATCATTCCAAGTATATGCATTACCGGTCATATCAAAACAGCCATAATAGCTTGGTCTACCATTTGTTCCAACAGTTGTTAAATGACGAGTAATACCATTCCAAATAGCAAATCCAGTATTTGCGCCATTAAAATCTGGTAACAAACTATTTCTAATAGTAAGTTTATTATTTTTGAAAGAAAATTTATTTCCAAAAGTATATAATGAGGCCATAGTTTTTACCTATATTTTTGAATAATAATAATTATGGTGTTCCGCCATCGATGACACAGTAGTAGAGGGTTGTTGGGCTACCGGCACTGGTGCCACTAATACTACTTAGCCCAGCGATACTATTAGTTGATGACCCAAGATTCACAACTGTACTACCAATAGTTACTCCGCTACTAGCTAGTTTGGAAACTGCGATAGCTGCATTACTAGCAATATCAGAGTTTGTAATACTTGCTGAAAGATTCAATTTGCTATAAGAGATGGCGGCAGCACTATTGATATCAGCATCAACGATAGTATCATTTGCAATCATTGTACTTGTTACTGTACCAGTATCTGTTGTATATACTCCGTTAGTAACAGTACTAGCATTGCCGCTTAATGATCCAATAAAATTACCACTAGTATAAATATTACCACCAGTGAATTCCCATCTATTTGATGATGTATTCCATACAAAAGATTTTGTATCACTACCAGTATAAACTTCCATACCTCCGGTATTAAGACCACTAGCATTGACTCTAATAATATTATCACCAATTTCTACAGTAGTACTGTTAACTGTTGTAGTAGTACCTTGTACTACTAAATTTCCACCAACAGTAATGTTTCCAGTAGTAGTAATAGAATTAATAGAAGTAATATTCTTGTTAGAATCAAGCACCAAAGCCCTTCCTGCACTAGCAGTTCCGGCAGATACTCCAGATAAATATGCTAACTCATTAAGAGATACAATAGCTGAAGCGTCTGAAATATTACTCCAACTATGAGTATGTCCTACCAAAGACACACCAGTTGTGTCGATATACATCTTATCATAAACACTATCATAAGTAAGAAGTATGCCCGTTCTACCAACAACCTCTGTTGTGGCGATATTACCCAGGTCCGTAATTAGAGAGCTAGGAATCCCGGTAATCGCAATGGTATGGCTGCCAGCGTTATTTACTACTCCAATACCACTAGTACCAGTTAAACTCTTTACTCCTATAAGTCCACTTACTACACTATTAAAGTTTGTGATATTAGCTGCTAGATGAGTATGTCCGCTAACACTAACAGGGACATTACCAACCTGTAAAGAGCTAAAATTACCAGTACCATTAGGAATTGTTATAGAACCGGTGAATGTCGGACTGCTGAGAGGAGCGTAAATACCATTTACTAAACCACTAACAGCACTATTAAAGTCTGTAACATCGGTAGACTGGATAGAAGGATCACTTAAACTAACTGTAACAACTTTAGATGTATTATTATAACTAACTGCTACTCCACTAACACCACTAATAGTAGATCCAACAACATCTTTTACAGCATTGGTGTCTAGGCCCTCTGAGGATATTACAAATCCTTTGTCTCCGGTTGGAGTAACAGATATATTGGTTCCAGCAACTAGACTTTTAACTGGTAATAGTCCACTCACACTACTATTAAAATCTGTCACCTGAGAAGAGCCAATACCCGTAACAGCTATTCTTACAGGGATACCGGAGTTTGATGTGAAACTAACCCCAATACCACTAACTCCAGTCAGATCATTAGACGATGGTAATATTGAGGAATATGCTAAACTATTCCATGAGGTTAGACCATCACCTATCTTGTATCTTTTTGTGTCTGTTTCAAAACCCCATTCACCAGCACTAAGAGTTGAATTGGCAACTCTCCATTCGCTTGCTGTGCCTCTACGAACTTGAATTAATGTTTGAACAGACATTTGTCATCTCCTAATAATTATTATGGTGAACCACAATCAATACTATATTGGTCTATAAAGTTACTTAAATAAGAATCTAAACCTAAAATATCACTAGCATATACAACAGTACCAGCATATCCAACAGTAATATCTACACTTTTATCTGAAGAAGTCTCAATAGTCAAATTATTAAAAGTATTAGCTATAGCAGTTTCTATTTCGAGAGTATGCTTAGTATCAAAAATTTCTAATGTAAAATTGCTCATGTGTTATCACATTCCAAAAGATCTGTAGATTGACTAAATCTCTTGCCGATAGTTGCTGTTCCAAAAAGTAAACGACTAATATATTTGCCTCCACCAGTATACAAATCGTCATCGCTTTGTAATTCTAGGTCATACTTAGCCGTATTAAAAGCAAAAGAATTGGTTGTACTAGCTGGTATAAGCAGAGTCAGTTTACCTAGCTCTGGTTCTATCGTAAATTTATATACGGTATAATCTAAATTATCTGTAGTAAAAGCCTGTGTAATATTAGTGTTGGTTTTCCAGGTTAGTCTAGCACACCAATTACTTAAATTAATAATGTTGCCATTCTCATCTTTATAGACTAATGTTAATCTAAAAGACGAACCTTGTTCGATAATAAAATCGTATTTACTAGCTGCCATAATCTGCCCTAAATAGATTTTTATGTAAGATATTCATAGTTTAATACACCTTGGAACTATAACTATGCTGAAAAGCATATGTATAAAAAAAAAGACAGGCCAGCGAATACTGGCCCATCTTCTTTTGATTAATTATTGACGATCACTAAATTATAGTGCGCCAACGAGAACTCTGCGGTTGTCAAGAACAGCAAAGCCTAGTTCGGCCCAGCCGTAGAAACCAGCTCTCTTCTGACGATGTAGTGTATCGTCTTCAAAGATCTGAACTTCTTGACGAACTGGCATAATGAAGCTGTCTCTCTTGCGAAGATCAAGACCAACAACAACTTCGGTCTTACTTCCTGGAAGACTTGCTCCAAGCGTGTTGGAATAGAACAACTGATACTGTTGTCCAACACCTAGTTCATCTAGGTCATGAAGATTGACACCGAATACTCTGTTGAGACTGCCATCGGCAGCTGTGTAGATTTCTCTACGAGTAACTTCGTCAACCTGATCAAGACCCCAGTTACGAATATCTTCCATAGCTTCTGGAGAAACATAAAGATCTGTTAGGAGACCTCTATTGGCACTGGTACTGTTACCACCACCATTTCGACGCATAACAGTCTTCATGAGACTCACTAGTCTCTTTGTGAACTGACTTGAGCTTGCATCACTATCATATACTACGATGTTGCGATCAACACCAGCAGCCAAGATAGTGTGCCAGCCGTCGTCATTCATCTTCTTAACGAAAGAAGCTTCTAGAACTTCCATAGCACGACCAACAACGTCCCAACGAGCATCGCGGGCATACTTTAGGAGATAGTCGATGGATGCACCAACATCATATGTTGGGACCATGACGTAATCGCCTTCAACATGGCGCTCTGGAATATATCCATGGTTGGGGATTGTATAGGCAACAAAGTCTTTTTCTGTGCCAGGAGCTAGAAAATCAAGAGGAAACTCTGGAGTAGCACTTTGAGCTAATTGAATTGGCTCGAAAATACCGTCTAGGATATCTCCACTTAAAACTCCTCTGCGAAGAGGTAGTTCAAGAGCTTTTGCAAATTCAGCATTAGCAGCAAGAGCGACCTCTCTATTTGGCGAACCAGAACGAACAAGAAGATCTGTTAACTCTGGTGTTGGTTGAAATCTTTCGGTTTTGGCTGACATGTGTTTATCTCCCTGTTATTGAAAAATGATTAAAGGTTAACTGATACTTTGACGTAGCCGTCGGTATCTTTGGCGCTAAGGAATTGACCAATCTTAACAGCATTCGTACTACTTGTTCCAATCAAGCCACTAGCACCAACATAAGCATCAGCACCAGCAGAAGGAGTGATAGCAGCAACTAACATATTTGTTGTAACCTGACCAACACGAAGCACGGTGACCTTGCCACCAACTTGTGTCTCGTCTTTGTGCCAGTTGATGTGCTGTCTGGTTAGATCAAGGTTAACAACATCATTCAATAGTAGGCCAACTGGCTTGGCGCCAGAAGCAACCGCAGCATAAGCAACAACAGCATTAGCGTCGTCCATTGAAACGCCAACACCACTGGTGGCTGTTACAACACTGACAACACCACCACGCTCGGCTGTTGTGTTCATGAAAAAGGAAACATCAGTTAAAAGTTCAACACGATCTGGTTTTAGAGCCATTGTAAAATCTCCATTAAAAGTGAGTTATTTGTTATTCTTTTTGCCTAGTTTGCTACATACGAATTCGACCAAAGCAGCTCTTGTTGAATCCACTTGGGATTCTGTTTCGCCGCCGACGCTCAAATTAACAGACTCATCTTCTTCAGCCTGCTCCAAAACCTGGGAATCGGCATTATCAGACGAGGCTTTGGGCTTATCTTTCTTCTCTTTGTCGTCTTCCTTATCCTTCTTGTTTAACCAAGGAGGTAATTTGCCAGCAAAGAGTGATGTCATAGCCTCAAAAGAAACATCATCAAGAGACTCAAATTTATCTACTGTAGCAGAGGCTGCTTCGTTATCAAAGCCAACCTCAACAAGAGAAGCCATACGTTTCATTTTCTTTTCTTTCTTGGCCATCTCTTCTTCTTTCATTTTATAGCCAGCAATGACTTCATTGGCGGCATCAAGCTCAGACTTGACTTTTGTCATTTCTTCGTCTTTAGCTTTCTTTTCTTCGTCCATTTTCTTAGCAGCTTCAGCCAACATTTCTGTTTGAAGCTTCTCGATTTCTTGTGCTAGTAATTGTGCAGCCTGCTCTTTGATCTGAGCAATTTCACTGTCTTTGGCAGCAACAACTTCTGCAAGCTCTGCTTGTAGTTTTTCGTTTGCTGTTTTAAGTTCAGTTACTTGCGCAACGACTTCTGTTGTAGTTTCTGTATTTGCCATTACAACCCCTTCTTTAGCTGCACTCATAGTTAAAATCTCCGAATTAGTATTGGATTGAAAATTTAATACACCTGAATTGACAATTTCTTCATTTTTTTCTTCAAAATTATCAATTATTGTTTCTGGTTCTGGTTCTGATTTAATAATCATATTCTTAGAAAAGATTATACTATCTTGATTAGCTGGTTTGTCAACATAACCCTTACCAGTAAAGGTAATATTTCTTAGAACTCTACCTATTTTATAGTCTTCATGTTCACCAAGACCACCATATGCTCGCAGGTACTTTGTTAGGTATGCTGTTTCATTATTTCTGCTAAGAATTTTGTATTCTCCGCTAGCTTTATTTAAAACACCATAATCAAATCCCTTAAAGAAACATTCCATACTAACGTACTTTGATCCACTTTCGATTTCTGCAATCAGCTTTTCTGATCTTTCTCTGAGTTCTGGAGTAGTAAAGCCCTTATAAATAACAGAACCAGTTAATATATGATATTTTTCTGGTAAATTATCTACCGGAGTATTTTCGTCGATTAGTATGCCATCTTCTGTAATTGGCCAATTAGAAATAATATGACCAATAATAGTTTCTTCATTGTGTTCGAGATTGGTAGGCTTATGTTCTGGAGTATTCCTAGCATTCCATACTTCTAGTTTATCAAATATATCATCATTTTTATTCCATGATGACGATACTAGAATGGACTGAACATAGTATAAGTCTTCATCGCTAAACGACGCTATGCTCTTTAGATATTTAATATCCTTATTAGCTCCGTTGTATGGCAGTGCCACACTAGCATAAGAAATTGAGGCGGATGCTTGAAGAGCCGAAGCTAAACCATCTGCTTTTTCTTGTTCAAATATTTGCATAGTTTTTACCTTAGTTATTTGGCTGACTGGTTATACACCATATCATAGAAAGAAGCCTTAGCTTGTTTGATTTCATCAACTGTTAATTCTCTGTTTATATCTATCGAAATTAATTTTAACCAACTATAATAGTTATTAATTAAATTATGGTCAATAGGTTCACTTATCTGTTTAACTATTTCTGCTTCACTAATATTAGAGTATGGATTAAATTTAAACAATATATTTGTTTTTAAGTCTTCTAATTGTTTATTTTCTATATTGGATAAGCTACGAATATTCTTTTTATTAAAAAACTCTAGTAATATTGGGTTAATAATTTCGCCAATATCTTCTTGTGCTGCTGTAGCCCACAATCTTAATGAAGCACCTGTTCTTGGACTGAATGTTCTGTCTTTTCGTTTTTCACTATCTTTAGATAGTTTGGGTCTTCCTTCTCCAGCTTCTTTAGGAAGCTTGTCTGGTGATGGATTAGTTGATCCCGGCGGCATTTTAGGAGGAGTTAAGGCTTGTTTTAATTCTAGAGCATTTTTTTCTCCAGACTTTTTAGGATCTAGCTCAAGACCAACTTGACTAGGAGCAGCTATACCAAGCTGTAAAGAAATTTTACGCAAAGCGTTTTCAAATTGTGGATCATGCCATGGTCCAGATTTTGGTATCATCCTTTCAGCTGCCCTATCTCTGCTTTCACGATTAAGTCTTGATCTCTCAATGTCTGGATCAAAACCAAATCTTGTTTGCAACAACTCATCGCTAATAACATTTCTGTCAGCTAGTTGTATTAGTAATGCCTTTTCGCTATCTTCGTTACTAAGATCCATTCTATCAAATTCAATTTTAGCAGGATATTTGAAACCCATTGCTTTCTGTACAATTGCAATTTCTTGTTCCCAAAATTGTATTAAAACATCTCTGCCATATTGTAGTCTTTGAGTGAGGGTCTTTAGAGAAATGAAATTGTTTGTTGTTCCAGCAGCACCAAACGTTCCTGTTAGTGTTGGAGGAATTCCCAGGCCAGCATATACCGAATTCAAGTGAGGAATATATTTACCCTCTCCAAGAAAATTGTGAACGTTAGTATTTGATTCGACCAGTTCAATATCTGGCCCCCAAATCAAGTCCATAGTACCACCACCAACGTTATTACCTAAAATACTAGCTAGTTTAGCAGTAGCTGCTCTGGTTGGCGCTATTTTATGTTCTAGACTACCTAGTTTGAATATGCGAATATTGCTAATTGCTCCGTCGAGAGCAGCCATGTCTGCTAGTTTAAGCTTTTCAATAACAGTAATATCATCCATGATAGCATAAATCATAGGATAGGCCCATGATTGCCAATCGTCTTTCTTATAATGAAAAACTAGAGTTTTATTAGGATCAAGAGGATATGGCTTCTTAGCTTTTGCTGCTTCTATAATCTGTTCTGGTAATCCTAAAACAACAGCTTTTTCAGCTTCTGTTTTTGGACTATTAATAATTCTTCGTAATGATGGTGGTAATTGTAATTCGTAAGTCTTGTTGCTAACAAATGAAGATAATGCTCCAGCAGCAACCTCGACACAAGCAGGGTCAATAAATGTGTATTTCCAAGGAATCTCTCTTTTTTCTACAGACACTTCTGGAAGATCTGCCAATTGCATATCGGCAGAACCCAAAGCCCTATAAAGCTTATCTGCAACCTTAACGCTTATTTTTGCTGTTCTACGATCAATAACGATATTACCGCTTTTGTATATATTATTAAGAAATCTTTCGCTACGATCTTTGCCACTAATTTTTTTAAACCACTGCCTATAAAATCTTTCAATTCTTTTATTTCTGTGAACTAATCTGATGCCTTGACTAGCAAAATCACCCATCAAATCTATAACATTTTTAACCAAGCCCACACGTTGATAAACCTCATCTGCTCTGCGCAAGATGGCTTTTATTTGATTAGGAGGAGCTTCTTGTGGACGGAAAGTATAGTAATCTGATTTGGTTAAACCTGGACGACTTCCTGTTTGACCATCTAAATTAGAAAAGTCTAAGCTATATCTTCTGCCACCAGCAGCAACAGCTCTTTCTACTAAGGTAAATTCGTCTAAAGATGAAGCAGATGCTTTTAGAGCTTCCTGCTTACTGGCCAAATCATCACCCCATGTGACATACGCATCCTCTGGGATAATATTAGCGTCTTTAATAATTTCGTTTTTTGTTTTTCTGTTAGCCATATTGTTATTTTATATTGTTGTGGTTTGTAGTATGTACTTGAGTCTTGATCCAGTGTTATCGAGTGGGAGAACATAGCCCAAAAATTCTAAGTAATTTCTAATTTTATCTTCGTATAGGTCTTGTTTTTCATAACTGTCAACAGAAAACACATGATAATAAATTGGTTTGCTCTCAGACGCATTATAGTATCTATTAAATCTATTAATCAGATTTTGTGTTTGACCAATTTTTAATAAATTACATTTTTCGTCAGAAAGTAAGTATAAATAATTTCCACCAATATAGTTTTTAAGTTTTTGTCTTTCAGGAGTAGAAATACAATAGGATAAATCAGAAAATTTATTAGATATTTGATCAATCAGCATATTATTAAATTTTACGTCTGTAAAACCTAACCATTCTTTTTTATCAACGCAATCAATAAATGAGGTACTAATAAAAACATTAGAAGAGGACCATCTATCAAAAATATCATTTTTTACAGCGATATTATTTTTACATTTTTGACAATAATTTGTGCGATTATTACTTGCGTTAATATTAAATTGACGACATAATCTACAATAATTTTTGTCTTTTACTATTTTCATAAAATCTAATCGTATTACGATGCAAACGGTAATTGTATTATAGTTCTTTATACACTTTTATCTATAAATTCCCGTATAAATATCATCATTGGCGCCAGATACAAACCAATCTGGACCCTTATATAACTTTCCATCACTTTTTACGGAATTACGAGCATCTGCACCAATCACATCATAGTCTACTGGCTTAAGGGCTCTATTAATTTGACGAGCTAACATATTGGCAATTAATAAGGCACTATATCTATCTTTTCTTAATCGGCCCTTTTTTCCATGAGATAGTTTAGTTTCAGGAGTATCCCATCTGTCTCTGGCGTTGGCGTTATTACTTGTTTGTGTCATAACAATAGTTGTTAATTCATTTTTAAGCTCTTCTATCTCTAAAATACATTCACTTAAACTATCATATAAGGCGGCACTTAGGTCGGTGCTGATAATATTTTTATTTTCTTGTTCTAATGCCAAACCAAGGGTTAAGTTGTCAAATTCTGGAAATAGTAATACTTTATCCTCAAAGTCTTTTCTCATACCATGATTAGCCTGACTAGTCCATTCTGCTTTGGCAAATTGAACCAGCTCTAAAATATGCAATCCAGTTTGATCATCAGTATCTTTAGATTTGTTATCATCTATCACCGGCCATATTAGATGCTCTCCGCCATCTATTTTTAAAGGATCATGTAGTCCTTCTTCAATAGCGACACCACCACCCTGAGCATCCATACCGATTCGTATAGGAGTAAAGGTCTTCATTAAATTACGAATTTTTCTACAACAGAATCCATAAAAATCATGTTCAGTAACCAAGCCTATTTTTTGTCTTTCCTTAAAATTAGCACGATTTGTTGTCCAGCAATAGACTATACGCGAATGTGTGGGATTAACCTCTAGTATTACTATACTGAAATTGTCTTGTTCGGATGCTGGGTCAATACCATAGATATATTGCTTATTAGGATCACCGTTAATTGCTGCTGAAAATTTAATTGGCTTACTGTCTATTATGATATTGTTATTAGATACGACACAATTTTCTATCAAGCTCCTTCTAAAGAATCCTTCACTATCACTAACAAAGCAGGCAGCATATTCCATATTATAAATACCGCTATGAATAGTAGCCTTAGCTCTTGAAACCTGTTTATCATCCATAAATCCTTTGGGTATTAGCTCATATGGCATTCTAATGATACTATAGTCTTTCCAATTAAAATTACTAGGAACTTCTCCTTTAAAAATTTCTTCTAGTTTTTTAGCATCCCCCTTACTCTCTATAATCGCTTTATATCTTTTCCAATATGATGCAAAGTGCTTGAATGCGTAATCTGCTGTTCCTGATATAATGGCCTGATTGCCCATCTTAACATTGAGTGCTTCTAGCTCAGTATTCCATAATCCAGCCTCAACCATCGCTGCTTTTTTGGCTTCTTCTTTTACGTTCTGTATTGGACTAGCCGATACTGCTGCGAATCCAGAGACTACGGTTTCATAAATATCTGGAGATATAGAGGCAAATTCGTCTGCAATAATAATATGTGCTCTTAGTCCTCTGATTTTACTTCCGTCACCCATGGGAATGGCTACTGTCCAACTATCTCCTAATCTCATTGTGCATCTATCAACATCTCGACGAGGACCATCATCCCCACCGCCAAAAATACTTCTTAATATGGGACTACTACGCCATATAGTTTCCATGTATTCAAAAATGATTTTACTTTGACGAAAAGCAGCACCAACTACTACTATTTTTGTTCCTGGATAAAATGTCATTCTGACAACACAGTATAGGGCTAGCAAGAAACTTTTACCCCACCCACGACTAGCAATATACATAGGAAATGGTCTAATCCATAGTTCTTGAAGAATAGTCATCTGTATTGGATGTAATTCTATACCGAACAACAGTTTACATGTGCCTCCAATATACTTTGGGTTTCTTAGTAGTTTCATTAAATGCAAATCTGGATTTTCTATATCCAGTTCGTTTCTATGAATCATAGGATTACTATCAATCGACAGAGTCGATAGGTCTCCTAATCCGAGCCATGCATTGTCGAAAGCTACGTTTTTAGACATTATTCTGTTTAACCACTTCTAAATAGTGAATCTTTTTAAGAATCATTTCTGCAAGCTTAGCAGCGTTTGTAGCATTACCACAAAAGAACACTTTGATATTATGAGACATCTCTAGCTCTAATATATTTTTAATTAAGAAAGCTGGACTAATTTTAATCTTATCCCACATCTTTTTGGGAACAGTAGATCCTATAGGATAAACTAGAAGGTCTTCTAGATCGAATTCTAGTAATAAAAATGCGTACTTGATATTGCTCATTCTCATTATTACATCTTTGAACCTGCTTTCTACAACATTGTTAGCAAATTCACTAGCACTCTTTTTTCTTTCAACACAAATTAAGTGCTCTAATCCTTCTATGCTATAATCTCCAGTATCTAGTTTTTTATTTGCTGTAGTATAAGACTCAAAAACCCAGGGTTGTTGTTCTCTTGTGTCTACAATAATAGTAAAGTTATTATAATGAGTCATTTTTTTTATCCGCTAATATTTTTAAGAATACTGCTTCATATATATGTTCTAATCCTTGGATTAGTTTGTGATGATAATAACATAAAGTAATTCCATTATTAACATCAAATCTCAAACCAGGAAAATTAGCCCAAGTTTTAATATGATGAGCATTTAGCCTTTTACGCATAGTACATCCTAGCCATTGGCACTGATGTTTGTCTCTTTTATATACCTTGGTTCTCCACTTTTTATATTCTGGATCATCAAAATTACGCTTAAACATATGAGTTGGTTCTATATTTAGAAATATCACTATCTACCATATCTTTGACCAGATCATCAAACGACACATTAGGAGACCACCCAAGCTTATTTCTTGCCTTAGTACTATCACCTTTAAGATAATTAACCTCACAGGGTCTATAGAACTCTGGATCAATAAATATGTAATCGGACCAATTTAAATTAACATAAGAAAATGCTTTTTCACAAAATTCTCTCACAGTATATGTATCTCCAGTACTTAATACAAAATCGTCTGCTTCATCTTGTTGTAGCATTAAAAACATGCCCTTGACATAGTCTCTAGCATGTCCCCAATCTCTACTAGCCTCTAAGTTGCCCAACCCAAGTTTTGATGCAGGTGATATTGATCCGGAAACAAGTTGACCGATAAAATTAGTTATCTTACGAGTAACAAAATTTACACCTCGTCGTGGACTTTCGTGATTAAATAAAATTCCAGAACAAGTATATAGACCATAAGCCTCTCTGTATATTTGTATCATTCTATGACTTGCCATCTTGGCAACAGCGTAGGGGCTTTGTGGTAAAAACTTAGTATCTTCATTCTGATATTTATTATTACCCACTCCTACAGAATAATTAGATCCAAACATTTCACTTGTGCTAGCCTGATAAAATTTTGTACTATTAGAAAACTTCCTGATGCTCTCTAATAAATTAATAACTCCTATAGTGTCAATTTCAAATGTTGTGGTGGGCTGATTAAAACTTGTCCCAACATGGCTTTGTGCAGCTAAATTGTAAAATTCATCTGGCTTATACTTATTGATAACTGAAATACATGAGCTGGGATCGGTTAGATCAAATTCTTCTAGGTGCAGATTTGGATTAGAAATGTGTGATATTCTTTCAAGATTAGAAGAACTAGATCGTCGATATAGTCCTATAACAGCATAGTCTAAATCTAATAATAGTTCTGCAAGATATGAACCGTCTTGTCCTGTTATTCCGCTTATCAGTGCTGTTTTATTCATTGTCCACACTTTCTGGGGTTAGTAGGGGTTTATCGACAACTCCGTCTTGATAGTTATGATATCCTTGTAGCTTATACTTAACTTTTTCTGTAGCCATGCTCAGAATTTCCATTTCCTTACCTTCTCGTTCTCTCACTTCTTCATCTTCTAACATTCTAATTAAACCGACCCAGCTACTTTTCCCGTCTTCAATTCTTTTAATTCTCTGCTCTCGGGTCGCCTTTAGATCTTTACTAATTTTCTGTTGTTCATTTAATAGCTTTGTATACTCATTGGTATAATTGGCAATGCTATTGCGAGCAAAGCTCAGTTGGGTTTCCAGATTTGCAAGTTTCGGAATGTCTCTTTCTGTTTCTGTCTTTTCATATTCTTTGTCTACTTGTTTCTGAAGTTTTTCTGTTTCAGCGATGTGTCTCTTACGCTCCTTCATGCTTCTGTTAATCAGAATATCTATGGTGATGAATTGTTTAATTTGTAGTTCTTCTGCTGGTAAAACGTCTTCTCTAAACTGTTTTATTAAACCTACCCACGTATCTTCAAAGTATTCAAGCTCTCCAGTGTCAACATCAAACTGTCTCTGTATTTCTCTCCAAAAAGTTTTCGTGTGAAGCTTGTGTTTTAATATTTCTGCATCATTATCTGACTCAACAATAGATAGTTGATTCTCAGAAACATATCTTTGTACGGGAGAGACAGTACGATTGAGGTTATCAGCTATCTGCTGTAAGCTTAATGTTTTGTAGTTCTCTCTGATATATTTTTCTTCGTCGAGGCTTAATTGTCCTCGTTTTCTTGGAATGTTGTTGGCTTCCAATTGTTTGTCTCCATTAAAGTAAAAATATGTTGTTGTAATTTTTTAAGTTCTAACTTAGAAATTTTGGCCCCATGTTTAAGTTTCAGATAGCTTTCACGAAACTCGCTTTGAACATGCATATCTAAAAATTTGATTAATTCTTGATTCTGTACGTTAAGATCAAAATCTGTTGGCTGTACAGACTGATGTAATGAGGTTTCTATATAGGATGGTTGTATAATATTTTTCTTAACTTCGTTACGTTTTGCCCAGGCGGCATATAAATCACAATCATGCTTATTGTTATACTTTTCACATTGACTCAATGATACTTTGCATGTTTTGTCAAAGAAAGGACAAGAATGACAGGGTTTGTCTGGTCGCTGATAGTTATTTCTCTTATAGTTAAATAGTCTATTGCGAACATGGGTCCATAGAAAATTCTCTAATGGTCTTTTATTATCATAGTTTTCCAAGCCTTCAAGAGCGAAGATTGCGGCTTGTTGTTTCATGTCCTCTACACTATGATATGCAAATCTAAACTTATTAGCTAATCTTTTGCTAATATTTTCTAATGCTTGTAAAAACTCTTCTGTTTTAACACCATTAGGCAAATCACTCTGAGGTTTTGTCTTGATTGGTTTCTGTTGTTTTTTCATCTAGTAGTTGCGCTATAGTTTTTGCGGGCAAAGACTCTAGATCTGAGGATACGTCCTCTATGGTGCCTGATGCCCTGACGTGCAATACAGAGTCGATAATATTATTCGTTTTGATATTTATTTTGTTCATTTTTTGTTGCCTCAAACTTGCCAACTCTTACTATAATATGTTCGTTGGACAAATTGTCAATTTATTAAACAAGATTTTTAAGGAGTTATTATGGCCAACTATAAAAAGTGGACATCTGCTGAACTGGACTACATTCAAAATAACCACACTAGTTTGTGTGACGAATTTCTGGCCGGATCTCTTAGTAAGATGACCGGAGAGAATATTACTACTGCTATGGTGCGAAGACAGCGAAGAAAGCTTGCTCTAAAGAAGAGTAGAGGTCGTCCTCGTAAAATTGCTAAGGTAGCTGATGGTGCTGTTCCGTCAGTTAATTGATCTATTTAAAAATAGTTAACAACCAGATAGAAGCTACCGGTTATTTAGGCTGGTAGCTTTTATTTTTGGAATATAAATTGTTTAAGTTGTATCGTAATACTATAATTCTTATTTTATCATGTAAAGGAAGCATCTTATGATGATTAAAAGCGCCCTGGTTCTTTTGGCTCTAGTGTTCTGTTCAGTTTCTTATGGTCAAGATGTAATATATCAAACTGTTCCCGTTCAATCCACCGTATACTATCAAGCTCCAAATGTTTCTTTTGTTCCAGTATTGGTGCAGAAAGAGGTGTTGGTCAATACTTGGGAATTTCGGCCAATAGTCATACCTAATTTTACGATTTATCAATACCAGCATATTGCTCCTGTATATTATCATAGACCTTGTTGGTTTCGTAATAGCGGACCATATTATATTACTAGTCCAGTTGTAAGTCCTTATAGGTATTAATAAATATAGAAGGATATAATAAGATTATGAAGATATTATTAACTGGTGGTGGTGGATTTTTAGGCCGATTTGTTTATCAGGAACTACTGAATAGGAATTACGGCCAAACCGATATATTTATACCACGAAAGAAAGACTATGATCTAACTGATTATAGCACTGTTAAAAAACTATTTGAAGAGCATAAGCCCGATACTGTGATTCATATGGCAGCAGAGGTTGGAGGTATCGGGGCGAATATGGCTAATCCTGGAAGATTCTTTTATAGTAATATGGTTATGGGATCTAATCTTATTGAGATGAGCAGGCTGTACGGGGTTAGCCAGTTTGTTCAAATTGGTACAGTATGTTCTTATCCAAAGTTTTGTGATGCTCCTTTTATGGAAGAGGATATTTGGGATGGATATCCTGAAGAAACTAATGCTCCTTATGGGATTGCTAAAAAGGCCTTATTTGTGATGTTGGAGGCTTATAAAAAACAGTATGGATTAAATAGTTGCGTAATAGTACCAACTAATCTTTATGGACCTTTTGATAACTTTGATCCAGCTTCTTCTCATGTTATTCCTGCATTAATTAGAAAATTCATAATTGCTAAAAAGCGTAATTTCCCAAATGTTTCTTGTTGGGGAGATGGATCAGCAACTAGAGAGTTCTTGTACGTTGAAGATGCAGCACGAGCAGTTGTTGACGGAATGGAAAAGGTTAAGGATCCCGGTCCTATTAATGTGGGATCTGGCAAAGAAATTAGTATTCTATTATTAGTTGACAAAATTAAAGAATTGGTTAATTATAGCGGAGATATTCTTTGGGATAGCTCTAAACCAAATGGACAGCCTAGACGAGTTTTGAATATTGCCAAAGCTAAGCAGCTATTAGACTGGGAGCCAAAGCAAGAGTTTATATCAGGATTAAAAAAAACCATAGAATGGTACTTAAAAACTAAATCATGTGCGGAATTGTAGCATACGTCGGAAAGAACAATTGTTCAAATGATATATTAGACAAACTATCGTCTCTAGAATATAGAGGATATGATAGTGCTGGGGTGTGTTATGTATGTGGCCCAGAATTTAAAGTTTATAAGTCTGTGGGACCGGTAGAGTCTTTAAAAAAACAGGCTGGTTCGTCCTTACTGAGATCGTACTGTGCTGTTGCTCATACTCGCTGGGCAACTCATGGAAAACCATCACTAAACAACTGTCATCCTCATGTTACTAGTGATCAGAGATTAGTATTAGTTCATAACGGAATTATTGAAAACTATAAAGAACTCAAGGCTGAATTAAGTCCGAAGTATACTTTCTCATCAGATACTGACAGTGAAGTTCTATTATATTTGATATATGATATTATGATCTCTAATAATCTGTCGTTATTTGAAGCAACTAAACTAGCCTTAGAGCAAGTTATGGGGGCTTATGCTATTGTTGTAATCGATAGGTATAGTACAGATACTCTGGTTTGTGCTAGGAAAGGAAGCTCTTTGATAGTAGGAATAGGAGATGGCGAATACTATGTATCCTCTGATAAAATGGGTATTGATCAGAAGATTACTAATATAGTATATCTTAAAGACAATAGCGTCTGTAAAATTAATGATCAAATTGTCACCTATGATATGACATGCGGAATCGAAGTAGACTGTGAAATAGAAAAAGTACTAGATCATAGAATGCCTTCTGATAAAGGGGATTATGAGTCGTACATGCTCAAAGAGATTTATGAACAGTCAGAAACAATAACTCAATGTATTACTGGGCGTATCTCTAAAGATAAAATTAAACTTGGTGGATTATTAGGATATGAAAAAGTATTGTCTTCAGCAAAACATATTACTATTGTTGCTTGTGGATCAAGCTGGAATGCTGGATTATTAGGCAAATACTATATTGAAGAATTAAACGATATTAAAGTTAGTGTTGAATATGCTAGCGAATTTAGATATCGATTAACAGCAATTAGTCCTGGAGATATTGTTATTGGAATTAGTCAGAGCGGAGAAACCGCAGATACTATTGCTGCTTTAGAAAAAGCAAAAGCTCAAGGAGCAACTGTCATTGGAATATGCAATGTTCCTAATTCAACCATGGCAAGAATGACTAACTGTGGCATATTTTTAAGGTCAGGAGTAGAAATTGGTGTTGCTAGTACCAAGACTTTTTTAAATCAAGTTTTGGTGCTTCTATTATTATCTTTATGGATTAATCAAAATCAAGAAAAATACAATATTGAGATTAGAAGAAATATAATTAATGAAATACTAAATCTTCCAAACTTAATTAAACAAACACTAGACTCTTCAGAAGAGATATGGAGTATTGCTGAGGAGTACTGTGATATTAAGAATTGTTTATTTCTTGGAAGAGGATACAATTTCCCTATAGCACTAGAGGGTGCTTTGAAGCTTAAAGAGATTAGTTACATTCATGCTGAAGGATATGCTGCTGCTGAAATGAAACATGGTCCTTTAGCTTTGGTTGATAGAGACACTCCAACAATTGTTATATCTAATAATATGGATCAGTATCAAAAATTACAAAACAATATTCAAGAAATAAAAGCAAGAGATGGTCAAGTAATTACTATAAGCAATCAACAACAAGATATTGCTGGAGATCATAATATTTATGTTCCTTCATGTATTGATCATGTGTGTCCACTAGTTTCCGTAGTTCCTCTGCAGTTGTTTTCTTATTATAGCGCAAAGCTAAGGGGCTGTAATATTGATAGACCAAGAAACTTAGCAAAAAGCGTTACTGTAGAATGAAAATATCAATATGCTCTCAAATAAAAAATAGACTGTATCAGTTTAGTAAGACTTTTTTAAAAAATATGGAGACTCTTGGACAATACCAAGATATTGAATGGATAATTGTGGACTGTGGATCAACAGATAACTTATCTGAATATATCGCGGAATATTTGGAAAAATATAGTTTTGTTAAATACTATCAAGCTCTTGATTTTAAGTATTCTATTCCAATAGCTAAAAATTTTGCTGTGCGATTTTCCTCTGGAGATTATGTTTTTAATTTAGATTGTGATAATTATTTAGATAATATAGTTGATGAAATAAGATCTTCTGATCAAGGAGTTCATTGTCATGAATATCTTAAAGGAACTCATGGAAGAATAGGAATGAGCAAAGAAATCTTTGTTAAGATAGGAGGATATGATGAAAACTTTTTTCCTGCCGGAGTTCATGATAATGATATTATTTTACGAGCAAACTATCTAGACTATAAATTTAAAAGTATTCCTAGTATTACTCCTCCGGTATCTAATAGTAAAAAAGATACTATTAAAGATTTTGGAGAGGGTATGGATTGGGAAACAATGGTAAAATATAATGAAATTATTATGAAATATAATGAAAAGAAAAAACTGTTAAATCCTAATAATAATATTTTTACTCCTTGTTCTTTTATCTATAATCTGAAGGATACTGTAGAGAAGACTAATGAATTCTGAAAAACTATTAGATAGTTATGTTGAGATGGCAGACACCTTGTTATATCAAGACGATGCTACTTTAAGATACTATCAAGAGCTTTTGGAAAAGAATATAGTAAATTGGGCACTTGAACATAGTAATGTTTATAAGACTTTATATCGGCCAGACAGAATATTTATCAAGGATGATCTACTTAATAAAGAAAACTGGTATGTTCCACAGCTAAAAGAGAATAGTGGGATACGTAGCACTAGCGGAAGTACTACAGGAGATCCTTTTTCATACTCTATATATAATAGATATGCTAGATTTTTAATAGATGATCAACATTGGAGTTTGATACTCAAGGAGTTTGGATTATATCAACATCATATTAAAATAGCAATAATGTATTATTTTAAAGACACATTGTCTGTTTTCTCAGATAGTGAATTTGTCAGATCGGACCACTCTGTTTCAAATCAGTTTCAGTATAATCATGGTAGTAAGGATTGTTCGGTAGATTATATTAACTTTCAAAATTTTGGTAGTACTGATTGGTATGAAAAATTGTTCGATTATTTAAGCGGTACTGAAATTGATATTATAATTAGTACGGGACCTATAATTAACCAGCTATGTAATGAGATCAGAAAAAGAAAGTATTCTAAAAAATTATGTTATTTATTGAGTCATAGTAATGAATTTCCATTACAAAGAGATTTTGAATTTTTGAAAATTAACAAGCTTATAGATTATCACTGTGATCATATGAGATGTTGGGATGGTGGGGCCAGTTTCTTTACTTGTAAGTTTGGAACTTATCATTTATTAGATAATATTACGCTTCATAAAAGTATAGATTCTAAATTAGTAACTACGGATTATTTTTCACTAGCTGCGCCTTTTGTAAATTATTGGAACGGAGATGTTTGTGAGATTCAAGACCAATACTTGCGATGTCAATGTGGAAGATTGTATCGGCCATTCAAGATGCTGGAAAATCGGCCCTTTGCTCTTAAAGGAACTACCAAGTTAACGCAAATAAAAGAAGAAATTAACAAATTAGATTTTAAGAATAACTTGGTTCAAGTTCAGTTTGAGAATTTGAATGTAAGAATTTCTAGTGATAGGGAGTTGGAAAAGAACGAAAAAACACAACTTAAAAAGATATTGAAGGAATATCAAATAACTTTTTGCTAGTCTCCCCCGTTTGGGGTGTATAGTCTATAATTACTACTAGTTGTAAGGGAAATTGTTATATGGTATATGATAATAATGATGGGACAGTTTATAGTGTTTTGACTGGGAAGCCTGGGCAGTGCGGAACTTTTTCTGTACAGTGTATAAGTGATGGATATGGCGGTTACGAATGGGACTTCGGAAATGCCGTTCATAATTACGCGGGTTGCTCTGGTTGTTGTACAGCAGCTCCTTGCAATCAATTCACCGGTGGTTATTACGTTAACGGCACCGGCACACCAGAGGGATTTACTTCTTATTGCGGAACTTGCGATGCGTCTAAAGTTGGACAATTCTGTAACGATACTATTCTTTGTAACGCACCATCTTGAGAGATTAAAATCTATCCACGATATAATCTTGCCAATACCTCAATGGTCTCTATTATAAACTAAAGGAGACTAAATATGATCAATAAAAACAATGTGGCCGATATTCTTCCTATTCTGATTAAGGACGAAGAAACTTTTAACCGTCTTAAGAACGATTTTCCTTCCATTCTGGCGGATCTTGTGACTTTTAAGGATAATCCTAATTGTTCTTGTCGAGGAAGAGTTTTTAAATTCTTCTCTGAACATCTAGAAGCTAATCCAAATATTTTAGATCAGTATGTTAAAGATGCTAGTGAAATAACTGTTAAGCTACAATCTTTAAGTGATGAACGAGCTGCTAATAATTATGCTGGTAAGGTCTTCCTTGTTGATAAGGGAGAAGAAGCGTGGGCGGCATTTGCGGGAACTTTACCCGGCAAGATGTTCCGAATGTTTAGCGTGGCTGAAAGAGATGATAAAGTAGTGGTGTATTTCTTGTAGTGATTATTGAATAACTTACTCAACAGGATACAACACCATGAATGATAATGGGCCAATTTATAGCGTGTTAACTGGGAAGCCTGCTTTATTCACCGGCTTCGCGCGCCCCACCGACAACTATGGCGGCAGCGTTGGGGTCCAGCCGTGGCCCGCCACTTGGTCCAACACAAGCAACTCTTTCACACGCACAACCTTCCAAGGTTATTCTCCTTCTTATCCTTCGACCCTCTGGACCCATGTTTTCACCCTCAGTGGAAACTCCGGCACCATCACTGGCACCCCCAAGTTTTTCCGCTCTGTGACCAACCACGGCGGCGGTCAGCTAGATAAAGACGGCCTTTTCAACTACGACAACCCGTCCTCTCTAAACGCTGGCACTTACTATGTGAGTGTTCCCGGCGGCAACTTTAACAACTATCCTAGCTCGTCCACAGCGACGTATACGTTTGCCAACTCTGTGCTTGCCAGTGCCAAGCCATTCCCTGATGGCACCGACTTTGCAAATTTCGATCCGGCAGCGAATGTTAGCGTAAGCGGTCTGGTGACCAGCTTTACCGTTTATGCCAATGCACATGCTGGCAAGGTCTTCTTTACCGTACCTGCGGGTTCAGCGCGTTCAGTAACGATTGCGTTTATAAACAGACGCGGAAATAACACCGGGTGGGATTTAACAACCGGCGGCGTAAATGCACTACGTTCTATTGTCAACTACAATAATTCGGGTTGGACATTAGATAAGAATGGCACTTATTCGGCCCCGTACCCGTATGGCTTGACTAAGACGCTTACGATGAACCCCGGCGATTATATTGTTGACCTGCGCGGGTCGCGGTACAGCGGCGGATACACCGGCACAATCACAATCACATAAGGAGAAATACTATGAAAGGCGCAAAAATCACACTACCAAATGGAAAAAGGTTTGCTCTTGTGGCTCGTAGCGGAAGCTACAGTGTAATATGGCAAGCATTACCAACGTCACTAAGAAATCCAGAAGGAGAAAGATGGCATCCCATTAACGCAACCACACATACTATAGGTTCGCCATTAGACGATAATGATATTCCTAATTTGTGTTGCTTAGTTAGAGACCCTGTTGAAAGATTTCGCTCATCTTGTGCTAGACAACAAAAAACCGTAGAAGAAGGACTTGAATCAATATCTTTTGATGTTCATTTCTGGACACTAGAATCTATGGGACTATTGGCTGAAGGAATAACCTACTTTCGATTCCCTGATCAAATAGATGATTGCGCACAATGGTTAGGGTTGGAGACTCCTGTACCAATATTAAATGAGGAGTTAGAAGAAGACAAGCCAGTCTTGACGGAAGAACAGAAAATTCTTATTCGTGAAGCATATTCTTCTGATGTGGAGTTGTGGGAATCTTTATAAAAAAGGGTACAATATTATGGCATATGATAATAGTAACGGACCAGTTTATAGCCAAGTGGTAAACAAACTAGCTCCTTGTACATCTAACAGTAATTGTTCAGCGGGAGAGTACTGTTGTAGTGATGGGACATCATCATATTGTGGAACAGGTAGTTGCCTTATCCTTATAGCAGCATGTAACTCTGGCAATAACTACTGTGGTACTGGAAACTCCTCGTATAACACTGCCACTTATGCTTATGCAAACAATCAATGGTATTATGGCAATGCAACACTAAGTGCCACGTACTTCAGACAACAAGGGGCATTATACTGCGGAGGAACTTTTTTTAATACGCACGTAAATGCTCAGGGTCCAGGAACTTGGGGAATAAGAGCATGTTCATAATTTATTTATTTATTTCTTTAGCTTTGTCGTACGCTTGGAGTGATACTGAAGTTACTCGGCCACTAAGAAATTTGGTAGCGCGAGTTCCATACGTTCGTAAACCATTGTTGTGTCATGAGTGTGTTAGTTTTTGGATTAGTCTTGGCCTATCGTTCTTTTTAAATCCTTTGCAAGATTTTACAGCTCCAATGGTTAGTAACATACTGAGTGCTTTTTGTGGATTTTTTATTAATATGGTCTTTGTTCGCAAACATTTGGTTCCTTATAAGGACTAAAGTTCCAATACGGGACTGTCGATACTATAAGTGTGGAAACTGGTCAATTTCTTTTAACCTCAGAGGATAATTTTATGCTAAAGCTATTAAGCGGATTGTTTGTATTTGCTCTATGTTCAGTATCATATGGTAGTGATTGGATGAGTTATGTTCCTCAGCAACCAATGGCTGTTCAACAAGCTCCAGCTATTCAGTATGTTCCAGTATACTATCCGATTATAATAGCTCCTGCAGCTCCTCAGCTCGTTCCAGTAACAACTTATCAAAACTTTGTGGTAGAACGTCGATGCTGGACTCTTTTAAAGAGATATGAGGTAGTTAGTGTTCCTCAAACAGTTTATGTTCCAATTAGGTATTGACTTCTCAAATTTTTCTGATAGGGTGAGAGTTGTCTCTTATTTTATCACAAAAAAACGCAAGGAAGTGATCAATGGGCAAAAAAGCTATTAGTCTAACTGTAGAGTCTCTAGAAAATAGAAAATTATTGTCAGTTGTTCCTAATGATCCAAAAATTAATGATCAGTGGGCTCTTCAAAGTATTTCAGCATATCAAGCGTGGCAGTATGGAACTGGTTCAAAAGACATTGTTGTTGCGATTATAGATAGTGGTATTGATTTAACTAATCAGGACTTGAAGAATAATCTATGGACTAATCCTGGAGAGATAGCGGGGGACGGGATAGATAATGAAAATAATGGATATATAGATGATATTAATGGTTGGAATTTTTATTCTAATAATAATGATATTCAGGACCGATACGGACACGGAAGTCATGTGGCAGGCATAATTGGCGCAGAAGGAAGCAATAGTTTGGGGGTGGCGGGGATTAATTGGAATGTGAGTTTAATGGCTTTAAAGTTTATGAACGACAAGGGGGTGGGCGATACTGGTGGGGCTATTCGAGCCATGGATTATATTAGTATGATGAAGAATACTTATGGAGTAAATGTGGTAGTAGCTAATGCTAGTTGGGGTGGGGGGACTGGTTTTAGTAATATGTTGTATGGGGCGATTGGTAGATTAAATGATGCTGGGGTGGTGGTGACGGTGGCGGCTGGTAATAATGGTAGCGATAATGATATTACATTAAGATATCCTAGTTGTTTTGATAATGATAATATTATTAGTGTAGGGGCTTTAGGATATGATGGAATAAAGTTAGCTAGCTTTTCAAATTATGGAGCTACTAATGTAGATATTGCTGCTCCTGGTAGCATGATACTATCTACTATTCCATATAATAATTATGGATATATGGCGGGGACTAGTATGGCAGCTCCTCAAGTGGCTGGTGCTGTAGCTTTGTTGAACTCTGTTAAACCTGGATTATCAATTTCAAAAGTTAAGGCTGCTATTTTTGGATCAGTAGATAAGCTTCCGGAACTATTTGGAAAGGTGGCAACAGGAGGAAAATTGAACGTGGGGGCAGCTATATCTAATGTGTTGGGAGTTCCTTATGATGGAAACATATTACCAACAGGAGCCATAATCAGTCAGAATTTAAGAAGTATTAGTGGATGGGCTAAAGATCTTAATTCTCCGAACTCTAGTATTTATGTGAGAATAATAATAGATGGTGCAGATAGTGGGTATCTATGGACTGGGGTTGGTGGGTCATTTGTTTTTAATCTGGGCGGTCTCACAATAGGGGAGCATGTTATAAGTGTTGAGGCCAGAGATTCTCAAACAGGATCTTGGACCTCTGTAGCATCATCCACAGTTACTATTCCTCCTCCGATTGTTAGGGTGGGATATTTAAGATTAGATAGAGTGGCGGGGTGGGCTTTTAGTGAGAGGTCCGGAGCATCTCCGGTTCTTGTTAGAGTAATTATTAATGGAAGGATAGTTACTGGACAGTGGGCTAATTTGTATAGACCAGCGTTAATTCCGGTGGTCGGTAGCGCCAGACACGGATTTAATATAGCTTTGAATAGAAGCTGGTTTCATAAAGGAACTAATGATATGAAGATTGTAATTTACGATCCAATATCGAGACAAGTTTCAATAGCTTGGGAAAGAATCATAAATAGATAATAAATGGCTAATAAACTGGCCAATTATGTATGGAGGCGCTTATTGTTTATGGACCTCCCGGCGGTTTTGACTGTGCGACCCCTTGGCCCCTTTAAAACGAAAAAACCCCCTGTCTGCAACTGTCTGCAAGTCCTTGTGACATAAAGACTTACGACGAATGACGAAGCCCGCGTTTGATGTAAGTCCTTATGGTGTTTGTCTTTGCGAAACCTTACGAAAATGCAAGGAAACTTTTCGCTTGCAAGCTAAAGAATACTCTGTATAATGTCGATATAAGAACAAGAGAACGATAAACAAGAGGACAAGAAAATGATCACCATCAACAATCGCAACGAACTCGAAAACTTCCTCTATGGTGCTGATTCGACCATGCCCGAAACTCTTGTTGGTATTGCTCGCATCGGTGGTGAGTTGCTCGAAGAGGCTTTTCACTACTATGAAATGAGCGACGGAAACGCCTGCATTGGAGACTTTTTTCCGATGGGTGATGAGGGTGAGGGAATCACCGTTGACCGGGACGGAAACATTCTGGAAGATTTTCTTTACTACTAAGGTATTGACAACGCCCTAACCGATAACCTATAATAGAAACAACACAAGAAAGAAAAGGAAAAAGATGCTTCAGACTAACTACAAAACTGTGACGAACAACCTTGATAAGATTTTTTCTGCTATGCGAGCTGGTAAGTATCACTGCGTGCTCGACCCAAAGGGTAACGCTCATGTGGGCCTTATCAATGGTATCATGCGTGAGGATGGTAGCGGAAAGAATTGGATCGTGACAGTGACTAACCGTACAGTAAGCGAAAAGGTCTTCATTCACGCCTCATGACCTAAAGCCTTACCCTATAAACACTTAGGGCGAGGCCGGGCGCCCGCATCTGACGTAAGTCCTTATCTCATATAGGCTTATGAACCTTACGATATTGTAAGGAAGAAAACTATTGCTAGAGCTTGACGTTGGTCGATAATAGGTGTAGAATAAGAACACAAGAAAGAAAAGGAATCCCAATGATTACGACTATCGAATACGTTCAGTTGTTTGCCTTGATTGCTTTTGCTGGTTTCATCTCGTACACCGCCCACGAGGTGGGTAACGCTATTCAATCCATTCTTCACGACTGAGGGAATATGTCTAGGTATCTGCCTGATGGTTATGTAGATTATGCTACATACAATATCAAAGAAGTTTTACAGTTTCTTCAACAATTACTAGGAATCATTAGCGAAAGCTGGTAAACAAAATGACACACTTTGAAGCAGTAAAGATGGTTCGTGGTAAGACTAATAAGGATACTCGCAAGGTTGGCAACAATACCTATGCCTATATCCAGGCCGATGGTAGCGTTGCAATAGAGTTGCATGGTACGAATGTCGTGGTGATTTATCCCGACGATACTGTTATGCTCAATAGTGGTGGATGGCATACGCACACCACTAAGAAGCGTATCAACCAGTATTCGCCCGTACAGGTATACCAGAAGAACTACGAATGGTACCTAAAAGACGGCACACCGTTTGAGGATCGTATGGTGGTGAGTTAACATAAAGCCTTGTCTGTAAAGGACTTACAGCGAGGCGGGCGGGCCGGGATCGACGTAAGTCCTTATGCTGCAACACTTTACGTTCACCTAGCAAATGCTGTGCCAATAGGATAGAAAATAGACGATTCTTTTGTCAAAAATTCTTGACAATAAAATTTCTAGATTTCTCTTGCAAGCTCAAGATGAGCATGGTATAATGTCGATATAAGACATAGAGAAGAAAGAAAGAGAGAAAAGAATGTTTGAAATTGGTGACAGCGTATCGTTCATGTGGGGAAAAGAGAAAAAGTTTGGCAAAATCGTAGGCTGGGAATACGATGAGGGTAATGTGTGGGAAGTAACCGTAACCGAAAGTATGAACGCATATTTTTCGGACGATGAGCTAGCTCCCGCAGTTGATGCCTACGGCCATCCCTGGGCCTAACGGTATTGTAAGGTTGACACGATAAAATCAGTTTGGTATAATGATCGCACAAGAGAACGATAGACCCTTAGAGAAAAAGACAATGAAAACCAAGTATCCAATCATCGAAAATGCCAAGCGTCAAGCCCGTATGATCTTCAAGGGTATCGCGATTCCAGTTCGCCACGAAGTGACCGATGAGCAGTGCATCATCGACGTTGACTACGTTCACGGTGTGACTGACCACAAGCGTTACGTTGTGACCGAAAAGGTACTCAAATTCAATCGTACCGCACTGAAGAACATTGGCAAGGTTCGCAAGGAAAAGGCTGACCCCCGCTATGTGGGGGGTGAGGATACCATGATCGTTCCGGTTGGAAAGCCGGGAAGCCGTGAACGTATCGAGGAACTGACCAAACAGTATGGTGTGGTCGCCCATCTGGAACTCAGCCCGTTCAGCTTCAAGAGTGATGAATGAACGATCACTACTGCACAAACATATAGCAGTTGACCTAAAGCGTTACCCTATAAGGACTTAGGGCAAACGCGACCGCCCCGATTTGATGTAACTCCTTATGACGCAACAACTTGCAACCTTACGATATTGTAAGGATTCTTTTCTCTAGAAATAGCTTGACACTGGACGATAATAGATGTATAATCGTAGGACAAGAAAGAAAGAGAGTTGAAGATGAGAGAGTCAGTTTCAGTCGAAAGTTTCACCCGTTCGCTTCCCTCTATTTATATTTACGATCATATCGTGCATATGAAGAATGGGAAAGCCTATAGAGTTTACCGTTGCGGTTCAGACCGTGCGGTTTACCAGTATATGCGTTCTCAGGGTTTCGACACCAAGGAAATCGTGAGGGTTGATCTCGTAGCCCCTAAGAGGGGTTAGAGGCCAACCTATCGATACTGTAAGGTATTGCAGGCTAAAGGTTGATATGGTAGAATGTCGATAATAGGTATAGGGAAAACGAGAACTAACAACAAAGAGGAAAAGTATGGACAATCTCACGTTGCCACAGAGACATGATTGGGTAGCTTTTGATTATAAGGGTAAGAGCTTCAGGGGTGAGGTTCGTAGGGTTTATGATAAGCCCAAGGGTCATTTGATGATTGTGAAATTGGGTGAGGGTAAGTATCGTTCGTGCTATCTTGAGCAGTGCGGGAATCTAACTGCTATCTCTACTCAACCGGAGGCTTGAATATGAGCGATTTTATTATGGTGTGGGTCTGGGTGGCGGTTATGTGTGGGGTTTTGTTCTTTGCTTATTTTCTCACTATTGTGGGAGAAGTTTGGCAGAGAATAAACGAGTATGAGAATATGCGGGCCAGGGGTTTTACTCTTATGAAGAATGATAAGGGTGATGATTTCTGGGTAGGATACGGGGATTGACCACTTAAACAAAATGGAGATACACGGATGTATCAGTTCGACTTTATTAGTGTTGCTTTCGGTTATATTTGTGGTATTGTACTGTACGCTAGTATGTCAAATATCATGTATATGGAGGAAAATGATGAAAGTGAGTGACTACATATTGTGGGGGGTGTGTTTTATTATTGGCTGCACTATGACGTATCTCCTTCACCTGTAAGGACTTACGTCGAGTCCGGCCGCCCCCGCGAAGCGTAAGTGTTTATGCACCAAGACTTTACGTTAACTAAAAGATTTTTCGTCTTTGGCATGAAATTATATTCTGGAATTTTCCAAGTTTCTGCTTGACGCTGGCCGATAATAAGAGTATAATCGCAGCATCACGAACGGAAACCACAGGAACCAGAATCATGCTGAACTTCGACGAGATCAACGATATTCTGAACGACATGGCCGAAGCGGGGATTGTTGAGCCGATGGTCGAGCCTATCGATGACCCCAGTGTGGAAGTCAATTTTTGGGATTGGGCTGACGTTGTAGGTGCTGTTGACGAATTCGTTCCCGAGGAGTATACTAATGCTTAGTGCAATTGCTTTTGTTGTGGGCTATGTGGGTTTGTTTTACGTTACTACCATCGTGAGGGATTGATCATGAGCTACGAATATGACGATCTTGAAGATTTTTACGGTATCGACGCTGATGATCGTACTAACGATTATTGGGCTGGAAATGATGACCTGGAGAATGATTCTGATGATTCGTTTGATGATAGTATGGATGGTGATGCTGAATCTGCGTTGGCTTCCGCTGGATGGGGAACCGACGAGGATTACGGTTACTATGGTGACGATGGAGTAGAAGATTTCCACGCCGATGAGGCTGTGGGATTTGTGGACTACAATGAAGACGGGCCATATAACGACTAATTAAAAGGAAAGAACAATGCAGTATCGAAAGATTGCGACGGGAATGATTGAAGCTACATATGAGAATTATTCACAGTGGCTAGAAGATGGCGTTCTTGCTGAAGAATTGAATAAGTATGAAATTCCGGTATGGGATGAGATGAATGATAGCACAAAGTGTTCTGCAATAGAGTATGTTTATCTTAATAGAGACACTATTGAGTTACATTCGGGACTTGTAGAATCATGGGTGCAAGCTACGGCTTACTTTATGATCTATGATTTTGCTGCTATTATGGCCCATGATGGACAGCCAGAAATCGAAATGTTCTTTGATGATATGGATTTCATGATGGATGAAGATACCCTGAACGATGAAGATGTTCAGGAGCAACTTGGAATTAGTCCAGATTTTGGAGGAAAATTCTAAGCACTCGCCCTAAACCCTTTGTGCGTAAGCACTTAGGGCTGGCGGGGCGGGCCGGATTTGACGTAAATCCTTTAGCAGTAAGGACTTATGACTCATAGCAGATGTCGTGCCAAAAAATCTTTTCTTTTTTTTCAAAATTTTCTGCTTGACACCTAAAGTTTCTATGCTATACTTGTCGATATAAGAGATAGAGAAAGAGAGAGTGAAAGATGTTGAGTGATTGCTGTGGTGTGATGATCTATCGTGGTGATATTTGCTCGCGTTGCAAGGAACACTGCGAACCGTTTGTGGATAGTGACGATGGGTATGATGCTGCTCGTGATGCTTATCTGACTGGTGAGGGTCCGGCGGTTACTCGTAAGCAACGGGAAGAAGTGGAAGCTTGGAATGAAGAGTGCCGCCGTAATGGGTGGTAGTCTAGTGAGGAATAAAATGAAAACTAAAAACAAAAAGCCCTTGACAGCACACCAGAAAGCTGTTATACTCATGAATCGTGAAGCTAGTCGTGCAGTGAATCGTGTGAAGATGTTGGAACAGTTGTATCTTGAAACCATGAAAGCAAAGGAACTTGTTAAATGAAGTGCGTTGTTACCCATACGGATACTTTTGGTGGTGAAGCTAACTATGGTTGGGTGAATCGTTATGAGTTCATCCCCAAGAAGAATGCTTCTCAGCGTAGTGTTATTCGTAAGGCCAAGGCTCTGGCCGGTATGACTGCGGTCAAGGCCGATACTCTTGACTATGGCGATGGCTATACCGTTAAGCCTCGCGGCTATGCTCAAATCATCTTTGTTGATTTTGAGTAAAAAATAATCTCTCGTCGTAAACCCTTTGTGTTCAAGCACTTAGGGCCGACGCGGGGAGCCGGATTTGACGTAAGTCCTTATCTTGCATAGGATTGTGACGAAAGAGAATTTCTTACCGAATCTATTGACAATAGCCGATACTCCTGTAGAATGACTCAACCAAAGGAGGACAAGCTATGTTCACGATGAAAGATTTGAGTCGTGTGCTTCCAGAACTCAAGGGATTGAAGCGGCCTGCTATTTTCTCTCCATCCAAGAGCGAATCAGCATATAAACTCTCTAAGATGGGGTCGCAGTTTCGTGGTCATGCAATTGAAAAGATGGTTAGGGATGGACTGCTGAAGAAGCACAAGACAAGCTATCATGGTGGATCTCATTCCCACGACATTACCTTGAATAAGGATGTTAGGATTGAAGTGAAATCAGCTTTAGCTACTCCTCTGGTTAGTAGCAGGACTAAGAAAATTACTAGATATAAATTTTCATTCAAGCATGTGCAATTGTCTAAGTTTGATATTCTTTTTCTGGTATATGTTACTCCTAATGGGCCTAAAGTCCGATGGATGACCAAAGCGACAGCGAGGGAGTTTGTTGGTAATCATCGTTCTAAGGCAAGCCAGATCGATGTTACTACTTCTTCTTTTCGTAATCTTGAAGGAACAGCTTGGAAAAAGCTCAAGATGCCCGTAACAAAAAAGAAAAAGCAGAAAGTGAAAGCTTGACGCAAGTCCTTAACTCCAAAGAACTTGGGGTAAGGGCGGGCGCCCCAGATTGTTGTAACTCCTTATCGAATAAAGACTTACGGAAACCTTGCAATGCTGAAAGATTCAAGTTTACCACTTGCAATTGACGATAATAGATAGTAGAATGCAGTATAGAAGAAAGGCAAGGGTGAGAACATGAGTCCCGACGGAACCTATAACGGCTATCAAAACTATCAAACTTGGAATGTCTGCTTGTGGATCAGCAACGATGAGGGTTTGTATACTCTAGCCAAACAGTGTGGCTCTTACGATCATTTTAGAATTTTGATTCGTGAGATTTTTGAAGTGAGTCCTATTCGGTTCGAAACGCCCGATTGTGTGGCTTGGAATGATAGTGGTATCAACATGGCTGAAATGGTAGAGTATTGGGAAGAAAATTTTTCTAAAGTTCCCGCTTGACAAATGACGATAATTAGTGTAGACTTGTGGCATGGATGTTGTGATCGGTTTTCAATTTGAAAGGGTTTCTATGAACGATGTGATTCTGTTTGGTGCGATTTTTGCGGCTGCTGCCGTTGCTGTTGTGGGTTTCGTCTTCTATTCGGTCTATGGTGGATCGAAAGCTAGCTTGGCGAATGCCCAAGAGGGTCAGGTTTTCAACTTTGTTTACGAGCAGCCTTTGCATGGAACGCATGAGCGTTTTCTTGCTAAGGTGATTGGCAAGCAGACGTTGACTGCCGATCAGATTGCGAGACTCAATCGCAAGAGTCGGTATCGTATCAATGATCCTGAGTTTGTGCGTACCAGTAATCTGGTAACGTGTCGAACTGCGGATGGTAAGGTGCGTAATTTCTACGCAGAACGTGTAACGAAGTGCCGAAAGCCGTTGCTGGCCGGTGCTTTGTTCAAGAGCGGGTTTGCTAACCTGTTCTAAAAACTAGCAGTCTCTGCCTACTAACTGACCAACCCCTAACTCTTTGACACCAAAGGACTTAGGGCGAGGTCGGCCCGCCCCGCGAGTCGTAAGTCTTTATCTCACAACACTTTACGACAATCTTTTTTTGCTCAAGTTTTTCCTCTTGACAGGTCGATAATAGTAGTGTAGAATACAAGGAATCAAAAGGAGAAAAAGAAGATGTTTATGCTCGGTAAGCCGTTTGCTTTTAGTGATGATGTCACGCGAACTGTTAGCAGCGATGGCTCTTGGGTGATGTTTGAGGGTCAGACCAAGAGCGGCAAGGATTTTGCAATCTCTACTCGACTTGCTGACGCACAGCGTTGGCTCAATGGAGAGTTGATTCAAAACTGCTTTCTTCATCTCAATGCTGAACAGCGTGAAATTCTGATGACGGGATTTGACGATGAGTGCTGGAATAGTATGTTTGCCGGATCGGAGGATGACGAATGAGTACCGATACCTATATGGTCATGAAGGGTAATAAGGTGGTAGGATATGTTCATGCGTACAGTACCTATCATGCGTTGTCTCAGGCCGAAAAGTTGTATGGGAAGAATTTGCTCATTGAGCGAATTACCCATAGTTGTCCCGCCTAACCCTAGCGGGTCGGGCTGAGTGGGTATAGTCAGCCAATAGTTGGGGCTTGACAAAGAGTTTTTCATAGAGTATATTGAGCAGAAAGGGAGAATTTTATGTTGACAGATGATGAACGTATGGCTGTTTGTGATTGTGTGGCCGATTTTTCCATTCGTCTGTTTAATGCTGCTACTGTGGATGAGCAGTCTATTCATGATGAGTTGGATATTTTCTTTGAGTTCTTTTGTAGGGCTCTTGAGATTGCCAAGAACGAAGGTGCGGTTAGGGTTCGTGAGTCTATTGGGGCTAGTAATAACTAAGGGGATATCATGAGAGTTTGTCCATGTGGGTCTGGCAAGAAAAGTTGGTGGGAAAGTGATGCTAGGGGAATTCCACTGGGTAGGGTTTGTTTGGAGTGTCTGGATAAAAAGTTGAGTAAGTATAGGCCAGAAGTGTTGACCAACTCCAATTACTCTGCCGACGAGCCTATTGAGGCTGAAGACTACTGATCGTAAGTCCTTATCCTTAAAGAACTTAGGGATAGGGCGGGCGGCCGACTTTGATGTAAGTGCTTGTGTATCATAGGGTTACGTCAATACTAAAAAATTTTTGGAATTCCTACAGAAGCCTCTTGACAAGTGACGATAATAGATGTAGAATGATTGAACAAGAGAGGACAAGACAGGTAGCACAAGGTTGTTCGCGTTTATCGAAGGCCAAGATAAACTGCTAAATAGACCTACGTTGAAGCAACATAGTTCGCGTACTATGGTGGGTGCGACGCCCAGTGCTGCCTGTCCTGTTCTTTCAAAAATACTTGACAACAAAAAATAATGAGGTATAGTTAAGAAACAAGCAGATGAGGGCCGCTGGCAGAATGATATCAAAGTAGCCACGGTTAAATGGCTGTCGAGTATGGCTCAACCCTATCTGCTTTACAATACAAAACTCGTGGGTCCATGCCTTGGACTAGGTTGGGTAACTCATTACGATAAGCATCGCATGTCGCGGCAGCGATGATGCTGACAGTGCCGGTTACGCACTGGATAGTAGTGCCAATCTATGGGGGATCGCGTCCTCACCACGTTATAATACAATCAGTAATCGTTCCCAAGAGCCAGACAGATTGCTTCATGAACAATCTCAGGGAGGTTTCCGTGGACGGTTTCCACTAGTGTTTACCTGGCCCAAGGGTTAAAAATATCGGGTATTAGTGGAGTATAGAACCGGAGTCGTAAATGGTTCGCTGATTACAAACAGGGGTCGGATAGAAACCTTAGATAAGGTAAAACCTTGAGGTTAGTTAATGCGTGATACCGGACATTATCTGTAAAACTATCGCTGGATATAACTCAAATGGCAGAGTTCCACTCAGAGATGAGAGGAGTTACAGGTTCAAACCCTGTTATCTGGTAAGTCGATCCATTAACAGCCGGTATAACAATACAAAGGAGAAGTGATGAATAAAGAAGAATCAGATAGAAACGCAGCGATAGTTTATGTTCTTAGGGTTCTTAAAAACCCAATGATGATCAGGAGTCCTGCTAAAAAAGACGCATTGACTTTAGCAGAGAAGTATGGTATAACGGTGACTGATTTGATTACTGAGTACGAAAAGATAGTGATGAGGGTATAATGATCTACTTAAATATTAATGAGATTGAGCGTTTGGCCGAAATTGTGGCTGAACTGGTTAAGTTGGACATGTGTGTGATTGCTGAGTTGAAGGGTACTAAGTGGAGTATTGAGGTTACTAAGGGATGAAAACTACAACGCTTGAGCTGACCAAAACCGAAATTAACTATTTGTATAATCTGGTATGTGAGAATATGGAGCGTGGAGAATATTGGGGAAATCAGAATCAGTTTATGAAGATGCAAGAACGTGTTTTTAATAAACTGATGGACTGCGAAACAGAGGTGGCATCCTAATGGAATGGATTAGTTTCCACGGACCTCGTCGTCCTATTAATGGTCAGAAGATCATCTATTATGGTGAGCCTATTGGTGTGTGGCGTGGAACATATAGGATAAACTATAATGATCCTTTTTGTATTCACAATATTGATTGTAGTGAAGCTCCCGGTAATGTAGATTATATGGATGCTCCATACTGGCAACCCGATGAGGGGCAACCAAAACCACCACCACCAGAACAGCCTTACCCACCAGATTATCCTAGTGGTTGAAATTATGAAAACTTTTAACATGTGTGGTTGTGGCAACTGTAATGAAATTATGTATACTGTTGATAAGCATGGTCTTGTTTGGAGTTTATGCGGAGATTGTGGTTGGTGGTACATAAGTTACCGCTACATAACGACTTAGAGCAAATCGGGCGGGCCGGTTTCGACGTAAGTCCTTATCTCTAAAGACTTTACGATTAGCAATATTTTTTCAAGATTCCCTCTTGACTTGTCGATAATAGTAGTGTAAGATAGTGGTAACACGAAAGGGAATATGATGACTGTTGCCGAATTGATCGAAGAACTGAACAAGCTACCCCAAGATATGCTGGTACTGGTGCCGGGTTACGAGGGTGGATACGACAATATCGAAGTTCAGAGGAATGGGGCTGTTGTTGTTGATGATAATTGGGATGGACAAGAAAAGCTTTATTGGTATAATGGGCGACACGCAACGTACTACAAGGATATGGAAGGCGACGAGCCTACGTCATGCGTTGTTATCGGGAGAGGTAAATGAAAACGGTCGAAAAACACGCCGAAGTACGATTCCATCTGCTCAATGGGCAGAACTATCGGAAGTGGCAAGTAAATATTATGCAGGGTAAGAAAAGGGTTGACCAATTTTATGTAGATCCTACAGAATACCAGTTAGAGATGCGTGGTTGCAAGCTGGTAAATAAGGTAGCTAGGGCAAAATGGGTCAATAAGAAACAGAAAAAGAATGTTAGTGGTTGGGTGCAGTGTGAAGAAGTTATGCTTCGCAAGGATTTTTATCCCTCTTTGCCTATTGACAATCTTGAGAAGTTGTATTATAACCCAATCAAAGACGTACATTGGCGTAGGGAGAGTGATGGTGGTGAATTTGTTTGGGATAACAGTGAGTATGACACCTTAGTTACCGATGGGCGACAGGTACATATTCTGGAAGAACGTAACGGAAATTTTGACGGCATTTACGAGATAGACCCTAAGTATACAGAAAGTTTTGGAATTTATGATCAAAGTCGAACTGAGCGTCCGTGAGTCTCTGAACATGATTGCCAACGGTTGCAGTCTCGACATGTTCGAGAAGATTGTTTGCTCGTTGGAAGTTGCACTGGGTGTGAACCAGCGTCGTTGTGTGACGATTACTGCTGGAATGAATACGGATAATCGTATCCCTTGCATCAAAGCTATTCGTCTTCACACCGGGTGGGGACTGAAAGAGGCAAAGGATTGGACCGACTTTCTGGTTGGTGGTTGGAAGTACGACAAGTGGTATCCGGCACCGGCAGGAACCAAGCAGAGCATGATGCTGAAAACGCCCGAAGCGGCAGAGGCACTGCTGCGTGATCTGGCTGGATTGGGTTGTGAGGGTTATCTCTCATAACCTAAACCCCTATGCTGTAAAGACTTACGGCAAACGGGGCGGGCCGAATTTGACATAAGTCCTTATCAGCAAACAACTTAGGACAAAAACAAAAATTTTTGAGGGACACTCAAGTTCCGGCTTGACAATGACGATACTATACTGTAGAATGAGAGTATCACGAGACAAGACTCCGCGATGATGCCAACAACAGAAACCATCACGACGGACTTGACAAGTGGGTAACAGTAGCGTATACTGATACTAGAACGATTTGGTAACTGTAACACTTTTTGGAGAATGTAAGATGAAGAAGTTTAGTTTTGTGGTTGATGTTGTGGCCGATGAGCTTGATCGTGACGGCGTGGTTGATTCGATTCGTGATTGCCTGAGCGATAGCCTTCCTGGCGATGTTCACGCTAATGTCAAGGCCGGTGAGGTCAAGGCTTTCAGCGAGCAAGGTTATAAGGTGTGGCGAGCGAGGGTTACGGGTGTGACTGCTGAACAGGCTGGTGATGCCCATGACGGTAAGGTAGAAAAGGAAACTACTGAAGCAGTTGCGTGATCGACTCTAAGGAGTTATAATGGCTGCGAGCCTCCACGGGACGCCGTGGGGGCTTGCGGTATTGCGGCCCCATAGTTAAATGGATATAACAAGTGCCTTCTAAGCACTGGTTAGAGGTTCGATTCCTCTTGGGGCTATTATTGGGGGCGTAGATCAATTGGTTAGATCGCTAGCTTGTCACGCTAGAGGTTGCGGGTTCGAGTCCCGTCGCTCTCGTTTGTCATAAACCCTTACTGCATAAGCACTTAGGACAAGCCCGGCCGCCCCGGTTCGTCGTAAGTCCTTATTTCACAACAACTTGCATCAAGAATAATTTTTTGAAGTTTTTCGCTTGACTATGCCGATACCATAGTGTAGAATCAGTAGACACAGGAGAAGAACATGAAGTACGCTGAAGGTAATGACAAGCTCGGCAAAAATTGTCTGGTAGTTTCTCGCCCGGTTGGGGATACTTGCCCGCCAGACTGTGCATTTCTTGATAATGGTTGTTATGCCGAAAACACTGAGAAGATTTATCCGGGTGTTCGCCCTGCTGGTATGCAGAATCTTATCACAGAAAAGAATCGTATCCGCTCTATGATTCTAGAAGCCAAGCGTCGTAATCGTAGTATTCGATTTATGGAACGTGGCGATTGGTTGCTGAATGGCGAACTTGATATTAGCTTTGTAGAGAATGTAGTCTGGGCTTGCGATAGTATTCTGGCCGATGGTGATACTTTGCCAAAAATGTGGTTTTATACCCATGTTTATGACGAGCGTATTCCAGCACAACTTGGCAAGTATTTTTCTATCTTTGCTAGTATTCATAATGGTGAACATATGAAGATTGCAAAATCTAAGGGTTTTACCAAGTTCGCATGGTGTGACAGCGACCAAAAAATTGCACCAAAGCGACCCAAAAATAAAGCAAAGGCAGACGCATGGCGTCAGGCTCTACCGAAACTGGTAATACTTGAAGGTGAAAAGTTTATCACTTGTCCAGAGATTCGTCGTGGTCGTTCATTTGTTACATGCACTGGAACAAAGGATAGTCAGGCTTGCAATATGTGTCTCGATAAAGATAAGCCTAATGTTCTTTTTCCCTGTCATTAGCATGAAGCGTTCTATGACAGTTAGAGCAGAGTATGATACATTTTTCAATCTCTGTTTTTAACTGTTCTATAGATACGGCTTTATCTCGTATCATTGCACCTATACTATGTTCTTTATTGTCATCTGTGTGATGAAAATCTAGACATTCTATATTATTACAACTACAATATAAGCACTTACTATTTGATTTAATAGTATGTACTAAGGCACCTTTTTTATTCCTCATATACTTGCCAGTGTAATGATATGTTCTATGGCAATTAGAGCAAATAATATCACATTTTTTTATTTCTCTTTTAATTATTTCAAGAGAATATCCATGACGTACAAGATTACATACTGTATTTTTCTTTTTAGTTTTAGGGCGATGATGGAAATCTAGACAGTGGATATTTTTATTTCCACAAGTTTTACAACCAGAAAGTTCTTTTATGAATTTAATATGTTCTCTGGCTAATCTTTTTTGTTCGTGTTTGTATTTGCGTTTATATTGACGTACTTTATTAACATTATTTTTAGCCCATTTACAATTATTATCAATCTTGGACTGGGGTGTTTTTTTCATAAAAGCTCCTTTAAATAATAATACACCAAAAATTGACGGGGAGAGGAGATTTTCTATAAATCCTTGTCAGTAAAAGACTTACGGCAAGGGCGAGCGGACGGATCGGTCGTAAGTCCTTGACTCATAAGACTTTAGAGATTATTCAAGTTTCACTATTGCATTTGTCGATAAGATACTGTAGAATGGTGGAGTATCACCAACTTGGAAAGGGAAAGCTATGAGCTACGTTGGATTGTATGATGATGCAGGAAGTAAAAATGCTTTCTATATTATTAAAGACAAAAAGATTGGCCGTAAACGTGTGGGCTTTAAAGAATTTGAGAATAAACAAGAAGCAGAGTTTGCCCATCGGGTTCAAAAATATCTGGCCGAGTTTAATTTGGCTCCTATGGTATATGGGGATGTTGGTATGATTCGTAGGCATGATGGTGAGTTGACTGCTCATGGTTATTTGACCGAAGTGGCTCGTACTATGCCGGAATGTCATGATGAGGATTGTGATGGTGAATGTTTTCAGAGCGAATGTAAGAACGGTACTACTATCTCTGAGCTAGTTTATGATTTGGGTGAGCATGGCTTAGAGTATAATGATTCTCACAAGGGTAACTTTGGTTATGTTCGACGCAAAGGATCATGGGTTCCGGTTGTGATTGACCTTGGGATTGAGAGTTTTACTGATTGGGATGAAGATATTTATGGAAAGTTTGATTATGATGCTGATGAAGATGTTGATGGTTATGGGGCGTGTAATTGTGTTCACTGCCAACAATTTAGAGACAGGGGATAATCATGGCAAAGTATTATATCAAATGTGGGACACTAGAACTAATTTATTCCTGCAACAAATGTCCGAGGGATGCTGCGATGGATGCTATATGGGAAACAAATGAAAACGACACGCTGGATGAACATATCTACCTTGATGAACGCGGATATAGAAACTATACAAATGCTGATGGATTAACTTGTGTGTTGCATACTACTCATATTCTCAAAGATGCCGGATGGAGTATTGAATAATGTGGACAAAAATAGACGATAAAAAAGTAAGGCACTTGTGGGAATGTGCAGATTGTGATAATCTAGTTTATGTTGAACCTTGGTTCTATTCCGAAAATGGCGAACCCTTTTGCACAAAGTGTGAGAAGGATATGGAGTATATTAGGACAGAAGTGGATATGTAACACTTTCCGCAAACCCTTACTGCATAAGCACTTAGGGCGAGCGGGGGCGGCCGGATTTGACGTAAGTTGTTGCAGGATGCGGACTTAGAGAAATTCCAGAAAACTCCTAAAGTTTAGGGTGGTGATTGGTCGATAATAAGGATATGAGAACGAGAAGGGAATCAACAAAGGGCGAGAGAATGATCCAGTGGATTGGGATATTGATTGCTGTGGTGGGTCTGGCGTATAATGGGGTTAAGGACTACCAAAAGGGTGATATAAAAATTCCACCTTTGCGTCATCCTTCACAAGAGCAAAAACAAGTATTGACAAAGCCAGTTTATCCGGTACAATACTGTCTGATGGCTTACGATCCTAATATTGACAAGGTTTTCTACTTACACGAAAATGGACAATGGCATGATTACGCTCCACAACAACGACGATATGCGACCCAAACGCAACCATATCAAAATCAAGGTTCGACCGCAGTGGCAAGTTCCTACGGGTCACAAGGAACACCGTCATACCGTTATGGACAATCGCCCCAAGCGAACCCGAACCCGATCCGCTGAAAATCGCAGGGCTTGCGAGAATGGGGACTATTGAGTATAATTAGTAGTATGCCAGTGTAGCTCAGTCAGCAGAGCGTCAAATTTGTAATTTGAATGTCGCGGGTGCAACTCCTGCCACTGGCTCTTGTTCCGCGGTAGCTTAACTGGCAAAGCGGCTGACTTTGGATCAGCTGAGTGGTGGTTCAAATCCACCCCGCGGATTATTTAATTGAAAAACAGATTAAAAATCGAACTTTGGTGTATTATATGGTATAACGATCAAGACATACCATTGTGGGATAGCATAACAGTAATGCGGCACTCTGTTAAAGTGTAAGATACTGGGGCAGAACCAGTTCCCACAGCTTTTAGAAAAATAGGTCATGGAAAATAAAGATAGGTATATAACTAGAAACTGTAAACATCATGGTGATGTAAAGTTTATTCTGGAAAATAGAGGATATTATCGTTGTACTAAATGCAGGATGGATGCTGTTAGTAGAAAAAGAAAAAGACTCAAAAAAGATTTAGTAGACTATAAGGGTGGAAAGTGTGAAAAGTGCGGTTATAATAAGTGCGTTTCAGCTTTAGATTTCCATCATAAGGATCCAAACGAAAAAGATTTTGGATTGTCTAGTAATGGAAATACTCAGAGTTGGAAAAAATTAACACAAGAAGCGGATAAGTGTTTATTGTTATGCTCTAACTGTCATAGAGAACTACATGAAGAGTTAAATGGATATAAAGAATCTAGAACTAATATAAAACAACAGACCTATAGAGCAGTAGATCTAGAATCGTCTATCTCTAGAAAAAAACAAAAAAAACAATACAATGCATGTGTTGTTTGTTACAATAATACATACAATAAAAAATACTGCTCATATACTTGTGCAAAAATAAATAGAAGAAAAGTAAAAGAAAGACCATCAAAAGAAGAATTAATAGCGTTACTTATAAAGAATAATTGGACACAAACTGCTGCAATATTTGACGTATCAGATAATGCTGTAAGAAAATGGGCAAAAGAATACGGGATAAATACTAATAGAAAAGAACTGAGGCTGGATGGCAGAGTGGTCTAATGCGCATCTTTGCTAAAGATGTGACGATTAAAACCGTCCACAGGTTCGAATCCTGTTCCAGCCGTTTAGGTAGATTACTCAAGTGGACAACGAGGGCAGACTGTAAATCTGCTGGCATTGCCTTCGCTGGTTCGAATCCAGCATCTACCACTAAGTTGTTGGTATGAAAGGACTTAGAACAAATGTGGCGGACCGCCTTCGACGTAAGTGCTTGTACCATAAAGACTTAGGATTTTCTAAAGGCTGGCCTTGACAACTGCCGATAACAGATGTATGATTGCTAATCGGAGGCTGATGTTTGAGTTGCGAGTGCGGCCCCATAGTATAGTAGTTAGTACGCTGGCCTTTCACGCCGGAGACCTGGGAGCGTAACCCAGTGGGGTCATTTGTTTCTGCTAATCCTACGGATTTGGTGGTCTTGGCGATAGTCAGCGAGAATCTTAAAGTTTTGGGTGTTGACAGGACGATATTGGTATGGTAGACTGTTGGAACAAGAAAGGAAAGTGATGATGAAGAACCTTCGCATCTATGATATTCTGACTGAGGATGGTAAATCTCTGGCCGAAATTACTCTCTCTATGCAAGAGGATTTTGATTGGGTCGATGTTTTCGACAAGCTGTATGATTTTACAACCGAAAATATCCAAAGTTATTCTTACGAGGAAATTACCGTAACCGAATAATAAGGCGGGCCTTTAGCTCAATTGGCAGAGCATTCGGCTTTTAACCGATAGGTTCGGGGTTCGAGTCCCCGAGGGCCCACTTGACAGTGACGATTGTTGGTGTAGAATAGAGGTAAGAAAGGGAGTAGAAATATGAGATATGAAGATTACTATGACGGCTATAACTATGACTACGATGAATTGGTAGAAAATACCGAGGATCTTGGTCTGGATGAAGAACCTTGGATGAATGATCTTGAGGAAGAAGATGACGAGGTTCCATCTTATGGCAAGAACTATTATCCTAGTATTGAGGAAGATGAAGATTGATTTTTTGTGTGTGCATCTAGGTGGGACTAGACCCTATTCTTAATTCCTTTCTTTCTTATCGGGATTGTCGGTTCAAATCCGACCACACACTTTATGAACGCTTTTCAGCAAGAGCTTGATGATTTTCGGCGTACCCCAGACGGCAAGATAATTCAAGGGGCTGCTCATACTAGCCGAGTGTTAAATCACAAATATAGGAATGGTGTGATTATCAAGGCTATCTGCTCTCTGCGTAAGATTGAGAATGATTTTGATAGCATTGCCTGTTGTGGCGTAAGTGGTTTGATGGTAGTGCCACAGATTGCAGAGATTCTTAATAAAAATATTATTATCGTTCGCAAGGATGAAAAACGATATAGCGAATTTTTTATTGAAGGCGTTACTCCATCTCGATACGTTATTATTGATGATTTGATTTGTTCTGGAAATACTATCAAACATATTATGGATAGTATCAATGACGATACTCCAAGAGCAAAGTGTATCGGGGCATATTTCTATCTTGGTGAGGAGTGTGCTTTCAATGCTTCTAATTCTAAATATTTTGAGAAGCAGTTTGGGACGATCATCCTAAACCCTTACCAGCCAAAGACTTAGGACAAGGCGGGGCGGCCCCGGTCGCCGTAAGTCCTTATCTGCCAACCACTTACGACCTGCGGAATTTTTCCAAAGTTTTCGCTTGACACTGCCGATAATATAGTGTAGAATCAGTGCATAAGAACGATTGAACAGCAACACGAAAGGGATGATTATGGCTCATGCAGTTGAACAGATGATGTTTGTTGGTGCGACCCCGTGGCACGGTCTGGGCAATAAGCTCGACGAGGCTCCCACGGTTTCGGAGGCGATGACTGCCGCCGGTTTGGATTGGGAAGTTGGTCTGAAGGATTTGGTCACGGTGGACGGGCAACCCGTTCCGGCCCGTGCGACCTATCGCAAGACCGATGACAGCATTTTGGGCGTTGTCGGCCCGCGATACACCCCGCTACAAAACAGCGAGGCGTTCGATTGGTTCCAGCCGTTTCTGGACGCTGGCGAGTGTGCATTGCATACTGCCGGTTCGCTCCACAGCGGTCAGAAAGTTTGGGTTCTGGCCCAACTGAACCGCGACAACAGCGAGATCGTGAAGGGTGACGAGGTTGGGAAGTTCATTCTTCTCAGCAACTCGCACGATGGCACGACCGCTATCCGGGTTGGCTACACGCCGATCCGCGTTGTGTGTGCTAACACTATGGCGATGGCCCATAGCAAGGCTAGTGGTTCCAAGTTGATCCGTATTCGTCACACACGTTCCAGCAAGACCAATCTGGAAAATGTGCGAGATATTATGGACAATATCAACATGGAGTTTGAGGCGACTGCGGAACAGTTCAAGTTCCTCGCGTCGAAGAACTTCAATCAGGCCGACGTTCGTCGCTATGTCAAGGTGATGCTCGACATTGACGGTACGCCGGACGATCAGATCAAGACTCGCACCCGTAACATTATGGACGAGATTCTGGCTCTGGTCGAAGGCCCGAAACAGAGTGCAACGGGTGTGCGTGGAACGTGGTGGGCCGCGTATAACGGCTACAACGAGTATCTGAATTACAATAAGGGTCGCACCGAAGATAATCGGCTCGACAGCCTGTGGTTCGGACTGAACGCGAACGACAACACCAAGGCTCTGGAAAAGGCCATGCAGTTCGCTCAAGCACTCTAATCCCTCGCAATAGGGGTTGACACGGGAGCCGCCACTCAGCAATGGGTGGCGGTTCTTTTTTGTGTCTAGATCACTTGACGCAAACCCTTATGCTCAAAGGACTTACGACAAGCCGGGGCGCCCGAAATTTCTCTAAGTTATTTGATACCAACGACTTGCGTCAATTTAGTAAAAGAATCTCATAAGTTGGCTGTTGGCAATGGGTTACGATGACGATATACTGTATGTGGACGTAAGTGGTTACTGGGCAAAGGGTTAGGTTAAAATAATAATGAATAATGTAAAGATAGGATTATATTCATTTGTCTCGCCTAATCCAGCGGATTTGCTGCCGTTGCTGTTAGTCAGCGAGAATTATGTCAATAGTAACAAGCTACTCTGTTCCTAAGTTCTTATGTTTCAACCAGTTGCGTCAAGTTGCAGAGTGTGGTATACTGAACAGTGTAACAACGATAGTAACAAAGCGACTAATAGTTGAGATTTATTCTCAATAGATAAAGTTAGTTAGATTTTGTTATATAGTCTTATAGTCAGGCAAAAACCGGGAGCCCTTTGTGATGCAGAAAGAAAAAATTATTGTAACTGATGAAAATCGACAGGATATTACTAACATCTATTGTCACAGACTTTTGGATGACATGGACTTTAATACTCTGTGGACTTTTGCTTATGATATGTTGAGAGATAATAAAGAGGGTTTGACTAATAAAATGTTGGAAGATCAAATCTCTGACTACTACCCTGATATTCTGGAGAACTAATATGAATTATTATATCGAAAAACATGATATGGAAATAATCTTGGATGCTCTGGAACATATGAGCGAAACTATTAAAAATAGAAAAGCTTTTGGACTTCCTTCTGTCTGACCTTACTCTGAAGAAGATGTTTCTGGTCTATTTCAAAGTTTTGACAACTCTTATGTGGAGAACTAATGGAAATTGATATTAGTAAACAAGAAGCTTGGAAACTAATAGATGCTATCAAGGCATATATGAAAGACTATACTGTTACGGGCGCAGTTCATAAAACGTTCGACAATATTACTAAAAAACTAAAGGAGGTTGTCAAAGAATAGTAAACGGTGGTGAGAGTCCGGTTACGTTTGTAAGTTATCTGTCCTCAAGGGTTTGTGTGCAACGTGACGATATGGTATACTAGGACTGTGGCAGGGAAGGGCAAGGTTGGTGTTATTAGTATGTATAGTATATATCACCTCCGCACCTGCATAATATATAATCCAATTCAGGGTATCTGTCAAGTTCTTTTCCCCAGCTAGCTTGTTGCTATTGGTGGAATATTTTGTGGTTGTTCTATCCTCTAACTTTGGGAGATTATATGCTAGAAGTTTGCCTTGTATTTGGTGTTTGTATGGGTCTTGTCTCTGGTTACTGTCAAATCCAAGGTTAGTTATTAACTTATTTGCACATCGATATACTCTGTCAATTCTCCTCACGAGAAAATAATAACTACTTCAACACGTTGTACTATTGGTGATGCTTAATCTTATGAATGATCTTATGGCTGGATATTACATAATTTCTGGAATTCTATTCTTCTTCTTATTTGGTTCTGTTAGTATAGTTTGTGATATGTTCTTGAATCAGGAAGAAAAAGAAATTGTCATTAAAAAACGAGCGACAGAACCAGAATCTAGTCCGACACAATTCTTATCTGATGATTATCAAATTGATGATGATTTATTTGATAATTGATTTTGTATCATCTAATCTTTCAGATTTGGCGACCGTGGCGATAGTCAGCGAACAATGGGGGTCAGTTAAAAAATACAAATAAGAAATAACATTTCCATGCACCACCCCATCATGGTATAATACAGGAGTCAACGGAGCCAATAGTCAAGCATATGGTGAGACAAATGCGGGACTAAGGGAATCATGGGCAAAAGTGTTTTTAACTTTTAAACCATGAGGTGATTTATGCGTGCTAGATATATCGGTGAAAGTAATCGTAAGGAAATTCAGAGAAAGTATATTGACCAGATCTTGGGTGAATTAGATTTCATGCAGATCAAAGATAGGTTAAGAGACTATCTTCAGCATGAGAAAGACAAAGAATCTAATTATGCCTTAGAATCTGAGATACGGAAAGAAGCGCCAGAAGTTCTGGTGGAAAATTGGGAAGATTTTAATGGGCCTGCTACTCTCACAGAAGAGGAGCATTATCATGCCTAAAACTTTTCATAGAATAATTTCTTTTGAGGTAGAGGGTGAAATATATGATCACTCTACTAAGCCAGAAGATATTATCAAAAGTTATGACTGGAGATTCAAGGGTTTTCATGACAACCATGAAGATAAATGTTTCTTAGAATCTTCTCATGATGATCGTCGTGGACGTATTACTAAAATGACTCGCAAGAGTAAAATTAGTAAAACTGATAAGGCAGATACAGAAACTTTTACAATTAACAAATGAGGTGCTTTATGAATTATACATTAGTTTATTGGAGCGTTGGAATAATAGTAACATTGTTAGCATTAGTATCTTTATATTATTACTCATGCCATTGTTCTCCTCCAACTATTAAATAGTAAACAATAGTAATTTGATGTTATTTTAATCCGGTAGGGTTAGTCTCGGCTAATCCTCCGGATTTGGTTTTGTTGGTGATAGTCAGCGAGATTAGAGGGTCAGTTAAAAAATGGTAATAGGCTGCAACTTGACCACATATCCCCCGAACTTACTATAACATAAATGACAGTCGCAGGGACGCGACATTACTTCAACAGGAGAAAGTTTATGATTAAGTTTGTTCTTGTGTTTGCTCTTATGGTTCTTGGTTCGTCAACCTATGCTGGTGAGTGTGCTAGTGGCAATTGTACACTACGAAGTCGAGTTGTCAATGTTACTAGGGAAGTTATTTCAGTCCCAGTAGAAGTAACACGCCGAACAGTTGAGGCTACCCGTAATGTTGGTCGAAGAACTGTAGCTCGCGTTCGCAGTGTTGTTCGTTAATATTCATGGTCGATAATCAAAAGGATCATAGGACAGATTTGTTTGATTATAGATCATTAGAGAATTCCCCCGAATAAACTCGGGGGTCTTTTCTTAAATAGACTTATTACTTTCACGGAGGAACTTATGAAGATTTTTATGATTGCAATTGCTCTAGTTTTTGTCACTACTTTTACCGCAGAGGCGGCTCGACCAAAGTATTATAGTCAGCCAACTTATCGGGTAGAAAGTTATACAAAAAACTATGTTGGAAATAATGATCAGGAACGTTGTCAGGCCGAAGCTAATCATATGGCAGCTAATAACATTACTGGTCATGTGTGGGGTGTTATTGGTAGCTTTGAAGGAGTTGGTTATGGTTCGTCTCCCAATTGTAACACTTGTACTCCAGGTAACAATATGAGACTAACAGGAGATGCGTCAGCACAAGGTAAGAATGGTAAATGGTATAGAGTAAGGTCTTGGAGATAATATCTTCAGGCAAGAGTAGCTCAATGGTAGAGCGTTAGGTTTCCAACCTGAATGTTGAGAGTTCGAGTCTCTTCTCTTGCTTTTAATAGTCTCAATTGTATCAGCTAATAAAGTCGGTTTGGATTTTATGGATATAGTCAGCGAACTTTAGTATGATAACAACCATTAAAATAGAATCTCAGATGAATTGTGAGCATATTTGTCAAAAGATTCATCAGGCCATACTAAAATATCAACAAAATAGTCCTGACATGTCTGATACTCTAATAGTTATCGACATTAAGAAAGTGTCCGCTGATACTGATAGTCTGATACCCAAGTTGGAATTTAAGACTGAATAAATCTTGATAGAGTAGTCTGGCCTCTTTATAATACTCTTGAGATATATAGCTTATGTGTCTCACCTAAAACTTCCGATTTGGAATTTATGGAAACAGTCAGCGAGGATTTGTACTATGGCAAAAAAGAAATCTAGTCCTAAAAAGAAAGCCTGCTCTAAGAAAGTTTGTAAAAAGAATTGTGCTCCGAAAAGTTGTGACAAAATTGAGCAGGTTGAACCAAAGACTGAAACTAAATCAGAATATTTTCTGGGCTTAATTAAGAAAGTTTTTGGTTATGAATGAGATATTCCGTATCTTAGGATTCTTTATGATATCCTTGATCCTAGTAGAATCAGCAGTATATTTTGGGAGTTTATATTTTGTCTCCTATCTATCAAGGAAAGACGACAATGATAGCTCAGGTAACTAATATTGTTAAAAGACCAATTTGCCCCACATTCATTCATGATGATCCTACCAGAATATTCATAATCCTCATACTACTCTTAGCCCTATCGGCCATCTTTTACAGAATACTGAGAGCTTTAAATGATTGAGAATGATCCCCTTATTTTACACGGAGCATGGATAATTCTTGCCTGCATCACAATTCATTCGTTTTTGATAGACTATTTAGAGTATCTTTTCAATAAGGACGATAATTATGAGTAAATCAAAATTTGAAGAATTTCACGTTCCTTTCATTAAGAATCTAGTTTTTGTGGCTCTAGTTACTATAGTTTCTATGGTTTCTGTACATTATTATCTTACAAAATCATTATCAGTACCCCAACAATCATCAACTTATACATCTGAACAATCCCAGAGTACGCTCAAGTGAGGTTGTTCTTAGCTAATATCACCTATTTATCGGCTAAAAGTATTAAAATCCACTTATTATCTTATCCCGTGGTGAAATTTGTGGGATAACAGGCTAATTGTACAGGATTTGAATAAAGTTGTCAAGCCCCCTATGTCGATACTTGACGAAAGCGATTCTTTGTGATATACTGCTATGGTGGATACGGGTAGTAAAAGTAATAATGCAGGGGAAATTTGAGGTTTTAGGATGTATAAACAGATTCAATTAACCAACAGTGAACTAGATCTTTTAGCCTCTATGATCCAATATTATATTGACCAAAAGAAGGACAAACCGGGCTTTGAAATCAATAATGCTCACATTATGCTACGTCATATCTGTGGGATTAATGCCCGTAAAGGGAGTAATCAAATAGCTTTTAGTGGTAAGTAAACCCAAATCAAAAACAAATCAATCAGAAATGAATTTGCTTCCTTTTAACAAATTATCTTTGGCCCATAATGGCTGAAGATTTGAGTAATTGAAGCATTGTTTAACTTGCTCAGGATCAGAGAAATCGAAAGATGATATTGGGCGAATATGGTCAACGTGCCATCCTTTAAATGACCAGTTTTCCCAACTCATACCTTCTTTAAATTGAGACTCTAAATGCAGTTTTAATTTCTCAATAGAACATCCTACCAATTCAATAGACGACTCAGATTTTAGTCCATGAGCTAAGGCTTGATACAATCTACCTCTGAGTGATTTCTTTAATTTAAGCAATGGGTTTTTACGACAATTCTCAATAGTCCTTTTATTAATTTTGTCTCTATTATTTGTGGCATAAATTTTATTTTGTTCAATAATTTTTTCTCTATTAATTAAGTAGTATTCTTTCTGTTTTTGTAATCTTTTGTCTCTATTATTTGAATGATATGTTTTATTCATTTCTATTAACTTGTCTTTATTATTCAAATACCATGTTTTAGATTTTTCCTTTCTTTTTTCTTTGTTATTTAAGTGATATTCTTTGTAGTATTTGTTTAAACATATTTTACAGGCATGAGCTAATCCATTTTCATTATTCGGCCTTTTTTTCTTATGAAAACAAGTAAAAGGTTTTTCTTCTTTACATTTATTACAAAATTTAGTGTCCATAAATTAGCCTATTAAAACAACAACCCAAGCAGAGTCAAGGTCAGTTGACAACAGCTTGGGCGTCGAGTATAATCGTTTGTATTGTAGTGTCAAAAGTGTCTGACCACACCCTCAACATCATATAATACACCTAATTTGGAGGACAACCCATGAACGATAAACTGAAAAGTAATATCAGGAACTTTATTGTAGATTATGATAATACTGAGAATGATTTTAATATGGCTGATTATGATTTGTGGCTTGAGACTGCTGTTAATCTTTTGAAAGAAGTTTTGGAGAATAAATAATGACCGAAAATCCGCTACAACTAGCAACTAAAGCTTGGATAGAAGCAGTCCAGAAATATTATGAGAATACTCGTAGTAATGAATTGACCCAAATACATATGAGAGGGCATTTTAGCGGTTGGAGCGAAAGAGAGATAGTGAATTTAGCGAACAAATTGGCTAAAAATGAAAATGATTATCCTTTGTGGAGAGACAAGGAGAATAAATAATGGCTGGACTTGTATTATTTGGTATACTAGGATATATGGCTTGTATACGAATTTATGATTGGTGGAATGGATATGGGGAGTTGTTTTAATGACTAGTGAAGATAATAAAGAGGATTGTCTTACTTTACTAAAAGAGATGAAAGAACTATGTAGAGTATTTGCCAAACACAAAGTCGATGACCCTGCTATGGCATCCTTCATTTATGCTGTGAATCAATCTACTAATGTTCTTATTGAGATTATCGAAAATAAGCCACTAGAAATTAAAAGGATGTTTTAGTGCAAATTAATATAAAAAAAGAACTGAAAAATCTTGATCGTAATGATTTTGCGGCAGTTCATAATCTGGTTGATCTAATTATATCTGATCTTAGTGATCTTCTAGTTGATGTGGGTGATGAAATTATGTTGGCTGCTACAAAAGACTATATGATTGACCTTATTAACCCCGACCTATTAGATTTTGATTCAAGTGAGTCTTGACAACATCCGATACCTATGGTATACTCACTTTGTCTTGCAAACGATAACATATTATCACTTGATATCATAAAACACACACAAATGCTCATATATTATGACTAAACAAGAACCAATAACTTTGACTAACGAAGAAATTGAGGCGATTGAGTGGTGTTTGTCGTTACCCGTCCTCGACAGAGATTTTGTCAAGATGATGCCCCTACGCAATCTATTAGAAAGAACAAATAATAACAAGCAAATGGAAATTGCTAGAGAGATTATGAAACAAGATAGTGAGTGTCTTAGGAATTTAAGTAAAAATAATAATGACTCTATTAAGAACTTTGATTCTTGAATATGATATTGTTGAGATTCATTACAATGAACTTTTGAAGAATAAACCTTACTTGATCAGGGTTTTTAGCTATAATAGTAGTGACCCTACTGAACTCAGAGTGGACGAAAATCAAGTCAACAATCTATATCAAACTCTTAAAGAATACTATCTATTATGAAAATTCAAAACAAGAAAGAAATTGTTCTCAGTGTCCAAGATGTTCAAACTATTCTTTTTGATCATTTGACTAAAGAGCATAAGTTGAGCGGAGATTTTAATTTTGATTTTGTCGTTATCAATAAACCATATTCATGTGGAATGTATGATTCTTGTGATCGTCATGAATTTGATGGTGTGAAGATTGTGGTGACTCATGAATAGCCAAGAAACTCTGGAAAAAATGATATGAGTTCTAACGAACAAATTAATGTTGGGGAGGAATTGGTCACAAGACTACAAAATCTGAATAAGATGTTAGATGCTATTAAATCAGCACAGTTCGATGAGTTGAATCTTCCAGAAATAAATGAACAAAATAAATCTACTGTGAAATCTAAAAAGTCTCCTAAAAGGACAAAATAATGGGCTGGGAATACCGAATTAGCAAAGAAATACAAACACATAAGCATCTTCGCTATGATCCTAAGATAGTTTTTGGGATTAAAAAAGTATTTGTTGGCGAGAATGGGGATATTACTTATATTCGCTCTATGCCTGTATTTATGTGTGAAACTGTTGATGAGTTGAAAACTGAGATTCAGAATATGCTGGAGGGTTGTAATAAACCCATGATTGACTATCAAGGATTACAAGACAGAGTAAATGAACTGGAGAAAAAATGAAAAAAACTTGGCAACAAAAACAAAAAGAAAGTATTCAGTCTGGCTATGACCAAGCCAAACAATTAGCAGAAGAAGTATGGCTAGAGGGAGATCATGAAGGAACTCCTAATGATTTTTATTATTTCCAATGTGGATTTGCGGCGGGTTTGAACTATCAGCGACTACAAGCACTAAATAAATTGAGCCAACTTGATCAAGAACTAGGACTAGAATAACATAAAAATGTTAACCCTGTTCCCGTCGAATGTTTACGCTTAGTGCGTAGATCAACTAGGCTAATTGCCGACAGAGTAGGCGGGGCGGGGTTAACTATAGGAATATTACAAGTAGTATGAGAATCATTAACGAAAGACGATCTCAAATAGATGGCAATACCCTAATATCTTGTATATTAGAATATAATGGTAAATTGTTTAAGATTTCTGATTGTCCAACTAAATTATTTATATGGTCAGAATTGAATGGATGGTTATTTATAGATTATGGAGACACAAAAGAAACTACACAAAAAAGTATAGAACAATTTTTGTCGATAATGAAAGCATACACAAATGAAAACATTTGATATATCGAAAGATAATGATATTTATCTACAATCCCCAACTCTAAAAGAAGTATTAAGAGCTGGTGAGGATTTGTGTCATCACTTAAAAGTTTCTTATGATCCTTATAAAATTAAAGTAACTACTGATTATGGAACCAAAGTAGTAATTTACTACAAGGAAAATGACAACGACTAAAGATTTTCAAAAACAATTACTCTATCTTATCACTAAAATAGAAAAGATAGAAGATTTATGCAAAGAAGAGGCTGCTGAACCATTCGGGCCTTATCTTGATACTATAGAGTTTATGAAGGTGCTTGAGGGTAGTAAAAAATTAACATATTCAGAAGGATTAGAGGCGGGAATATCTCATATGGCAAGTAAAATATTAAGGATTCTTTATGAACGAAACTAATTTTGATATTAAACCAACAATAATAGTATTAGGAACAGTTATAGGGTTATTATTCTCTATTTTTGTTCTTAATCCTATCCACAAAAAGAAAGTACAAAAACTATCAGAACCACCACTGATAACTTGCAATCAATGTAAAGGCTCTGGAGAATATCCAACAGACGTTAATAAACTCATGATGGATGCTAGTTTGGCATTATTCATAAATCATCATCTTATGGTTGACAAGTGTGAAAAGTGTGTTAGACTACCCTATGGTGATGGTTACGATTATTGCGATATTGTTCAGAACAAATACAAGATTTTGCTTCAAGAATATGGTGCTGCTGGGCCGAAAATAGATATGGCGGCTTGTGAAAAATGTATGGGAATGGGCCAATTTACTACAGTGAAGAAAGATGGTTCGTATATGACTCAAAAGGAATACGATCAGGAACATAAATGATGACTATGTTTTATAGAGCGGTTTGCAAAATTTGTGGTAGTAATTGGAAAAGATGTCCTAAATGTCAGTTTGGAGCTTAGTAATTCGTGACTGGTTTAAATATTCAAGCCCCGTGGTCTACCCTTTTAATTAATGGTCAGAAAACGGTCGAAACCCGCTCCTATCGACTCCCCACAAGATTAGAGGGAGTTGAGTTGGCACTAATTGAAACTCCGGGGAAATCGGCTAAGTTTAAGAGTAGAATTATCGGAACCATAACTTTTAGTCATTGTTTTCAATATCAGAATAAAGGTCACTGGGCTTTTGATTATGAAAGACATTGTGTTCATATTACTAATGAGTATGGTTGGAAAGATGATAAGCCTAAGTTTGGATGGGTTGTAAAATCTGTCAATAAATTTGAAAATCCAGTTGACCCTCCAGTTAAACGTGGTATAATTTACGCTAAAGACTGCCTTTTGGAGAAATTTACATGAGATGGGTTTTTATTGTGGCTAGAAATTCAACTATCGAACAAGTGAAAGTATTTGACGATTATTTTCAGGGAGAGATTCATGCTAATGAGTATCTTAGGATAGGATTTGGGGTCAATGAAGTTGATTTTCCAGAATATCGTAAGGGAGAGTATTATCAAAGTGCTGATTCTGGAGTGAGCGTTGGTCTTTATAAGGACAATACCTAAAAATTCAAGTTGACTGCTGAGTATGACGATGTATAATGCAAGGGTATCGAAAGGTTATTTTAACAAACACAAACCGGAGTTTTATTATGAGCGTTTTTAAGATTAGTGTTTTGGTTGCTGCTTTTTTGAGCTTTGCTCTTAGTGTTGGTCTTTGGTTCAGTGGTATGCCAGAGGCTAAAGATAGTGGACTTTTTGTAGGTTTGTGGGTTCCTAGTATTCTTAGTCTTGGTAATCTATTCTCTTATAAGGGAGATTAATCATGGAAATGTTTATTTTTTTTGCAGGGCTAATAATTACTTTAATTGTTAGTTCCGGTTTAGCTATTAGTATTTTGTTTTTGGGCGACATGAATCCAGACTCTAGACAAAATCGTAGAGTTAACTATACGTTATCTGATTTGAAAGATAATGAAAAACTGAAAAAACTCATAGCAGAAGTAAAGGACTACAAAGAAAAAGTTCCTAGCTGATTTTTAAAGTTGGTTGTTGACAAACGCCGATACTGTAGTATACTAGGGCATACCTTGGAGAAAATCTAATGAGTCCAACAGTTCAACAAAAAGTTCAAAATTTGCTTGACAAGTATTTTATCGGTCAGAATAACTGTGAACTAGTTATTAAACAAGATGATCTAAATAGTTTTTTGCAGGAATATAATACTATTATTATCACTCGTACAGTGGAAGTTTGTGGTCTACATTAATAAATTGGAGAAAATATGACAATTCAACAGCTTCGTAATGATGGCTACAAGGTTAGGGTTCTTCATAATCGTCTTTATAACGGCTACTATAAGTGGCAAGTAGGTAGCAAGCCTAGTGGAGATCATGGTTATGGGCCTGTTGATCCAGATACTAAAGGTGGATCAACTCAAATTGTAATTGACAGTCCATCTGGTGATCATTACGAAGGGCTGGCTATTTGTAGCAAGAAAGAAAACTATAATAAAAAGCTGGGCGTTAGAATTGCTCTTGGACGATGCAATATTAAACAACCGCTCTATATTCCAACAGAGGTAGAAAATGACTAAAGAAGAAAAACTGGAAGAAATTAGGCGAATGTGCTTGGGTATTATGCAATGTTGGAGTCAAAAATCTAGTTATAATGATCCTTATGAGGATGGACGAATTGTTGGGCGTTCAACACTAGCAGAAACTATTCTGGAGATTATTAACAATGGCTAAGAGTTTTGAAGATTTGTTGAAGAAAACTTGTTCCAAAGACGTTATTATTGATGGATACAAAAAAACTATGGATTACTGGGCAGAATATATTGGCCTTTCTAAAAGTCAATACAATACAGTACCATACGGTTGGTCTATGACTAAACTTAAAAATAAGAAACCAAAAAGGCGTGACCCGTCACGAAGATGGTAATGAGAACATTTAAAGAAGAAATTAGAAAAGTTCTTGATGACGTTTCATGTGATGCTTGTGGGAAAAGTACCACTAACTATCCAGATGTTGGGCCAGATTATGCCACTCTTGAATCTTGTTGGGGATATGGCTCAAAGAATGATGGATCAAGATTTGAGGTTGATCTGTGCGAGTCGTGCTTCAATGATGTAATTGATTTACTGAAAGAAAAAAGAAAAAGTGTTTTAGGGCCGTTTAGTTATCCTTATGAAAACGATCCTTTGGATGGAGTATGAAAGATTCAATAACTCTTATTGGCGACGTTCATGGTAAATATAAACGCTACCATGAAATTATCAGAGAAAAAGATCGTCATCCATATACTATTCAATTAGGAGATTTTGGTTTTGATTATGGTACAGTATTTAATGTGGACGATGAAAAACACAAGATCATAGGAGGAAATCATGATCATTATGATAGGATTATTCATATTCCTCATTACTTGGGAGATTATGGTTTTACCACATTGAATGGAATATCCTTCTTTTTTTATCGTGGAGCCTATAGTATTGATCGTCAAGATCGAACTATTGGAATAAATTGGTGGCAGCAAGAACAGGTTACTATTGATCAATTCTTGAAGGCCAGAGAGCTTTATAGACAGATCAAGCCTGATATTGTTTTAACTCATGATTGTCCAGACGAAGTTAGTTTACAAATACTAGATTCCAACCAAAGAAAATATGAGAACCTAACAGGATGGGCTTTGCAAGAGCTATTTAATATTCATCAACCTAAGAAATGGCGATTTGGTCATTATCATAAGAGTTGGAATATGAATATAAGTGGTACGGATTTCAGATGTTTAAACGAATTGGAAACTGAACTATTGACAGTCTAGTATCGGGTAGTATAATTAAAATGTTGATGCCGAAAGGTTGGGGTCGCGGGTATCCTCAATAATCAACAGCCGTAGGTTTTGTTTGCAGAAAAGTTTTCGTAAATGACCAAAACCAATTCTGCTTTAATACAAAGGATTATATCATGTGGAATCATAGAATAATTAGACATATTGATGATGACAGTATTTATTATGCTATCCATGAAGTTTATTATGATGAAGATGGGAAAGTAAAAGGCTGGACAGAAGAACCTATTAGAATTATGGAAGAAGGCTTAGAAGATCTTAAAGTTACCCTACAAAGACTAATAGAATCTTTTGATAATCCTGTTCTTGATGAGGAAACCAAGGAGGCCATTCTGTGACAGAAAATGAGCGGTTTGTTATATTTTGGCTATACAATACGGTTGCTAAAAAGATGCCAAGTAATCCTTATGGCTCTGACGACATTATACTTAATGGGATTAATGTAACAGAAACAGTTAGAAAACTATTGCAGGATAGATTATTTGTATGAACGACAAAGAAAAAACTAGCATACTTGAAATTATGAAATTGTGTAACCAAAAGATCAAAGCACAAAAAGATCATGAGGCTAGTGCTGGATATGGTGAAGATTATAATGATGGTAGAATTGTCGGTGGTGCTGCATTAGCACGACGAATATTAAATATCCTAAAAGAATTTCAATTTTAATCATGAGTACATTACCAGATAGTAAAATTCCTTGGTGGGATAATCATTATGAAGATACTTATAGTGAAGAAGTAGAAGATGGATATCCTTATGATATTGGAACTAAAGTACAGGAATAAATTATGTGGCTAAGACCAAAATCAAGAGTTCATCATTGGAATTGTTCTAGGTTCGCGGATTTTATTCGCGGAGAGAAGAAACCCTTTGCTTTAGAGTGGGGCAAATGGGACGAATGGAATAAAAAACAAAAAAAGAAAAGACCAGTAAGATATTGGCTGGCAGAAGAAGTATTACCTAAACTACAGGATTTGATCATGTTTCCTGTGGACGTTTACACTGAGATTAGATACTATATCAACAATCGTTGGATAACTAAAACACACTATCTAAAAACTAGACTAAAGCCAGGACATTACTATGAGCTTGATTATAGAATTCTTCATGGGTTATTTAATGAGCTTGTGGATTTTGTAGAGATTGAATATGCACACCTAGCAAAATGGTCTCTTAAAAAAGGTACTAAAAAATACAAGTTCAAACATGGTCGATCAATTGAAGCAGGATTAGCTTATCTAAAGTGGGCTTGTTCTTTAAAGTATACCAAAGATTGGGGAGTAGATAAAAAAGACCCAAAGTACGGAAAACCAACCCACCAAGCCATCTCTGCACAAAAGATTAAAGAACTTTATCTCTGGTGGAAAGATCGTCCTAATCGACCAGAACCAATGACTGTTGCTGGATTAAACTGGGATCAGAATAAAGAAGACAACTTGATGGGTGGAAAGATATCTAAAAAAGAACTACTGGAATTTAAAAAGCTTGAAAAGATTGAAGCAGACTACGAAAAAGAAGATACAAAAATGCTCATTGAACTAATTAAAATCCGTAAGGAGTTGTGGTCATGAGAACAGTTAGTTTAGAACACGATCTTATCAAATCGGATTATATTACAGACAAATGTGTTAACAGCGAATCTTACAGCCAAAATTTATATTCCGCCATGTGCAATAATTTATTCTACAAGAATGATGAAGAATGGAGTTGTTCTTGGAGATATGCTGGGGGTGTTATTGCAGATATAAGAAATAAGGGAGAGAGTTATATTGATTGGTATTGTTCTGGAATAGGTAATCATCATGATGGATATGTTGGGGAGAGTTTTGTTACTGATGAAATTCGATCAGACTTACTACAGCTAGGATGGACTATCAAAGAATATCCTCAGAGCGAACAGGTTGATGCTATCTAGGGAGTTCCTATTAAAAAGAGGGTACTGCTGCCCCTTGGATGCTTTAACTGCCCTTATAACGAGCAACCAGAGGGCTTGACAAAGGAACCAGAGGACGTTAAACTAGAAGTGAAAGACGAATCATCTACTAAAAAGGAAAAGCAATGAACGAGTCAGTAAATCAAGCTATTTGTGATTTCTATAATAGTGTTTGGAATTATATGAAAGCTGAATATAAGCCAAAGTGGGCCAGACTTTATAATGCTGAAGATACTTTGGATGAAATGATTCAGATTACTGGACAGTATTATCTTGGCGGGAACAATGTTGTAGATACCGCCGGAGATATTGTGACTCTTCTTAAAAAGAGACATAAGTGACCTACTCTGATTTTAAAAACAAAATTGATCATGATCTTAAAAAGTATGGTTTAAGGTATGGTCAAACAGTTATGAATTCCTTATCAGAAGTTTGGCCCGATAAGCATAGAGAATTAATCTCAACAGACTTAGATTGTTTTTATAACGATAACAAAACCGATACAACACTAAGCTATCTAGAAAAAGCATGGAATCATGAAACAGTTAGATAAAAAAGATCCATTTTTTGATATAGATACTTATATCAATCGTCTGGAAAAAACAATAGAACAGCAAAAATATACAATAGAGTCTCTTAAAAATGAGATTAGAACCCAAAGAAAAGAAATAGGTTCTTTGCGAGAAGAACGCAGATCGCTATTAGATCAAGACAAGCCGCCGATGTTCGACCACAACCTATGGATAGAAAATGGAGATAATAATGAAAGATAAGACAGAAGTTTTTGCTATTGGTACTGACGTTAAACTGGCTGAAGATGTATTCGGCAAGGTAACAGGGATTAATATTCGTGGAAATAATTCGATCAGCTATGAAATTGGCTGGTGGAATGGACGAAGTTATGACTGCAAGAGTTTTGCTGACTATGAAATTGAAAGCACTCTATCTACAACAAAGCAAAGAATTGGTTTTGCTTGAAGTCTTGACAAGAGAAAACCGATAAGATAGAATGAGGAACTGGATGGATTGGGATTTTACTTGGTTAATCGAACTAACTTTAGTGATTATTGTATTTTTTGTTTTTGGTTATTTTTTAGGGGTTAACTGGTGAACTCTACAGCTACTAATTTTCATGACCATATTAACATATGGTTAGATGCTCTTGAAGTAAAAGCTAAAAAACAGACCTATGGAGATGAACAAGCTGTTTATTATTTCTTCAAAGAGAATAAGAAATACTACAAGATTACTCAAGTTTGGGAAGGTGTTGAGACTATTCATGCTTTCGTAGATAAAAACACCGGAGATGTTTATAAGCCAGCAAGCTATAAAGCTCCATATAAAGATGCTAGATACAATCTATTTCATGACCACAAAAAACTTATTGATGAGTGTGATTGGGCAGGAAGTTATTTATACAAGAGGATGGGATGACTAATAAAGACCAAATTAAAAAAGCATTAGAAACAATAGGCACAGAAAAAGCATTACAGTGTTTGATTGAAAGCATTGACGAGAGTACAGAATGGAACAAGGCTCCAATCTGGAAATTTAAGCTTATTGAAAATCTAGAAGATGCCTACAATTCATATATGGATCAATTTAGTAAGGAGACTACTAATGCGTCTTGATTTGGCTATGGGATTAAAGGTTGGAGACAAGATTGTTAATGTGTTTATGGATGAGCTTGTTATATCAGCAATAGACCATAGTTATGATCCAAAACCACCAGTATTTATAGCATTAGATACTATGCTACAAAAACATTATTATTGGTTTGATGATATTTATTATCCAGACTTGTCTGATATTTGCGATGAAGAGAAAAGTTTTGTTCTTTGGGCAAAAGATAATAGACAACTTGTTGGAGAAAATTCTCGTCTACTTAAAACTGTTTATATGCAGGGATTCTCTATGGGATTTGATCATAAGAGAACAATTTCCCATGAAGAGGCTATGCAAAAATGAGCGAGGCATATGATCCTAACTGGAATCCAGACGATTACGATATGACACTCAAGTATGAGCCTATGAATTTGTCTAAAGTCAGCAGTATCCTGTCACAATATAAAGGACAGCAGGTTTTAGATTACATCATTGAGCTATATAAGTTAATTGAATATCAAAAGAAAAGAATATTTGAGCAAGAAAAAGAGATCATTGCTTTGCGACATGAAAAAGCATGGAAGCATTATGATAAACCTATAGAAAATTACGATCCAACCACAAGAAAGTATGTTGACAAACCACCCAAGTCTGGTAACATGAGTTGTTAATATGATGATCTCCGAAATCAAAAAATGGGCTAAAACACAGGGTTATGAAGTAATTAAAGACAAGGAAGATGGTCTTTATTATTGGGCTAAGTTAGATGCTGGGCCGGATGCTAGTGGAGTAGCAAAAAGTGTTAGCAAAGTAGCTACCGCTATTTTTAATCATATGACAGAAGATAAATGGGTTGAACATCAAACCAAGTTTAAAGAAGAAAAAGCCGATGTTAAATTTACAGTGAGCGATTATTAATGTATATTTTGCAATTAAATCCTCCTATCAATGTTTTTACTCCAAAAGGAGAAGGTTTTGCTAGATTGGTTATAGATTATGGGCCAGACATTAATACTATTTGGGTAGTAGATTTGTTCTCAACAAGAGAGTGTATTCATGTAGATAGTCATGAGATATACTTTGGTGCTAATCCTATGTGGAATTTACAGGAGCCAAATATTCCTTCAGAAAGAACAGTACCGTGAGCAATTACCTAAATATAGACATTCCTCCATTTTGGTGTTTTCTTGATACGGGCTTTCTAAACGATGAACTCCCTAATGTCAAAAATGAAAGAATAGTGGTTGAAGTTTTTAGCTTCACCAGCATCCCACAAAGATGTGGTATGTTTTCTATTATGACAGAATATGGAAGTCAACACGCCAGAGTTCCAATTCATTATCTAAGAGGTAATGATGAGGGAGGTAGCGAATATCCATTGGACTGGATACAACTGTGGGATAGTATGAGCTACTATGTGTCGTGCAATATTAATGAATATACAAAAAACAGAGCAGCTAAAATAATGCTAAAGGATCATTCATTACATAGATCCAAATATTTGTTTACTTTAGATTGGTGTTTTGGCCCACAGTACAAATCTGGTTATGGTGAAATGGCTGCTGGTCATAAATGTGGTCATGTATTCTTAGGTGAAGGTGGACAATTTTTTATACAACCAAACAATAGGGTACTGTGGATGGATGGAGGAAGTTTTATCAGTAGAACATTTGACAAGAAACCAGATTGGAAAGTTTTTAGCAAAGAATTTAGTTGTGAGCATACTGGTAGTAGGTGGGTAAGCAAATCAGAAGAAGAAGAATACTTTTATGAATTTAAAGAGGCAAAAGAATAATGTATGTCAAATTTGTGTCTAAATCAGACGAATGGTTTGATGCTGGAACAGAAGTTTTTGATGCTACAATATGTGATTGGGGCAGAATTACCAAAAGAATGACTCTTGATAGCTATCATAATACTTGGCTAAAAGCAGGACATATACTTGGTAGAGGTTTAAGAAATGGTTTTTGGGATGAAGAACTTTGTCCATTAGAAGAGTTTGAAATATTATATACGGAGGATCAAATATGAGTGTAAAACTAATTAGTGTAACTCCAGACGCAGAAAAACTAATGAGCTATTGTGCGAGGGTCAGTAACCCGAAAAATCAGGATTCAGATAATTACGCAAAACTATTAGCTTACTGTATTAAAAATAAACATTGGTCGATATTTGAAATGGCGAGTATGGGTCTTGAGGTGAATACCACAAGAGGAATAGCGGCTCAAATTCTTAGACATAGAAGCTTTAATTTTCAAGAGTTTTCTCAGAGATATGCAGACACGACACTATTAGCAGAAGAAATTCCATTATTTGAATTACGCAGACAAGACGATAAAAATCGTCAAAATAGTATAGATGATATTCCAGATGAAGTTAGGGCTAAATGGGGTATGAGAATTAGAGAACATTTTGCTAAGGCTAAATCTATTTACGATGGAATGATAGCTGATGGAATAGCTAAAGAGTGTGCTAGATTTATTCTACCATTGGCAACTCCTACTCGTTTATATATTCATGGAAATATCAGATCATGGATTCACTACATAGAATTACGATCTTCTAATGGGACTCAAAAAGAACATATGCTTATTGCAGAAGAAGCAAAAAGAATTTTTTCAGAACAATTTCCTACTGTATCGGAGGCATTAGGATGGTAAAGAAAGAGCTTATTGTTACCGGACAATTACAAGACTCAGACGGACAAAAACTTATTCTTCATGGTTCTTTTTTTGAATCTTCAAGAGAAGCAGCGATACAAAAATTTCATGAATATTTTGAACCAGATCTCAAAGTAATGAAAATCTATTCTGTTGTTAATGAACAAGGACAATTAGTATAAACAATGGAAACTAAATCTAATTTAACAATTAAAATAGTTAGAGAATTGCTTGATCATGGATTCTCTGTTTTGCTATACAATCAAGAAGAATTAGAGGGAGCTTGTGGTGGATGGTGTTCTATAGAGGATAATGAAAAAGAATTCGCGGTAGCCATGAAGCATCACATGGGTTTTGAAATACTTATTCATGAATACTGTCATTTCCTTCAATGGAAAACTGATCGTAAATTGTGGGATAGAAGTATGGAAACATATGATATTCTTTTTGATTGGATTAGTTATCCTTCTTTGGTTGCTAGTGCTTTTATTAAAGACTACAAAGTCACTACAGAAGAACTAGACAAAAGTCTACACGATATTTTAGAGATAGAACATGATTGTGAAAAAAGAGTTTTAAAACTGGTCAAAAATTGTCCTATCGAAGATTTTGACACAGATAAATATATACGAGCAACTAATGCGTATTTATGGAGTTATCATCTCAATAGAGAATTAAGACTACGACCAAAACGTCCAATATACTCACAAAGAGTATTAGAACATATGCCTAATACTTTTAATCCCGATCTATCTTTTTATCTAGATCGTCATAATCTTACTGATCCTATTCGACAAGCATTGCTGGTTGAATACGAATAATTCTCAAGTCTGGCTTGACAACTTGACGATACTAGGATATAATTCCGGCACAGGAGACACTATGAATAAACTTGGACTTTGCTGCATATCCCTCAAGTTGAAAGAACAGGGATTTGGTCATCAGACTATGACCTTTAAACGATTCAGTTCTTTGCCGCGAGAAGAAGCACTAGAGATTCTTGGTGATAGAATCAAAAACAATCTAGAAGTAACCAATAAAACAATTCAATTTTGTGCAGAAAACAATTATGTTTATCGTGTTAGTAGCGACATTTTTCCTCTTATTACTTACGATGAGGCTAATGTGAGTCTTGAAGATTTGCCTAATTATGACGAAATACAAGATGCGTTTGACAATCTTTCAGAAACTATTTCCTCTACTAGCGTTCGTGTTTCTGCTCATCCAAGTGAATTTAACAGTCTGGCTAGTCTCAACGAAAAAGTTATCGAAAAAACCATTACAGAACTCAATTTCTACAGCAGTTTCTTTGACAGAATTGGACTTCCAGCAGATCGTAGATCTCCAATGAATTTCCATATTCATAATAATAATGGAACCAGAGAAGAAATTGCTCACAGGTTCTACAACAACTTTAAGAAACTGGACAATAACTGTCAGGCTCGCATCACAATCGAAAACGATGACAAACTTAACTGCTGGAGTGTGAAAGAATTAGTAGATATCTTCCATCCGATTACTCGTATTCCAATATGTTTCGACTATTTACATCATAAGTGCCACCCAAATGGTCTTACAGAACGTGAGGCTATTAATATGTGTTGGGATACTTGGCAAACTAGACCGCTTTTTCATTATAGTGAAAGTAGAGAAGGAAATAATCCAAGAGCGCACGCAGATTATCCAGAAAATACTTTTGATAATTATGGTCTTGAGTTTGATATTGATCTAGAACTAAAAGCAAAAGACTTGGCTCTTGCAAAATATGATTCGTTACTAAACTGTGTTTCTTAAATATAAGGAGATAATTATGGCTCAAATCGGTGCAATTTCAATTAGTCCCAATGTCAATACTCAAGCAATCATTAACTTGCTGAAGGAAGATAAGAAGATTACTATTGGTCAGGAACAAACTGCTCCCGATGGCTCTCGCTATATCCCCATAGAGAAGAACTAAAATGTCGGCTAACCTTATTCTTATTACTGGTATAATATATCTTTATATAGCCATTGAACAAGGTTATCTACATAGTAACTATGGTATGTTTATAGCCTATCTTGGTTATGCAGCAGCTAATGTTGGACTGTATATGTTAGCTTCAAAATAAAGAGGTACTTATGAAAGAACCTAAAAGAATCAAACTTAATCCAGAAACTCCAACACCAAAAGAGGTTACTAAACACAGACTACCCCCATTAAATAAAACTGAATGGGATGCTTATGGTCAAGATAATGATGATACTTATACTCCTATAGATTTGGATAAAATAAATAGACTATTGGATGAAAGTAATGAAAATAATTCACAAGACCATTAAGAAAGCCTACGAAAATTGGGAACCGAATCCTCTTGTTCGTTGTTATCATTATTGTGCTGCTTTTGATGGTAACAAGATGATAGAATTTGCTCAGAACAATCCTGTTAAAATGAGTACCAAAGCATTTAGGATTGGCAAAAGATTTAATATCCCCAAATATTTGGAGTATCCTTATGTACATAGTGAATCTCATCTTATTTCTAAATTACTTGATCGCTATAACTCCATTGATCCTAATTGGAGCGTATGTGTCTTACGAATTAACAGACAGGGATTGATCCTTGGAAGCAAGCCATGTGTTAATTGCTCTAAGCTATTAAATGCTGTGGGATTAAATAATATCTATTATAGTGATGATGATGGAAACTTTGTTTGTCCTACTAAAACCATCAAGATTGAACACATGGTAGACATTCCTTATGTTTGAACCAGAGTGGATGGAATATTTTGAGAGAGAAGCTCCGTTTTCATATTACTGTATTATTTTTTTAGGGTACTTAATTAAGATATTGTTTTATTTTTCGTATGTTATACTCTTGATATTTTTATTTGTTCCTCTTTTCATGATATATTCTGGCACAAAAGCTATTAAAATCAAACTAGTAGAAGATAAAAAACATAAAAAACTACGCAAAGAAAAAGAGAAACAAGAACAGCTTCATCAGAATCTATATTTAGACCATCTAGACAGAAATATAAAAAAGAAAAAGAAACACAAATAGTTTCTAAAGTCTGCCTGTTGACAACTCCGATACTTGTGGTATAAAACATGAGTTGTTGCCGCGTCATTTTGGAGAAACTATGAATTGCATTTATTGCAAAAATTGTGTTGGTGTTGAAAGATATGAGTTTCTTGTAGAAACTAATAGAAATATTGTATGTAAGGAATGTTCAGCAGAACAAAAAGCTGTTGGATATATGGATTGGGGACATAAGACCGCACCAAGCCTGGTTATGGTTCCAAGCAATGCTAAAGAGACTATTAGGATTTTGAACAGAGCAAACAGGAGAGCTAGATGACTAATGAATTTGAGCTTGAGGGACTATTGTTTAAGCAGGTTGAGAAACCTAAAAATCATTTGATGACTAAAGTTATTAATGTATTCCATGACTATTATCGAATTAATGTTTATACTCAGATTGAAGAAGAGGGATTGTTGAAGCGAAAGATTTCTCAAAGCTATATGACAACTTTCAGAAACAATGTTTTGACTATTATTCCAGATCCAGACAAAAGACCAGACGATCTTAAAAAGAAGTGGTGAATTATGCCAATAGCAACTTTAAAATTTAAACTACCAGAAGAACAGTACGAGTTTGATACGGCTGTTAAAGCCAATGATGCTAAAAGAATGTTGTGGGATTTTTCTCAACAATTACGGTCTTGGCAGAAATATAGCAATGATTTTACCGATGCGGGTGATGCTCTTGACAAGATTAGATCAGAATTTCACAGATTAGTTAATGAATATAATATCAACATAGACTAAGGAGATTATTATGCCACTTTTTGAAGTTAATACCGTTTCTTTGTTTCGACATAAGTATGTGATTGAAGCTAAGAATCTTGAACACGCTTATGATACTGTATTGATTGATAAGCCAGAAGAGCTGACTCAAAAACATCTTGAAGAAACTATTCTTGATGGTCGAAAGATTGACAGAAAAGAATTTGAAAGACTTTGTGATGAATCTCTTAACGATAGTACAGAATTAAGTAACGCTCATCTTGGAACACGAATTATACACAAGGTAGATTACAATGAGTCCTGAACTAACAGCTAAATTAATCTCAGCCTATCCTGAACAGTTTAAAAATCTTACATGGATAGAATGTGGGGATGGTTGGTTTAATATCCTATCCAAGCTATGTTATATTGTAGATAATCGTCTTCATTACAAGCAAAAGACTAATGAGCCTCTAGATTTTTTCTGTTGGAGTCAAATTAAGGAAAAGTTTGGTGGGCTAAGAGCCTATGCTTATGGCGCTGATGATTTTATCAAAGGAGCAATAGATATGGCAGAAAGTATGAGTTATACAACTTGTGAAGTTACTGGAGAAAAAGGAAAGCTTCGTAAACAAAGAAGAGACAATGAAGGAGAGCCGGTTATGGCATGGATAAAAACTCTTTGTGATAGTGAAGCAGAAAAAGAAGGCTATATTATCTAAATTAGTGACTAAATCAAAAAATCGAGAATACTCTAAAGATTCCCTCTTGACAGTGCCGATAAGTGAGATATACTTAGGGTGTAACGTCAACAAACACAGGAGAAAAGAAAATGGGTAAGGGTCAAAAAACTTGTGAAAAATGTGGAGCTACCACAGGCCCGCGAGCTTATATGTGTCCTAAGTGCAATGCTCCGTTCGTTTTTAAGGCAAAGAGCAAAGAAGCAAAGAACACAAAGATTATTCGTGACTTTAATTGGAAGGAACTGATTAAAGGAGATAGAATTAGAGTTGGTGGAGGCCCATACTTTGTGAGGGGTGCTGAGTTCATCCCGATGGGTTATAGGGGTCGTTTTGTTGTGGAAGGGATTGACCAGCATGGAATTAAAGCATGGGGTCTGGACAAGCACCAAGGCTTCTGTCACATTTATATGGGGCCAGATATTCAGAACAAAGAGACTCATGTTTGGAAAATTAAGCATAAGCTTATGAAACTTAAACCAAAGGTGGAGGCGTAATGTCTCTTACTCAAGAACAAAAAGATCAAATCAATATTCTGCTTGACAATAGAGATAAGATAGTAAACAGTCTCTATCATATTGAGCGTATTTTAAAGACTTATTTTCCAGAAGAATTTGAACGAGCTATCCAATTCTATCTGCCTCAAATTACCACTGCTCTTTATGAGGATAAAAAGTGGCTAAGTAGAGGGGAGTATAGTTTGCAGAACACTATTGACAATCTGTTGGAGCGGTGTAAAATTAACGAGAGTGGCAAGGGTACTACAAAATATCTTTAATTGGAAGAAACGATGGAAAGCTATAGTATTATTGACTTGGAAGGTTATGCCAAAGCTATGAGAGAGGGTGCTGCATCCTCTTTTGAAAAAGACTATACAGAAAATTTGGATGAATTTATCTCTATTGGTCAGGTAATTAACTTGATCAAAAAAAATAACCTTGGACTTGACGAAGAAGGTAATTATCTTATCAACGAACAGATTTTTGATGATGTATTCAATGATATTAGAGATTGGCTTTATGGAGTTGGTCTAGCTAAACTTGCTTCAAAAGGATTCGTAGAATGTGCTTGGGATAACGAGTCTAACGACATGGTTTTTTGGTTGGCAAATAAAGACAAGACAAGTATTTCTGCAAAACCCTCAAAGGACAATGATGAGTAACTATTTGAATATTAGGAACGTCAATCTTTTTACTAAAAGCATTAGAAAAAACGTAGTAATGGTTTTTCCCAGATCATACCATCATCAGGTAGACAACTTGATTTCATTAGCTCAAGCAGAAAACTTGGTTAGAAAATATATTGAACCAGGATATAATGATGAGTTCATAATTTCTGAATGTAACTATGATCATCTTTGTGCCGAGATTAAAAAATGGATTTACAACTCAAGCCTGAGCCAAGTAGCCTCGTCTGGAAAAATAGAGTGTGCATGGGACGATGACTCTAATGAGATGATTTTTTGGCATCCTGAATCAAACGAAACATTCAACACTATTAAATAATATGTCAAAAGAAGAAATACAACAACTAAAAGATCAAATTCATGACTTGAAAGAATATTTATATTCTGACTTGTGTAAGGCTTGTGGAGATGCAGCATTAGCTCTAGATAAAATTAGTCAAAGATTAAATCAACTAGAGTCTCAACAAAATTCCTAAAGGTCTTGACAGTGGTTGGTCGATATGATACAATAACTCAACACGGGGCGGAAGGTAAGCCGGTTGCATCCGACACTCTTATAAGGTGTTCATAGGTTGGTTCGACTCCAACTCGCCCTACTTTAAACAGGAAGGATTCTGATGAGACTTCAACCATTAACGGCTATTTTTGCAGGATTATTCCTAACTTCACTAGGATTTAACTTCCTACTTTATTCAGATATTCAAAGACTAAAAAAGTTGTCAAACAAGCCAGCAAGGATTATTATAGAAAGAACTCCAGAAATTCATATCAAACCAAAGTTTTGGGGGTATACTAAAGAACGGGCGATTCCTGGTATCGACAGGTAAAAAGAAATATAAATTGCATTGACTGGTTGATCGACCGGCCAGTATAAAAGTCGATTAAAAATGTTAATTGGCGAAGTTTCAACTCTCGCTCTCGCTGCCTAATTAATTAGGTAATGAGTGGGGCGGCATGAGCCTTATTACCAAATCATGCTGACTCCGATATTCGGATATGGTAGTCCTACCAGACATAAATAGGAATGATGATTGTACTCAATCTGACTCAGATAATTCTGATAGCTTTGTTATTTGTGTGATAACAAGTAACTAACAATGTAGAAGTTTATATAGACGTTTATACTGGACGGGGTTCGATTCCCCAATCGTCCACTTAATATTATGAGAAAAATTTGTACTTACTGTGGAAAACGTAAAAACTTAGCAAGTTTTCCCAAACACACTATGTACAAAGATAATCTTGATAGCAGATGTCGCAAGTGTGTTAAAAAACATTCTAAGATTAGAGTTAAGCTACATAAAAAAGCGCCACCAAAACCAGAAGTATGTGAGTGCTGTAAAAAGGTTCCCTACAAATGGGCCTTAGATCATGATCATGATGATAATAGTTTTAGGGGCTGGCTCTGTGAACCTTGCAATACTGGCATAGGCAAACTGGGTGATGATTTTCAGAGCATCGTTAACGCTATGAATTATTTTCTTTCAAGACAAAAACGATATGAAAAATAAGATTAAAGAACACCTAGCAGAAAACAATATGACATACTGGCAACATTTTAGGTTTGCTGTATTTTTTGGATGCTTATCTTTATTGGCTGGATTTTGTTTGATAATTCATGCGTTTTTTCCATGTTGGTTTCAAACTTCTGGCAGCGATTTGGTTCAGTCTATGGCGATAGTATTTAAGAAACGAAACCGATTAGATGATACTTGACAAAGGGACTACCGTATGGTAGAATTGGGACAACACAGGAGAAAATAAAAATGTCGTTTGAGCATCTTAATGGTTTTGTTCGTGATTTGAAGTCAACTAGCAGCACACTTGATAAAGTTGGCATTATTGAGGATTATACTTCCTCTAATGAGAGTGGAGCAAATTTTCTTAAAAAGATTCTGCTCTATACTTATCATCCTCTTTGGCAGTACAATGTAACTAGTGATAATCTTAAAAAGAAAAGTCATCTGCGTGGTAAAGTATACAAGTCTATATTTGATCTGTTGGATGCTTTGAAGAATAGAGAAATCACAGGTCATGATGCTATTGGAGCAGTTAATAGCTTTATTGACAACCAAAGAGAATACGAAGAACTCGTTCATTGCATCATTGACAAGGATTTGAAAACCCGTGCTGGAGATAAGCTGATTAATAAGGCTATTCCAGATCATATCCCAACATTTAGTGTTGCTCTAGCGGACAAGTATGTTCCTAAAATCGTAGACTGGAAGGATGGATGGTATGTTAGCAGGAAGATCGACGGTGCTAGATGTATTGCTATTGTTGATAGTAATGGCAATACTACCTTTTATTCCCGCACGGGAAAAATCTTTGATACTCTTGATATTGTTAGCGGTGGGATTAAAGCTTTGGGACTTACTAATGTAGTTCTTGATGGAGAGCTTTGTCTGGTTGATGAAGAGGGTAACGAGGATTTTCAAGGAGTAATGAAGGAACTTCGCAAGAAGGATCATACTATTCCCAATCCTTCCTATAAAATTTTTGATATGATTACTCATGATGAGTTTTATAGCCAGAAGGGAGAGAAAAATCGACCATTTAGTATCAGGCTCAAGAATCTTACAGAGATTATGAAGAAGAACGAATGTCCATGCTTGACACTTCTGGAGCAATCCTTGATTAAGGATGAAAACCATTTCCAAGAATTTGTCAAAGAATCTACTGAGAATGGCTGGGAGGGGCTTATGCTTCGATCAGATGCTCCATATAAAGGAAAGCGATCCAAAGACCTACTCAAATATAAGTCATTCTTTGATGATGAATATGAGGTTCTAGATACTGAAATGGGGCCATTCCGTTATGTTAAGGATGGTGCAGAATGTGAGGAAACTATGTTGAGTTGTGTTATGATTCAGCATAAGGGACATACTGTACGAGTTGGGTCTGGTTTTAGTATCGAACAAAGACAAGAGTTTTATAAGAACCCTAAGAAGATTCTTGGCAAGATTATTTTGGTACAATATTTTGAGGAGACAGAGAACGAAAAAGGCGGTATCTCTTTGAGGTTTCCTACATTTAAATACCTATATGGAGATTCTAGAGATACCTAATCTTCTTCAAAAAACTGGGAACAATTTGGGACATTTGGTGTAACTATGAGTAGGAGAAAACCAAATGAAAAAGAATAAAATCTGCTCTTCTTGTAAAGTAGAACATAATGAATGGAAAAAAGGAACATGGTGCAAAAATTGCAATAAAAAATGTCAGCAAGAATGGTACAAAAAGAATAAAGCCAATGTATTAGATAGGGTTACTAATAATTACATTCAAAATAAAGACTCTAAGCTAGAATATGCTAAAAAATATAGAGAAGAAAATAAGGACAAGGTACAAGAATATTTTGACAAGCATAAAAAAAAGATATATCAACAAAGAGCAAAAAGAGAGAAAGCAAGAAGAAAACAGGACGTGTCTTTTAAAATAGCCTATAATTTAAGGACTAGATTAAGAACAGCCATCAAGAATAATAAAAAAACGACAACGACCTTAGATTATTTAGGATGCACAATAAGTGAGTTAAAAATTCATCTAGAAACTAAATTCACAATTGGAATGAGTTGGGACAATTATGGAAAATGGCATATAGATCATATATTACCATGTTCATCATTTGATATGTCCAAAGAGTCAGAACAAAAAAAATGTTTTCACTATACAAATTTACAACCATTGTGGGCAATAGACAACATCAAGAAAAGTAATAAGATTCTTCATGGAGAAGAAAGAGACATATAGAATTATGCCACCAGCATGGAAAGAGCTAGGTTTTAGAAGTTATGATGCCTATATAAAATCTAGACTATGGTGGAATATTAGGCAATTAGTCTTAGAAAGAGATGGTAAATGTTGTCAAGTATGTGGCACTCCTTCTAAAACAGTTCATCATATTGATTACACAAAAATTATCATGCTGGGTCAGGGAGATCAGCATGAATTAATTACATTGTGTGAACCATGCCATAATTTTGTTGAGCAAGACAAGCATATTGGTAAAAAGAAAAGCTTGTTAAATAAATTATTTTGTCAAAATAGCAAAAATACTTTAGATGAATGGCAAATTTGGGCTCAAGCATTTAATAGTGATATTCAATATAATTCAGAAAGACTATTTGAGCATAACCATATCAAGAGAAAGAAACATAAGAATAAAAACAAAAAGAAACCTATCTCTACTAATGCTAATAAACCAGAAGTAATAAATACAACATCGAAAAAAGAAGAATCGTCTTTAGATGTTATAAAAAATGAAATTGATAACTATATAAAGCAACATAAAAAGAAAAAAAAGCCTAAAGCTGTTGACAATAAAGATATTAGCAATTATTTTAAAAACAAAGATCAATCATGGATTAATTCTAAAGTAAAATACTATAATAATCTTAGTGAAGATGAAATTAAAAAACAACTACGTCAAGCTTTTCCATATTTTATAAATCTTCTATTGAATCATCCTAATGCTAGTGAAAAACTTAAAAGTTGCATAAGGCCACATTTCCAAAAAAATAAACCGAAAGAAACTTTTCAACAAAAAAGAATAAGACTAGAAGAACAATACCAAAAACAAAAAGCTAAAAAGAAAACTAAGCTATCTGGTAAACTGCCAGCATGGACTACTAATCATAAAACCATTATACCTAAACAAGAAAATCCATTGATGAAATATGTGAAGGAAGTAAAGGATAAAACCGATTGACCAATTTCCAGTAATGGTGTATTTAATTATCTCGCCTTACTGGAGACATTAAATGATCAAAGTTGTTCTTCGCTCTCTGATATATCCGTGGTTTATTCTATTCGTAGGATTTTCTATAGGTTTTATTTGTAATTCAGAATGGTTTGGCTACAAATATGTTCTTGTAGAAAGATCAGTACGAAATATATTTTTTCCAATAAAGTATGATGAAAGGATAGAAGAATGGGTTAAATCTAATGGACGATTAAGATTATGGGCAAGCCTAGACTGTCCAAAAGATTTTGAAATTATTCATGAGTTTGTAAAAGGAGAAGAGCATTATTGGGCTGTTTATAAGATCAAAGACAAAAACGGAAAAGAAATTAAAGATATTGGCAGTGTTAGAGTGAAATGGAAAACATGGGAATACTACTATAAATTAGATGAGATTTTAGATAAGTCTGGCGTTACGAAATTGGATTGATTCAAGAAACGGGGCTTGACAAGACGATAGGACTAGTGTAGAATGTGAGCATACACTTTGGAACCAACCTTTGAGGACATTATGACAGAGATTGTTGTTGAGAAAAAGCCGATTGTTATGAGTACCAGCAAGGCCGATGAGTTTTTCAAGAATTTTCCGAAGGATAAGGTAGTTGCCTATAAAGACTATTGGGAGAGTGTTCGCCCCAAGACTGACGAAGATATTTTCCGTCGCTATCTCTTTGCCTATTGTTCAGTGCATACCACTTGGCAGGGTAATGTCAAGGGATACAATGCTATCAAGAATTTTAGCGAATGGGTAGATAGTAAAGAAATTCTTTTGACAAAACTCCACAAGAGTGGTGTTGGGTTGCACAATAATCGCACCGCTTATATCTGGGATTTTAGCACCAAGTTTTGGGCTAATCCTAAAGATTTTTATCTGACCACAAAGAAGTATCATGTTAAGAAACGTGATAGTATCCTCAATAAGATTAGCGGAATTGGTCTGGCTAAGATTAGCTTTGCTCTTGAGATGATTCATCCTAATGAGGCTAGGGTACTCTGCGGAGATATTCATCAACTGAGGCTTTACGATGTTGAGGCTCTGAAGTATAATAAGAGCAAGATTGGTTCACAAATCTATAAGAAGATGGAGCGGCATTGGATGGTTAACTGTGGTAAATTGAAAGTCCCATCCTATGTAGCAAGGTCGATCTATTGGGATGATCTTCAAAAGAAAGAAGATAGTCGCTACTGGAGTTATGTACTAGAATCATGAGTCCAATGAGATTTCCTAGAGTTGCTATTATGAGAGATAATGAGATAATAGAGTATGGTTATCTGAATAAAGACATGCCTCAAGGAGATGGTTCTTATTTGTATGAAATTTATGGGGATTCATCAACACTATATATTGTAAAAGAGAACGAATTTTTGTATGTAGGAGAAAATGATGAGCCAAAATGGTAAAGGGTCTAAAAGAAGAGTCAGTCTAGTTTCTCAAGATACTTGGGACAAAAACTACGAAAGAATTTTTAGAAAGAAGAAACATGGGAAGCGTAACCAATCTAAAAGAAAATAAGACACTATTCATTCCGTGTTCTTGTAAGAGTGAGATATTGGTAATAGAATATGACCATGAAATTGAGTTGGCAGATTTGGCTATATTTGAGCATTATACAAACTATAGTAATAAGATGTCATTATGGCAGAGACTAAGGTACTGTTTTCAAGTTTTAGCATATAAAAAGCCCTATGCTGATCAGATGGTGTTAGACAAAAAACAACTCAAAGATTTACAAAAATTCTTAAATGGACTTAACCTGTAAGGTGTATAATATAAGGTTGTCAAACTCATATCAAGGAGGCTAATCATGGTTGTCAGAACAGCAACAGAATATATGAACGATCAATTAGCTAATAGAGTTAAATCTCTTCAGAAAGCTTTAAATCAAGCTGAAAAAATAATGAATACCCTTGAGAAAGAAAATCAAAGACTAAAAGACGTTCTTGCTAACCTAACGTCAGAAAATAATCAAGGTTATATACTCGATAGTGAGGCTTTTAATGAGCCAGTGCTTACAGTCTAAGAACAAAAACAAAAGAATAATAACACAAATTGGGGAATATGAATATTTGGTTGAGGGAGAAAGCGATTGGGCGAAATTTGGATGTCAATCAGATATCTCAATAATAACTTCTGCTAACTTAGACGGCGGGCCATTCTTGTTAGTTGGTGATTCATTCTTGGGTAAAGGAAGAATATCATCAATACAGAATATTGACAGTGGGCGGGATGGGTATATAATAATTAAGGTTACTCTATACTCACCAAAGGAAACATCATGATTTCAGAACTCATTCCCGTTATCGGTTATCATCAAGCAATGTTAATGTCTGGCTATTCAGAATATCAGATTCAACAAATTATTAAAGGATCTACTTATGAACCAATTTCACAAGAGTAATAAGAATAGAGTTTTCTTTGGTGTTTGTGGAGGACTAGCAGAAAGTCTAGGGTTAGATGTTTCTGTAGTTAGGCTGGGATTTGTTGCTGGTGCGATTTTCACCGGAAGTATTCTTTTCTGGGCATATTTACTAATGGCTCTGGTTCTTCCAACAGAGGATTAATTTAATGGATAAGATAGTTGATGGTCAGAAAGTATTTTTTACTGCTGATCTTCACCTGGGACATAGGAATATTATAGGATATTGTAATCGTCCATTTTCTACTGGTGGAGAGATGGACGCTAAAATTATTTCTTCTATAAACGAAACAGTTGGACAAAACGATATTCTTTATATTATAGGAGATTTCTGTCATAAGGGTGGAACTGCTCTCTCATATAGAGAAAGAATAGTTTGTGAGAATGTTCACATTATTCTTGGTAATCATGATGAACCAACTAAGTTTACTAGTGGATTTTCTAGTGTGTCTGATCAGAAAATGATTCTGTATGTTAATCAAAAGATATTTATGTGTCATTATCCTATGAGAAGTTGGTCTGGTAGCTATAGGAAAAGTTGGATGCTTTATGGTCATGTTCATGGCAGACTGCATCGTGAGGACGTTGCTTCTGGAACGCTCACTCTTGATGTAGGGGTCGATAATAAAAGAGATGGGGTGGAGTTTGGTACTCCTTGGAGCTTTAAAGACGTTCAACAGCAATTTCTGGCGAGAACGAAAAAAATTTCAAGGTCGCCCATTGACAGTGACGATACTATGTTGTACAATCGAAGGAACAACGCAAGGTAAGATCAGTCGCTTGACTGAGCCTTGGTTGTAGATTGGTTAAGAATTTGGAGGTTGATTATGGCTGAAGTTACTACTACTGAGAAGCAGAGTCGTGTTCGTTGCAGTGATGACCAGTTCCTTGAGGCAGTTTTTTCCAGCAAGACCTATGCTGAGATTGCCAGTAAGACTGGTCAGAAGGTTGCTAGTACGATGGCTCGTTATGCTCGTACAAAGGCCGCTCTGGCTAAGAAGGGCATTGAACTGCCAGCGATGGAGCGAGCAAAGCCCACAAAGACTGTGGATAATGTCGAGGCTATGGCTGAGACTGTTCGCCGTCTAAAGGCTGCTCATTCTAACGGCTGAGTCTTAGTGTAAACCAAATGCTTCCAACTACATCCCTCATAAATATTGGTAGAGACACATAGACAAACATCTAACCAATCGTTATGATATGTAGCTTGGAAGTATACGGGAGCGTAGTCCAACGGCAGAGACAATGGACTTATACAATTTGAGTGCTTAAAGAGAAATCTTTGATGTAGAACCTGTCAAATTCGGTGGAGGCTTAACTGCTAATACCGAGCCAAGCTTAATAGAAATATTATGAAGGTGTAGAGACTTGACGGCAGGAACCTAAAACGAAAGTTATGGTTAAGATAAAGTCCAGACCACAAACAGAAATGGTAGTGAAAACTATAGTGGCAAGAAAATCCATCCAGTGTGAGTTCGATTCTCACCGCTCCTACTTAATCCTTTTTAAATGAGTTTACTCTTATGACATTCGACCACTGGATAAATGAAGTTGAAGGATATAGCGTCAGACACGAAAGAGCTATAAGCGACATAAGAAATTGTGTTGCAAAAGGAAAGACTGACGATATAATCAAATGGTTGATGGCAGCGTATGCTATGGGCCATGAACAAGGTTATGATGTTGGATATTATGATGCTAATGAAGAATGTCAAGAAAAGTTTGATGAATATCGAATGGGAGATGACTTTTAATTTATGACATATAATCTATACAATCTAACTAAAGAAGAAATTAAGATAGCAATTATTCAATATATTGTTGAGAACAAAAAGATTTCTACTAGTTCAGAAGTTTCCATAATGGAGAATAAGTATGATATTAGATTCATCGTTGAAGATACTTATCAGAAGGACAGTTTGACAGGCTTCTATAAGCCTGAATTTAAGGGAGCAGAAATTACTGTCTTAGAATGAACGGATCTTTTAGTCTACCAAAAGCCAAGAATGGTTGTGATGTTATTCCAAGACTTGGCGAACTCTTCTTATACCAGTATGATAGCATTGCTGAGTTGTGGGATACAAGAATTGGAGATGGCAAAACACCAGCAAAAGACCTGCCTCGTTTAGCTAACCATGATATATACGAAAGAGTAGCTAAATTGGAAAGAGAAATAGAACAGCTAAAGAATGATCGAAGAATATGAAAATTGGGAAGATGGAATAAGAAGGACATTTATAGAACTAGCAACTTATATGGAAAAACACGCTAATCCTCTTGAGAGTATTATTGATTTTGCTTGGGCTTCTGGGGCTGATCTTTTCTTTGTGCAAAATGCCAAAGATGAATTGAAAAAACTAAAAGAGAAAAATAAAGAATGGGCTGAAGAAGTCTATAGAGCTAATGAATTTGCTGTTGAACAGACAAACGAATACTTGGAAGTGTCTCAGCAGATGCAGTCTTTAAAAGATTCTCTTGATAAGCCTGTTGCTTGGGCCAGAATTAATGGTCGTGGTGATTTGTTTGATTTAAGAACTCAAAACAACCCTTATGTTGATCAAAATACTGTAATTCCTCTTTATAGGAAAAATGATGGGTAATACTCTTTGTAATGGTAGGATTAAGAATAATAATCCCAAATCTCCCATAGAATATTTTTTACTGGTTACTGTAAGAGAATATAGTGATTATGAGGGAGGTACTTATATAGATGAAATCAGAACATCTGCGGAATTTTTAGAAAAAGAAAAGGATGCTTATGATGACCCCTTTTATCAAATATATGGATCAGTACCAGTTGATAGTGATGGTCTACCGGGAACTGTTTTTCTTGGAGAGTTTCATTCTATAGATAAGGCAAAAGCTTTTCTATATAATATAACTGGTGAAATTCCTCAAGTTATCTCTTATTAATATGGTAAGTACAAAATATAAAGTTGATTTATCTGACTACTATAGTGAAAACGGTGGTTATTGTACTTTGTTTAAAGTCTCTAATGAACCATCTTTAGGATTCAAAGAATTTATTTCTAAGTCTAGAGCATCATACGCCAGACAAATTCAGTCCAAATTAAGTAGTTATGATCTTGCTCCCAAGGTCTGTTCTGAATTGTGCAAAATGAGGTACGAGCCTTTCTTTCCTCATAAAATAAGTGGTTGGGGATATGTTACTGAACTGGCTAAAGAAAGTAGCGAAAAAACTAAGCTATGGAAAATACAAGAATTAGTAGAATCTATATATGACAAAACAAAGTTAAAATTTTGGGACTGTCACACAAAAAATATTGGTTATATTATAAGAGACGGTAAAGCTAAATTGGTTTGCATCGACACGGGTAAAGAAACCTGGGATGGTTATGCTAATTATTTTGGAAATTCTGATCCCGGCCCAAAATGTTCATATTGTTTAAAATACCAATGTAAGTGTGAAGGAATTTAAAATGCCATATATCAAAGAACAAGATAGAAAAATACTAGATAATCATATAGATAGTTTAATTTTTGTATTTAAATGCTCCTTAGAGGGAGAAATTTGCCAACAACAAAACTTGACAGACAATCAAACAATGATGCTTTTAGGTAAAATTAACTATTGTTTTTCTCGAATATTAGGTGGGATTATGGGAGACATTTCATACTCCAAGATTGCTATGATTACTGGTGTATTAGAGAATATTAAGCAAGAATTTTATCGTCGTGCAGCAAGCTCATACGAAGATAAGAAGATTATTGAAAATGGAGATATTAAAGAATATAAACGTCTATAATAGGTAACTACTTATGTCAAGAGATATTGAGAATATTAACAAAGAGATAATCAAAGCTAATAAAGAGATACATCAAATAGAAGACAATCTTTCAAAAGATATTAGCGAGTTAAAGAAACTTATCAAAAATCTAGACAAAAAAGTAGATCTTGTTCTTAATAAAATTCAAGAATTTGAAGTTGTTATGGACGCAATTGAATTAATGGAGGAACAAATAGACGAAGAAGAAGAAGAAGATGAATATAATACAGAATGGAATCCTTATGAAGATGAGGATTTTGATCCAGGCGATTATGATAATGAAGATAACTAATGGCTAGTTTAGCTCTACTAGTAACAATTATTTTTTTATCTGTGCTAATTATAGGGCCAATGAGTTATCTTTTGTCATTATTTGATTGGATGCCAAAGTTTGTTGTATGGATTATGGGACTTCTTTGCATACTTGTCGGAGGGATGACATTCACTTTGCCAGTGCCATTTTTAAAAGTTTTGGGTCTGATAGACATAGCTATCGGTTTTAAAATAATCTCAGACAGACAACAAAAGAAAAGTGATGCTTGACAAGATGGTTTGCCGATGGTATACTTGAGCCATCACAGGAACGATAACACTTTTGGAGAATACAGATGAAGTTGGCAGATAGGACGATTGAGACTCACAGCGTTGGAGTTGCAAGCAGGAATCAGTTCAATATTGCTCAGACGAGCAAAATGTTTAAAATCCTTTCAGACTCTCTTTACTCTGATAAGGTTATGGCTGCGATTCGTGAGCTTTCTACTAATGCTTATGATAGTCATATCTCTGCCGGGAATAAGAATCCCTTTAAGGTGACTTTGCCTACCGCTGCCAATCCTACCTTCGTAGTCAGAGATTATGGCACTGGTCTTAGTCAGGCCGATATGGAGGACTTGTATACAACTTATGGTGCGTCCAACAAGAATGATAGTAATGATTTTGTTGGTTGTCTTGGTCTAGGGTCTAAGAGTCCCTTCGCGTATACCAAGAGTTTCACCACGGCATCATATTACAACGGTAAGAAGTATACCTATATTGCTGCGATTGACGAGAGCGGAGTGCCTACTCTGAATCTTTTCAATACTTCAGATACGTCTGAGCCTAATGGTCTTGAAATTAGTTTCGCTGTTAAGCAGCATGATTTCCAAGAGTTTACCGACAAGGCTAAGAGAATCTTCCACTATTTCCGCATGAAACCCATCCTTGAAGGTGGTATCGGAAATAATCTGCAAGATCATAAGTATAGTAATACCAACATCATCATTAGTGGTGAAGGTTGGAGGGTATGCCGACTTAATAATGATAATAGTTATTTCCCTAATGGTTATCATCGAATTGATAGTGGTATCGTAGCTATCATGGGCAATATCGCTTATCCTGTTCAGACCGCACAGATTGTTGGTCAAGAGAAGGATGAGATGCCCGATCATATTCAGAAGTGGAATAGGGCTTTCCAGAAAGCAGATATTGATTCTTGGAAGAGTTTCGTTGGAGAGATTCTGAACTCCGGCCTTTATCTTGAGCTTGATTTTGGTATCGGTGAACTGGAAATGGATGTTAGCCGTGAAGGTTTGCAGTATACTAAAGATGTTATCAAGACACTGCGTAAAAAGACTCAAGAAATTTACATGGAGATGAAGGAAGAATTCTCCAAGAAAATTCAAGCTGCCCAAAACAAGGTAGAAGCAATTACTTCATACTATGCTATGAATGAATTGGCTGGCGGCTGGGGTGTTGGTGCTACTTGGACTGATCCCAAGGGTAAAGATCATCCTATCAACTCTGGCAATGACTTGGAATATAAAATTCCTGCCGGTAAGAGTCTGTACGTTTTTAATTACAAGACTGCTGGCTATCGTTCTCGCCGCCAAGTTGCTCTGACAGACAGAATCCATCATGAAACTCTTACTGGTAAAGGTTCCTATTACTGGAATAATCAGAAAAAGAAGGGAACGATGGCTTTCTTTGTCTGCGACGTTGCTAGTGAAGAAAGTGCCAAGAAAATTCTTACAAGATATTGTAATGCAAACGATTGCTTTGCTTATCTGATGATCGACACTAAGGATCATACAAAAAGCGGAGAAGGTTTTGATCAACTGATCGAAGATGTTGGGGCTGGAAATCTGCTCAAGGTTTCAGACTATAAACATCTGACACAAAGTTCTGGCCCAAGAAAGTCTTACAATAGAAATTCTAATGGTAGTGTTAGTGATCAAGATGTATTCTTTATCCACGGTTATGATAAGGACAGTAAGCAGATTACTAATCCTTATAATGATGCTACTTGTCTCAGAATTCTTTCAGAAGAACAACTAGAGGATTTTCTGGAACAGGATGAGATTGTGTATGTTCCTATGCTTCGTTATAAGACTGAGCCTGAGTCTGGTTATCCTGAGATTAATGACATCGCTATTACTCTTAGTGATGATAAACTCAAGAGTATAGTCAAGGACTTGGTTGGAGATAGTAAGGTTTATGCTATCAAAACAGCTTTTGCTAAAAAGCTTGAGAAAGACGGATATAATCTTGTTAACTTCAATGATTTCTTGAAGCGTCAACTTAAAGTTGTTGCTAACAAGCACTTTAAGAATCTTGCTTCTATCAACAAGCTTGTTGAATATTGCAAGAAAGATTTTGCAACTGAAGAAAAGACTACTGGCGGCTATAGATATTGCCAGTATGGAACAACCGATAAGCAGTTTATGTTTCATGTTCTGAGTATCTTTGGATTGGATTATGATAAGTTTATTGGCAATAAGACTCTTGTTGATTGCTTGAACAAAACAATGCTAACAGAGTTCTTTGCTAATACTGTTCATATTCATCCTTTTAATATCACTAAGTTCAGTCAAACAGAATATCTTTCTCATATTTCTAAGCTTATGAAAGAGGCTGGGATTGAAGATGTTGATAGTAAAGAGATTCGTAATGCTAATTTGGCCTATAACACCTTGACAAACATGATTGTCACTCGTTTGTATTCTGTGACTAATCAAGACAAGGCAGAGGGTTATCTCAAGATTATTCGTGGAACTTCTACTGAAGATCTTAAGAGATGGAAAATCTCTGAAATTAGGGAGAAGATTAAGGCTGAAGTAGACAAGAATCCTATGCTGAAATATATGATGGGAACTCATCAAGTTAGCGGCAATCTGACAGACCTAAAGCCTAGTCAGAATCCTATTCTTGAAGATCGTAGTTCCTATTATGGAAAGTCTAGCAAGGATTGGATTGAGCAGATGAGTCAGGAGAATATTGACCTTTTTAAGATTCAGTTGAGTAGTTTGATCAAGTAGTCAGGAATTTCTCAAGACCCCTTGACAAGCTTGCCGATTAGTGTAAAATGACAGTATCACAGGTATCGTAACTAAAAGTATTAGGAGTTTGGATTATGGCTGTTCCGTTTATGTTTGTGGATGGTAATTTGACGCTGGTTCTTAACAACCAGAGTTATCAGGTGTTGCCGGATCATATCAACTATAAGTTGATTCTGGAAAGACTTCCTACTGCTACGGCAGAGGAACTCTTGGAAGTTGTTGATGTTCAAAAGGCTGTTGCTACTTTTAGCGATGGTCTTGTGGAGATCAAGAACGGTCAGGTTCTCTACGAGGGTGAGGAAGTTCATGGTAGTATTAGTAAGCGTATTCTGGAGTTTATGAGCAAGGGATTGCCGTTTCAGCCCCTTGTTAATTTCCTGAATAATCTCATGGAAAATCCAAGTATGCAGAGTCAGAAGGAACTGTATGATTTCTTGGAACATGAGAATTTGGCTGTAACTTCCGATGGATATTTTTTGGCCTATAAAGCTGTTCGTTCAGATTTTAAGGATAAGTATCGTGGTGTTTTCGACAATAGTGTTGGTAAGGTTTGCGAAATGACACGATCTAAAGTTGATGACGATAGAGGTAGGGGTTGTTCAAATGGACTTCATGCCGGGGCTTTAAACTATGTTGCTGGGTATGGTAGTCTTGAGAATGGAGATCGAATTGTGATCGTCAAGATTAACCCGAAAGATGTAGTCAGTGTCCCAAGTGATTGCAATTATGAAAAACTTCGTACTTGTCGATATGAAGTTGTTGCTGAATATGCAGGAGAATTACTTAAGCCTCTGTATTCGGAAAATTTTAGCTATGATGATAATGATGACGAAGATAATGATGATCACTTGACCGATGAAGATTATTGGTCTCAATTTGACGATTCTGACGAAGATGATTATGAGGACGATTTTGACGATGAAGAGGATGAGGATAATTTCTAAAAAATAAATCATGCCCTCGGAGTTTGAAAGGTGTATTAAAAGGTATACTTTCATTCTCCGGGGGTTTATGATGACTATTAAAGAAATTATCAAGGATAAGAAAAGATTCAAGCAGCATATACTTGAAGGTAAAACCTCGTATGAGTTAGCCGAATTATATGGATGTTCTAAATCATCTATTCATGAGGCTAAAAAACGACTAGGGTACTTAACTAAAAACTTAAGACCACACGATAAAACAAACAGAAAAGCATTAGGTATAACCAACTGTGAAATTTGTGATAAAAAAAGCTCAATGAAAACTTGTAGTAAATGCGCTAACAAAATCATTAAAATAGCAAAGAAAAAAATTCTAATAGAACAACTGGGCAACAGATGTGAAAAATGTGGATACAATAAGTGTCAATCGGCATTAGATTTTCATCATTTAGATCCTGCGATCAAAGAGTATGCGATAGGAGAAATTAATACAAATTTTGAAAAACTGTTACAAGAAATAAAAAAGTGTAAACTGCTTTGTAATAGATGTCATAGAGAGTTGCATTATGAACTATCTGATAGTGATAAATTTACCAAAAAAAGCGAAGTGAAAATTAATAGAACAATGGAAAGTCTCAAGAATAAATATGGAGTTAGTAAATAGTCAAGGTGGTGTTTGGAACTTGTAAGATAGTACCTATATAGTTTTTACTATCCTACAATAACGGTTCGATTCCGTTACCATCTTTTACGATATTGCTTTTGATGGTAGTGTTTACTATCCCAATATCAAAAATGTAGGTAGGAAGTGGAAAAAGGAAAACAAATGTTTAGCGATACTTTGGCTTTTAATCCGTTTGATAAGACTCATAGTGCTATTGGAACAAGAGATCAGATTACTTTGAGGAATAAGTTTTTTGAGTCTTTTGGTGGTCAGCAGATTTTCTGTTACAATGGTGATCCTCGCAAGAAGATCAGTAGCATGAATCATACAGATCATCTCACCACCGTTGCTATTGCAAATGATAACCAAGGTGCTGATGCTTATTTCTACGTTAATGGTGGACGTAAACAATATGCTATTAGTAGAATTCGTGCTTGTTTTGTTGATATGGATGCTGGACGAGATGATAACGGTAACTATTTTAAGCCCAGTGTCGTAATGCAGAAGAAAAGGGGATTCTTGAATTATATCAATAACTTTCCAGTAAAGCCAAGCTGGGTTGTTGATACTCGTAATGGTTATCAGTGCTATTGGATTCTAAACCCAAATACTAATAGTCCTCATAAGACTTATTGGAATGGTATTCAAAAGAAACTGGTAAATCATTTTGGTGGTGATGCCCGAGCTATCAAAATCAATCAGATTTACAGAATCCCTTATACTTGGTGGAGGAAGGGTTGGGAAGGAAAGCAACCTTATTTTACCAGTATTTTGTCTGGATCAACTGGTAATCCGATAAATATTGAACAACTTAAAGAGGCTCTTGATGGAGTTTCTGCTGTTGTTAATATTGTTGCTAATAAGACTAGCGACGAATGGTTTAAAGAATATGCCAAGGCTTATAAAAAGTCTGACATCACTGGAGTTCCAGTTGCAATTAATGTTGCTACAACTATTGCAAATCAGATGAAGTCTTTAAACCTTAACACATATACCAACAGCACAGAAGATATCAAGACAAAGTATGTCTATTCTGGTCATGGTATGTTCAACAAGGCTTATGGTGATCCTACTCCAGTATCTCCTGTTACTGAGGACGATACAGATGCTATTGAGCCGCTTCCTGTTGACGCTGGGGGCGAAGATTTAGATCTTGACGGTTCCCAGACCAAGCTTTTAAAAACGGTCGTGGAGTTCCTTAATCAAGTCTCAACACCCCTCTACTTTAGCAACAACAGGTTTCTTTCTAATGCTGCTAAAGAACTAGCGTCTAAGATTAGTGATAAATTTTGTATCGGGTGAAATATGCACGAAGATTATGAAGATGATGACTACGATGACTATGGTGATAGTCAGGACAATTTAGAGAGTCATTATAAAAAGTATTTCAAGTTTGACCCCGACGCTTGGGATGCTTGGGGAAAAATGTTATATGATACTCTAAATGAAATAGTTGAACATCCTTCAAACGTATGGTATATTGGCCCGAGCTTTCCTAAAGGTTCGTTACCTGTGAATGATTACTTCTCCAAATCAGGGAACTTCAAAAACTCCCTGTATTTGGGGAACAATCATTACAAAGAACCAATTTACAAAACAAAATATTTTATTCACAACAAATTAGATACTGAGTATAGAAATCATTTAATAGCAAACGCTGTTCACTTTTTACAACAGCCGAATTATTATGATGGTATGTTTGATATTTTAAACTGAAAGACACGGATGTTATGTTACCAGCATTATTTTTATATTTAGCGATGGCTTTTGGTTCTTTGACAGAAACTCCGTTAATAGCATACGATCTTGCAACCAACATGAGCCAAGCAAAAAGAATTGAGTGGACAAAAATGACAGATGATGCCGGTAATGTAAGATTTACTATTACCTTTTACGAAATGCCCATACTAGCAGAATTGGGATTTGAAAGAACATTTGTAGACAAACACAATAACTGTCAAACAGAACTCAAAGATAAATAATTATGACCACATATTTTAAAACACTATTTAATAGACCAGAATACAATAAAACATTCGATAGTATGTCTGACTCTATTAGAGAGATAGAAAAAAGACTTAATGAAGATAGAGTAATAGTAGAAGCAATTGTGGAAAAAGATAAAAAAACAGATAGGGTGGTCACAGTGTACAAACCAGAGTTCTCTGCTAAACTGATGTGGACAGAGATTCCAAAGTACGAAGGAGTAACCCTAGTTCAATGAAAAATGAACAATGGTTTTTTATAAATGATTTTGATGACTTTGTTGACCATTCAAGATCATTAGTTTTTAAATTTTTTGGAGCTATAAAAGAAGTAGAACACGATTCTATGGTGGCATCCATATCTGAAATGAGCAAACAAGAAATAGAGGAGATGAATGAGACACTAACCCATGATGAATCTGCTATTATAATTAAAAACCACGCAAAGAAACAGATAAATAAAAAAACAAAAGAAGTAAGATATTGTTTAACTGATAAACTTCTTCAAACTATTATAGAAGATCTGAATAATAGAATGATTAGTAATATATTAAATTCCTTGGTTAATAAAGGAATTCTTGATAGTGCGTACGATAGTGATCAAAACGATTTTATTTTTTGGGTGAAAGAAGAAGATGATACAAAATCAAACCAAAAGCCTGAAACCGATTAGTCTAGATGCTCAGTTTAAATATAAATGCACAAATACAGAGTGCGAATCAGAACATTGGCTATTTTTGAATCAAGTTCAAGTGAAGGGTTTTAAACTTGTATGTGATTGCGGGAATGTTTATAAGATACGCCAGATAGCAAATATAAAAACACAATTCTCAAAAAAGACCACAAAACCTAGAACAGAATCTAATAAGTCATCTGAAATAGTTACGAAAGAGGAGCCTGAGTATCTTAAAAAAGCATATAAAATTTTGGAAAACTATGGTTTTTCTAACAAAGAAGCTGTAGATTTGGTAAATAAAGTATACGATCTTACTAATCAGAATAATCCTTTATTGTTAGTGAAGGATGCTCTGAAAATTTTTGGAGGAATGTGAATTATGGCAAATGTTACAAGGCCGAAGAGTTTTGATGAAATCATTGGTCAGGGCGACGTTATTGAGCGTCTACGCATCTCTGCTATGGGCTGTAAAATGTCTAGCAGTGTGCTGCCTCATGTTTTAATAGACGGCCCTCCTGGGCTTGGCAAGACTACCATAGCGAGTGCTATAGCAAACGAAATGGGGGTCAGTCTTTATACTCTCAATGCTGCTAATATTCGTAGCATAAAAAATCTTTTGCCATATATTATGGGAATCTCTGCTAGGTCTGTGTTGTTTATTGACGAAATACACAGGTTGCCCAAAACAGTAGAGGAGTTTTTGTATCCTATCATGGAAGATTTTGTACTTAGTATATCATCAGAAGATGCTCCAGAAACTATTGATCTTCCAATGTTTACTCTTATCGGAGCGACTACTAGTGGGGGAAGTTTAAGTCAGCCATTTTATGACAGGTTTACAATCAAAGAACATCTTTCTTTCTATACGGATGATGATCTAGCTAAAGTAGCAAGATTGAACTCTGCTAAATTAGATCTAGAAATCTCTGATGAAGATTTGGTTGAGATAGCAAAAAGAAGCAAGGGTACTCCGAGAATTCTTAATGCTAGACTATTATGGTATAAAAACTACAAGATATGCCATACCGATCCATGTACAATTGATACCATTTTTTCTACTCAGGGTATAGATAGTAAGGGTTTGGATCTGTATGATAGGCTTTATATTGATGCTTTGAGACGAAGCAAGGGTAATCCTTTGGGTCTTAAGTCTATATCAGCAATGACTGGAATAGCTTTAGATACTATCGAGAATAGTATTGAGCCGTTTTTGGTTCGTAAGGGTTATGTTGTTCGTACCCAAAAGGGCAGAGTCATGGGTACGATATAGGAAAACTACGGGCCGATTACAACCCCATTTTTAAAATTAAGGAGCGAGCAATCGCTCCTTTTTTCTTTTATAGTATGGTGTAAATTTGGTAAGGAGGCTATCCACATGATAGATACTGCATCTCTGTTAAGTATAATATTGGTACTTTTTAATTTTGTCTCTTTTGGAATTGGTTATATTATAGGAAGATTAAACAATAGTAGTTATACAATGATTGAAAAACCAATATCAAAAAGAAACAAACAATATAATAATAATGAAAAAAGTCAAAATAAGATTATTATAGATGACAGAAAATTTGTTACAGATATAAGTGTTGATGGGATGGAGAAAAAATATAACGAATTAGGAAATACAAGATTGTCAAACGAGAATATTTCCGAGTCTGTTAATAAACTACAAAATTTAAAGAGGTGAATTATGGCTAGGGGTCTTGACGTAGGAACAAGCTATATTGTTTTATCTGAGGACAAAGGAGATAAAGTACAATACAAAGACTTTAGAGATGCCTTTTATATCATCAAGCCATCTACTCCAGTAGCAACAAAGATGATAGAAAAGGGATTGGCTGGAAAAGTCTTTATTAAAGATACAGACGGTTCTTTTATTATCCTCGGACAAGATGCTATTGAAAAAGCTATTGAGAGAAACGACACCGCTAAAAGACCAATGTACAAAGGAGTTGTTTCTGCAAAAGAGAAAGATGCGAAAAGAGTCTTAGCTTTTATATTAAAGGAAGTAGTCGGGCAATCTTCGGAGCCCCTTGAAAAGATCGTTTTTTGTGTTCCTGCTCAACCAGTAGACCAAGAAGATGAAGATTTTGATGTTGGATATCATGAAGATGTAGTCAAAACTATTTTAGATAGCTGTGGATATAACGCTAGATCAATTAATGAAGCTGAAGCTTTATGCTATGCTGAGTTAGCGGATAATGATTATACTGGTATAGCTATTAGCTGTGGTGCTGGTATGACTAATGTTTGTGTAATGCTAAATGGTGAACCCACTGTTGTATTTTCCACAACTAAATCTGGGGATTGGGTAGATAGAATGAGCGCCGTAGCCACAGGGGAACCGGATAGTGTCGTACAGGCTGAGAAAGAGGGTGGAAATTTTAATGTTGGTCAGCATAATGATAATCCTATATTAGCAGCTGTATCGTCATATTATGATCGTTTAATAGATTATACTACTAAACAATTAACAGCAGCACTAACAGATCATAAAGCTTTACCAAAGTTTAAAGACCCACTAACAATAGTCATTGCTGGTGGAACATCACAAGCTGGTGGTTATATTGAACATTTTAAGAAAAAACTATCAGAAAATAATTTTCCTTTGTCTATTAAAGAAGTTAAGCATGCCGCCGATCCGTTACATTCAGTGTCAAAAGGATGTTTAATAGCTGCGAAAGTATTGTAATAAATGACAAACAGAATGAACGGACAAAATGAGCGGAAAATACTTCCGCCATCTCCAACACCAACCAGAACACCAACAGAAACTCCAAAACCTCCAAGGATAGGGTCGGATGATGGGTGTCCTTTTATAGATAGAAATTCCCTTAGTAAAACGCCTACTAAGACACCTACTAAAACTCCAACACCAACTAGAACCCCTAAAAAAACGCCAACACCGACACCAACACTTACCCCTACAATAACTCCAAGCATTACTGTAACTAGAACAGTTACCCCAACAAGAACACCAACTAGAACACTAACAAGAACAGTAACCCCTACCGTAACTCCAAGCATAACAACAACTAGAACAAACACCCCTACTAATACAAGAACACCAACTGCAACCCCCACTAATAGTCGAACAGCTACATCGACCCCTACACTAACTCCTAGTATTACTCAGACCAATACACAGACACCAACACCTACGCAAACACCAACGCAAACACCAAGTATTACAGTAAGCCAAACCCCAACAGTTACTATCACAAGATCTGCTACTGCTACAGTAACACCCTCTATTACTCCTTCTATCACAATTACTGCTACTCCGACAAATACTCCAAGCCCATCTACTGTTACATGTTGTGAGTGGGACGGTAATACATTCTTACAGTTTGATGCTTCTTGTGGCAATTTAGTCATTCCAGTAGCCTATACAAAAACAGCAGCAAATACATGGCAAGCTAGTGGAAGTTTATCATGTGGAGATACTTTTAGTTCTACGATAACATGTGATCCAAATGCTAGATACACAGGATCAGGTTCATGTATAAATAAATGGACTTCTTCATTAACCATATCCTGTGTTACTGGTCTAATAATTACTGGAATAAAAGAAGCCTGTCAATGTAACGCTCCTCCTATTTGGAGTTTTGTTGGCAATTTTGATAATTGCAGTTGTTGCACTCCTACTCCAACAAGAACACCAACCCAAACAGTCACCAGAACGCTAACTCCAACGCCTTCATTAACAGCATCTCAGACATTAACGCCATCTCCAAGTAGAGCTACTTGCTGCGACTGGAATGGTTTGACTACATTTGTATTAAATTGTAACAATATAACCAGAACTATAAGTCTAGATTTGTTATTTACTAAAGTCATGCCAAATTATTGGACTAGTAGCGGCACATTGGCTTGTGGCGATACATACTTTATGTCAGTTACTTGTGATCCTAGTGTAGCATATACTGGTTCTAGTTCATGTGCTAATAAATGGACAGCAAGTGCTAATATTTCTTGTGTTGGAGGATTAAATATAACTGGAATATCTACTGCCTGTCAATGTAATGTTCCTCCAGTATGGGCATTTGAGGGAAATACAAGTAATTGTAATTGTTGTACTCCACCGCCTAGCCAAAGTCCGACCCCAACGCCAACAAATAATTGTCAGTTATTAACTCCTAGTATTCAAAGTGCTGCCTGTTCATGTATAAAGGATGGTACTGAAAGCCCTAACCAAGTAATTATATATTTAACATGGAACAGAAATACTGAACCAGGTAGTCAAGGCTGTATAGAGGGGTATCAGATACAAGCACTGGACGCAAATGGTCAAAGCGGATCGGTTGATGATATAGTAGATAATATCTGCATATTTAATCCTAACGCTTCATCTTATCAGTATTATCTAAATAGTTTTGAGAATAAAAGTGGAGACGGTACTTGCACAAGTGCGGATCAGCCTCTAACTTTTAGAATTAGGGCTATGCATTTTACAAATTGTCAAGATGCATATTTTGATTCTACATCTGTTTCGCCATCTAATATTCCAAGTTCTTGGGTATCATTTCCTGGAACGTATTGCTTTGAATCATGCTGCGTAACTCCAACCCCAACACCAACTGCTACCGTAACGCCGACAATAACAACAACTCCAAGTATTACTCCGACTCAAACTCCAGAACCAACATCTAGCAGCACACCGGCAGCAACCCCAAGCTCTACACCACCACCAAGTTCTACGCCTCAACCTACACCAGAACCCACCTACTATTTTATAGCCCAAAGAGAAATTAACTATATCCCATGAGCATCATAAGTATTAATTGCTGTCCAGTGTCTACTCAAAAACCATTAAGTAGTGTTACTCCTACTCCCACGATAACAAAAACCAATACCCCTACTCCTACACAAACAATAACGCCTACGCCAAGCGCAGAACCTGTTAACATAGTGATAAACGGATCATTAGAAAATTCCCTTAGTAATTGGACTTTTAGTTCTGTAGATTATAATTATTATGGTTTTGATAGATATTTTGTAGACTTAAACGCTTGTGGGATTGGATATATCAGTCAAACTATTACAACAATACCTGGACAAAATTATGTAATTTATTTTGATCTAAGCGGAAATTGTGGGGTGCGTTTTGATAATAATGTTGCTGATAAAGTTATGAAATTAACGCTAACTGGTACTAATATAATACTTAATAAAACATATACTTATACGTGTCCAAGTTATGGGTTTCAAGTTTCAGCAGAAACTTTTGGCTGGAATACTATTTCTGAGACTTTTACTGCTAATTCTAATAGTACATTACTAAAATTTGAATCAATATCTCCGGGTGGATGTTTTGGACCTATGATCTCAAGAGTAAGTGGTTATAAAATATGACAATTATTAATATAAATTGCTGTCCAGTAGCTACTCAAAAACCCCTGAGTAGCAGCACACCAGCACCAACAATAACTCCAACAGTAAGTCTAACACCCACAATAACAAAAACTAATACCCCTACACCCACACCAACAATCACACCCACGCCAACCAGAATGTGTATAAGTGCCGAAAGTATTACGTGCCTACCCATTGAAACATCATTAGTTTATTCCGATGGAGCAACACTTAAAAGAATTGGTCAGCAGTTTGTGACAGCGGGTCAGACTATAAGTTTCTCTGTTAGAGGGTGTGTTTCTTGTGCTGTTGGTGCTTGTATTAGTGATGCTCGTGGCATTTATAGTACTCCTAATGTTTTTATAAACAATTATAATGCAGTATTTGGCGTTTTATCAACAACAGATGCTTCTTCAATACCGTTTACTACTACTGGATCATTTTATATAGGATTGGGAGGAAATATAGTTGCCCCATCCTCTGGATATGTATATTGTGGAATATGGGATAGTGGAACATGGTTTGATAATGTTGGGAATTACTGTATTTATATGGAAATAAGCGGATAATATAGTGAAAATGTGGAATATTTTATCCGACAGATCTCCTAAATGGTCATTAATAAGAAAAAAACACCTACTATCACAACCCTGCTGCATGGCTTGCGGTTCATGCAAAAAAATTCAGGTACATCATATAGAGCCTTTTCATGTCAATCCAAGCAGAGAGTTGGATTTAACTAATCTTATTACTTTGTGTTCTGATTGTCATTTTGTTTTTGGCCATTTAATGGATTATAGTAGTTGGAATGTTGACGTGATTAATGATTGCTCGGTGTATTTAAATAAGGTTAAGAATCGTCCCTATTCTCCCAAAGTGCAAAACCATGCGTCAATTTTTACTAGCTTTAGTAGTATTTTTGATAGGTTCTGCAGCTTATTCTGGAACCATAGATCCTAATACTCCAGACTCAAGGTATGTAGAATATGGGTCTAAATTTCATAGTGTTGTTAAACTATGTTGTTTTGACGGCAAAGGACTGTCTTGTGGATCTGCTGTTATAATAGATCCACATTGGATAATTACAGCTGCTCATGTGGTAGAAAATTGCCATAGTTGGTCAGTTACAGTGGGTGAAGAACAATACAAGATTGATAAAGTTATTATTCACGAAGATTATAAAACAGAAGTATTTGGTTATAATGATATTGCTTTAGGTTATATAGAAAAAGAAATTAAATTAGACCATTATCCTGAATTATATATTGATTCAGATGAGGTAGGTAAAGTATGCTCTATGGCCGGTTTGGGATTTACTGGAACATTTAATACTGGTATTGAAAGAGCAGATGGAAAAAAAAGAGCTGGATCTAATTTTATAGATAGAACAGAAAGAAAGATTTTAATCTGCTCGCCATCGAGAAGAAACGAGAAAATGACAGAACTAGAATATCTTATAGGTAGTGGGGATAGTGGCGGGGGTTTGTTCATAGGCAACAAACTTGCCGGAATCCACTCGTCTGTTATAGGCTATGACGGGAAGCCAAACTCAACATATACAGACGAAAGTTGTCATACTAGGGTAAGTTTATTCCACGATTGGATAAAAAAAACACTAAAACAAGCTAAGGAGTAATCATGGCTAGAGGTTTTTTAAAAAAGAAAAATAATATTTCACTGTTACCATATGTTAGAGAGGATGTGTATGGACTATCTGTGAATGATCCACAATTTAAGGGATGGGAACTTACAAAATTTAATGTGCCTAATCTATGGAAAGAGTCTAAAGGAGAAGGAGTAGTCGTAGCTGTTATAGACACAGGATGTGACCTAACCCATAAAGACTTAGTAGATAATTTATTACCTGGGAAAAATTTTATTAATCAAAATAAAGAACCAATAGATGGTGCTGGTCACGGAACGCATGTTTCTTCTACTATAGCTGCGTCAGATAATGGTTTTGGCATGGTTGGAGTTGCTCCTATGACTAAAATTATTCCGGTTAAATCACTTGGAGACGATGGTTCAGGATCAATGAACACAGTTGCAGACGGAATTTACTGGGCTGCAAACCACGGAGATGTAGATTTTATAACTATGAGTCTTGGTTCACCAGCACCGGCGAAGGTTATAGAGGATGCTATCACTTATGCTAATAGTAAGGGATGTGTTGTTTTTTGCGCTGCTGGAAATAGCGGAGAAAATGCCGAAATAATGTATCCAGCTAGATATAAAAATACTATATCTATAGGAGCAATAGACGAAAATATGAATAGAACTTCATTTACCTGTAGTGGAGATGATTTAGACTTTTTGGCTCCTGGTCACAATATTATTGGATGTGTTCCAGGAAATAGATATGCTAGTATGAGCGGAACAAGCATGAGCAATCCATTTGTCGTCGGTTGTGCTTCATTACTATTAAGCTATAATAATAAGCATAAAAAATATCAGCTTAAAACATTTGAAGACTATATAGAAGTATTTAAACTACATGCTATTTCTTTAGAAAATCCTAGATATAAAGGAATAAAAAAATATCAAGGTTATGGGATTGTAAATCCAATATTTTAATATCTGCTATCTTTCCCAAAAATTCTATTAAGCTCTGGTATGGTCAACTGATCATATTTTTTAAGATTTTTGAGTTCTCGTTTTTGAATAAACTCAAGTTCTCTGTAGTACATATTAGTTTGTCTTTTTTGAAAATATATTTCAGTTCTAGTTAAATTATTTTGTAGTTCTTGATAATATCCATTTTGATAATCTAGATATTGATTAGTATTATTTGCTGCATAAGGTTGGGATGACTGCATTCCTGCTATACCAAAATTAACCATCATATTTGTCATAGTGCTTGTAAGATTAGCATTTTCAGGATTAGACCATTGTTGAGCTTTAGTGCTGCTAGACAAAAGAATGACCAAAATGACACAATAAAAGTATTTCATAATTATCTTTCTAAGTAACCAAGTTTAAAAAATTCCTGTATATTTTGTTCTGACTTGTTTTGGGAATCAGAACAGTCCCTGAATAAATTACATCCACCTCTTTCTGCTGGAACATGACCAGTTACTGGAAAAGACTCTACTCTTGGAGAAAAGTCAGTATCCCCTTCATATGATAATACTAATTTTTTAATGTTTTTATACCCCATATAAGCCGATAATGTTTCGTCATCTCTCCAAGACTTACCAACAAAATCTTTTTTGAGTTCATTAATGTCAAAAAATTTTCTTAGGTATGATACTGTTTTGTATCCTTCTAAAACCTTAACTCTGGTATCCTTTGGTATTGTTGTACAAAAGTGACATGAGCCATCTATTGCTGCCATACCAGCAAAACCTAATGCGTAGTCTGGATATTTTTGTCTTCCATTGATATGTGCAGAAATTAATCCGTCCATATAGTAAAGATCATCATCTGCTAATATGATAATGCTTTCTGGATCTTCAACTCTCTCTAGAGTTGGTATTAGCTTGGTTATTGATCCATAGTCTTGTGTTAAAAAAACTTTTAGATGTTTGTACTTATTTGTGTAGTCATTAAGCCAATCTGGTATAGAAACTTGCTCTCCTCTATATTCTAAAGGAATATTTAAGTGAACAGAATATGAAGGATATGACTGTTCTAATAGAGTGGTGAGAGCAGCCCTAGTGGCTGAATGACCGTGATGCTCATATAACCTATTAGGTACAGTTGTTAGAGATATGATTATTTCCATAATTGTATTATTCCTTTATCCTTATCAAATAGTTGTCGAAATTTTTCTAAATCCCATATATCTTCACCCGGTTTCTTATTTTTATCTCTCCATCTATTGCACCCACTGTCTCCAGAAAATGGAAGCATCTTCATTAAAGGAAAAGAATTAGCTCCTCGACCATCATAGTTAACGGGTCTAAAATCACTCTCTTGATCATAGTTAGCGCATAAGAAATAAAAGTCATGAGACCATGCATAACATCCCATTAAAATGTCGTTATTCCAAGATATATTTAAAAAATCTTGATCAAAAATGTCTTGTTGAATAAACTTTCTACGATATGATACGCTATGCCAATGATCAGGCAATTTTAAATAAATATCATTTCTTGTTGGAAATAAAACACAGGAATTATAGAGTTTACCATATTTAACATTATCTATATACCACGTTCTTAGTTCTAGTGGTTGATTACCCCTAAAGCAAATAGCATGATGGTCGGGATATTGTTGCAATTTTTTAAGATGGTATTCGATCATTTTTGGATCATACATATGATCATCATCACAAATAATAATAATGTCATTTGGATCCATACTTATTAGCTTAATGGGAGACAATAGATTAGATATTGGTCCATAGTCCGTATCATCTCTAAGAATCATAAGCTTACCGCTATATGTTGCTTCTAAATCCAATACCCATTGTGGTATAGTTGTATTTTCGTAGTTCCTTAACTTTAAAGGAATATTTAAAAGAACTTTATATTCATGGGTTGTTTCTTGTTCTAATAAAGAAGATAAACATTGGGACGAACTATCTTTAGTCTCTAATCTATCTGGCATAGCACATAGCGAGATGTATATCATATAGCATTTATCCAATAAAGATCTATGTCAGGAAAATCATGTCTGTTAGTATTATCCAAACCATCCACAGGGAATTTACGCTTTTCAAGAGAGTAATTATCTACAATATGCTTTGATATGAATGTCAGTTCTAGCACATGAGGAAACCTCTTGATTAGTATACCATCATTGACATTGGGTGTCAAGTTCAAATCAAACATACCTCCCCACGAATTTCCGTGAACATGGAAAAGAAGCAAGTTTTTGAAATTTTCAGTGATTATTTTTGCTATTTTTTGACAATTCTCAGGTATATGTAAATCGTGGACTTCTAAGATGAGTCCTGTTAGATTCCTGTCTGGATATAAATTATCAAATGCAGTATATTCACCACCTTCTATATCAACTTTTAATAAAACTCCTTCTTTACTATCTACGATTGTATTGAGAGGAATTTGTTTTTCTCCAAAACCAACGTCATTATGAACGTAAAAAATGTTTTTGTTAATTCTATCAGGAAATTTATTACATAAATTGTTACACGGATACGTTCCGTCGTATGCTTCTATGAATGTTGTTGGGAATTTTTCTGCCCACTGTAATTCAAAATTGTCTTCTCCGCCTATTCCTACAGAAATTAATCTTTTGGTATTTTTAACTATGAGATCATTGATAATATATCCACCATCGTGCTCATTACCTATTCTCATTTTATTCGAATTAACATTATATGTCGTCAGGGCGGAAAGCAAATTCATAGTTTCTCCTAGTATAAATTATTAAGTAATGTGACAATTTTATCATTTTTTGAAACATGTATCATATCTGCGTCTATATATTGATGATCTAAAAATCCTTCGTTGTTCTTGAATAGAGAGTATATATCTATATAAGTAATGTTTTTTTCTATGCACTTATTTATTAAATAGTGATTTAATTTTTGAGACCATCTGTTTCTTTCTGAATCTGATCCCTTGAAAGGGTAGTCAGAATTAATGGTATGTTTTTGTTGAACTTCAAAACCTTCTGTTTTTGCAGGTGGTACTGTGGTTGATATGGCTAACTTGGTGTGATTCAGCTTATATAGATTGGATATATAATTCTCTACCAATGTTTCTATAGTCTCGTCCTCTTTTCTACCGTACTCATTTATTTGTTTGTGTAATAAGCATCTTATATCTATTTCGCCAGTACAAAAAATCCACCAGCCATTAATATCTATTTCTTTTCGTTCAAGCAAATAAACAATATATTCATTAAGCTTATCTGTTGTCAATGAATACATGGTAACTGGACCAAGAGTACATAATCTACAGTATGGTGAAAAAGCACCAACATGAGAATCTCCAATAGCACTAATATTTGAAAATATTGGCATAAGACGTTTTACAGATACCCTACAATCGGTTCTGCCCATCCTTTTGATAAGCTATGAGGCCAAATCAACCAGCTTGTTGGAGTAACTTCTGTTTGAAACTCTCTCCACACCTTGCAATATCCATCTGGATCATTTTTAATACGTAGTATTTCGTCTTTATCTGCGTCCTGCCTGTATATATCTCGACCTTCTTTATCTTTAAAAGCAACAGCCCAAAAATCATAATCATTTTCTGGTACTTGACCATATTGAATATCTATGCAATGCTTGAATATCCTTAATAGTCTTTTATCAAAATCCTCATCGGGTAGATAGGATGTTTCTGGATCTGGTGGTGCTTGATGATCCTGTACTCTTTTTTGTATAGCTCTTTTACCAAATGATAATCCACTATATTTTTCGTAATCTCTCAAAGATCTTACTGTGCCAAAACCATATTGGCCAAAATCTATATCTCTTTTTTCTCCATCCATTTCAAACAATTTTCTGTTTCGTAGATGACAGATATTATTCCTGTCTCCCCATTTTTTATCATCATCCCACTGCTTGGTTCTTCCCTTTCTGGTATATTCATGCCAACAAACAACCTTATGAGGATGGAATATATCATACCCATGAGTATATGCTCTAGCCGCAATACTAATTTCTTCACCATGAAAATAATATTGAGGATCGTGAGGAACCTCCTTACAAAATGCTCCTACGCTAAAAGCAAAATGAGCACTATAAAATCTGCCTGGAAGAGGTTTGGTTTTATCGTCCCAAGAATCAAAAGAGGCAGGTAAAAAGAAAACTGCTCCTTCAGGAATGAATCTATCAAAATTCATTTTCCAAGGCTCTTGAACTCTGGATGCGGGATCATTGTCTGGATCGAAGCTGGGTATATATGCTGTTATTAACGGTTTATTGTAGCCGTCTTTTTGTAAACCTTTTAGCATATCTATTAAGATTTCATCCCAGTCTTGAACGAATCTGTGGTGACTATCTAGTTGTAGAGTATATGTTTCTCCATTATATAGAGATTGAACTAAATTTCTAGCCCAGCAAACACCTTGACTATCTTTATAGTCTATGTTTATAGCTTTTATTCTTGGATCGTTTTCAAACTCTGCTAGGACATCCCATGTATCATCTGGAGAATGTTGCCAGCATATTCCAACAGTGATATTATTTGGATTTTTTGCTTTACTAAACAAATCTCTCAAGGTTGGGAGGAGTTGAGGATCTCGATACGAAGCTATCTGAATAAAAATAGTCTCTACTTTATTACTCTTTGTGGCTGTTTGAGTCTTGGCTTTAATTTTCTTTGCGTTCGTTCGCTTCATAAAAATGAACCCTATTATGTGTTATTGGACTAGCTAATAATATCGCTGGTTTAACTTTATTGTTAATTGTTAGAGTATATATGTGACTCATCCACGTTTGTTCAAAAGGATTTGACCATGTAGTATCTAAGAATAGTTTTTGGTTGCCTTCCTGATCTATTATATGGGGCCAATTTGAATAGTAAATCTCACCTTCTGCATAAGGTATGCCATTATAAGATTTTATGCAGGAGAACTTCGTTGGGGGTTTTTTCTTTGCGTCTCCAAAATATTTTACTCGTAATTCTGAAGGAACATTATGCCAACTCCACTGTTCTCCGTTATGTCCATAAAATTCGCTAAAGCTAAATTTCAAAAAATCATACTCTTCATTGTCCATTATACGAATAAGACTACTTAATAAATTAGGTGTCGATTTTTTAAAACCAAAATTACAATTAGATATAGAATAATCTAACAACATATCGTCCTCAAAAAAGATCATGTATTTAGAACCAAGGTCTGCGAAATGTTCAGCAGCAAATTGTCTAGCTCGACAAACTCCTAAATTTCCTTTTTTAATCTGCTCTGAAAATCCGTATTTTTCGCAAATGGCATCATACTTACTGAAGAGATCTTCTTTTGTGCTATTGTTTATTAGAATCTTTTTTGTTTGAGTAATAAATGAGTTATCATGTAGTTCAAAACTATCCAAGACCATTTGTAATTGTTCTGGAGAATTAAAAGCATTAATGTATAATACTGTTTCGTTATTTGAATGCTTTTTTCTAGGATTGTTTTTTGCTATTTCTTCTATAACTGTTTGATTATTTTTTACTTTTTCAAAAAATGTTGACAATAAACCATCATGATTAATTGTTTCATGTTGATACATTTCTGGTTGCAAATATGTCATTAGGGTAAATATGCTTTCTTCAGTACCCATGAGACCGTTATTGAGAGAATCATTCAATAGACTATAATACAGATTATTAGCTTCAGATATATAATCAATGTGTCCACCAAAAAATCCTCCTCTAGCAACCCTATTAACCTCTTCTGATTTAGCGTATTCTCTCATTTTTCTTATGTCGAATCCATGGATTTCTGATTCTGTTTCATAAGGAAAACACACAAAGAGGAATTTTTTAGTGATATCTTGTATTTTTTCTATTACTTTGTCGTGGCTAAAGTATCCTGGGTGAACAGTATTGGATATTCCACCATCAAGCCAATACATGTACTCACTACTAAATGGATTAAATACTTTTGCATTGTGCAATAGGAACATCTTGCTCATTACCATGGGGTTGTATAATGGCAATTTCGCTTGAGTGCTATCTCTTAACCAGCCAGCTTGAGATAACCAGTCTTCATTTGTCCTTATTTTTTCCACTTGATTGCGAAAAGGGAAAAAATTATTATCAAAATCCTTAGCAGAATGATGATAAACAGCTGTGTTGTCTCTGCTTCTGTATTTCCATACTATATCTTCGTGTTCTTTATCTATAAAAACTATAGTAGGAATATCTTTAATATTATTTAGCAGAACAGAGAAGTTGTTTCTGTAGCGATCAAAAGACCTGCTCCATCCGTCGCCTAGCGAACCTCTGCCCAAATCCCATATTCCTGTAACGATGGTAGATTTGAGCATGGATGATAGAGGGTATTGTATCTAAAGAGTATATTATATCCACCGACCTGCATAATAGTAATTCTCTTCTCTCGTTGGGTCAAGATAAAAAAATCCTAAAGAGTCTATTGACATCAAACTTTTTTGAGCTACTATACAAAAGATACTTTTGGCGACTATAATTTCAATGAAACCAAACAACGAATTTCCAGAAAAAGACCGAAAACTCGATAGAAGAGATAAAATCAAAAAGAAGCGTAACAAACAACGTTACGATGATGGTGATTTTTCTCCTAAAGATATAAATAAACAGGTTAAAAAACACAAAGAAGATCTCCAAGACGAAGAATGGGAAGACTGGGATAGATACTACAATCATTAATTAATATGAAATACTTAGAAGAATTATTAATTGGTGATTGCTATCAGCACAATGGATGCCAATATGTAGTCACCACAGACTACAAGAAAAATGGCTCTCGTTTATGTGTTTCTCTTATTGATGGAACAACAAAATGGATGTTGCCTGATCTTATAATAGAACAAATTGATCTTTTTACAGTAGATAAAGATTCAAATATTGTTGCCATTAAAGAAAGGAAGAAGGATGTTCCTAATCAGACTACAGATCTTCATTAAGTCCTTATGGTTTCATATTTATGGAGGATTCCCAAAGTCCACACAAAAAGAAATACTAGACAGATACCACGTATGTGAAACATGTGAAGAATTCAATGCAAACAAAGAACAGTGCAATGTATGTGGATGTTATTTGAGTAAGAAGAAGAAATTCTTAAATAAACTAGCATGGGCTGATCAAGAATGCCCTATTGGCAAATGGCCAAAAATTCAAAGGTGATCAAATGTCAATAAAAATAAATAAACTATTACCCAACTACAGATTTTCTAATCAAAATCTTTTTGAATCTATCAGAGAAAGAGTAAGTTCCGGCAATAATGGATCTACGGTATTTGTTCCTCATGTGTGTAATAATATAGATCTATTCGGTGCTGGATTTGCCGCTCAGTTAGCTGAAAAATATCCTTCAGTTAAACAAGACTATCACTTGCTAGGCAAGCACTTTTTGCGTAACAATTTTGGATATAGCCAAATACTAAAAGTCTATGAAGACAATAAATTTAAGCATAAACTATTTTTTGTTAATATGATAGCTCAAAATGGAGTTAAAGGGACTAACAATATCAGACCTTTAAACTATTTGGCATTAGTTAAGTCAATGAATACTTTATCTCAATATATTAAATCTAATACGGGATTCTCTAATAAAAGCGAAAAGATAGAAATACATTGTCCTAAATTTGGTAGCGGACTAGCTGGTGGTAATTGGCAGTTCGTTTCTGATTTAATTGATGATATTTGGGGACAGTTTGATGTTATTGTGTATAACTATCCTCCTAAAACAAATAATAAGTTAAATGACTAATAAATGTATTGCTTTTAGCTTATGGGGAAATAATCCAAAATATAATGTTGGAGCTATTAAAAATGCAAAACTAGCTTCAATAATATATCCAGAATGGAAATGTGTATTCTTCATAAGCGACTCATCTGTTCCAGAACAAACAAAAATAGAACTAGAACAATTTGATCATGTGATTGTAAAAACAATGAATGGATCAGATTCGTGGTCCAATCTGTTCTGGAGATTTCAAACTTGTTTTGATCCCGAATTTGATGTTTGTGTATTCAGAGATACTGATAGTCGTCTTAGTATGAGAGAAAAATATGCTGTTGACTATTGGCTAAAGCAAAATAAAACCATTCACATAATGAGGGATCATCCTCATCACGGATATCCCATTTTGGGAGGAATGTGGGGATACAAAAAAAACGATACATATAACATAGAAGAACTTCTTAAAAATTATGTCAGCAAAGATAAATATGGAACTGATTATGAATTTTTAGGCAACACTCTATATCCACTCATACAAAACGATAAAGTTGTTCATGATGAGTTTTTTGACAAAAAACCTTTTCCTACTATGAGACAAGGTACTGAATTTGTCGGAGACGTTTACGACGAGAATGATATAAGACATCCAGAATTCTATAAATTTATACCCTTATGAAATTTGATTTTTTAATTATTGGAGCTGGCATATATGGTTCAGTATGTGCTAGAGAACTAAGTGACGCAGGATACTCTTGTCTGGTGATAGACAAACGAGATCACATAGGAGGGAACTGCTATACCTATAAACAAAATAATATAGATGTCCATAAATATGGCGCACATATCTTTCATACCTCTAATAAAAAAATATGGGATTATGTAAATAGATTTATTGAATTCAACAACTACAAACATCATGTGGTAGCTAATTACAATAATGAAATCTACTCTTTGCCCTTCAATATGTGGACTTTTAACAAGTTTTGGGGTGCCACAACTCCAGAACAAGCTAGATCAATCATAGATAGTCAAAAATTTATCGGAAATCCTTCAAATCTAGAAGAACAAGCGTTGTCTATGGTTGGTTTCGATATATACGAAAAATTAATAAAAGGGTACACTATTAAGCAGTGGATGACAGAACCTAAGAATCTGCCATCAGATATTATAACTAGACTACCTTTAAGATTTACATACGATAACAACTATTTTCATGATACATATCAAGGCATTCCTAAAAATGGTTATACAGAATTATTTGAAAAATTATTAGATGGATCTACTGTAGAACTAAATGTCGATTACTTTGACAGAAGAAACTATTACGACAATATCTCAAAATACATAATATATACAGGATCAGTAGATAAGTTCTATAATTTAGAATTCGGTATGCTAGACTATCGACCTCTTTATTTTGAACATAAAATATTAGAAACAAATAATTATCAAGGTCATAGTGTTATTAACTATACTGATCAAAATATACCATATACTAGAATTATTGAACACAAACACTTTAATCTTACTGCAAATAATAACGAAAGTAATACTATTATTAGCAAAGAGTATCCTATAAAATGGACAGGGTCAGAAGAGCCGATATACCCAGTTAATAACAAAGAGAATAACGAAAAATATAGTAAATACATAAAACTAAACCAAACAAATAACAGAGTGTTCTTTGGAGGAAGACTAGCAGAGTATAGATACTATGATATGCATCAAGTTATAGGTTCAGCATTATCTAGAATAAAAGAGATCATAAGATGAAACACGTTATTATAACCCAAGCAAGAAATTTGTCAATTAGACTAGAAAATTGGATAGCATATCATGCTAGTCAAGGTATTAATTGTTTAATATTTTTTGATGATTTTTCTGTTGACTCTTCCAAAAAAAGAATAATAGAGATATGTAATAAATACGGCATCGATTTAGAGCTACTTGCTACAGACGGTAAAGGACAAATGTTCGACACGACAGATTCTGAGCTATATGGTCACAGTGTTAGCTGTAACTACAGAATAGTTCGCTCTCTATCTAGGGGCTTAGACATAGCAAATATAAAATATGGACAATGTATATGTTATTTAATAGACGTAGACGAGTATGTGGTATCTGATATGGATTCTAATATCTCAGATATTGTAGAAAATATGATGGAAACAAAAAAAATCGACAGAATCTATTGCCACTCTTTTGATGTTGACAATAAGTATACGCTTTCAAACTGGATCACAAATCAACCAGCTTCATGTTCAAGATGGGACTATGAATCCAGAAATCAAACAAAATTTAAAAACCGAGGCAAGAGTATATGCAAGTCAGATTATGCAAAAACTCCTCTAATACAGCACGGAGGGGTTGTTCATGATCTGGGGTATGTCGTAGACGAATCAGAACATGCTCATGACTACTCAGTGCTTAGAATGCATCATTTTAGAATACCTCCATTGATTGATTCAGAGAAACAAATAACCTTTATAGAAGACAAAACTTTGTATAACAAAACTATCGGAATGTCATGAAAAATATACTATACTGTATCATACATACTCAACACCAAAATAATAGAATCAAGAACATTACCAATACATGGGGCAAAAATAATTCAGTTATTTTTTATTCAGATCACGACGACTCGTCAAATAATTGCTATAAAGTTTGTGAACGGTCTGATTATTCGTCTGGGCAACTTAAACAAATCAATGTATTTAATCTATTATTAAATCAATTCAATAACTATGAATGGTATTTTTTTTGTGATAATGATACTTTTGTGAATACTACAAATTTAGACAATTACGTCATCAATGCTGAACACAACCACATTCATGGAGAAATCATAAATACTTGGCCCCAAGATACTACTTTGTACTATCCGTCAGGGGGCGCAGGGTATTTGATGCATAACAGTATTCTACAAAACATGATTAATATATCCTATAACAATACCCAATATGGTGATGTTTCTATTGGAATTAATTTTAGAAATAAAAAGATACCTCTTAAACATAATAATCTCTTTAAGGGTCAATTACCTGAGTTTTATGGACTAACTTATGACAGAATAAGTGAATATATGACATTTCATTATGTCACAAGCTATGATACTATGGAAAAACTATATTTAAATTCTAAAAATCAAAAAGACTTAATATAATGTATATATATCATCATCTTGGGCTTGGGGACCATATATCTTGTCATGGAATAGTTCGACATTACTGCGAACAGAACGATAAGGTTTCTTTATTTGTTAAACCACACAATAAAGACAATGTTCAATATATGTATAACGATATAACTAATTTAGAATTAATAGTTGGTGATGACGAGTATGTTCAAAATTTTATACAAAAGAATCGACTAAAAGACGTTTTATACATTGGATTCCAGCTTCATGCAAGAGAAAATTTTATTGCTCAATTTTATAAAATGGCAAGTGTTCCTATTGAATATGAGTATCAAAAATTTTATATCAACAGAAATTTAGCTAACGAAAAAAAATTGTTTGATTCTTTGAACATCAAAGAGAATGAATATATATTCGTTCATGATCATAGTATAGCCAAGTCCCCATATATTATCCATCATGATCTTCCTTTAATCGCACCAACTCACGGTAAGTTTTTTGACTGGATCTATACTATTCTTAATGCAAAAGAGATTCATTGCATAGACTCTTCTTTCATCTGTTTGGTAGACTTATTGGATACTAAAGACACTCCCATATTCCATCATAGATATATTAAAAAATATCCTAGTCACATAAATCTAATGTCTAAACCTCACAAATTCTGGAATACAATATAATGACATTTAATGCTATGCTTGTTGGTGCTGGACGCAGAGTATCCTTAGCTGAGAGATTTATAGATAATGGATTCAATATTATCTCATACGAAACTAGCAAAGATGTTCCATTGTCAAAAATATGTAAAATAATTATAGGTTTGTCATGGAAAGATCCTAACGTTCAACAAGATATTCTAGAAACAGCTATTAAAAATAATGTTAAACTTATAGTACCACTACAAGACGAAGCCGTTTGTATACTATCACAAATAGAACAAAAAAACAAATCAAATACTGATGTAGTATTTCTAAACTCTAACTCTGAAACATCACATACTTGTTTTAATAAAAAACTATTTGCTGATTTTATAACAAAATATTTTCCAGAACTATATCCTTTTCCTGATAGTTTTCCTTTGATATGCAAGCCTGTTTTTGGATTTTCTTCTAATAATATTACTACTATAAATAGTGTCAATGAAAGTATGTCCATAGATAGCAACAAATTTATCTTACAAAAACAAATTTTCGGTAAAGAATATTCAGTAGATTGTTATTTTGACAAAACTAATAAGTTTATAGATGCGGTTACTAGAGAAAGAATACGAGTTGCTGGTGGAGAGGTATTGACTTCAAGAACATCTCATAAAGACATTCTGTATGATTACTCAAAACTTATTGGAGAAAAATTAAAAATAAGGGGCCCAGCTTGCTTTCAATACATTATTGACAACAACGATCAACCATTTATTATTGAAGTAAATGCAAGGTTTGGCGGAGGTACTGTTTTATCTATGGAGTCTGGACTAGACATCATAAGTCTGATAAAAAAAGATTATTTTAATTATGATTTTAACTACCAGCCTAAATCTTGGACCAATAACTTATTGATGGAAAGATACTACAAAGAGACATTCTTTAATTAATGTATGAGAGAAACGCATAAAAATCTTATCATAGACATGGATGGTACTATCTGTACTGAAGAAAAAACCTTCAACAAGTATCTTGCTACTCCACAAAAAAATGCTATTAAGAGTATCAATAATCTATACTATCAAAATTATCACATAACAATATATACTGCTAGAGGTTGGGCTGAATATAAGATGACTGAACATTGGTTAAAGTCCCATGATATCAAATATGATTTATTAATTTGCGGTAAGCCCATATATGATTATTGGATCGACGATAAGGCTTTGAGTTATGGTACATGGGATAATATCATGAAAGAAATTAAATGAGACCAGAAGTATTAAAATTAAGATCTTCTGTATTTAACTTCTATCAAAATTCTATCCTACCTTCATGCAAAGATGGTATGAGAATTCTTGAAATTGGTCCAATGGATATAAGATATACTCCGGTTAAAAACTATTATATCAATTTGCAAAATCAATTACTTCCAAAATTAAACATAGAATATAAAACATGTGATAAATTTTTAGACAGTAAAGCAGATTATATACACGATGTATTAGACCTTACTCCAGAAATAGTTGGAAAATTTGATATTATTATTGCTTGTGAAGTTATAGAGCATATCGGAAAAATATGGCTATTACCAGAAGTACTAAACAATATTTTGAATAACAATGGACAGATTTTTTTGTCCTCCCCATTCCACTTCTATCTTCATAATCCCTTTCCTGACTATTGGAGAATATCTGAATACGGATATCGTGAACTGTTTAATGATTTGTTTAATGTAAAAATAGATAAAATTTTAGACAATGATAATGATGACAGAAAACCACTAAATTACCAAGTAGTTTTAACAAAGAAAGAATAAATATGGCCGATACATTAGGCTCACTAGTAGATAAACTAACAACAGTAGATCTTAAAATGTGGAATAATCAAGAATTGCTGTATGAAATTAGACGAATGACATTTGAAGAATATAAACAAAAGTATTTTGATACTGAAAATGGAGCCATTGAACTATGGCAGTATCTTAAAAAAGCTTGTGATTTAAATGTTCAAAGAAACCAACTAATTAATGAAGTAGATGAAAAAATTATTGAAATTATTAATGCTAAGATAAGTGGAGAAGAGTTAGATAATGGTAAATTTTTACAGAGAAGTCATAAGACATACTAGATTCTATGATACCTATATACCAACCGTATCTAACTAAAAATAATCTAAAACATGCCCATAAAGCACTGGATAGTGGCTGGATATCATCTCAAGGAGAGTATCTGGATTTAACAAAAAATTTATTAAAATCAAAAGCTAAATACAACAATCATAAAATCGTACTAACGAATAATGGGACGACAGCTACTCATCTATTAGCTTTGGCACTACAATATAAATATCCATCTATCAAAAAAATTATTGTTCCAAATAATGTATATGTAGCTGCGTGGAATGCTTTTTTATATACTCAAAAGTATGAACTAATACCAGTAGACGCCAATTTATATACTTGGAATTTTGAAGACTCTTATCTGGAAGAACTTTTAGATGAAGAAACCGCAGTATTGATAGTACATAATATCGGAAATATTATCAATGTTCCAAAACTAAAACAAAAATTTCCAAATACTATTTTTGTAGAAGACAATTGTGAAGGCTTCTTGGGATCCTATGGAGATAAACCATCTGGATCAGAATGTTTTGCTTCATCAATATCTTTTTTTGGTAATAAAACAATAACATGCGGAGAAGGTGGTGCTTTTATAACTTCTGATGATGAGCTGTTCTCTTATATCAATACAGTAAAAAATCAAGGGCAATCCCATAAAAAATTCATTCATGATTATCTTGGCTATAATTACAGAATGACAAATATACAAGCTGCTATTTTATATGGTCAGCTAAATGATTTAGACTGGATTATAAATCAAAAAAAGAATATTTTTAATCAATATAGATCTATTTTAAAATTGCCTAATATATCTTTTCAGCATATAGATCCCGATACCTCTCATTCTAATTGGATGCTTGGTATGAGATTTCTAGATTTTGATTTAGAAAAGAAAAAATCACTCGAATTATATTTGTACGAAGCAGGAATAGATACAAGGCCAATGTTTTATGATATACATCAGCATAAATATCTGAAGCCTATTAAATGCGTATCTAATGAAAACTCAAAAATATTACAAAACCAATGTCTAATGGTTCCTTCATATCCCACTCTTAGTGAAAGTCAAATCAGCTTTATTTGCGATAAAATCATACATTTTCTCAAATATAACTAATAAAAATCTGCATATGTTTAAATGTTCAATATTTTGTTCGTTTTATAAAGGTGAAAAATTCATTGAAGGATATCTCAATGATATGCTAAAACAATCAGTATTTAATAATACAGAATTTATTTTTCTTGACTGTAGTTCTACAGAAAATGAAAAAGACTATATCCTACCAATTGCAAAAAGGTTTAATAATGTAAAGTATCATCAACTAGAAAAAGATCCAGGATTATATGCTGCGTGGAACATTGCTATTCGTTTATGTTCATCATCTATAATAGGCAACTGGAATATTGATGATCGTAAAAGTACTGACAGTATAGACATTTTGCTTAAAGCATTTGACAGAGATCCTTTACTAGACATAGCATATGGAATTACTTATGTTTCTACAGAAGCAAATGAAAAATATGAAGATAATACATATGATCAAGTCTACCCATGCCTACCCCACTCTTTCCGTAATCTACTAAATAATAACAGTCCTCATTGTATGCCGTTATGGAAGAAGAATTTACATGATAGATTTGGGCTATTTGATGAAAACTATAAGACGGCTTCTGATGGAGATATGTGGTTGCGTTGTGCTGCGGGAGGTGCTAGAATAAAGATGGTCAACCACCCAGTCGGTTTGTACTATCATAACCCATCTGGTCGGTCTACTGACCCAAAACATCTACAACAGATGATTGATGAAGTTAATCGCATGAGACACAATTATATTGGATACCTAACATGATTGAAGTTATATTATTCTTTTTGGTTTTGGCAATAGTTTTTGGCATGATAGACGCCCAATATAAAATACATGACAGATCTAGCTGTCATAGATTATATTCGTCAAGAAACTTATTTACCTTTTTATTTACTGATCGCTACTAATTAAATATGAATAGATTGAAGAATCAACGAGTTTATTTGGCCGGGGCTATGGATAGAGTTGCTGATCGCGGAGCTACTTGGAGAGATAATATTACTCCATTTCTTGAAGAAATGGGTTCCATAGTCTTTAATCCTATTACTAAGCCAACAAACACAGGTATGGAAGACAGTGACTCTCATACTATTAAGACCAAACTGAAAAAAGCAGAGAGATACGATGAACTTGCAGAAATGATGAAAGTTATTCGCAGGGTAGATTTAAGACTTGTAGATATTAGTGACTTTTTGGTCGTGAATCTGAATCTTGATATTCATCCATGCGGAACATATGAAGAAATATTTTGGGCTAATCGTCAGAAAAAGCCAATAATAATTCATATGGAGCAAGGTAAGATAAACGCCCCGGATTGGTTATTCGGCACAATACCACATCAAACTATTTTTTCTTCTTGGGATGATATCAAAGATTATCTTTCTCATATAAACACATCGGAAAACATAGATACCTATAAAAGATGGTATTTTTTCTCGGTATAACATGCCTAAATATTATGTAAAGTCTGGTCAAATAAAATATATCATTGATTGTAATGATCCAATATCCGCAATATTGGCAGCATTATATCATTTTAAAGGGAAGGGTCTCTTAACCGGACCAAAAATTTGTGTTAGCGAGCGTGGTTTTGAAAGCCACAAAACATGGAAGTGTTATGATACTGATGAATACTTGAAGAAAACATAAAATGCAAAAAATTATCAATGAACTAAAACTAGATTTTGACGATGTACTGATTAAACCCAAGAGATCAAGACTTGGTAGTAGATCAGAGGTTTCTCTACAACGAGATTTTAAATTTCTATATTCTACAAGATTTTTATCTTGTACTCCTATTGTTGCCGCCAATATGGACACAACCGGCACAATGAGTATGGCAGGAGTGCTGGCTCAATTCAATGCTATAACATGTTTGCATAAACACTACTCTATTGATGAGATTGTTGACTATTTTACAAAATCTCAAAAACCAGAACTTTCCTTCTATTCTACAGGAATTAATAAGCCAGATATAGAGAAACTCATAGACACTTTTGACAGACTAAAACTTAAGGGCTTATATTTACCAAATGTATGCGTTGATGTTGCCAACGGATATAGCGATAAGTTCGTTAAGGCTGTCAAACATATTAGGGATATGTATCCTGATATTGTTATTATGGCTGGGAATGTTGTTACTCCGGAAATGACAGAAGAACTGCTGATGCACGGACTGGTGGACATAGTGAAGGTCGGTATAGGTTCAGGATCTGTTTGTACTACAAGATTAAAAACTGGCGTGGGATACCCCCAGCTGTCTGCCGTAATGGAGTGTGCCGACGCTGCTCATGGTATTGGTGGACACATTTGCAGCGATGGGGGTTGTAAAATAGTTGCTGATATTTGTAAAGCTTTTGGTGCAAATACAGATTTCGTTATGCTTGGCAGTATGCTTGCTGGTACAGACTGCTGTGAAGGGGAATGGGAATACGAATATAAGTGCGTCAAAGCAGGTCTTGCAGGAGAATTTTGGCAACCATTTAATCCTGGATATGAAACAGAAAAAAGAAAGATACGTCTTAAGTTCTATGGTATGAGTTCCAAGGACGCAATGGATAAATATCATAACGGAGTTGCTAACTATAGAACCAGTGAAGGAAAATCCGTTATTATTCCATATAAGGGAACTACTGAGGATATTATGTTGGATATAATGGGAGGTCTTAGAAGTTCATGCACTTATGTTGGAGCTTCTAAAATTAAAGACTTTGGTAAAAAAACAACATTTATACAAGTTAACAATACTCATAATAGGATATTTGAAAAATGAACATCAATGTGTCGGCACCAATCAACAGTACAGGATATGGCATAGCTTCCTACAATATTATTAAGGGTCTTAGCGCTCTCAATAATGTTATATCATATTTCCCAATAGGTCAGCCATCAGTAGAAACACAAGAGGATCACGCCTTTGTATCAAATATTCTTAAACAAAGATATTTATGCGATATAAATGCTCCTCATCTTAAAATATGGCATCAGTTTGACTTATTAGAGCATGTAGGAAGAGGTCCATATTTTGCTTTTCCCTTTTTTGAACTAGATACTTTTAGTGATATAGAAATCAATAGCCTAAAAACTCCAGATGGTATTTTTACAACTAGTCAGTGGGCAGCCGATGTAGTGTCTAAGCACGTTTCAACTCCAGTTCATGTTGCTCCGCTTGGCGTTGACTTGTCGATATTTGATAAGTCTAGATATTCACAACCATCTGATAATAAGTATGTATTTATTAACATAGGCAAGTGGGAAGTAAGAAAAGGTCATGATATTTTATTAGAATTATTTACCAAAGCTTTTCCAAATAATCCAGATGTTGAACTTTGGATTTTAGCTTCAGAAACAACCAATGGATACTCCTCTCCTGCTGAAATTGAGCAGTGGAAGAATATGTACCAAAACGATAGTAGAGTTAAATTATTTTCGGGGTTTGCTCAACATTCTGAGATTGCAGAACTAATATCAAAAGCTAATTGTGGTATTTTCCCCTCAAGAGCAGAGGGTTGGAATATGGAGTTATTAGAGTGTATGGCTATGAATAAACCTGTTATAACTACTAATTATTCAGCACATACAGAGTTTTGTAATAAAGACAACTCATATTTAGTCGATATATCGACTACTGAAAAAGCCCATGACGGCAAGGCTTTTATGGGTCAGGGTAATTGGGCAAAAATAGATCAATCTGAAAAAGACATATTGATCGATTATATGCGATATGTGGTCAATAATCACATTAATACTAATCCTGCTGGTGTAAATACTGCTAATCAGTTATCGTGGACAAATACAGCACAAAAGATACTCAGTTACATGAATAAATAGGTTAATATTATGCCAATTCCAAAACCAAATCCTGATGAAAAATCTAAAAATTTTGTTGCAAGATGCATGGGTGATGAGGCTATGAAAAAAGACTATCCAGATTCTCAACAAAGAATAGCAGCGTGTCTTGGTCAGGTCAAAGCTTCATTGTTGGAGCAAGTGTGCGAGGCTATTTCCTACATAGATAATGAATACGATAGTGACGGTGAAGAGCTAACTAAAGCTAATTTGATTTTACCCAATGAAAATGACTATGTTGATACTGATGAAGTAACAGAAGAATTTGATCTATGTGCCGTATCTTCAGAATATCAAGGACGCAAGGTTACTCTTAATAAACCTTTTAGAACTCCTGACGGTCCTAAAAAATCTGCCGTTTATGTTAAAAATGACAAGGGTAAAGTAGTTATTGTTAGATTTGGTGATCCTAACATGAAAATTAAAAAAAATATTCCTTCACGAAGGAAAAGTTTTAGAGCTAGAATGAATTGTGATAATCCTGGGCCAAAGTGGAAAAGTCGATATTGGGCATGTAAGAGTTGGTAATAATCATGAGAAAATGTAGAAAATGTAAATTAAATGAGGTCCCTCAAAATTCTAGAAAATTTTGTGATTATTGCAAACTTAAGCTAAAGGCTTGCGAGTGTGGAACTATTTTCAAATCCAAAAAACACAATTTCTGTAGACTATGTAGAATGAGTAAAGGAAACATAGGTCAATGTCAATCATGCAATAAAACCAGGCACATATATTTCAGTTCGACAATCTGCACAACCTGTTACAAATTTATAACAAAATACAATATTACTATAGAAGAGCTAAAACATTTAAGAGCAATAAAGAACTGCGGTATCTGTGGTATTGCAGTTTTTCACCATGCTAAGAATAAAGGAAATGCTGCCGTTATAGATCATGATCACAATACTGGTAAGGTTAGAGGAATTTTATGCGTACAGTGTAATATTATAGAAGGAATGATACGCAATGAACAGCACTTAGAACAATTTTATACTAACTATAAAAAATGGATTAATAATTATGACCAAAACAATAGATGAACTATTAAACGAAAATGCTGAAGTAAAGGAAAATCAAGTGGACGAAGTACAAGCTAGCCAGACTAATGAAACTAATGAGGTTAATGAAACTATAGAAAATGTTGTATCTGAGACCGAAAATAATGTTATCGGATTACTTAAAAAGTCTTTGAATATACACTGGCAACAAACAACTTCATTAAGTGCTCAAGCTGTTCATCTTGAAAGATGGGGATATAAGAAACTTGCTGCTATCATTAAAGCAGATGCCCTAGAAGAACACCAACACTCAATAATCAACTTAACAAGACTAGAATTTTTTGATCAAGATTATCAACCACTAGTAGTGTCTCCTCCATCATGGACACGACATGACATGGTTGCTATTATCAACTATAACTTAGCATCTGTAAGAGAGGCTGCAGATACAGAAAAAGCAACTATTGTTGCAGCTAGGGCGGTAGGAGATGAACTAACAGCCAATATAATGATTCCTCTACTACAAGGTAGTGAAGATGGCATAAAACTATACGAAGGCTACTTAAAGCTTATTGAACAAATGGGTATAGACAACTTTTTAACTTTACAGACATAATAGTCTCAATAAATAAAGGTATTAATCATGGACAGAATATACGATATACTAAAAAATGTTCAGGCAGCAGTAGAGAATCAAGAAATTGAGTCTCCAAAGACAGAGTTAAATGAATATAAACAAGACTTCCTAGAGATGAATATCGGCTCACTCACAGCAATCATGCAACATGCTAAAAACATACTTGACTCTCTAGGTGACCCGTCAGTTAAAGAAAACTTGACAGAAAGCTGGCTACAGGGTAAAATCGCCATAACTGAGGATTACATGCGAACCATTCACGATTTTGTGAAGTATGTACCATCAGAGGACGATAACTCTTTTGCTGGGGATAAGCCTGGACTTTGGGATAATATCCGCAAGAAAAAAGAACGAGAAGGCAAGAATTATAAGCCAGCTAAACGAGGAGATAAAGACAGACCAGATCCTGATCAGTGGAAAAAGTTAACTAAGTAAGACACTTTCAATTAAGATTTTATTTTATACAAAAGGACTTTTAATGGACAGAACGTATGACAGTTTGGATTCGTATATAAACCTAGCAAAAAAAACCATAGTGAAATTTGGACCAAGATTTTACAATGGTCTCTCAGCAGAAATGTTGAAAAACACTGATGCAGTATCAGATGTTGCAACAGCCATTATGTATGCCGATTGGAGATTTGATCCAAATAGACCTGGGAAAAGTGGTCAGAAAAAGACACTATACTCATATCGTAATCAGTGTGCAATATGGGCAATTAAGACATATGTAACTAATAAATACAAAAAACATCTCGATACAAGTATCAGTCTTAATTTTAGTGAAGAGGGTTCAGACTCGTCATTCTATTCTTCTATATCTGATGAGAAGGCAATGGATCCAGTAGATATTTTAATAGATAAAGAAGAGTCTTCACGGTTAACATCAAGCATCGATCAGCTACTGAATAATAGCATTTTATCTGACAAACAGAAAATACAGATTAAAATGTATTATCTAGAAAATCATACTTTGTCATATATTGGTAAAAAGTTTGGTGTCTCTAGAGAAGCAATTAGGCAAAACATTAAGAGAGCACTGGATATTATTCGATCTTATGATAAATGCACAGCTTAATCTTATTATTCCAATTTTTATTCATTCCAAGAACAGATATGAGATACTCTCATTAGCTGATTATACTCTAAGACTGCCTTCTGTTGAACTAGAGCCTAATCAAGACATTAATGAGCTTCTATCAATGCTGTTGAATAGATGTATAAAAGAAACCTCTGGAACAAATCCTAAATTAGTTGACATTATCATAACTTCTCAGCTTGATATATATTATATTTGTTTTGTTAATTATGAAACTACTATAATAAATAGCTATACTAGAACCATAGATCTTAACACCGATATACTACCACCAAATGCTACAAGAACTCTTTCGTTATTGGCTAAGTAAAAAACAGCCCTCTGTGGCTAAAGAAAAAACCCAAGAAGAGTCTATAGCAGAGGAGATGCATAGTCTAAGTGTAATTCTACATCCAGACGACATGGTTGATATCATAGTTTTGCATCCAAAGTTAGATAAATTATCTCTAGTTGAAATTTCAACAGAAGCAGAGAAATTTGCAGAATTGTTGATTTATGTTACTAATAATCTAATGGAACCAAAATTATTGACAACAATTCGTAATAAAATCAAAAACACGAATAATGATAAAGAGCAATTATTTTATGATAATGTTCTATCATATTATGATGTTATAAAAACCGAATTTGAGAAAAAACTAATTGATAATGGCCCACTAATCAGACCAAGATCTGTATTTAACTCCAAATAGCTGTTGTTTGTCGGCCAATTTCTTATTACTATACCATGGGTGTATTATACATGGTATCTCTAAAAAAAATAAGAGTTTAAACAAAGTATCAATTATATGATCAATCTTATCTCATGGCAAAAGTGGCTTGATCCATTTGGATCTGATGACGCAGAAGAGCTGGAGCATGATCCATATCTTGCAGATTATGAAGAACAAGAATCAGATGGTACTACTGAAAACATTAATGATGAGGAGCAAGAGAATAAAATAATTAATACAACACAAAGAGTAAAAGTTATTGCTACGCCAATGGGCATTATACCAGTCACTGATAATACTATGAGTGGAAAGATTTTTAATTTTTGGATTGGGCATACTAACTTTGATATTACTCATAAAGTTGCTGATGTTATCGAAAAAACCGATGGGGTTGAAACCCTAGATATTTTTACTAGATACAGATTCCGAATTGCTGTTGGTAAAGCTTTTGATGATTCTTCGGTAATGAGAGATATAAATAAGAGAGTATACTCGGAGCTATCATAACAATGTCAACAGCCAAATCATTTACTGAACTTGAAAGCGAATTACAATCAATACACTCATATAATATAGATACAAAAAACAGAGAAATATATCTACATTCATATTTAGGAGATAGTGAAGAAGGTGGTGTTGACTATAGGTCTGCTATAGTACTTGAAAAAAATCTCAGGTACTTAAACCTATTATCTCTAGAACCAATTTTAGTTCATATGCATTTACCAGGAGGAGACTGGCAAGACTGCCTAGGTATGTATGATGCTGTCAGGGCATCAAAAGCTAAAGTTATCATCCTCGCTTATGCTAAAGCAGAATCTTCTAGTAGTGTTTTATTACAAGCTGCCGACCTTAGAATATTGATGCCAAATACACATGTTATGATTCATTATGGGTCATTTAGTATGGATGGGGAACACAGCAAAGCTGCTGCGGCTGGCATTAGATGGAACGAAAACGAGTGTGATAAGATGGTTGATATTTTTACTGACAGGTGTATGAATAGTATGATAGCTAAAGAGAAAAATTGGAAAAAAATGATGGCAAAAAAACACATAGTCTCACAACTTGCTAATAAATGCGATTGGATATTAACGGCTGAAGAAGCAGTATATTACGGCTTTGCCGATGGTATTCTTGGCACTAAAAAATATCCCAATATAGACTCACTTAAAAAATAATGCTATTAGAATATTCATATTATGATATCGCTTCTAATGATGCCGAAATTCAAGGCAACTTAACAGAAGCTTTAAAACACAATGTGCAGACAATATCTGTACTTCCGCCATATGCCAGACTTGTAAAGTCTTTAGTAAACAATGCTGCAAAGATTTCTTGCCCGATAGATTATCCAATGGGTGTGTTAGATATAAAATCCAGACTATCAGTAGTTGATTTTTGTTTAAAAAATAATGTTGATATAATTGAGGCAGTTTGCCCAGCACAGCTATTGTGCAACAGGAAGTATGATAAGTTTAGGGATGACATTAAACAATTAACTAATCTATGTTCTTCCCTAAATGTTGAACTAAGATACGTTTTAGAATATAGGCAATACTCCTACGAGCTGCTCTATAAAGTTGCCCAAATCTTATATGACTTTAATGTTAAAACAATCTATCCCTCAACTGGATACTCTTTAGACGATATTGGCGACAATATCATAGCTTCTGCTCTAATTAATAAGAAAGTTCCAAATATCAATATTATCTGTAATGGTAATTTGTGGAATAGTAATCATCTAAAAATGGTTAAAAATAACCAATTATACGGTTTAAGAATCAATTCCCTAAACGGTTTACAGCTAATAAATAGCTAATTCTCTGTTTTTAGGTGTATACGAATAATAAGTATATACTTGTTTCTTTCCTTAAATCTTCATGGAGTTTTATAAAATGGCTACAATTCAACAAGGTGGAGCAGCCTCAACAGGCACATACTGGAGTGGTAGCTCTACAAATAATAATCACGGTACAGCTAAAAGAGTCGGCACAGTATCCTCTGTCTTAGAGAATAGTTCACTAGGACAAGTAAATGTTGGTGTTTTCGCTTCAACAGTTATTGATGGAGATTACACAAACAAGGCTATTTCTGAAGGAACTATCGCCCACGATCATGTCAAGCCCATAACTGCCAAAGTAACCTCAGAGCTTGGTGGAGTTGCCAGTAGTGCTTTATCAACTACAGCTAATGTTCCTGGTCAATTAAGAAGCATTAACAAGAGAGAAAGCTACAGATCACCCGGCACCGCAACCGCTATCAGAGCTGGCTACTTTAGTCTTTACACAGGTAGGTTCACAACTGCCCCAACAGCTGTTACAGAAACCCCAGGTACAGATAATGCTGCTAGTCCCACCAGAAGCGTTCCCGGTTCTATGAGATTCAAGAGTGGCGCTCCTGTTGCTATTGCAAAAAACTATCCAGCTAAAAATGGCTAATAGTTAATTAAATTCTACCAATAAGAAGAGAACCAGGAATCATCTTTCTGGTTCTTTTTTTATAGGTGTATTATATCTAAAGAATAACACTTTCTAAAAATCTTATAAAAGGCTTCCATAATGTCTGAAACCATTATTCATTTCTGGGAGAACATAGCCACAACAAGTATTGGAATTATAGTAACAATGGTTGGATTTTGGGTGGCTATTGGTAGAAATATGGCAACTAAATCAGAGGTTTTGGTTATGATAGAAACACAATCTCCATACCTTCATGATAAACAATTTATTATGGAAAGGTTAGCTTCTAACAAAGAAAGTCAAGCAGCTTTCGCGCTGGCTCTTCAAAGAAATACAGAAGTTATGACAGAACTGAAAATTCAAATAGCAATGCTTGGCAAAACTTTAGAAACTTTAGAAGACAGAATAGAAAGGTAATTTATGGCAAACGATATAAATAAAGCAATTAGTGCTAATCAAATAAAAAACGGAACAACCGTTGTTACAACAACAGTTACCGGAGAATACTCAACAATCGACACGTATGTTAAAAACACTCCAACAATTAGTGATATTGAAACAAAATATGATAATAGATTCTATAATGGTATTTTTGTTCAATTAGTCGGCGACCAAACAGTAATAGGTGGTTAAATGAGTATACAACGTATTAATGAATTTCCAGCAGCTAGTGCTCTGACTAGTGATGATATATTTTTAATTATGGACGATCCATCAGGGTCTGCTTTAACAAAAAAAGTCCCAGTATCTGTTCTTCATTCTGGTTTAGTTCAAAGCAATACTAGCTTAGTTAATAATTCTATTCGTATAACAAATATGATTAGTATTTCTCAAAGCAACTACGATGCTCTTGCTACAAAAGATACTAATACACTATACATAGTTAATGGCTAAGGATAAATTTGTATGCCAACAGTAAATAGTGATATATTTTTAAGTAACTCTAACATAACTTCTATTAAATTAGGAGATAATAGTGTTTCTAAAATATTCCTTGGCGAGAATCTAGTATTTGGAAGTACATCAGAAAGTTGTACAGATTCAGTTGCTAGTGTCAAAATGATAGGATGGGTTTCTGGTGACAGAACTCTTGCTCCTATTGGATATGCTCCTTATGGTCGTGAGACCTATACCTATGGAGACGAAACTGTCCGATACGAGACAGGAGTATGGCTTTATATTGGAGCAGAAGGGGAGATTACGAGAGCATATAGTTATGCAAGCTATCCTTGGTTAGTAAACTGGCCAGCTCCTTATTCTGGTGAGAAGTTTTGTAGTTTTGGTAGTTCTGGGTTTCAGTGGATGAATATCAGCTCTGTTACTTCAACCTCCGCTTCTGGAATTGGTCAAAACAATATCACAATCTCAATAACACAAACTGGCGGAGGTATGGATGCCCACGATGGTATGGTTGGTGGCACAACCTTCCCCGAAGCTTACGGAGTACCACTTAGTGGAACTCAAATTAAGAATACTCAATCTGGTATTTTTACTGCAACTTTTAGTCAACCTGTTACCGACGCGTTGGTTGCATTTGCTAGCGTTGGTCAAGGAGGTACCCCAGTTCCTGTACAAGTATCAGCATCATTTACTCCAATATGGGAAACACTTACAACATATCAAAATCCAGTAAATGCTACACAATATTCTCAGTTTACCGGAGAAGAAGGATATAATATAATTCGAATAGATGGAACTGTAACTACTGTAACTTTCAATTATACTGTTAGTGAAAATTATTGTACGGTTTGTTTCGGATTTGTTGATCAAAACGCATAATACTAAACCGTGTTTATTATGACTCAAACCAAAACATGTAATCAATGTAATATTACAAAACAACTTAATGATTTTCCGAATAGTAAAACTGGTAAATATGGCAAACTAGCTCAGTGTAAAAGTTGTGATAAGGCTAATCAGCACAATAGATATATTAAAAATAGAGAAGATAGAATAAAAAAATCTAAAGACTATAAAATTAAAAATAAAGAGCATAATAAAACAATAGATAAACAAAGATATTCAAGACAACGAGAAACTAAGCTAGCTTATCAGAAAGAACAAAGACTAAATAAGCCCGAGTATATGAAAAATTATAGGATTAATAATAAAGAAAAAATTAGACAAAGTGCAAATAAGTGGCAGCATAAAAAATATTATTCTGATCTTTCTTATAGGTTAAAAAGTATTTTACAAAAAAGAATAGTAGCTAGTATTAAAGGATACTATAAATCTCAAGCTACAACAGAATTATTGGGTTGTTCTATTGAAGAGTTTAAACAACATCTGGAATCACAATTTTATAAAGATCCTAGACTGAACTGGGAAGCCTATGGCCCCAAAGGATGGCATATTGACCACATAATTCCATGCGCCAGTTTTGACCTTTCTGATCCAGAACAGCAAAAAATTTGTTTTCACTATACTAATATGCAGCCATTGTGGTGGGATTTGAATATTGCTAAATCAGATAAGATCTTGTAGCGGTGTATATAGTATATAATAGCAGTCTTTAACATAGGAGATAAACTATTATGATTAAGCCCGGTTGGAAAAGTTCAGAATTTTGGTTTACAGTAGTTAGTTTTATTTTTAGCGGATTATATCTTATGGGTCTTATAGGTGAAAATTCTCAAAAAGAAGACCTAATTCAAGAAACTACAAGAGGTCTAGAAGCAACAATCCTTATTATTGGACAGCTAACTGTATTATTTAAATATGTAAAAGGAAGAACAGACCTAAAAAAGACTTGGTGGAGTACAGCCACTCCAGAAGAAAGAAAAGAAGCAAACAAAAAGAACGACAAACCAGCAACAGTAAGAAAAAAGAGAAAAACAAATGGAAAACCAAAACCTGCCAGTAAATGATCTTGGAAATTTAGTAGCTAAAGCTAAAGAAATACTTAAAAACGCCAAAGCAGTAGCAATGCCACAAGCATGGAACGTATTGCAATTGGCTACAGCCGAAGTAATTCAAAAGATAGAAGATAATAACCCCTCTCTTAAAGGGGTTGATAAAAAAACACTTGCTATGACTATGATTAGCAACTTTTATGATCAAGTTTTTACTTTAGTGAATTTTCCATTTGTGCCAAAACTTTTACAGCCTATTATACAGAAGTATGTCAAGCAATTGTTAATGCTTTTAGTAAGTTCTTCAATTGATGCTTTTGTCATTACTTTTAGGAATAATGGCATTTTCATTGATCCAAGTGTTGTAATTACTCCGGACGTAGATAAAACTCCATCAGTTTCAGATAAATAAGAGAGGCTAAAATGAATTTTACAGAAAGTTTCCAAGAGTTTAGTAGTAGATTGAGCACAATGGACTTGGCTCTATATGCTGGTGTTGGTATCGTACTATGGGTTATGTTTAAGGATAAGCTTAATCCAGTACAAAAGCTATTAGGTTCTATGATTGAAAAACTCAGAGGAGCAACAGACAATACTTCTCTCCCAGTAGTAAATGTTCCTGCTGTTTCTCCTGTTGTTGTTCCAAAGAAAACAGATTCAGAAGATACATTTTTTAAGCTAGTAGTTTCATGGAAGCAAACTCGTGATCTTGCTGTTCAGAGCGGATGTTCTGAAGCTGTTAAGGTAGCAGACCAGATGTTCCCATATTTAAGTCCCAATGTATGCAGTAAACAAAATGAGGATAAGGTATCATGAATCAAAAAAACGTACTACTAGTATTAGCTGGTCTATTAATTGTTGTTGGTTTGCTTAAGCCAGACTTTTCAAATATTCTTGGTCCAAACAAACCAGCAGTAGTTGATGTTTTAGAGCTACCAGAACCAACAGACCCAGCCGTCAAAAAAGAAGCAGATGATGTTGTTGTTCTTCTAAAAGAAGCAGGGGCTAAAAACGATGCTAAAAGACTTAGAGATCTTTACATTGATTTGGCAAAGCTTGTGGAGCTTGATGGAGAAGACGAAGTAGTTAAGAGTACTGAAGAAATTCGTCAAGCAAATAGCTTAGCTGGTGTGATGCTTAAACTAGACATAAAAGGCAAATATCCAGATTTAGCAAAAGAAGCTAAAGAAGTTGTTGTTGCAGCTATAGGCGATGATCATATTCTACTATCCAAAGAGCTACGAGTTAAAGCTGCAGAAGGTCTTAATGCTTTAGCTTGGGCTTGTAACATGGGATCAAAATAATGCCACGATATACTCCAAAAGAATTATATGACAATTATCGTAAGGGTTTTAGCGGTTGTTTATTTGAACAGCATGTGTTTGATCACTTAATGGAAACTTCCAAGTATCCATTATTTGGAGATGCTAGTAAAAAAATTAGTGGTAGTGGCAAAGGTAAGCTTTCAACACCATACAAAAGTGTGTTAAAGTTTGATAAACATCCTTATAATGAAAGACAAACTACTGGAGATTGTGTTAGTCACGGAACGCGAAATGCTTGTGATGTAACCCGAGCTGTAGAAATAGATATACATAATGAGAGAGAGGATTGGATAGCAAGGGGTGCAACAGAAGCTATCTATGGATATAGAGGGTTTAGTGGACAGGGTATGAGTTGTGCTAGAGCAGCTGAATTTGTTAGTAAGGTTGGTGGTCTTGTAGTGAGAAAGAATTATGGTTTTGTAGATTTCAGTAAATATAATGGTAATTTAGGGGCGGGCTGGGGCGGTAGAGGTCTTCCAGATAAAGTACTAGATCTCTCTAACGATCACCAGATCAAGACTGCTTCATTAATACGAACAGTAGAAGAAGCCCGTGATGCTTTAGCTAATGGTTATGGATTAGCTGTATGCTCTAATTATGGATTTAGCAATACTAGAGATAAAAAGGGATTTGCTAGAACATCTGGTAACTGGGGTCATTGTATGGCCTGGATAGCTTGTGATGATACTGGTAGTGAACCAGCTTTTCTCGTTCAAAATAGCTGGGGTAAATGGAATGATGGTGGACATCCAGAATGGGGTCCTATTCCAGAAGGGTCGTTTTTAATCCACGCTGATGTTGCTGCTGGAATGCTATCTGCTAATGGCTCTTATGCTTTTAGTGGTTTTGATGGCTTTCCTTTACAAAAACTACCGAGCTACGGATTCGAAGATTATCTATAAGAAAACTGACCGCCACAGGAGTAATAATACTATGGGGCGGATTTATCTACGACATAATCAAAGATTATATCCAGGATAGATTTTAGCAATCTCCTAAATTGGCCCAACAAGTTTCGAAGTCGCCGTAGCATATGCCATCAATATTGGCACACATAGCCTCTCCAAAATTGTCGCAGGTCCCCCACGAATTGCAGCAATAACACGGTTTCCCATTCAAAACACTATAAATCGGTCCATCATTATCATATGTCATAAAGTTAGCCTTTTTAAAATTTACATTAGAAGTTACCCCCAATTAGAGGGTTGAATGTATCATAATAAAGGATACACCTAAAAAACAAACTAAATTATAATTGGTGTATTTATACTATAATCCTTCCTTTCTACAGAGATTATTTCTATGAGATTAATAGATAGAATAGCTCTAAATAGAGCAATACAAATGCTTCTAAATTTTATTTTGGCTATTATCAAGATATTTAATAAAAATTCTCCTGAGAATAAGCCAGATGGTCCTGTTAAGCCAAAACCAAAAAAACCTTTAAGAGATTTGGTAGACAATATTCTTCCATGGAGAAAATAAAATGAATAAATTATTTGTTGGTTTATTCTGTGTTAGTTTGTTGTTTGCTGAGTCTAGTTACTATGGCTCCACAACAGCCCCTGTGACTCTTGCTGGAGGCATTATTAAAGCCAAGCATGTACAGGAAGTCACCCAAAAGTATAAAAGAAAAGATTGTCCAATTTGCAAGGGTAAGGGTTGGTATATGAGTGGTGATGGTATTCTTAAAATTGATTGCACATATTGTGAAATTGATAAAGGTTCTCTTTCTGTGGGACCAATCAAATCAATTACTCCATCAGCTCCTCCAATCAAGATATACTCAGCTCCAATAAATTGCCCAGACGGAAACTGTCCAATTCCCAAAACACCAAGGAGATAAATACTATGGCTGATAATGAAAAACTCAAAGCTATAGCTATTAAAATTTTAGAAAAGTCTACTGTACCTAAAGACGATATGTACGGATTTGCTATTGTTACTATTTTAATGATGATAAGCATAATACTAACATGTGTAAGAATACTACAAGAATGTAATAAGAATAAACTAACCTCCCAATCTACAGCACAAGATAAATATTCAATGTATGGTGAACAAATAAAAACCTTTAGTTCAAGAAAAGGTTGGTTTACTAAAATGAGAATTAAAAAAATTCTTCGTAGAGAAATGAACAAAGAAGATTATAATAAATACTCATTAAGTATTCTGGATGCTTTGTTAGAAACAGGAGAAATTCTCACGGATGATGAGATTCAAACACTAGTGGAGAATGCCAATGTTTAATATATTAGTATGGTGTGTCTATGGTTTATTCGTTGGATCTATCGCTAAGAGCCTAGTTCCTGGCGAAGAAAATTTCGGCTTTGTTAAAACCGTAGCTCTAGGAGTTGCAGGATCTTACATGGGCGGAGCCATATTATATATGATTGGTCAATATAGTAGCCTAAGTCCAGCAGGTATTTTTATGGGTGTTGCTGGTGCGACATTATCTCTTGTGCTTTATAATAAAATTACGACTAGTAAATAGTATTTCCTTATGGTCGATGTTTATCTGTGGCTGTATCATATAGATTTATGGGATGAATTTTATAGTCTGTTGTCTCCAATAAAAGAAAATATTGTTCTTCATCTTGGACTATGCCATGATACTCAGACTAAAGAAGTAATTTATTTAGCAGAACGCGGCTTTCCACATCTAAAAATCAGTCACTATCCTAATGCCGGTGCTGATATTCTATCGTTCATTAATGATTTTGTTAATAATTCTTGTAAACAAGATATATTTCTAAAAATTCATTCTAAAAAAAGTATACTAATGAATAAAATAGAGTGGAGAAAAGTTCTTCTTCATTCTTTAATAGGAAATAATGGAAATAATTTTTATACTAACATTAATCGATTACAAAAACACGAAAAAATTGGCTTAATTAGCCATCGTGCTCTGCTCTTCAAAAATCAAGAGGGTCCAAACTCTAACAAAATTGATGAGATCCTACAATATTATCAAATACCCAAAGAGAGCATAAAAAATAGAGTGTTCGCTGCTGGTACTATGTTTATGGGTAAAAGTAGTCTGTACAACAATTTTTTAAATAAGGGCTCTATAAGTTATCTAGATCCCCTTCTGAGACAAGAAGTCGGATATGTCAGAGACAATAAAGGAGCTACATACTCTCATAGTCTAGAAAGAATATTTGGCTATATATGTGAGCACTACGGTTTACTAACAGACTATGCAAAATATCAAACTATTCGTGTAATAAATACCAAATCTCCAACGAATAAACTGCATTTGTCTATAACAAATAGTGGATATGTTTTTTTAGAAGAGGATATTCAAGTAAGAGGTAGACTATTGCATAGAGATGAGGGCACATTTACTATAGTTTGGAATCATTTAACCAAACCACACACTAGAAAATATGTAAAAATAGCCAATAATACATATATAGGATCATGACTCATAAGTGGATCAGTAGTCATCTCATAGAAAAAGAGGTGCAAAAATATATACATCTACTTCCTAAAAATTTTGACTGGCAGTATTATTTAGAGCAAAATCAAGATTTAAATCTAGCAGGAATAAACAACGAGAAAAGTGCTATTGAGCATTTTCTATTCTTTGGAAATAGAGAAAAAAGGATCTTTGCTCGGTCAAGGGTAATAGAAACAGATGCTGACCAGTATGCAGAAATATTATCTAGTATCAATAAAAAAATATTGATTAAAATTCCAACTCTTAGTAGACCAAAACAGTTATTAGATTCTATTAAGTCTTTTTCAGAGAATGCTCAAAATAAAGATAATATTCATTTTATTGTTACTGTTGACAATAATGATATTTTAACGAATAATCCTAAAATTATTGCTAAATTAAATTCTTATGATAATCTGACTATTTGTTATGCGGACACCAGATCAAAAATAGAAGCGTACAATCTACATATAGATCATGTTCAATTTGATATACTAATATTATCTTCTGATGACATGATAGTAACAAAATATGGATATGATCAAATTATTATCGATAATATGATTAAACATTTTCCAGGATTAGACGGAGTATTATGGTTTGATACAGGAGATAATAAAAAAACTAATACCTTAGCAATTATCGGCAATAAACTTTATAATCAAATTAAACCCATATACAACCCCTGTTACACTGGATACTATTGTGATGATGAATTTAGTCAGATAGCGTTTAAATTAGGAAAGATGGTTAGAGTTGATCAAGAAATTATTAAGCATAATATACCCGATCACTTAAATATGTCTAACGACACAACTTATCTAAAAAGCTTATCCTATGGATCTAAAGACAGGACTATTTATAAGATTAGAAAAAAAATACAGTTTGATATTCCAGGAGTAGAACCACTACCGTCTTGTCATAATATTCCTAAAGAATTTATGCTGGCCAAAAGAAACAAAAACTGGCCTAACTTTTGGCTAGCACCAGAGACTAGATACGATGACCCTATTAGCTCAATGGATATATATGCTATAGAACAGATGGATAAAACTGTAGCCAACATGGATAAAACAGAGTTCGTAGGCTTTGCTAAAAACTATTTCAGAGATTTTAGATGGACTATTCCTCCTGTTATTCATCAAATATGGATCGGTGGACCAATACCCATACCAATTAAAAAGATGATGAAAACTTTTTCTGTAGATTATATGAAACAGTATCCTGGTTTTAGATATATTTTATGGGATGATGCAAAGTTGAAGAATCTCAAGATGATCAATAGGGATCTTTTTGACAAAGAAACACAATACGATTGTAAGTCCGATATTGCTAGAGTAGAAATCTTAAATCAGTTTGGTGGTATTTTTATAGATTCTGATACTATATGGTTAGGTGATAAATCTTTATTGAGTATCCAGCACCTAACATCTTACGGAATACTAATTGCTTATGAAAAAACAGGAAAAAAAATAGGCAAAGGATATTTAAATGAGAACACAACACGGTGTGCCAATGGGGTTTTTGGTGCAACAATACAGAATCCAATTATAGCTTATCTTATTGGTCAAATGAGAATTTCATATGATAATAATAGAAAACATGGAGTTGTAGCGGCAACTGGGCCAGATTTTGTTCAGTCTGTGTTTGATTCTTTGCAATCAGATATTAGTGTCAATATATTAAATCATAAATATTTTTACCCTTCTTGGTGGTGTGTAAATAAACAAAATAATCCTGAATATCATGAATTTGTAAAAGATAGCTTTTTAAGTAAAAAGGGATTGATTAAAAAATATCCAGAAGCTATACTTTTCCATAAGGGCTGGACATCTGCTAAAAATAAGGACTCGGCACCGGCCAAAGAAAGTACAGAAAAATGAATATTGTTACAATTATGAACTATGACTGGTCAAAAAAACAAAGTTTTGACCTATGTTACACTTGGATCAAACAATGTAAAATATGGCTATCTAAATATGACACAGTATATATTTATAGTTTTAAACCTCTTCCAGATGGTCTCAAAAAATCCATACTATCTTCTGATACCTGTGTTTTTAAATCTGTGATAGTCAAAAAATTTGCTCACACAGAAAGTATTCATTTTGGTTGCGAAGCACACATGGTAATTTCTAACCATAACTTCTTATTTAAACTATATAATACTACTCAAATTAATTTTCCTTTTTTGTTTATGGATTGTGATGCATTTATAGTAGGATCAATAGACAAGTTAAACAGTATTTTTGAAACCACCAAAGATCAAATTTTTTTCTTGGACCATGAACCAAACATACCAGCAGAAACAATTTTTCTACCTCCGTTTATTAATTCTGGTGTGTTCATTATGAATGATCCAAAACATCTAATATATAACTGGGATAAAATTTATAGATTTGCTATGTCTATCAATTTTATTCCTAGGTTTCATAATTCTAATCAAATTATACCGGGAACTGATCAGTCTATAATCAAAAGCTATTTAGACCACATCAAATATGACTACTCACACAAAAACTTCACTATTGACCACAACACGGCCGGATCTATGATAAATGAATGGTACAGAAATAAAGAAAACAAACTACAAACTACTCTTAAAAACGACCCTTCCACCACATGTAAAATAGTGCATTACTGGGGGAAAAATAAAAATATTCTATTTAATAGTCCTCTCATAGTAGAAGAAAAGGTCTCTTCATAATGACACAGTGTTCAATAGTTATGATGTCTTGGGATAGACCTGAAAATATTAATACTATTTTATCCGCATATCAAGAGTATAGTTGCGTTAAAGAAATAATTGTTTGGAATAATAATTCGTTTTTTTATGTCTCTAATTTAAATTTATCCAAAGTTAAAACCATTAATTGTAATAGTGATTTTGGATTAAATACTAGATTTATCGGTGCTCTTTTAGCGTCTAATAGATGTGTTATAGTAAACGATGACGATATCTTATTATCGGAAAAAAATATAAAAAACCTAATTAATCACTTTGAAAGAGACTATTCTAGAATTTATACTTATGAAGGACGTATTCCTCAAAATGGATTATATACCTGTGCTCCGGGGCCAGGAAGAATAGAGAATGTTAAAGAACCAACAGAAGTAGATGTTGTTCTCACTAGAACGACATGCTTCGATAAGCTATATGCTGTTGAATATTGTAAATTGTCTGATGTTGTTTTTTATGATGTCAACACTAATTTGAATGGAGAAGATATTGTATTTAGTTATATAACAACCCACCTATCTGGTAAAAAACCTCTGGTCCTACCAATCCCAGATAAAGACGGATACATTGAGCTTCCTGCTAAAATAGATTCTAAAATTTCAACAAGACCAAATTTCACAGATAGAAGAAATACTCTTATTCATAGGTGTGAACTATTATTTCCGTCGCCCAAATATCCCACCCCGGATAGCGATAAAACTGTTTTTTTTGGAAACGGATTTTATCCATGTGGCTATTATAAGGACTCTTTTGTAGTCAACTCTGATTATAAAAAACTTCTTATCAAAGAAGACCACAGCGGCACAAAATATCTATCCTGCAATACAACAGGAATATATGATTGGACTATTTTTTATATAGAGACCAATGTTTTAATTAAAAACAGTGACCAAATTATTATCAAAGGATGGATGTCAGAACAAGAAATACCTACTGATTTAGAGCTAACATTTATTAATGATGAAACAGAACAAAAAACTCAACGAATAAGAATACCATTCAAAACAGATTTTGTATCATCATACTCTATTAATATTAAAGATTATATTAGTTGCTCAGAAGACACTATGCTTTCCTCTATCAAATTTATTTTGTATACAAAAAATAGACCATGTTCAGAACTTTGTTTATCCGAAATAAGCGTTTTACATTAAGGAGTCAATTATGTACGAAGATATAAAAAAGTTATTAGAAAATTATAAGCCAACAAATAATACAGAACAGGATGCTGAAATCCAAAGGATGCTTTCTTTGTGTTTTCAGGTCATAATGAGACTAGAAACACAGAATGGCGAATTAGTAGAAAAGATATTAAAGATTGAAAGAGTAGAATCAACGCTATTAAATGAAATTGAAAGTATCAAAAATAAAACCTCAGATTTTCTTGGTAGTTGGGTTCGTTATAATTGGTAATTTATGACACAGACTATTAATATATTTCAAGTTATTAAAAATAGATCTAAGATAATAGATGGGCAGCAAACGCTGTATCTTTATCCTAATTGTATAGATTCTATAATAAATGCTATCTCAAGCTCTTCATTTAATTATAAGCTTTATGTTTATGATTTTCATTCTGACGACTATCCTTTATACGACTGGATGCCCAATAAATTAAAAGACAAACTAGACTATGAGATAATTCAAACAAATTCGGAATTTTTTGATAAGGGGGAGGGTCTAAATTATTCTCGTGATTTGTTTACTGAAGATGACTTTTTAGTCTATTTAGATGTTGATGTGATAGTAACAAAGTCTTTTATTGAGCGTATAGAGGCTAGATTTAACACGGACAATGCTGTCGGGTTTTTTGCTCCATATTTTTTGGCAGAAGATGGGTTGAATGGACATAAGGTTTTAGAGAGTGTGGGTAACTTATGGATTAGGCATAAAGATCTATTGAAGTTGCCACCTTGGATTTCTATGAATTGTTGGGGTGGAGAAGATACTATATTCCTTTACAATTGTATTAAAAATGGATTAAAAGTGTTTCGAGAAACAGACACAGACCTTTATCATCAATGGCACCCCATTGACCTAAGAAATAAATATTATAAAGGAGGAGATCCTCCTAAGGCTGATTATGCCCAAGCTATTAGAGAATACTATAAAACTGGTATTCTGAAGGAGATTACTAAATGAACGTTACTATTCAAGCAATGAGGGGATCAGCAGAGAATACTTTTTTCCCTTATGTAGATTGGATGTACCGTATACTTTTTAAAGAACTAGAGTCAAAACTAGACTGGAAAATCTCTCTCAACTCCAGACCATGCGTAAAAGAACAATTTGGGAATCCACACGGTCAACATTATACTATTATCAGAATAGAGGGATGTAAACCTATTGTAATAGATGAAAGAGAGACTTCTTATATTACTCCGGCTATAAATGACTTTGATGCTTGGTTTATTGTTAAATATGCGTATAGAGAGAAAGAAGGCTTTTATAATAACAAAGGTATAGGAATTGACAATGATGAAAAAAGTAAAACTTTAGGAGGCTGTAGACATAAGGTTGTACCATGGGTTGGACACGCCTGGGAATATGGAAGATGGAAAACAAAGCCATGTGAAAATTGGATTTCTAATTTTGACAAAGATATAAACTTAATATTCACTGGAACAGATAGAACAAATAGAGATACTGGTATGGTACGCTCAGAGAGTTGCAGATTACTTGAAAAATATTTTCCTCCGATGTCTTATATTGGTCTATGTTCAGTTCCTTTTGGTTTAACAAAAGGTATTGAGGGCTTGGTTTATGCAGATATTATTATTCAAAAAATGTATCAAGACTACCAAGAAAAACTATCTAGATCTAGAATAGGATTAACTCTTCCCGGCCTGGGACTCGCCTGCTACAGAGAATATGAATATTTTGCCCAATGTATTCCGTGTATATCTCCCAAGTTTGAGATCGGATATGCCGACCCGCTGATTCCTGATTATCATTATGTGGCATTTGATTTACAAAGCCCGTCGTCTTTTGTAGACGCATATGCTAAGCTTCAAGATAGAGAGTTTTATGATTTCATTTCTTTGAACGCATGGAAATGGTGGCAAAAAAATACCAATCCAAAAAATAAACAAGGAATGCTTGAGTCTTTCTTGTCGGCGCTAGGGCAGTGTGATTCTTTTAAAGAACAATTTAAAAGCTATTATGTAAGCCTATTACCAAAGGAAGTTTTATGACAGAAGATGAATATACCAAGAGTGATGGTTTTAAGATCCCAAAAGATACTAGTTATACAGTGAGAAGATATCTTACTTTTCTTGGGATGAATGGTGCGGTTGTTTATCGTCCCACCAAGTATGAGGATGTTTCAGAAGAATTTAAGACCGTGGCTCAGATGTTAGGTTTTACTGTTTTTAGTAATGGTGATGCGTATTGTTTTGTTAATGAGGGTGGCAATTGTACAAGAACGGCCCTACCAGCACCACCAGCTTAAGCAGGTATTTATAAATGAAACACATAGTATCTTTAGGCGTAGACTGTTCTTTAGCCAGTTATTTTAAAGATAAAAATATAAGACAAGAAGCGTATCCTTTTGATTGGGTAGTTTCTTACTATGGAATAGATATTTTATTGGAAAATAAGTTCGATAATTTTTTCCCTAACGATGGAGAAAGTTCTACCGACTATATTCGCTTTATGCATGATTCTTTTCCTAAAGACATTACAAAATATGAAAGAAGAATTGAGAGATTGTTTCAATTAATAGATTCCGTTAACGATGAGTTACTTTTCATTAGGCTGGGCCATTCTTCTAACCATCATTTTGATTGTTCCTCTTTAAAAACAAAGCCAACACCAGAGCAACTAGATGAAATAAAGTTGTCAAAAAACATTTATCAATTTTTAACTAGAAAAAATCCCAAGCTTAAATTTGAAATGCATCTTATACTAAACTGTAATTTATGTAAAAGTACGATAGAAGAGGAAAAAAACTTGGATATTCGGACATATGATCTTTCCCAAAGTATGCCAGAGTTTTCTTTGGAGGAATCACAAAAAAATAATAAATACTGGGGAATTTATCTACACAATAGAACAAGGGTTATAAATCAATTTTTAAATAATTGGATTGGTAAACTATGAAAAACTTATTAATTGGTTATTTTTATAACGTAAAATCTCTTGAAGGAATAAAGGTGTTTATAAAGAGCTCTTATTCCTTAAAAAATAAAAGCTTTGATACTGTTCTGCTAGATGCTTCTGACGATGGTTCGGGAGAAGAGATAAAAGAATTTGCAAAAGATTACGATGTTTCAATTGTCAAAATCAAGAAACAAATCGATAGCCTTTATATAGATAGATTTCAAGCATATAAAGAATACCTTAGTCAAACTACGTATCACCATATAATACTGAGTGATTGCACAGATGTTTATTTGCAAAAAGATCCTTTCTTAGACTTAGAAACGTATCAATCTGGGTTGGTTTTGTCGTCTGAAAATGCTTTAATTAAAGATATACAGTGGAATTATGACATTATTAAAAATGTTTATGGTTATGAGATAGCAGATCGTTTTATAGAAGAGCCAATAATTAATAGTGGTATAATTGCAGGAGACAAAACTTCTTTAGATATTATTTGTAGTCTAATTGTTTCTGAACACGATAAGACACATCGTTGTTTTACCGGATCAGACCAAGGAATATTAATGAAAATAATCTATTCTAAACAATATCCTTATCCTTATAACTATCAATTTGCTCCTAGTAATTTTAGCCTGATGTTAGCTGCTGGTTTTGGTTTTTCTGATAAGCTAATCAATAGTCATGGAATTAATATTGACGGAATCAAAATCACAGACAATCTGAATAAGGTGTATTCAATTATTCATCAGTACAATAGAAAAGAAAGTTTTAACAATAAAGTAATCCAATATTTCTCAACATAAGCAGAAAAACATGGGTTTCTAATCTACAAATATGAAAAAAATATCATCTCCAGACGAAGCTAAAAACAAGGTTAAAAAAACAAACTTGATCATCTATGGTTCAATAAGGAACATAGAAGAACATTTCGCAAAGTCTTTTTCAAATATTGACAAGATATCTGATGTTTTTGATAATGTACTGTGCATTATTTTTGAAAATGATTCATCAGACAAAACAAGAAATCTACTAAAAGATTGGAAAAAAAGTAGCAGCAAAATAAAAAAACACATCATCTTGGAAGATGGTCTAGCAAACACAATGCCTTCTAGAACACAAAGATTAGCTTATTGTAGAAACTCTATTCTAAAATACATATTTGAAAACAGCCTAGAAAATACTTATGAGTATGCTTTGCACTGTGATTTAGATGAAGTTTTTTGGGAGATAAGCATTGATGGAATTTTAACATGCTTTCAATACGATCTTGATGAATGGGACATGATGGGTTGTATCAATGAAGATTTTTACTACTTTGATTACTGGGCATTAAGACACAAAGACTCGTATTTTGCCAATAATGTTTTTTCTACTTGCTATTATCCGAAGCAGGACTACAGACAACACACAAAGACATTCAGTAAAATTATATTTGAAGCGTCTAGATCAAATGACAAACTAGTACCAGTTCAGTCTTGTTTCAATGGCATGGGACTATACAGATTAAAGAGCATGAAGGGTTGCAGCTACTTGGGCTTGCACAAGTGTGGAATTTGTCAAGACAGCAAATGCAATGTAGGTGTTGATGCCAGAAATTTTTCAGAACCAACAGACGATAATGACCATATAAACCTACACAGAGAGATGATGGATAAGAACAATGCAAAATTATACATTAATACTGATATGAAGTTAAAAATAAAACCAGGAACTATGTTCTACAATATCTTTGGAGGCAATTGTGATGTGGAGAAATGATATAATAAATTACTTGATAAAAACCAAAAAATTCAAAAACTATCTAGAAATAGGGGTCAGAATACCGGATGAATGTTTTAATAAAATAGAATGTCCCACAAAACATTCCGTGGACCCTGGACACGAAAAATATTATGATCCTAAAATTGCAGAAGAATATCACAAAATAACATACAAATTTACATCAGATAAATTCTTTGAATTACTTGATATGGGTTCTTTGGACTTAAACAAAGATTATAAGTGGGACATAATATTTATTGACGGCTTGCATCTTGCTGAGCAAGTTGAAAAAGACATACTAAATTCCTTAAACCACCTGAGTCCGTCTGGGATAATTGTAGTTCACGACATAAATCCAGCAACTATTCATACTGCCCGAGAAGATTATCAGTACAAAGTCTCAACAAATCAATTTGACAAAGTCACTTATGGTTTTAATTTGGGATATTGGAATGGAACTGTTTGGAAAACTTTCTACAAGATGAGAGTAACAAGACCAGATTTAGAGATGTACTCTGTGAACACCGAAGATATGGGGGTGGGCATAATAAAAAAAGGAAGTCAAAAGTGTTGCGAATTTGATAATCCTTTTTATGAGTTCAATAAATTTGCCGCAAAAAGAAATTATTACTTGAATTTGATTACAATTGAAGAATTTTTGACAAAGGAGAAATGTTGATGAGTTCTTGGAACGATAGAAGATTTCTTAAAGGAAATGAATATGACTAAAAAATTTTACGGTGAAGCTTTTTTGAATCCTGCTACTTTGGTTAATATAGCATCTAGCCATGAAACATGGCAAGAGATTCTATCTTTTCATCGTCAATTAGCAACAGACGATTATGTTAAATATCTTGACAGATGGTATAACAAATGTATTAATCTTTATGGAAAAAATTGGTTCTATTTGGATATTATCAATGTATTATACTCTGCTTCTAAAGTTTTAAAGCCAAAAAATTATTTAGAAATAGGGGTTCGTCGTGGTCGGTCTGCGTGCACTGTTGTAAGAGGATGTCCTTCGGTTGATATTTGTGCTTTTGATATGTGGGTGTCTAATTATGCCAATATGGATAATCCCGGATCAAATTTTGTACAACAAGAATTATCTCGTCATGAACATTGTGGCAAAGTTCATTTTATCAACGGCAACAGTCATGAAACATTACCGTCTTTTTTTAATACAAATTCAGATTTGAAATTTGATTTAATTACCGTAGACGGAGATCACTCTGCGGAGGGGGCAACCAAAGATTTAGAAGATGTTATACCTTATCTTTCTGTGGGTGGAGTTCTTGTTTTTGATGACATATCTCATCCTCAACACCGCTATTTATTAGATGTATGGAAATCTGTAATAAGCAAACATAATAACTTAACTGATTATTGTTTTACTGAGATTGGTTACGGAGTAGCTTTTGCTATAAAGACATGAACGCAGAAAAAGTTTTAATATTGGGATCAAGGGGCTTTTTTGGCAAGAATTTCATAAGCAAATTCAACTCCCAAGTATTTTATAATGACAATCTGAACTTAGAAAATTATGAAGAATTGTTTGTTTACCTTAATAGCATAAGGCCAACAGTCGTTATCAACTGTGCTGGAGTGGTCGGCAGTTCCATAGGTAATATTGATGACTTAGAAATATTTGAAAGAAACAACAAAATTCTACACAATGTTTTTTCTGTGTGCTCAAAATTCAAAACAAAATTAGTAGTATTTTCAACATACAGAGTTTTCGGAGATGCCGAACAATATAGTGAAAGTGATGTTCATCTATCAGAGATAAAAAACAACTCTGGGTATTTGTTATCAAAGAAAGTTTTAGACTATTATATCAAAGCTTACTCCGAACAAATAAAGATATTGTGTCTTTTTTTGACTAATGCCTATGGAGAGCACGATTTATTTAGCGAACAAAGTAGGATTGTTCCTGCTTCCATATTTAAGATTTCTAACTACGATAAAGTATTTGTTGATTGTAATGAAAAAACTCAAGTTAACTTATTATACATAGATGACATATTGAAAATAGTAGAACACCTTTTAAACAATAATGTGTATTGTAATAAGATAGTTTTTAATACAAAGAATACAATAACAATAAAAAATCTACATGAACTTATTATGGATAAGATGAATAGGAGCATAGATATAAAATACAACAATTCAAAACAAATTGTTTCGGCTAACTCTCCAAAAAATACTAACTTTAAATTTGATTACACTGATATGGATTATGGGCTGTCCAAAACAATTAAGTTTCACATGAGGCATAAATGAAGTACTATTTGTTGATAATTGCGAAATGTTGTAATGCATCAAGAGTATACATCATTGAGTATGTATAATGAAATATTACCATTAAAAACAATATATGATGATTACTTTAACGAAACAATAAAAACTTATAAAAAATATTATATATGAAAACTTGCTATGTATTTGCTTGCGGCCCATCTATTAAGGACCAAGATTTAAAAAAAATAAAAGATAATCCTTGTGTTACAATTAGTAATTTTTTTGTTCACCCAGAATTTCAGAATATGAATGTAAAGTATCATATTTTTGGACATTTGCACCATCCTATTACTTATGAAATGGGAGTTGCGTGGTTTAAAGAGTGTGAAACTTGTGTAAACAAAAAAACAAAAGTATTAATTCATATCAAGGATAAGCATATTGTTACAAATAACAATTTATTTGTAAATAATGAAGTTATTTATTGGGATAATGATGGACAATTCCCAGAAACTATACCAAACCGCATGGGACATTATGAAACTATAGCTCAGATTGGTTTGCAAATGGGTTATTATGTTGCTAAGCAAGAGAGCATTGACCAAGTACTTGTTATGGGAATAGATCATAGTTGGGTAAACCATATTGGTGAAACAAAACATTTTTATGATGAATCTCAGAGTGTTTTGTCTAGGATGGGGTATAATGAGTGGTTTTGGTTTACGGGCCGTGGAGGCGTTTGTAACGATTCAGATCTTGAAAGACAAAAAAATATACTGAATCAAATGAATAATTCATACCGTGAGTATGGCGAATTGTGTGAAAAAAGAGGCGTATCGGTATATAACGGCACACCAAATAGTTTAATAACAGGTTTAAAATTTTTCAAAAACACAGTACAGTAAAATAATAAGGAATTAAACACATGAATACATTAGGGTTAAATCCTTTTAATGGAGATTACTTCTTACAAGCAGAATATAGTAAACTAATTGAAAAGCATAAGCCTGATTTACTATTAGAAACTGGAAGTTTTGAAGGAATAACAACAGAGTATATGTGTAGATTCGGCCCACCAGTCATCCAATTTTTTGATATAGTATATGGCAAAGACAAATACGTCTACAGATACAATGAAGAAGCCGCAGGAGCAAGGCGCGGAGTAATATTTTTAGAACCCATAGAGACAGAACGGGACAATACCCTTGTTTAAAACTAAAATCATAGCCGAGATAGGCATTAATCATAATGGCGATGCTAATATATGCAAACAATTAATAGACATAGCGTCTATTGCTGGGTGTGATTTTGTAAAAATTCAAAAACGAACTCCAGAGCTTTGTGTTCCAGAAAATCAAAAAAATAAAATTAGATCTACTACTTGGGGAGACATGTCTTATCTAGACTACAAAAAAAAGATAGAGTTTGAAGAAGCACAAATTAAAGAAATTAAAGAATACGCTGACAATAAAAATATTATTTTTTTTGCTAGTGTATGGGACAAACCCAGCGCTGAAATCATGAGCAAATACTCAGACATTACTAAGATAGCATCTGCTTCTATCACAGACTTAGATTTGTGTAAATATGTTAGAAATAAATTCAAAACACTTATAATCTCTACGGGCATGAGCACTGAAGAAGAAATAAGTAGATGTATAAACGAATGCAATCCAGACATTATAATGCATACTAATAGTACATATCCTTGTCCGGTAGAAGAAATAAACTTAAACTATATCAAATGGCTTAAAAATAAATGGAAAAATAAAGAAATAGGTTATAGTGGCCATGAATATGGATTAGTTTCTACTTTTGCTGCCGTAGCAATAGGAGCAGAATGGATCGAGAGGCACATTACATTGAATCATAATATGTGGGGTAGTGACCATTTAAGTAGTTTGGAGCCTGCTGGTGTATTTAAGTTAGTAAAAGGCATTAGGGATATAGAAAATTCTACAAAATATCCTATTGGTCCAAGAATATTATTTGAAAATGAAAAAATAAAGAGGGGTAGTTTAAGAAAATGAAAATTTTATATATAGGGTATAATGTAGACCAGCTTAATTGGGGGTGTCGATCCACTCCAAAAGCATTGTTACAAATAATACAATCTGCTTTAAAACCCGATAAAATTTTAAAGATTGGCAATAATGAACTGATAAAAACTGATTTTACAAAAATAGAAAAAAATATAAAAGAATGTGACATAGTAATAATTAATGGAGAAGGAAGTCCAATATTTAGATCTCCTATTAGGAATGATTTTGATAAACATCTAATGGTTATTGAATATTGTGGCAAAATAAACAAAAAATGTTTATATGTCAATGCAATGATTTCAAAATGCCCAAAGACTCCTTTTGATAACGAAACGTATAATAGGGCACTTAAAGCTTGGTCTAAGTGTTGTGAATTGGTGATTAGAGATCCGATTTCGGGTTATTTAATTGATAGCAAATTAGACTATTCATATATCCCGGATGCGTTGTTTACTTGGCAATCTCACAGAATAAAAACAGGAGATTATATTTTGCTGGGCGGGGGATCATCTCCTCCTAATCATGATCAAATAGAAAATAAAAAATTATCATATTTAAAATTAATAGATAAGATTTCTGGACTAGCAAAAGTAAAATTAGTGCAAAACTGCGGTGGAGATTATTGGATGGAACAATTGGCTAAAGATCATGGCTTTGAATTAATACCGAAAGAATGTGATATAGACCAGGGAATGAAAGAACTACAAATGGCTCAGGTTTATATTTCTGGACGATTTCATCCATCAATAATGGCATCTCTCAATGGAACTCCTTGTATATTTTTTGAAAGTAATAGTGATAAAACTATGCACATCCAAAAAATACTAGAGTATAAAAACCCTGTCGTTTTTACATTTCCATTATTAGATGAACAAATTAACGAAATTTATAATTTAACTAAATACTATTTAGAAAATAACGAAAGCGTGCGTGAAAACATAATAAAAACATGCCAGATTTTAAGCAAGCAGTCTTTATCTGGTTATACAAGTATATTTAAAAAATATAAAGTGGCTTAAAAATAAATGAAAAAAGTACTACACATTTGGGGAGTAAAAGAAATAAAATAAAACATTATGAATATAAAAACACTTATATTAGCTAGAGGAGGAAGCAAAGGCATACCAGGTAAAAATATCATTGATATTAATGGCAAGCCTTTAATCCAGTATACAATAGACGCAGCCAAAGCATCCAAAGCCAATGATGTATGGGTTAGCACTAATTGCGATAAAATTGCTAGCGTTGCCATGCAATTAGGATCTAATGTAGTTAAACGACCAGAAAATATTTCAGGAGACAAATCCAAAAGCGAAGAAGCATTGTTGCACTTTGCTAGTCTTCAAGATTTTGACATCTTGGTTTTTATTCAGCCAACATCTCCATTAATTTTGCCAGATGATATTAATCGTGGTTTAGATATGATAAACGAATATGATTCAATTTTTAGTGCATATGAGGAACACTGGAATCCTAGGTGGGATTTAAATACAAGTCCAGACAATTGGGACACAACTTCTCGTCCAATGAGACAAGATGTGGAGGCAAAATGGGTAGAAAATGGTGCTATTTATATAACTAAAAGAGAATGCTTAATAAAATCCGGTTTGAGATATAGCGGGAAAATGGGCATAGTAAATATGCCTATATATAGAAGTTTTCAACTAGATACACTAGAGGATTTAGAATTGATGCGCAGATTATTGTGAAAAAATTTAAATTAGACCAAAGTCAAAGGAGTAGATGTGAAACGTGGTTTATCTACATCTGAATTTTATAGAGAGTAAGCATGAGCAACACACAGAATATAGAAATGGTTAGAAAAGCCGTTCCCTATATGCGAGTACGACCCAGGAATGCCCGGAAAAGAAACCATCCCCGAACCTGCTGACATAGTTGTATGCACGAGGACTTAATGAATAAAATACTATTCACCCAGTGGTTCAAAGCCACACCCGAAATTCTAACTTACAATCTTTACTGTTTATATCAAAACCTTTCTAATGAAAGAATAGACAAACTAGTTCTATTTACTGATAATTGCGAATTTGACACAATTTTCAATAAAAAGTTGATTGTTGTTCCAATACAAACAAGACTTTCTTATAAAATGTGGATGGACTATGCTGATAAAGAATATCCAGAAGATATAAAAATACTATCTAATTCTGATGTTTATTTTGATGAATCATTGTGTTTTTTGGATAAAATAAACGAATGGGAAGAAACACTGTACTTATTGACAAGAAAAGATTTGACCAAAGATGGTAATATAGTGCCATCAGCAGCAGATCACAACCCAGACAATAAAAAACACATATCTACTATTTGTTCACAAGATGCTTGGGTGTACAAAAAAATAAGTTATGATTTTAACAAAGATTGGAACTTGGGAGTTCTTCATTGCGAAAATCATTTTAGAAAAAATGCCGAAAAATCTGGCGTTGTTATCGTTAATTTGTTTGAACATATAGATTTAATACATGTTGACTGGAGACAAAACAAAAAATATACTCAAAGCCCTTATCGTTCTTATGAGAACTAATACACAGATATGTGCTGGAAAAAAGAGTTTAGTTAGGTGTAATTTAATTGGTCCCTCAAGTAATAGTAGGTCTGAAAAATGGCTAATTGATAGGTTTAATTAAGGAATAAATATGAAAATAGTGATGATTGCAAGATGGACCGGGTGGATCCAAGAACCGCCCTTTGAAAGACAATATCGTTATCCGATGTTTGCGGCGGCCCACGCTGTTTCACTGATTAAAAATGGCGGGCTGCTTCCACAAGATATCTATGTAATATCAGATATACAAGAATCTAAATACTTGGATTTTTTGAATAATATAGGAGTAAAAGTTTGGAGAACAAGTTCAAACTTGCAAAAATTTACGAAGTGCATTGAAGTTGCAAAAGAACATCCAGAAGAAATTATTTGCTGGGTTGATTCCGACATGTATTTGTTTGGCAAAGTTGATTTTAACTCAGCTGTAAAAGATATGTTGGGAGAATCGGAAATGTTGGTCGGAGACGGTGGCTCCTTCGATGCTAAAGAAAAAATTATAAAAAGCACAAAACAATGGGATCCAAATGACTTTTACAAAGTTTGGGGTTTTACTATTGAAGAACTTATAGAATGGTCTGTTGAAAAACAAAAAAAATGGTGTTTGGGAGTAGTATATGCTCTAAAATCTCAATCGCTAATTAACTACGAAAAGCAAATGGATAGGAATTCATATGATGAATTATTGGCTTTTGCATTATCAAAACTAATAAAGACCGAATATCTTCCATCCAAAAATAGTAATCTGATAGTTAAAGGTATTGACTCTTCTCTCCTATTTTATTTGAAAAATCCACATGACCCAAACTCCGCACCGGAAGATTTTTATTGGGTTCATTATGGCGGAGGCTCTAAAGTTCTTGATATAAATACGCATTTAAATGATTTCTGTAACGGTGTGATTAAAAACTACAAGGAAGTATAGGATAATAAAAGTAGGCTTAATATATAAATCAAGAAAAGAGGTGTTGCCAATGGTAAAAAATGAACCTAATTATTTCAACTATTCTAGCTTTTACGAATTCATATCAAAACAAAATTTTAAAACTTTTGTTGAAGTTGGTGTGTTTTTTGGCTTGTCAATTAGTTTTTTAGCGCAAAAAATCAAAAGCAAAGATGGTGTAAAAATTTACGGAGTAGATTTATTTGACACCTGGGCAGGCAAAGAAGAAATTGAATCTTTGTATGACACAAAAGGTTTGTCTGACGAAGATAGATTAAAAAAACTTGGTGAATACAAGTATAATTTCGTTGTCAATAGATTAAATAAAGTTGGATGTAATCATTTTGTTGAACTTATAAAAAGTGATAGTTCTGCTGCCGCATCATTGTTTGAAAACGAATCATTAGATTTTGTTTTTATAGACGGAAACCACTGGTACGATTATGTAAAAAAAGATATAGAAGCATGGTTGCCTAAAATTAAAAAAGGAGGAATCGTCTCAGGACATGATTATCAAGAAAAAGGGGTTTCAACTGCGGTTGAAGAGATTTTCGGCCATTCTGCCCAAGTTTTTGAAAAATCAATATCTTGCTGGTATGTACATATTTAAGAAAAAGAGGTAAAAATGGAAAGTTTCGTAACTTTATCGTCCGATTTTAATAATCACTATATTAAAAACTACATAGAGAATATCACATGAAATATGACAGCTTAACCAATGAATTTAAAACATCTTCAGACTGGGATGAGGTTGTTGGACTAGAAGGTAATTTTACTCTGGGTGTTGGATATTGTTATCTTCTAGAGATAAAAGAGATTTTCAAGAAAAACCATAAAAACTATCACTTTTTTGATGTTAAATGGGGAAGGTGCGGAACCACCTACCTATTCTCTGCTTTAAGACCATCCAACATAATAGTACTAACAGCTTGGTCAAACTCGGCAGTATTATGCGAAAAAACTTCTATTCTATTTAAAATATGGAGAGAAATTCTACTTAATTTATCTTCTCTAAATGTGAACATGATGATTTTTGATACCCCTGCGGCTTGGCATAGATCAGAAATGTACCACAATATAGGTGCTACATCCATGAGATCTAGAATTCAAGAGAGAAAAAAAATGTATTTTGATGAGGTGGTTCAGCCTTCTCTAATAAACAATAAGACCCAATATATTGATTTAAACACAATTATATCAGAAGAGTCTCTTTGTATAACTGAAAATACTAATAATATAAAGTCCATATCTAGCCCTTGGCACTTATCAAAAAATACTCTAGAAGCTATTGCTCAATACTTTATAGACACCAATAATAACTCCTCAACACAAAACTTATCAGACACTATTAAAAGTTTAGAGTTTGCTGCTAAAAATAAATGTTAACTTTAACCACCTTTAAATGCCCTAATTGCCAAAAGGAAGATCATCAAAAAATTCTATTTATAGGATCAGAATTCTCTTATAAGTGCGTTCATTGTGATTCCGTACATTGCTTTTTAGAAAATCTATTTTGGGATTTTACAGACAATTTTAATAGACATGGCTGTGGTAATTATAAGTGGTCCCTTAATAGATATATTGGAACTATTAATTCAGAAGGGGCCTGGACAGGAAACGAACAACTCGCCCCAAGTGCTAAAGGGGACTATGTATCAGAAGTTAGAATTAAAGCTCGTGAGTTTTTTCGTCATAGTATAGAGAGCATGAAAACAAATCACGATATTACTAGATTAGAAAAAATAAAACTATCCAATAAACAGCCACAAACAATCTATATCGCTAATGCTATCTGCACGGAGCACTTCCAAGACTGCTTAAGAGCGATAGTAAGAATTAAAGAACATACACAAAAAGAAATATCTAAAGATACCTATAACATTTTAATATTAGATCAAAAGACCAAATTTTTTGTCAAGCCTTTTAATAAAATTATGGGTCTTGATGAAATATGGTATGTTGATTGGTCTCCAATATTCACATGGAACCATGGGATGCATAATATACGCCATATCTCAGAATCAGTAATCCTCAATAATAGTATAAATATCGAACTTGATAAATATCAATCATTAACCAGATGCATTTCTAAAAATACATTTCCAAGTATCTATGGTACAGACATTATTAAAGATTTATTTCAAAACAATAAAATCTTACTTAAAAATTCTAATGGTATAGTTTTAAATAAAAAATATATTGCGGTCTTAATACACTCAGATAATACTCGTAGGGCGGGTTTGGCTTCTGCGGCACAATTAAAAGATGTTTGTGCTCTAATTAAAAAAAGAGGACTATATCCTATTATTGTAGCATGTACAGATAGTGAAATTAATATGGCTAAATCTGTTGATGGAGAAGAAGTATTAATAGCATATTCAGTTGAAAAACAGGCTTGTTTTTATCAAAACTATTGTATGGGCGTTGTTGGAACTAATTGTTCTGGATGTAATATACCATGCTTATATAATATACCATTATTTACTATGGCTAAAGGAAGAGTATTCCCGGATGACTTTTATTCTATGGGAAGATTGCTTTCTACATACGACTGTAAAGAGGCTTTTTTTGGCAAGCTAACTAAGCCAACAAATGTTATAGAAATACCAATTGACCCCTATCAACCAACAAGTATTATGAATGTACAGGATGAGTTCTTTAATTGGATAACTCTTTTAATAAACAATCAAAATAAAACTATATTATGACTACTATCAATATTTTAAGAGAAATAGAGGGCAATAATTTAATTAAAGAACGTCTTGAGAAAAAAGAAATATTTTTTGTTGGCAGATCCGGTGTAACAGAGTGCGATATTGTATGTACTATGTTGCTAGACAATAAAGCCTGTACCAATCAGATGGTGCAAAACTCTCGGTCTCCTGCTGGGATTTATCCTAATGATCAGGATTATCTTTATGCTTTTAGTAAAAAATATAGCGACTGTATTGGGTTATTAGACCTCGTAGCTTTCATTGGTTGTACCCCTAATTATAGTCGTCTTATTGCTAACTATTGTCCTAATGCTATACCCTTTTATTTATGGGGATTAGAACCATATCATTTTCCTCAAAATCCCTGGACCGAAGCATTAAAAGACAAAAGAGTCTTAGTTATACATCCATTTCAAAAAAGCATAGAGCAGAACTATAAGAATAGACAGCATTTGTTTGTTGGTACTAATATTTTACCAGAATTCGAATTAATAACAATGAAAGCCATTCAAAATATCGGTAATAATATGAATTATGACTGGTTTGATAGTTTATATACAATGCAAGATGAAATCAATAATATAGATTTTGATGTTGCTCTGATTGGGTGTGGGGCATTTGGTCTTCCGTTAGGAGCCTACATTAAAAAACATTTGAATAAAACAGCTATTCATATGGGCGGGGCACTCCAATTATTATTTGGTATAATGGGAAATAGATGGGCGCAATATAATAGACACGGCTCTAAAAATTTTATTAATGAATACTGGACTAGGCCACTCCCAGAAGAAACTCCAGAGTCATATAGGAATATTGAAAATGGATCCTATTGGTAGTAAGATAGATTATTTTATAGTTTGTCATGACCAAGATATTATTAATCAGCAAATAAATAAAAATATTTTTCGCAATCTTCCTAGTTATAAGTTCTTATTTGTTGGAAATGGAAAAACAAGTAAGCTGAATCACTTAGATCACGAAACTATTATTTGTAGAAATCTAAAATATAATTTAGAAGAATATCCTTATCTATGTAGCTTTGTCGCTTGGTATGCTGTTGTCAAAAACAGTCTTTATCAAAATAAGAATATTTGCTTATTAGAATATGATATAGAACTTGATACCAAATTTCATCAAATAAATGCTGGTTTAATTAACAAATACAACAAGAATAATTATATTATAGGATACAATAAAACACTCACGGACCATTATGTATTCTATAAAAGCACCCCATGGTTAGCAATATCTCTTAAAAAAATTTACAATATTGACTTACAACAATTTGTAGACGCTAACAAACATCAGTATAAATTTTGGCCAACAACAACCAATATAACCTTATCTAAACAAATCCTTAATAAGTTTGTTGATTGGTTTCTACCAATGACAGAAGTATTCAGACACGATCCTTTTGGCGCATATGTTCATGAAAGAGCATTTTTTATATTCTGTATATTAAATCAATTAAATATCAAGTATGCGTCAAATACACTAGAACATAAACAATTAGCCTCTCATGGTATTTCTGATTTTTATGGATCTTTTTTACATAGTAAAAACTCACATCAGTTACACCACTATATGCTCAAAGAGTATGATGAATTATATGAAAATCTAGAGCGCAGATGCAAAGAAGAAAATTAAACAGAGCTGTTGCTACATCCATGGCCTCTGCGTATAATAACCTACTCTTGATGCGTGTGGCATCAAGAAAAATGTCTTCGGAAATAGTAACAAATAATGAGACCGATCTGGACCGATTATTTTTTAGGTTTGTCAAAGGTGGTGTCTCAAAGAAGTCATGATATTCACACCCAACACGGATGCGTAATCACAGATCAGAATAATAGAATTCTTGGCGTGGGCTACAATGGTTACCCCCGAGGATTAGATGATGATGACCTTCCAAAGACTCGCCCAGAAAAATATCCGTGGATGATTCATGCAGAACGAAATGCTTTAAGTAATTGTGTTGTTAGGCCAGATAATGGTATAGCGTACGTAACTGGTCAAAGTTGTAATGATTGTATTATGGCTTTATGGCAAGAAGGTGTTACTTCTGTGGTAATGTCCGATGATCATGGTACTCACTTATTTGATGAAGATGCAAAAAAAAGATTTGATTTATTCGTACAAATGAGCGGCATTAAGATAGTTAGGATAAGACCAGATTTATCTTGGATTAAAAATATTAACGGTGTATAATCATGTCTATAGCATTTTACATTTCAACAGTCGTATATATGTATCAACGATTTTTTAATACAAATATTGACACTATAAATTATTCTTTTCATGCCGCTGTTATAATCGGATTAGCGGCGATTCTAAACACTAGGAGATCATAATGTCAGCTCTGCAAGAATTACAGAACTATACTTTCGTTAGCAAATATGCTCGTTGGATTGAAGATAAAAATCGCAGAGAAACATGGAAAGAAGCAGTAGATCGTGTTAAGAATATGATGCATTCCTTTTATGCTGACAAGGGCATTACAAACGACATCGACTGGGCATATGAACTAATGCTAAAAAGAAAAGTGCTTGGATCACAAAGAGCACTACAGTTTGGAGGAGACCCTATCCTAAAGAGACATGCGAAAATCTATAATTGCACAAGTTCATACTGTGATCGCTTAAGATTTTTTCAAGAATGTTTTTGGTTACTGCTCTGTGGATCCGGTACTGGATTCAGTGTTCAAAAGCATCATGTATCCAAGCTACCGTCACTAGAACATGATGTTAAAGAAGATCAAGCAGTAAAATACGTAATTGAAGATAGTATCGAAGGCTGGGCAAATTCTCTTGGAGTATTACTAAGTTCCTACTTTAGTAAGCCAGTAGAAGAATTCAAACAATATAAGAATAGTCACATAGTGTTTGATTATTCCAATATTAGACCAAAAGGATCATCATTAGCATCCGGAGTAGGCAAAGCTCCTGGATACGAACCCCTAGCCAACGGACTAGAAAAAATCAGAACTTTGCTAGATAGATGTATCTATAATGGTCAAAAGAAACTTAGACCAATTGATGCTTATGATATTATCATGCATAGTAGTGACGCGGTTTTATCTGGTGGTGTTCGACGAAGTGCTTCTTTGGCTTTATTCAGTCATGACGATATAGAAATGGCTAAAGCTAAAACGGGCAATTGGTATATGGACAATCCACAAAGAGCAAGAAGCAATAACTCAGCACTTCTAATAAAAGATTCAACAACATACGAAGAGTTCGACGCTTTAATGCAGTCTGTGAAAGAATTCGGAGAGCCAGGATTTATTTGGAGTGATTCTACAGAAATGACATTTAATCCTTGCGTTGAAGTCGGTATGTGGCCAGTGGATGAAGAAAGCGGAAAGAGTGGATGGCAAGGATGTAATCTCTCCACAATTAACTGCTCATCAATAGAAGATGAAGAAGATTTTTATGAGAGATGTAAAGCAGCAGCTATCATTGGTACTTTACAAGCAGGATTTACAAAGCTAGATTATCTTGGAGAAATTAGTTGTAAGATATTTGAGAGAGAAGCTTTGTTGGGAGTCTCATTAACAGGAACTATGGAAAAACATGATTTGGTGCTAACAGAAAAAGCATTAAAGAACGGAGCAAAGATCGCTGTTGAAACAAACAAGCTAATGGCTAAAGCTATAGGTATTAATCAAGCAGCTAGAGTAACCTGTTTAAAGCCAGAAGGAACGAGCAGCAGTATGCTTGGTACTAGCTCCGGAATACACCCGCACCATGCTAAAAGATATATTAGGCACGTTCAAGCGAATGTCTTAGAAGCACCGTATCAATACTTTAAGAAACTAAACCCACAGGCATGTGAAAAGTCATCATGGTCTGCTAACAATACTGATGAGGTTATTAAGTTTCCTATTGAGGTACCCGATGGTGCAAAGTTAAAGAATCAATTACCGGCAGTAGAGATGCTAAAGGTTGTTAAAGATACTCAAAAAAATTGGGTATATTCTGGAAAGAATAGATCGCTATGTACACAAGACTATCTTAGTCATAACGTTAGCAATACAGTAACAGTTAAGCCGGATGAATGGGAAAGTGTTGCTAGATTTATCTATGATAATAGAAAATATTTTGCTGGCATATCATTGATACCACAAAGTGGAGATAAAGATTATCCACAGGCTCCTTTTACTACTGTTTATACTAGCAGAGAAATAGTAAAGGAATATGGAGATGCTGCCTTGTGGTGCTCTGGATTAATTGAATTAGGCTTGAATGCCTTTAATAATAATCTGTGGGCAGCATGTGATTATGTCAGCCTAAATCAGACTAAAGAAACAGACGATCCAAATAAGCTAAAGTTTGTGACAAAAATGACAAATTTTGCTAGTAAATACTTCGATTCTGATTTACGTCGTTTAACATATTGCATGAAAGATGTATATAATTGGAAGATCTATTGTGATCTATTCAATGGGTTTACCAAGGTTGACTACACTCAATTATCAGAACTAGAAGACAATACAGCAGGAATAGAAGAAATCAGCTGTGCTGGTGGAGCATGTCTACTATAAGTATGAATATTGATTTTGTAAAACTAAACGAGTTAGCTAAAGCACCATCAAGAGCTAATATTGATGACGCTGGTGCTGACCTGTATTCTGTAGAAGATATGGTTATTTTCCCATTAACCAGAAAACTAGTTCGCACAGGTATCTCCCTATCCATGCCCAGTGGCATCTATGGTCGCATAGCACCACGGTCTGGACTAGCATTTAAAAATGGTATAGATGTCTTGGCTGGAGTTATAGATCCCGGCTATAGAGGAGAAATAGGGGTGGTTTTGTACAATACAGACCAAAACAATATGTTCAAAATCTCACGTGGTGATAGGATAGCACAAATTATTTTTGAAACCTATCATTCTGTTACATTTCAAGAGACCAATAGCTTAGGAGAAACCTCAAGATCTAACGGTGGCTTCGGTTCTAGCGGTAAATAATATTAAATTAACAATGGTGTATTATTAATGCATAATTGGTAATTATACTCCGTTTTTACAAAGGAATACTCTTGAGAAAAAACAACAAAGCTGCCAAAAAGAAGTCCAAAGTAATCAATCTTACCAATCCTCTAGAGCCTACGCAGGTTGTTAATGTATACAGAAATAGATTAAGACCAAGAAGTGAAAATCAAAAAGAGTATATTAGAACCATAGCAGAAAATACAATAACCTTTTGTCAAGGGTTAGCGGGTAGCGGAAAAACACACATTGCTATAGGTATGGCTATAGAGTATCTTCTTGACGAAAAAGTAAAGAAAATTATCATAACTCGGCCTATAATTGAAGCAGGAGAAAAAATAGGTTATCTTCCAGGGTCGGCAGAAGAAAAATTACATCCATACCTTCTGCCTGTTCTTGATGAAGTCAACTATTTTATATCAACTGCTCAGTATACTTCCTTAAAGCTAAACAATAAAATTGAAGTTGTTCCATTAGGTTTAATGAGAGGTCGTAATTTTCATAATGCTTTTATTGTAGCAGATGAGTGTCAGAATTCTTCCTATGAGCAACTTAAAATGTTAATAACTCGCACAGGCACAGATAGTAAAATGGTACTAACTGGAGATGTTGGTCAGTCAGACCTAAACAGACATTTACAGGGTGGTTTTGCTAGTATGATTGAAGCTTTACAAGGAATAGACGGGATTGGTTGTGCCAGACTAGAATCATGTGATATAGTGCGTAATCCAATCATTGCTAAGATCTTATCTAAACTAGATGGTTATGAGCAACAAAGCTGAACACAGTAAGTGTTTATTATTAAATGCGGACATGACCCCTCTGCGAATTATCTCTTGGCAGAGGGCTATTGTCTGGTCTATGAAATATGAAAACGATAGTAGTTATGGTATTGAAATACTAGACTATTATAAAGACAAGAATATTCATGGTCCAAATGGGAAAAGATTTCCAGTCCCATCTGTTGCTAGAACAATCAGATATTTTAATCTCTACGGTAGAAAGATTAATTTTTCTAGACATAATCTATTTATTAGAGATAATTTTACATGTCAATATTGTGGGCAAAAGTGCTCTAATTCTCAATTAACGTATGATCATATTATACCTAAAAGTAGATATGCCCCAAACAGAAAAGCGTCTACTAATTGGCATAATATAGTAACTGCCTGTAGACCATGCAACCATAAAAAGGGCAATAAAACACCTAACGAAGCAGGAATGACACTACTACAATCTCCTGTTGAGCCGAAATACTCAGTAGAGTACTTGCCTTGGTATAAGGAATTGTCTAGTATAGATAACACTCAGGTATTATCAGAGTGGGAACCGTTTATTCAATACGAGAAAAGTAATGGAACACATATTTCGAGCTAAGCAAGATAAAGATGTAGAAATGTATTTTTGTTTAAGAGGTAGTGAAGATTTTATAGATGATAATGATAGATCAAGATTATCTGACTCATCCTCCCCGCATGTTGTTGCAAAATGCATACAAAACAAAAAGCCTAAACATTTTGGTAGTGTCAGTCAATATTATAGGTACTATATAAAAATTAGTCCAACTGGAGAAGTATATAATCCTATTCAATATCATAAGATCAAAGACAAAAAACACAATATCATTACCCAGGTATGTAAAACAGAGTGGTCTTTTAAAGAAGTCAATAAGATCATATTTGATAAATATATACAATTCTTAAATACTATGAACATAGCTTGGCTAAAGGAAATAGAGAGAGACACAAAATAGTTTATGCCAACATATACTTACATATGCAATAAGTGCGAAAAGAAATTTGAATTATTCGCTCATTTTTCAGACTATAAAGAACACCCCAAGTGTCAACACTGCGCTGCAAAAAATACAGAAAGATCTTATGAAGACGATGTCATCAACGTTTCTTGTTCTATAAGAAAACACTCTAGTGAACTTAAAACATTGGGAGATCTAGCTAATCGTAACAGAGATTCTTTAAGTGATGATCAAAGAATGTCTTTGCACGAGAAACATAATTCATACAAAGATCCTGAAGAAATAGCCAATCTACCTAAAGGAATGTCTCAAATTAAAAAACCTAAAACAAAAACCAAATGGACAAAATAATGACAGAGCAAAATATTTCGGAAGAAGAAAAGAAAGCTATCGATACAGTATTAGAGAGCATATTAAAACAAAATACATTATCAAATGAGATCGAACAAGAATATGAAAAACTCTTAGAGTGTCCACACGAGCTGGTAATTACTGTAACTGCTAAGGTTTTAGAACAAGACGAAACTGGCAATGTTGTTGGAATTAATGAAATTTGCAAACAGAATTATCACGTTCCCGTACCTCAGAACAAGCACTATCATGAGTACATGGCAGGGTTCTTCAACAAACTGCAGAAATGTATTATGGAATCTGATAAAGAAGCAACAGAGAAAGCATCGGAGATAAATAATGAATGATTTCATTTTTACTATTGATCACAATAAGCAAGACACCACAGATTATAAGTTTTACTGTCTTGTCGGAGATGAAGACCACGTAGATTCCAGTGGCAACCCTATGCTTAATGCAGATAGCAATAAAGTACTAGCTAAAAAAATTACAAAAACAAATAATCCTACACAATATTTTATTAGACTATCAACCAACAACAAGCTATATAATCCAATCTCTCAATTAGGAGAAGATAAATCTTCTAGCATAGTTGATAATACTTGTCGTCCAACTAATCGTTTTACTCCGGTTAGCTATGCAGTATTTGAATGTTATTTACAATTCCTTTGTTCTAAAAATTTATTATGGCTTAACAAAGCAGAAAGAGAGAAGATTTGATGGCTAAATTAAGTAAAGCAAATAAGTATGCTATTCTTTGGCTCAGTCACACTGGTGAAGGTATTGATAAGATATCGACTGAACTAGGAGTGTCAGAAAAGCAGATTAACGAGGTGCTGGAAGCCAATGTTCAAATGAATACTGTACCAAAACCTAATGCTAAAAGTTTAATGATTACCCATACATCTGGTAAGAAATTAAACAATGTAGCAATTATGACCAAGGATGCTTCAGCAATTGCCGACGAAACAAGAAAGCAAGCAGAATCATCGCAGGGAAGAAACCAAGAAAAGAATATTTTTAGACCAAACAAGTCCAAGTAATGCATAAAGCTCAATACCCCTCCAGGTATTCTAATGGTAAGGATGTGTCCGCTGCTCAGTATATCACTGAGATAATATGCGAACATAAAGCCAAATTAAGTAACATAGATTTACACTATAGGTTCTGGTTGACTAAAGAGTGGTCAACATATTATAGGAACCAAATAGGATCAGCAAATAAACTACTTAAAAAATACCATCCCAAAGCCATTATAAAAGCCTTGAATGATACCAAATCAGCTAAGATTTACTCTTTGCGAGCGCCACACCTTCTTGCTATTATAGACCAATACCAAAAGATAGTGGAGCAGGAAAATACGGAATTGTCTATGGACTATGATCGTAAAGATAATATAGTACATAGAAAAGCGAATAACAGTAAACCAAATATCATTTCCAAACTACGAGATTTAGAATAATGGCTACAACGCTAAAAGAAGATGTTAATAAGAATTTTGGTGATGGGATTATTTTGTCTGGTAATGCTATTGTAGATAAAAAAATCTTAACAATACCTATTGGTCCAGCTTTAGATATCGCTCTCAACGGAGGAATACCCGAGGGTAGTTTTGTTGTTCTTACCGGACAGCCAAAGTGTGGTAAAACAACATCGTCACTAGACTTTGCTGCAACGGCACAAAGACTAGAATATGCTTATGGATCTTTTAAAGAAGGTCGTCAAGTGTACTACCTAAATATTGAAGGTAGATTAAAGAAAAGAGATCTTGAAGGAATACCAGCATTAGACCTCTCTAGATTTCATGTAATAGGTTCTCAGCAAGGCAAGATTCTACACGCTGAAGAATACCTGCAAATTGGAGAAAGAATTATTAATGAAATTCCTGGATGTGTTCTAATCATAGACTCGTACTCTGCATTATGTACAGAAGCAGAAATTACATCTGATATGGATAAAATGCAAAGAGCAGACGGGGCTAAACTTTTGGCTAAGTTTTGTCGTAAAGTCGCTAATGTTATTCCTGTTAATAAGAATATCGTTATTGGTATTACTCACTTAATGGGTAATCCAACTGGTTATGGTGCAGAATTTAAAGAAAAGTCTGGGCAAGCTATCGCATATCAGACTGATATCAAACTCAGAGCAAAAACATTCAAGCCTTGGTTGCTGGGTACCGATAATACTCAAATAGGACAAGAGATAGAATGGCAAGTTATATGTTCAGCATTGGGACCACCCGGAGCAACAACAACCAGTTATATTAGATACGGTCAGGGTATTGATAAATGTACCGAAATTATCAATCTAGCTTCCGATGTTGGTATTATTCATAAGGGTGGTGCTTGGTATACTATTACCGTATTAGAGGATAAGCCTAAATTCCAAGGGTCAGAAAAGGTAAGAAACTATCTATTAGAAAATCCTACCGCTTATGCTACTGTTGAAAATGCTGTAAAAGAAGTATTAGGAATTAATAAATGAATATAGTCGATTTGGATGGGAATTCTCATTCTTGGCACTTGACAGGTTACATTGCGAAGGGTAAAATGCAAAATAAGTCATCTTTTCATCTGGAAGCCAGAAAGATTCTGACTAAAAATTTTCCAACCATGCAAATACTGGAGGAAGTTCCAGTACCATTGCGTAAATCGGAAACTTTGTATTTAGATTTTTATATTCCTCTATTAAAGATGTCGGTAGAAGTGCATGGAGAGCAGCATTATAAGTTCATACCATTCTATCATAATTCTAGAATTTCTTTTCTCAAGTCTCAAAAAAGAGATCATGATAAACAAGAATGGTGTGAAAAAAATGGAATCAAATATATAGTATTAGGATATATGGAATCTCCAGAAGTATGGGAACAAAGGATTACCAACAATGAATAGAAGTGCGAAAGAAGATTTACAACACTGGGATAAGGTGCTTGACGAATACGAAAAGAGTATTTCGCTGCCAGAGTATGCTCAATCATATGGTGTGTCAGAACAAGAAATGAACACATATTTAACAATGTCTCGTGATGAAATTGAGAAGCTATCTCCAGAAGATTGTGCTCAAATATCCTACAGACTTGGACAGTTTGCTTTTCATGTTCAAAGAACAATTAACAGAGAAATTGCCAGACAGAATTGGGCTGAAGAGTCTATTAAAGAGACAATAGCGGATGAAGTGAATAATTATAAAGGATATGGCTATATTGAAAAATCTTTACAAGCCATAAAGCATAATGATAAAGCACAGTCTTTGAGCAGTATTAAGAAGTATGCTAAGCAAAGAAGTGACAGACTATCTTATATAGCAAATAGTTTAAAGAATTTATCTGATATCATGTTGTCCATTCAAAGAGCAAAGGTGAGTCATGGATCCTAAAGAAGTGCTAAATAATCCAGAAAATGTTAAGTTGTTAATAAACCTACTACAAAGTCTATTGCCCAATGACCAAACTCCTGAACAAGAAGCAAAGACAGAAACCAAATCTTCAAAGTCTAAAATGAAGACAAAGAGTCGTCAAAGAGGCAGGACTCAAAATGATAGCGAAGAATCGGTAAATAAATTTGCTAAAATGCCAGAGTTTAGTATGCATAAAGAAGATAGTTCAATAGACAAAAAGCTATCAAAACATCCTCCGGTAGCAAGAATGAGAGAGTTTGAACCAGTACAAGTAACATGCAGAATTTGTGGTAAGACAGAGATTGTTAGTCCTGGTTTAATATTTGAGGGCGCCTCAAGATACAAATGTAATAACTGTTCAACTCAAGCAGGGTAATTATGATTTTATGTGATCCTTCCGCAGAAAGAGCGGTACTGAGCGGTATATTGAAGTATGGTGAAGATGCCTACTTGGATATTTGTGATATAATCCAAGAAGGCGCATTTACTATTGACAGCAATCAAATAATTTATAAATGCATTAAGAATATCTGTGATAAAAATCCTCAGACTAAACTAGATCTAGCATCTATCTACTCGTCTGCCCAAGAGTTGGGACTATCAGACGTTTTATCCAAAAAAGAGGAAGCGCAGCACTTAAAAGCTATATTCGATTTTCCAGTTAATCTAGAAAACGTTAGGAAGTTTGCTGCCAAAATCAAGAAGCTAGAAATAGCCAGATTACTACATAAAGAACTAGAGAATGCTCAGGAACAACTATTAGATGTTACTGGGTCAGAGAATATATCTTCTATTATAGGTATAGCAGAAGAGTCTATCTTTAATTTCTCTTCTTCTTTGTCAACTGACGGTGATTCTTCTCCATCTTCTATAGGCAAAGACATTGATGATTATATTAAGTTTTTGCAAGAACATAAAGTAGATCAAATTGGTATATCTACAGGATTTCCAGTTTATGACCAGTCTATTGGAGGGGGTTTGCGTCGTGGAACAGTTAATGTAATAGCGGCCAGACCAAAGGTGGGCAAGACATTACTATCAGACAATATGGGTTATTATATTGCTAGTAAGTTAAAAATACCAGTATTGAATATGGATACTGAAATGACTAGGGAAGACCACGTTCATCGTATTCTTGCTATGTCATCAGAACTAGAAATATCCAAAATAGAAACTGGTAAGTTTGCAGATACTCCAGGATCTATGTCTAAAATGCAAGCAGCTGTAGCTGAATTAAAAGCCAGTAGACTGTATCATCATAGTATTGCTGGCAAATCATTCGAAGAACAATTAGCATTAATGAGGAGGTGGATAGTTAAAGAGGTTGGACTTAATGATGACGGCACAGCTAAAGAGTGCGTAATTTTTTATGACTATCTAAAGCTCATGGACTCTGCCGGTATCTCTCAAGACATGAAAGAATATCAGGTTCTTGGCTTCATGATGACATCATTACATAACTTTGCCGTTAAATATAAGGTACCAATAGTAGCCTTTATACAATTAAACAGAGACGGTATTTCCAAGGAAAGTACAGATACCGCTAGCGGATCAGACAGAATCATTTGGCTCTGTAGCAATTTCACTATCTTTAAAAGAAAGTCAGATGAGGAGATTGCTGAAGATGGTCCAGATAATGGGAATCGTAAGTTAGTGCCATTAATTAGTCGTCACGGAGGAGGATTAGACGATAATGATTATATTAATTGTCACATGAAGGGTTGGTGTGCCAAAATAGTAGAAGGTAAAACTCGTTTAGAATTAGTTAACAACGTTCAGACCAAAAAAGATGGATTTATAGTTAGTAACAATGAATATAATGAAGAAGAAGCAGAAGAAATACCATTCGTATGATCAGCATCAATTAAAGCATCTATCTGATGTGGTCTGTGATGATATAGAGAATTTACTCAGTCATCTCGGAATAACATCTTATAGAATGCTTGATAAAATGGTTATCATGAGTTGTCCAATCCACGGAGGAGATAACGACTCCGCGTTTAATCTGTATCATCAAGGAGACTCTTATAGAGGTAACTGGAAATGCAGAACCCATCAATGTGAAGAAATTTTTAAGTCGTCTATTATTGGGTTTATTAGAGGTTGTTTGTCTCATGAAAAGGGATGGTCTAAATCAGGAGATCCAGTAGTATCTTTTGGTGAAGCTCTGGAGTTTGCTATTGATTTTAGTAAGTCTGATTTGGCCAATATCAAGGTCTCAAAAAGAGCCAAAGAAAAATCTACTTTTATAAATGCCATAAAAAATATTCAATCAAATGATAGGCCAATAAATCTTGGTACTGTTCCCAGATCATCTGTGGTTAAAGCTCTGTCTATTCCATCTCAATACTTTTTAAATAGGGGCTTCAGTGAGGACGTATTGCGCAAATATGACGTTGGAGACTGCTTAGATCCTAACAAGGAAATGTGTGACAGGGCGGTGGTTCCTGTTTATGATGATAGTGGTCAAAATATGACAGGTTGTACTGGACGAACCTTCTATAATAAATGTATCAAATGTGGAGGATTCCATAAAACCGAATCAGATTGCCCATCTGACAATGAGGTATGGAAGTACTGTAAATGGAGACATAATAAAAACTTTAAAACACAAGAGTATTTGTATAATTATTGGTTCGCTAAAGAGCATATCTCGTCTTCTCATACTGTGATTCTGGTAGAAAGTCCTGGAAATGTATGGAGACTAGAAGAAGCAGGAATACATAATTCTGTGGCAATCTTTGGAGCATCATTAAGTCACAAGCAAAAGATGTTATTAGATATTTCTGGAGCCATGAACATAGTAACAATTATGGATAATGATAAGGCTGGCGAGGCTGCTGCTAAGAATATAGAAGAAAAATGTTGTAGAACATATAACATTAAACACATTAAGTTAACAGCAAACGATATTGCAGAAATGTCTACAAAAGATATTCATGAATATATTTTACCACAACTACAAGGATACTCTATATGATAGTGCTAGGTATATCTGGACGAAAACAATCCGGCAAAACAACAGCTGGTAACTTTATATTATCTCTGCATCTGTCTAAACTAGGCTTGGCAGAAAAGGTATTACTAGACGACGAAGGACAGATACTACTTTCTGATTTTGGCGGAAATAAAGAGTACGAAGGATTATTTCAACCACACATAATACCAAAGACAGATATTAATGCCCAAAGCTTATTGCAAAAACTATATAGTAAAATCAAAATATATAACTTTGCAGATGTTTTAAAACAAGACATTTGCATGAATATTCTAGGATTGGAATATAATCAATGTTATGGTAGTGATGATGAAAAAAATCAAACCACACATTTGCAATGGGAAAACAAGCAGCTGTCTGGCAGAGATGCTATGCAAATTATAGGAACGGACATATTTCGTAAATTAGATCCTGACGTTTGGGTAAAAGCAACCATCTCTAAAATAGTCAGAGAAAAACCAGATATTGCTATAATTACAGACTGTCGTTTTCCTAACGAGGTTGAGTCAATTCAAAATATTGGTGGCAAAGTATTAAGACTAACTAGAAATCCACATAATTCTGATCATCTTAGCGAATCCATATTAGATAAAGATAAATTTGACTGGTCTAAATTTGATTACGTTATAGATAATGTTAATTCGTCAATATATGATCAGGTGTCTCAAATTAAAACATTACTAGAAAACCTCTTAGGACTCACTACATGATAATAACATACTTTAGAAGTTCTTCTTACAATACTCATAGTCTCTGTGAACAGCAATATTTTGCTGAATATGTACTAGGGTGGCGGGGTCCGTCTGGTCAAAAGGCAGATAAAGGAACAATAACTCATAAAGTTCTAGAAATTTTAGCAGTTATTAAAAAGGCACAACAAGACAATCTAGACACTGTAGAAGACGATGTCTTTGGTTTAATAAATGTACATAGCTATAATCTGGATGAAATTATTGATAAAGTCTACGATTATTATACTCAACAAACACAGCACCATAAATGGTCTCCCAAAGACTTAAAAGATTGTCGGGCTTGGGTATATAAAGCAATCGAGTTTAACAATGGGATGTTTGATCCTAGAAATAGAAATGTTCTATGTCCAGAACAACACTTTGACTTTGAGATATCTAAACCATGGGCTAAATATTCGTATGATGTAGAAGATAAGAAGATTACTGGTAATTTAGCTCTTAAGGGAACTATTGACCTAATAACTCTGGTTAATGATACCACCATAGAAATTATAGACTGGAAAACTGGTAGGAGACTTGACTGGGCTACAGGAGAAGAAAAGACTCAAGAAAAATTGGAAAGAGATCCTCAATTAAGAATATATCATTATGCTATTAAGCATTTATATCCTAAGATTAACCATATAATGTTCTCTATTTATTTTATTAATGATGGAGGTCCATTTACTATATGTTTTAATGATTCTGACTTAGCAGAAACAGAGAACATGCTGAGGGCTAAGTACGAACTTATTAAAAATACTAAAAAACCCAGATTACATAAAAGCTGGATGTGTAACAAATTATGTCATTTTGGCAAAACAACTTTTGACAATACTAATGTCACTCCTATAACAGAATATAGAGACGGTCAAACATGCTCTGTTGGCCAAACCATGACAAAGTGTGAACAGGTAAAACATGATCTTGATCTTTACGGAATCGACACTACAATGAACTTGTACAAGCACCCGAAACACTCTATTGGATTATACAAGGCCCCAGGAACAGTATGACTAAAACTTATGCCGCATTGCATACACACTCTCACTACAGCCTATTGGACGGTATCAGCAAGCCTCATCAGATTGCTCAAAGATGTGCTAACACTGGGATTAAATCGTGTGCATTAACTGATCATGGTTCTATTTCTGGATGTGTTCAATTTTTCCAAGCTCTTAAAGCTCAAAATATAAAGCCAATACTAGGTTGTGAACTTTATATTTCCCATGAAGATTCTAACATCAAAACTAAAGAAAATAGCAAGCTTAGTCATTTTTTAGTATTGGCGAAGAATTTAAAGGGGTGGCGTAATTTAATCTCAATAGCTTCCGAAACCAATAAAGAAGAAAATTTTTATCATAAGCCAAGAATTAGTATGGACAGACTAGCTAATTTTTTGGATGGGAATATTATAGGGTTCTGTGGTCATTTGGGATCTCTCTTGCCAGATCTATTAGAAAACCAGTCTGGAACAATGGATAAGATAGGTATAGATTTTGTAGCTAAAATGAAAGAAATATTTGGTCAAGAGAACTTCTTTTTAGAAGCACAGCTTATGGACCAAGCACTCAATCCTGCACAAAGAGACATAACAGATTTTGTTCGTTCTTTGGGCAGTAAAACAAAAACAAAAGTAATATGCACACCAGATGCTCATTATTGCACAAAAGAAGACGCCATAGACCAAAGAATTCTACTATGTAACAATCTGAAGACTACTTTAGTAGATGTGAATAAAAAGCTATTAGCTAATCAAGATGTTCCATTGAGTTGTTTTTTTCAGTCAGATAATTATCACATACTATCTCCAGAAGAGATGAGTGATATTCATACAGAAGAAGAGATCGAAAACACTTTGTATGTAGACTCGCTATGTGAAGAATACAATATATTGAGCAAGCCATCCCTTCCAACGTTTGAATGTCCCAATAATGCTGATCCAGACGAATATCTTAGACAACTTTGTCGAGATGGCTGGAGAGAAAAGATTGCTGATAAAGTTCCAGAGTCTGAACACGAAACCTATGTTAATCGTATCAAGTTTGAATTAAAAGTTCTACAAGGTGCTGGATTATCTAGTTATTTTTTAATTATTCAAGATATTGTCAATTATGTTAAGTCCAATGGATGGCTACCAGGACCGGGTAGAGGTAGTGCTGCTGGATGTTTGGTATCATATCTTGTCGGTATTACAGATATTAATCCTATTAAGTATGATTTGTTGTTTGAGAGATTTTATAACGAAGGAAGAAATACTGCAGATCATATATCCATGCCAGATATTGATGTGGACGTACCAATTACCAAAAGACAATATGTCATAGACTATATTAAAGATAAATATGGAATAGAAAAAGTATCTCAAATGATAACTTTTAATACTATGAAAGGTAGAGGAGCTTTAAAGGAAGTTTTAAGAGTTTATGGTAATATATCCTTTGATGAAATGAACAGAATTACTAAAAGTATTCCTGACGAAGCAAAAATTGCAGACGAATTGCAAGAAATGAAAGAAGATACTGGAGAAGCTTCTATCATACGTTGGGCTTTAGAAAATAATGTTGACAAACTCAAGGAATGGTGCTATATATCTAATGACAACGTTCTGGAGGGACCACTGGCCAAAAGATTTGAGCAAGCAATCAGGCTGGAAGGAACCAAGTCAAATCAATCTAAACATGCTGCTGGTGTAGTTATTAGTAGCAAAAAACTTAGTTCTGTATGTCCAATGGTATATGACACAAAGAATAAACAGGCCATAGCCGGTATGGAAATGCAGGATTTAGAAAGTCTTGGTTTAATTAAATTTGATATTCTGGGCGTTGCTATGTTGGATAAAATTATGACAATATCAGACATATTAAAATATGGAGAATAATCATGGAAAAGAAATTTGAAGAATTAGTGCTCGGTGATAAATTCACTGTTAACAATGTTGAATACGTTAAGACAGAAGAAGTCAGAGTTAGTTGTTGCAGATCTATCAACTGTCAAGTAGCAGCTGATAATAACCAGAAGGCATTTTTCCCAGGTTCAACAGTAGTAGTGGTAAATGGCTAATTTACAAAAAATTTGCGTATTTGATCTTGAAACCGACGGGATTAATCCCGACACATGTAGTCCTGTTCAGATTGCTGCTATAATGATCGATCCATATCGACTAGAAGTTATACCAGATTCTGAATTTAATATTACGATAAAGCCAGAAGCTTTAGAAAATAATATTGATTATGCTTATGGAGATTCTGATGTTCTAGACTTTCATGCGAAAGTTAGGTCTAGTACTAAAGATGCTATTTTAGCTGACTGGAAGTCCTATCAAAAGCAAGAAAATGGATGGCAATTATTTGTATCATATCTGAATATGTATCATTCACGATCAAGCGGTAAAAAATCATGTTTTACTGCTCCGATTGCTGCTGGGTATAATATCAACAGATTTGATTTACGAATAATGGAGAGGCTTAGTAAAAAATATGACAATCTTAATAAAGAGGGTCGTTCAGATCTTTTTTATCCAAGAGATGTTATAGATTTGATGAATTTGGTTTTTTATTGGTTTGAAGGAAATAATGAACTTAAAAACTATACACTAGATAACCTTAGAGACTATCTAGGAATTAGTAAAGAGGGCGCTCACGATGCTCTTAAAGACGTTAAGGATACGGCAGATATTTTAATTCGTTTTCTTAGACTACATCGTAATATTTCGAATAAAGTAAAATTTAAATCAGCATTTACCGTTGGATAAATATGTCAGACTCTTTTGTATTTGATTGTGGATGTAAATTTGAAGTATTAGATAAGGGTGGAGAATTTCCTAAAATAAAATTTTCTCCCAAACTATCTAACATTAGTTTAGAATGCTATAAAACATGGGAACTGATATCCGAAGGCAATACTAAAGGATGTTTTCAGCTAGAGTCCAGATTAGGACAAACCATGGCCCGGAAATTAAAGCCTCAAAATATTGAGCAGCTATCTGGCTTGATCAGTATTCTTAGGCCGGGTTGTCTTGAGGCACATAGAGATGGTAAAAGCGTAAGCAATCATTATATAGATAAAAAGAATGGCTTAGAGTCTATTGACTATTTCCATCCAGCACTAGAGCCAATCTTAAAACATACCTATTCTGAAATGATTTACCAAGAACAGGCTATGTCTATAGCTAAAGAGCTAGCGGGTTTCAATTTACAAGAAGCAGACGATCTAAGAAAAGCCATTGGTAAAAAGCAAGCAGATAAAATGGCAAAAGTCCGTAAGAAGTTTATAGAAGGATCTAAGCAGACTGGGAAACTATCAGAACCAGAAGCAGAACAAATATTCGAATGGATTGAAAAATCACAAAGATACTTATTTAATGCTAGTCATTCCATAAGCTATGCAATGAATGCTTATTTATCAGCGTATGCTAAAGCACATTTCCCCAAGATCTTTTTTGCATCATATCTCAGGTTCGCTAAGGACAAAATAGATCCTCAACAGGAAATAAAAGAGTTGGTTAGAAATGCTATGGAGATGGATATAGAAGTCCATATTCCTGACTTTAGAAATTTAAATGAGCTTTTCATATTGAAAAATCAAAAGATATACTTTGGCTTAACAGACATAAAGGGGGTAGGACAGTCTGTATACAAGAAAATATTAGAACTAACAAAGAACACGAATGTTAATGATATAACGTGGCCACAAATGGTCGGCAATATTCTGATGAATATAAACTCTGTTGCAGCCAAGGCTTTGATTAGTAGCGGCGCATTTGACTACTATAAGAAAAATAGATCAGAGATGCTCTTCGAATATGAAATATGTTCTGGATTAACCAAAAAAGAGCAAACGGTATTTAATATTTACTCAAAGACCATGATAGATAGTACTATAATAGACATTCTCAGTGCTTTATATACTGAAACTAAACTAATCAGAGGACGAAAAGAAACAATAGCGAACTATATAAGATCATTAGGACATCCGCCTTACTCCTTAATTGATAAAATAGAATGGTTATCAGATCAAGAAAATGATTTACTAGGGGTTGGTATCACATGCTCTAAACTTGATGTTTATGATATTACTATGGCCAATTGTAATTGTAAAACATTCAAGACATCATTGCTAAAAGAAAACATAGTTTTAGTAGGAGAGATTGGGAATGTTAATGTTACTAAAACTAAGAGCGGTAAGAATCCGGGTCTAGAGATGGCTTTTGTTACCATAGAGGATCAATACGGAACTTTGGATTCTGTGGTCTTTTTTCCTGAACAGTTTTCCCAGTATAGATCTTATTTATTTATAGGTAATATTTTAGTCTTTTCAGGAAATAAAAGCAAAAGCAAGGACGGTCTGATCGTAGAAAAGTGTTTTGAGCCTATAACTTGACAATCAACGGCTCATTGCTATAATGTAGTAGTTGCGTGATTTCTTTTTTACAAGGAGTTTGATATATATGAATATTACATTGCTTAGAGGTAATCTTGCTCGTGATCCAGAATTAAGGATTGTTAATACTGGTGGCAAGCAAACATCTGTTGTTAATTTTACAGTAGCTGTATCTCGTGAATATACGAAGGCTAGTGGCGACAAAGACAAGATTACTTCTTTCATTAATTGTGAAGCTTGGGATAGTGGTGCCGAGATGATTGCTGAGTCATTCAAGAAGGGTGATTTGGTTATGGTCGAGGGATCTTTAAGGAACGATACCTGGGAAAAGGACGGAGTTAAGCACAGTAGTCTTAAGGTTAGAGTAAATAACTTTTCTAAGATCACTCGCTTAACAAAGAACAGCAAGCAGGACTCATCCGAACCTGTAGCGTTTTAATCTTATGAGAATGTAAGGAAACAATAAACGGGGGTCTGTGATGAGCAGGCCCCTGTCTATTTTTTATGACAAAAAACAATAAATTAAAAATCTTGATGTGCTCTGAAGCCAGTTTTATTCATTCTGGTTTCGGTATATATGCAAAAGAACTACTAACTCGTTTACACAAAACCAATAAGTATGAAATAGCAGAATTCGCTTCTTATGGTTTTGTTAATGATCCGAGGGATGTATCTATTCACTGGAAATACTACGCCAATGCTGTTAAAGATTCAGACCATAGACATAAAGAATATTCGTCCAGAGTAGACAATCAGTTTGGACGCTGGCGTTTTGAAAAGGTTTTATTGGACTTTAAACCAGATATCGTTATTGATGTTCGTGATTATTGGATGAGTGCTTACCAAGGATCCTCTCCTCTTAGAAAATTTTTCCATTGGATATTAATGCCAACAGTAGATTCTTCACCACAGCAAGAAGAATGGATAGATACCTTCTTAGACGCAGATGCAGTCTTTACATACTCTGATTGGGGTGCGGAAGTTCTTAAAGAGCAATCATCTAACAAGATTAATTATATAGATACTACTTCCCCTGGCGTGGATATTAATACCTTTAAGATAAAAAACAGAAGCGATATTAAACAACAGCTTGGACTATCTCCTGATTCTATCATAATAGGATCAGTTATGCGTAACCAAAAACGCAAACTAATACCAGAATTATTTACCACTTTCAGAGAAGTCCTAGATAGATTAGAAGCCTCTAATAGTTCTTTGGGAGAGAATCTATATCTATATCTTCATACTAGCTATCCTGATATGGGTTGGGATATTCCTGAACTACTAAGACAGTCAAGAGTTAGTAATAGGGTTCTATTCACCTATATATGTAAAAACTGTAAGACAACCCAGTGCTCTGTATTTACTGGCCCACAAAAGGTTTGTGTAAAATGTATGAGCAAAAGCATGACCTTTCCATCTGTAACAGAAGGTGTATCTTCTGACACTCTGAGTAGCATATACAACATATTTGATCTTTATGTTCAGTACTCAATCTGTGAGGGATTTGGTATGCCGCAGGTGGAGGCTGGGGCTTGTGGTGTGCCGATAGCTACCGTGGATTATAGTGCTATGTGTGATATAGTTAAAAAATTAAAAGCCTACCCAATCAAGATACAAACTCTATTTAAAGAACTAGAAACAAAAGCTTTACGGGTTTATCCAGATAATAATGATTTAGCTAATTATATAATTGATTTTATCAATAAGCCAAAACCAACCAGAGAAAAATTAAGACATGAAATTCAAGATCTGACACATCAGCACTATAATTGGGATAATATTGCTCAAAAATGGGAAAAGTATTTTGACGAATTAGATGCAAAGGGATATAGGTCTAAATGGAATACTGGAAAATATGAGACACCAGTAATCAAAGAGTCAAATATTGATCCTCAGACCCATTTTGATAGACTTATTGGAATATGCAATAATAATTTCCAAGAAACAGAACTCATAGGATCATACAAAATGTTAGAACTGCTTAAAAATGCAGACTATGGATTTGTACAATCTAGTGCTACATCAATGGCTCCTTTTGATTTTAATAATACTCTTGACTATATTAATACTATGATAGATAATAATAATCAAGCAGAAAATGTTAAGAATAATAATGTTAAATTTGATGAAGATTTTATCACATACGCACACCTGAAAAACGTAACCTAATAATGAATAATACTCTATACATTGGACCATATCGACAAAGAGATATTAATGGATTGTGGTCAACAGCATTAATACAAAACATGCTTAGCGACCGATCAAAAAATATATCACTAAGACCAATATTTCTTGATAGTAAATGTGCTATAAAGAATATAGACGAAGCTCTATGTCGTCAAGAAAATATACACTTATCAAAGATTGATACTGTTATTCAGCATGTTCCTTTGAATAAGGCTTGTGTTATAGATTCGGTAGACAGAAACATATTAATACCAATTATAGATACGAACCTTGTACCAAAAGATGTTATAGATAAAGTCCTAAGGTTTGACGGAATATTAGTAGACAACAAGCCAGATGTTATCAGGTTTTCTCAAGCTTACCCCACATTGCAAAAACTAGTTAAGAACATAGATTATGTTTTTGATGTTGATTCATCTTATAAAGCTGGATTTAATATAGGGCTACTAAACAATAGTGAAAAACTATACATGGTATGCAATTATAGAACAAATGTCAGAGTTATATATGATACTATAGTATCATTTATTGGAAATCTAAGATCTAAAGATATAGTATTGGTTTTGTTCACTCTGGATATATCCTCATCTGAAAAGGCTGAATTGGAGAAATTTATCAAAGAAACTTACAATAGTATGGACACAAAATACTCAATAAACAGAGTCATTATTGCTCCAATAACATCAGACTTAAATAACATATATGCAGCCCATAAGTCTGGAGATGTCTTTATTGATGCTGTTGACTATGGATCAAATAGTATTAATCTAAAAATAGCCAATAGCTTAAAGAAGAATATTATCAAGATTGATCCTGACTATATCTTTAGTTTAACTGATGGGTCTAATAAAATTAATCAAGCTGGATCTTTAAAGATATCTTCTCAAACAATAAATAGCAGCATTAAAAAATATCTAGAAGTGAGACAGATACACAACACGGCCTCTTTGTTTAAAACAAATCACATTAATAAATATCTATAAAATGAGTTATTCTAATCCTATATACAATATAGCATATAAGTATGTTAATAAAAATACTAATATTCTGTATTCTCCAACAAATAATACTTTTGATTTACTAGCAGGGTTACTAGAAGTTAATCTATATCAGACAAATAGTAGTTTACAAAACTATTATTATGACTTGTTTTGGAGCAATAATTTCTTGGAGCATACTCAGCAAACCAAAATGCTAGCTCATAATCAGCATTTAATAGATATGGTTTGGTTCCATAATGGTCCTCCGGTAAAGTTTAAAAAAGAAGACATTGCTTTAGTAAAAAACCAATTACATGATACAACAAAAATATTTTCTGATATTCAAACATTAAAAGCTTGGGGCTGTGATATTGATGAAAAGAATATAATAGTACCATATGGAATACCAGTATTCGAAGATCTTAATAATATAAAGAAAACAGAATCTATTTTGATTATGAATGCAAATAATAGTCAAGAAATTAATAATTTATATCAGCATATTAAAAATGAATTCCCAACAGCACAAATAATCAATGGATTGCAGCATATTGATTCAATCAATACACTATATAGTATTATGTCTAAATATAAAGTATGTATTGACATATACAATCCTATGAATGTTCTTATTTCCCAATATCTAGGATGTAAAACAATAACTTCCACAAGCCATAATCCAGAGATTAAAGGGATAACACTACTATTTGACTATAGTAATATTAACACAGTACTAAACTCTATTATTAATGATGAGCTTAGCAAAGAGGATATTTTACACAATCAATCATGGATACAATCCAATCATAGCTTTAATGCATTTTATAGCAGCGTCAACACACTATTACAAAAAATAAAACTTGAGGAGTTCTTTGTTTCATGAGAAATTATCATATAGTTAGTATTTCAGAACCGGTATCTAATATTTCTGGATATCAAAAAATCTTAACAAATAACATAGAACAGATTATAAATCATTCTGCCGATAATATTTTGTGTTCATGTCTAGAGTACCAAGAAAAATCTAGCTTACAAACAATTATCAAACAGTCCCTATCCAAGATTAAGCCTCAAGGACAGATTACTATTAGTCTAACTAACTTTAAGAAATTATTTGAGGATTTTTTAAATTCTAAAATACCATCATCCCAAATCTTCGACTCATTAAGAGGCAAAAACAACATAGTAATTATCGAAGATATCTTAACAACATTAGATACAAACGTTTTTAAACTAATCAATATTAACTATGCTGAATATAATATTAGTATCAATATCGAAAGAGTAAGTATATAAAACGATGTTACATGTTTTGATTCTGGTTCCAGAAATAACAAAAGGGATGAAGTCATTAGGCTCAAAAGCCCTTTTAGATATTAAGAAGCACACAAAGGTACTAGAATATCAAATACACAATATTAAAAATCTTGATATAAAAACACAAATAACTGTTGCTACTGGATTTGAAGCCGAGAAAGTTCATTCTGTTCTAGACGAATTGAGTATAGAATATACTTTTAATCCAACCTACAAAGAAACTAATCAAGGAGAATCCATAAGACTGTATTTAGAAAAATATTCTCCAAAACATCTTTTGATTATTAATAACGGGATATTGATGAAAAAAAATACCCTAAATAAACTACTGCTGTCTGGACATTCAAAGCTTTTTCTTCTTGACAAAGCCAAAGAAAACTTTAACTTAGGTTGTGCACTAACTCAGTCTGTTACAGAATATATTTTCTACGATTTGCCAGAACCTTGGGCAGAGTGTGTTTACTTGGATAAGGATGCTATTAATAATTTGTCGGTCATAGTTCAACAAAATAAAACTAGTCAAATGTATTTGTTTGAGTTGCTTAATGAAATGCTATCGTCTAACACAATATTAAGCAAACACTACCTGAATAAAACCAAAATTATGAAAATCAATACTATTAAGGATTTGCCAAAAGCTAAAGTATTTATATGAGATCTATTCTTGTACAGCAAAGCTCGGAAAAGTTTGTTCAAAACTGTTCTGCTTTATCTTTTGAAGATATTATGATAATAGATATATCAATAGGAAATAATCTATATCAAACATTCTTTAGACATAAGCCGGAATACTGCATATTCTCTGGCAGTCTAGTAAATAAAGAAATTTTACAATTCTGTGAGGACTATAGCGATAGTACCAACATTTATTTTTTTCATATTGACAATAAGTCATATGAGAATGTCAAGACCTTACTGCCTCAAAAATGTAGAGTAGTCCATATTGGATATGATGATACTTATGATGTAGCTATTCCATTAGGGTTGGTTAATGATCAACTATTTTATAGCACTAGCACAAATGACAATAAAAAAGATGGTATAGTTTGTTTTATGGATGGATTAGCTTCTATTCCTAACGATCTACTTGATTTGCTATATCCAAATAGTTCCACGCCAATTAAGCTTTTCAACTGCCCTAGTATTAGGCACTACCAAAATCTTGGTATGTTAACAGAACAGAATAGAGCCAATCTATTGCAGACGCATAAGTATTATCTAGACTTAAAACAAGATGCTGGATTTAGCTATACCAATGAGGCAAAGTCTTGCGGGGCTATAGTTGTCTCCTTAGACCAAATTAAAGATAATAGCTATACTTCTAGTCTACCAGAAAACACATATCATACTAATATTACGTATAACAAATTTTTAAGAGAGTTATTTAAACTATGAATGAAGATATAGGATTTGTCTTAATAAAGCTTTTAAATAACAAGACTTATGACAGTATTCTAAATACTGTAGAACAATTTATTAAACGTCGCCCATACCAGCAACATGTAGTGTTCAATAGTTATTCGGAAAAAAGTAACACTTTTAATGTTCCAATTTTTCATCTTCAACAAGCACAGTTTTTTGATGGAAAACTAATACTATTTGATATGCCTAGTGTTATTCTGAGTAATCAATTCCCAAATATTAGCAAGCGTATACTATTTACATCTGATACCCATTGGACACAAACCAATACCGGAATGTATGAACAGTGGAGATCTATTTATGAGCAAGAGAATCTTGATATAATTGTAACCAGTCCAGTTCTAAACGACCTATATTCTATGTGTTGGAAACGCCCAATAGCCACAGTGGAGCAATTTACTTATGAAGAACTCTCAAAATATATATGACAATTTATCTGATAAAGAAAAAGAGAAGATTATCAGAACATGGTATGAAGAATTGAATAAAAGCTTTGCTGACATTGCTACAGCATGGTCAACTTATGCAAATAAGGTTAGAAGAGATGCTAAAAGATTTCAAATAACAATTCGCAATAAGTCAGACGCTCAAAAAAATGCTCTAAATACAGGAAAACACAAGCATCCCACAAAGGGTCAAGAGAGATCGTTAGAAATTAAAAATAAAATTGGTATGGGTGTTCTTAATTCATGGGAGTCATTGGATGCTTCTGAATTAGAATCTCGTAAAGCTAAAGCAAAAGCCAATTGGGAAAAATTAGACCATAATCAAAAAGAAAATATGCAACAAGCAGCTATTGTTGCTATAAGACAATCTAGTAAAGTTGGATCAAAATTAGAAAAATTCTTACTAAAGAACCTGCTATCTTCTGGTTTACATGTGGAGTTTCATAAGGAACAGTCTCTTGTTACCACCAAGTTGCAGATCGACCTGTTCCTGCCTAGTATTGGTACAGCTATTGAGGTTGACGGCCCTTCTCATTTTGAGCCAGTGTGGGGAGAGCAATCTCTGAGCAGAAATATAAAGTACGATAAAAAGAAAGAAGGACTAATCACTGGTAAGGGGTGGCATCTGATCAGAATCAAACAAACAAAAGATTTTTCAAATGCTAGAGGAACAATTATCTTAGAGAGATTATTACAAGCAATTAAATCTTGTGAGCAATCTAAAATACCATTAATTCTAACTATAGAGGACTAATTTATGATGGCCAAGGTTGATAAGAGCAAGGACAAAGAAGTAGAAAACAAAGTAGCACCAACTCCCGAAAGTGATGTTGTAGCGTTGCCTAAGATTACCGATCTAGAATGGACAGATTATGTACTAGGTCTTTTATCTGATGATGAGAAAATTTCTGGCAATCCTACTACAGATGGTTTGCGTCGTATTTTTGAATTGGCCTTAAATTGTCAGGTAATATCGTCAACCAGTGCGGTTGCTCAAGCCCCCAGTCCAGACAATGAAAAAAGAGCCACCGTTATTCATTCTATAAGCTATCTTTTAAAAAACCAGTCAAGTGACACACAGGATTTAAATACTGTGACTGTTGACGGCGCTGCGGACGTTTATTGGGGTAATTGCGACAAGATATATCGCAACCATCCGGTAGCTGTTGCTGAAACTAGGGCAGAGGGTAGGGCACTTCGTAGAGCATTGAGACTCAGGAAAGTAGTTGCTGCTGAAGAAATATCTAAGGAAATTGAAGATAATCCTGATTTAAACACTGTTTCTAAGATTAGTAATAATCAGATTAATTTCATTGACGTTATGGCCCAGAGACTTAATATTAATGTAATGAGGCTTTTCTCAGATAATCAACTACCAACTGACAATATTTACGGAATCTCTCATGAGGATGCTGTAACTGTAATTAGGCTATTGTCTAAGTATCAGCAGAACACCAATGAGATATCGAATAGTATTGTTGGGTATTCTAAAGATTGGAAATAGTTATGAAAGTAATATATAAAGCTAGTGATAAACTAACCTTTGAATTAGAAGGTTCTGGCCAAAAAGAAGTTTTTAAGGAACTAGCCGTAATTCAAGAAATTTTTGCAGAAGAAAAGTGTGGCTTGTGTTCTTCAACCAATTTAAGATTTATCGTTAGAAACGTTGAAGGTAATGATTATTATGAACTTCGCTGTGCAGACTGTGGAGCAATTCTTGCTTTTGGTCAACACAAAAAGGGTGGAACATTATTTCCAAAGAGGAAAGATGATAACGGAACAATACTGCCTAACAAGGGTTGGCATAAATGGTCCAAAGATCAAGCAGAGGGCAAGGCGGGGAAGAAGAGTTAATCCTCTTTCCCCCATTTGCCGACTGGACATTCGGAAGAAGCCCAAGATAGTTTGCTGATAAATCTTTTATTGCGAACAATAGGACATCCACACTTATTGCAAGAAGAGTTGATAAAATGCTCACAACCATGGCATATTCTATATCTTTGTTCTATCTGTTCATCAGAGCAGAGTTTTGCTCCATTTTGTAAATGCTCCGATGCTGCATTAATGAAGCTTTTAACTTTTGTGGAAAATGATGCTAACTGTTCTTGATCTGTTTTGACAGAAGGCATACTGCACATAAGTGGGGGTGGTCCATCATCTGACATTATTCTGGTTCCACATTTAGAACATATATAAGTGTCTAAACCAGCTTCAATAAAAGTACAAAACCAAGAGTTGTCAACTTCTTGAATACTCATAAGGAATAAGCTCCCATGGGTAATAGGGTACCATAAGATCTGTTCTATTCTCTATCCTATCTATACTACCAAAAAAGCTCCTAAATATCATTTCGTTTTGATGTTGAAAAAAAGGAGGAAGGGGAGCGTATCTTAGACTATTATCTGATAGTCTCTGTTGCAGACAAATCCAGCAGTATAGTCCGTTATTTATTGGTCCATTCAATCCAATTCCATCTACTTCAAAAGGTACTCTAGGATTAGATGATGATTGTTGTCTAAATATGTTGCGATTACCATATCTATATACTGTTCCTAGTATATCGCAACCTCTTAACATTCTTGGTATTCTCTTAATTTGAACATCAATAGAGGTTATGTCGTCTAGATTGAAAATATTTTGTACTCTGGTGCTAGTTCCGACCCTTCCTCCACCAATCACAAGTCCTCCAGAAAATGCAGAACCAATTAAACCAAACCCAGGAGGACTAGGAGAATCAGTTTGGCATTGTGGGATTCCCGGAACAGACTGAGTATCTGCCGAACCATCATTATGGGTTGGAGTATTATTAATTAGTGGTATCCAATATGTTTCTTTAGACTGTACAGTTGTCTCATCCCCAGCTCCACCAATGCCTAAGCTATTATCAGCGTTTATATTAAAAAATCTTTCTTTGGTATATTTAGTCCAACCAGTAATCGCCGGATATTCACGCGACAATGCTGTTTTGTTTCTTTCAACAGTATTGAAAGGAATAGTATATTTATATGTCCTATATACTGCCGAAGAAAACCCCTCATCTCCGATAGCGTCGCTTGGAAATTGTGGAACATTTTCTTTGGAAGCAAAATCTGGACATACGTTATTATTTGCAACCACTGTACTACCAAATGCATTCATGCTAGATACATTGGCTTCTATACAAAAATATTCTGTAGAGTCTAATACTTTAGGATTACTAGTAAAATCTAAAACACAAGATTGTTTTGGGTCAATATTAATCCAATAATGATTAAGATTAACCCCAGAATATTGTATATTTATGCTACTGTCAGTATTAGTAGTTATCACTGGTTCTATTTTGGGTAAAATATCCGACGATACCTTATGCATATGGTCTGCTGCTAACAGGTCTTTTCTTGTAAAAGATCTAGCTAAGCCATATTCTGTGTCTGTATTAATAATACTAGATTTAGCAATTTTTGTTATGCCTCCACTAGTGTCTAAAGAGATAGAACTACTACTCTCTGCAATAATTGTGCCAGTACTTGTTTGTCTATTCCCAGAATCGTCAAAATATGTTATCGACGCAGATTGAACAGCTTGCTGCTCTAATAATTTAATCAGATCTGTCCGCTCTACATATAGTTTATTGAGTTTCGTTTGGGTTCTTAATTTTGGACAATCAGCTATAACAGCTCCGGGTCTATGACAACTACTAGGATCGTCTTTGACCAACTTGTTCATATGCTTTTCTATATATTTAATATTTGAAGACGCAAGAATAGTAGAAGTTTGACTCTCGTCTCCAACAATATTTTCTAGTGTTGTCTGTATCTTTAATGTATCTATAGTAGCTAATCTTGATATAATATTAGTTAAGTCTACAAATTTAATAGGCACGTACTCTTCATAATTGTTCTCTATTGTAACGTATCCTGATAATGGAATTGTAGCAGCTGCACGATTTGTTGATGAGGATGAGGTTCTAACATACATAAAAGAATAATTGGTTTCATTGTATCCTGTTGTATTTTTAATTTGCTCAAATAAACTATCTGACAAATTACTAAAATCGCCATCCACTTGTCTTGTGTTTTCAGGAGCAATAGCTACATTAGAAGTTTTAGTTTGAAAAATAGAACTATCGTATAAATCATTTTCATTATACGAAAATCCACAGGCCATATCATTAGAAAAAGCAGATATTCCAGAAAGAGAACCATTACTATAATTATATACAATCAATTTATTTTTTTGAATTTTATCATTTTCATGATTATTTAAGATATTGTGTGCTGCCTGTAGTGAGTTATATCTAAAATTTTTATCTAATAAATTCTTGTTAACAAAAGGAGACATATTACCGTAAGAACCAACACTATGAGCAGAAAACCCAGCATATGGAGGAGTTTCCTTAATATATCCATTAGAATCAAGTCCCCACGCATTATAATCCTTACTAATTCTATTTTCTTTAGTTGTATTGTTAGAGTATACTAGTAATGTATTTGTTGCAGAAGTGGGCGAGATAGTGTCTTGGTTAGTGATGGCGGCATTTAATACAAAAACAGAGTATAGTTTGTTATTCTTATTTATTAGTCCTTTTTTAACGATATTAACAGTAGTTATACTGCCCCCAGAAGATAATAGTCTATCGTCTTTTGAATAGCACTCTACTGTATCTCCAACCAGAAATATATCATATGGTATACGAGTAGGGCAAATTATAACCTTAGAAGCTGTTATGTCTGTATTTAATCCATTATAAAATAAGCTATTACTATAAGACAATACTGAATTATGTTTTAAAAAGGAGATTGACTTTGTTAGATTCTCTATGGACTGATCAGTAATTTTAGTCCATCCAGTATCTAGTGTAACATACAGACCATCGTTACTAGCAGTACCAGCTGGACAACCAGTAACAGTAACATTAACTAAATCTCCATAATTAATAATACGATTACCATAGTTGGTTGTAGGATATGTGATACTAGCCGCTGGAAATGGTAGAGTTCCATCGCAAGACAAGGAAATTTCTGGTATATTCTTTAAATCTATTAGTTCTTGATATTCACTAACTATACCAAAACCAAATTCTGTGGCGTATTTGCTGACTCCTCTTTGAACTTTAACATAGTTGTGTTTTTTTAACTGAAGAATCGGAGTATTATGATATTTCATTATAGTCGCTTCTAATGAATACCATAGTGAGTCTGGTTTTTTGACATTGAGTAGAATTTTTTCCGAAGACCCAAACGGATATTTAGTATATGACTGTGTAAAAATTTGTCTACCAGAATCTTCTAGATTGCTTAAAAATCTACTTTCTCCAAACCAACTAATAATAGCATTAAATCCTTGACCATATCCTAATCCTGGGGTTGTGGCTGTTCCTATAAGAGTTCCAGTAGTAGATGGTATCAACGACGCCACAATCTGTACAATAGCATATGAAGGAAATTCTACAGGCCTAACAACAAAACCTCTGCCCACTGGATCATTTTTGCTAGTTAAGCATAAAGAAGTATCTGCTATCGCAGTATTTGGAGCGTCAATATTTGCTAATGGCAATAAGTGTTGATAATTTGTTAAATCAGCAATGAAGCTATACCCTGGATATTTTAAATTTTTATCATAGTCTAATAAAGATAAGACATCACAATTTCCATAAGAAGCCAAGTTCGGATTAGTATGTGGAACAAACTTTGGAACATCCCCGACATGTAGTATCAGCTCCCAATTACACAAAGAGTTGAAAATATCAGTAGAGCTTTGTGTTTTTGATGAAGATGATAATCCTGTTAGATATTGGTTATTTATCAAAGTATCATTAGGAGACAGGTCGTCTGTTTCATCTAGCACCATTATTTTTAAAGTGAATTTTGTAGCACCGTTCAAGTCTCCTTGTTTTTGTTTTGGTGATCGTTCTGAACAAGGACCAGTTTCTGGAGGGGTGTTTCTAAATAAAGTGTTAGTATTGAATTTGCTAAAACTAGCTGCTGTAATATTTAATCTATTATTTCGCAAGACTTTACTAAATTCACAAGATTGTCTATCAGAGTATGAATTGGCTGCTAGGGATGGTTTAACTGTTCCGTTATGTCTAATTATATTTTGTTGTTTATCTATGTCTGCGAGCTGGTTTAATGGAAAGAATGTTGCTGTAGTTGCTGGTGTTCCAGTTACGATATTTTGATCATATAGAACATTATATTTAGAAGCATTGTCAGTAAATTTAACGCTAAAATTATATCCATTATTTTCTATATGTTCTTGATTCAATAATAATAGCCTTAATGGTCCACCAGGAACATCATTTTCAGCATTAAGTAAACCATCTAAATAATTTGCTATTTTAGTATTGGGAATATTATTATATAGTAGAGAAGAAGACGACCCTGGTTGATACGAAGTTCCAGAAACAATGGGAGATGGAATAGTTTGATCTAAAAATTTTTGCGAAGCCCTTATTGGAGAAGGATATATTCCCAAGTTATTCGCTTTGCGAGACCGCAACTCTGTACCATCAGGCTGAACTTCAAGCCATATCACGAGATTTTTAGTATTGATATAGTTCAAAAAATTTAGCTTGACCTCAATATCTTTTATGCCAAAATCTTGTACCGTTGGAATTCGTAAATGTTTTTTGCCGTCGCTACCATTAACTTCGCTGGGTACTGATGCTGGTCCGGTTACAGCAAAAGAATACGTAAAAGTATCATCGTCCTGATCTGTTCCAAATTCATCATTATATGTTGCTTCATTAGTTAGTGCTGTTCGTTCTATCGGTTTTGGTTGTCCTCCGTTCAAGTATCTATAACCATGAGATGATCTATTTGTTGTTGTATCGATAGACTCTTTATGCTTTTGATTATTGTTATACAGTTCTATATCAGCCCCCTCACTTGCTTCACATTCGCATGCGGGGTTCCATTGAACATTTGGAGCTATTCTTAGTTCAACAGAGCTAGACAAAGTATTTGGCTCAACAACATTATCAGAAATATTTGCCGATGTTGAGCTAATATTAGATAATTTTGGACCAATAAAACTAAAGGTGCTTCTGGCTCCTGGATTAAATTTTAAAACACTACTACGATTAGCGTGAATAGCATAATCACTAGAGGTATGTGGTATCCATCCGCTGTTGGGGTGTAAAACTCCTTTATTAAATGTTATAGGCCCACCGCCAACATATGGCAATTGTCGTTGATAACATAGTTTGTGCTTAGCTGAACTTTGATCATTAACCGCATCCAAAGGAAAACCCGTTACAGGAGGGAGTGTTGATGGTTGTGCGGCAGCCAACGATATAGAATCTCCAGTATTTGATGTTGGCCTTGATAAACCAGGAATGGTAGAGCTATAAACAGTGCTATTAATATTATTTTGAATATTAAAACTATTAATAACATTATTATTATACCCTCCGTATGTTTTTACGGGTGGAGATTGTGCTGTTGTTATATCTGGATATCCAAAACTTACCGTCTCAATCGTAGCAGCAGATATTAGTCCTGGTCCGGCCTGACTTTTATATTTATAGAACAAGAAACCCTCTGGGGCTTTATTAATACGACTATACCTAACAGCCCTAACTCTACTAGCGCCGGTAAATACCATAGTTTTTACTGCTCGTAATTTAGGCTCATACAAACTATAGCACTGTTCACATCCAGAGATATTACTTCGTATTTTTTCAATATATATTGATGAAATTTTGGCTATTGTGTTAGATTCTAAATTATAAGTTATGCTTAAATTTGCAGAGGCTGTTTGTGTAAATGCTCTTTTTGTTGAGAATTTATACAGCTCATCTAATTTAACAACCTCTGTTTCAGGTACTGATCCTATCATCCCAATAAATTCCCTAACTGTAAAACCCGTACTAATTGGAACAAATACCGCACCTATCTGACTAATAGCAACCCTATTAAATTTACTACATCTCACTCTTAAATTGTCTTTATTAATATAGATAGGTTGAAATTCTGGGTTATTCGCTGCTATGGTTGGAACAAGACTCCATGTTTGAGTATTTTGGTCATACCATTGATTGACCATCTGATTATTCACATATGCTACTCTATATCCTCCTCCACTAATAGCAAATCGCTGCTCCATCAGATCAGCACCATCATAGACATAAATCGTCTTTTGTTTTTTAAATGTTCCAAAGGGAGAATTAATAGTACATTGTAGAATATATTTACCACAATTTTTAATTTTAAGCTGTATATATCTACTATTAGCAGTAGTATTGGAGGGTCTAGCGGTATTAGTAAATCCTCCATTGTTCTCTATAAATTCACATTCTTCTGGGCCAGATAGTTTTTCCCAATAAAAAGACATCTGATTCTCTACATACGGCTCAGGCAACAATAAGCTGTCTGTATCTCTTACGTTTAATACCAAATCCATAGCATCTAATTCTGGACCGGCTTCTTCTCCTTTTACTAAAGATGGATCTGGCTTAAGAGTTGCTGACTCATCTAAAAAAGAATTAGTTTTCATAGCATACTTGTATACCAAACTACGATTACTCAAATTGTTCTCTGGATTGTATAACGCTCCATTGGACATAAATTGTCTATCAATATAGCCTAAATGAGTTAGTTTTGGACGAAACAAAGTACTATTTCCATTGACATCTGGTTTTGCCATATCATAAAGTGGTATCGATACGGTTTCTCTTCCACTAACGGTATCTCGTATAGATATGCTAGAGTTTGTACTACTCATTACTGTTTGTATTGTGGTACCATCATAAACTATTTTTTGATTATTAGATATTATGGAATTAGTAGTATTTTTAGGACAATAGTAATCCATACCCTGAGTAATTGCTACTCCAGAATTATCTTTAAACAAAGAACTCTTTGCGCTGATTGTGGCAGGACCGGACGATATCAAAAGGCTTGCACCATATTTTGTTATTAGTTTATTAAATAGCTGATTTTTATTACATATTAAATTATTATTTAAACTATATGGGGAAGGCTTAGTATCGACATATACTCCAGTATTAGAGGTTCCACTGCCAGTTGTTATTGTTTTTTGTAAATATAAGCTAATATCTTTAAGTGCGGTTTTTAAAAGAGTTTTTTCTCTATCAATATTATTTGACGATGCACTGTCGGCTATATATGTGTTAACAATAGTTTTGACAGTACTGCAATCTAGTGCTCTTATGGCAAACTCCCCAATAAATGGACTAGTGCTTAGTGCATGGGCTAATTTTCTATAACATCTCGAAGTTTTCAAATTCTTTCTGGCAAAACTTCTTGGTTGATCTAATGTTAATATGCGATATATATTAGTATAATATCTTGTTAAGCAAGGAGAAATGAAACCATTTGTTGGCACACCAGCAAGTTCTGCTATTGTTTTTTCTGAGTCTGATTCATAGTAAAAAATACAATCTCCGTCGGGAATCCATAGTCTAACATTATTAGTTAAGCCAGATATTGAAAAACCATCAACATTTTCTGTTGAGGTTGTGGTGGATGACGATGTCCATGTTTCTCTTATTGTTTTATCTGCTAATGAATAACTATCAGGAGATATAGTACCAGCTTCAAGTATAAAGGTGTTTTCATCATTATATGTTATTGATGTACCAATAGTATATCTTTGACTATTAACAAGATATAGTGTATTATTATCAATTTTAATTAATATATCATTTGGTCTTGATGAATGTTTTAGTCTTGTTCCTTTAGGGAATGTTTCTAGTTTTGCTGAAGAACCCCCTATGGTCATAACATTAGCAGTACCATTACGTCTGACCCAGCACATTATGCCATAGTATACAGCATATGGTATATTGTGACGATTCAACAACCAATCAATCGACATTTGTCCAGGACTAGAAAAATTACGAAAATTTGGAGTAAAAGACAGAAAGTTTTCTATTCCCAAACGACCACTTGACAAAGCAGGATTAGCGTTTGCATAGCTACCATCATCAGAGAGCATCTTATTATCAACATAGGTATCACTATCTACTATAACTGGTAACCAACAATCGACCATACCATCGCTATTAATATCTGAATAAGACTGAGTCGCTAAAGTTCCTATTGCTGGCAGCCTATTGTAAGATATTGTCTGACTAGGACTTAATGGAGGAGTCGCACTACTATAGTCAATAGTGGATCCATCAGAAGATATTGTATATGGGTACAAGTCGTCTATTAACGATGTTTGAATAATATTACATTTATCAGTCGTATCTATTAGTCTAGATGATAGCATTGATTATTTGATAGAAATTAAAGTCCACATTCCATTAATAAAAGTAAACATTCCTACTGATCCTGTGTTTGTTGTAAATGCCATTGGGTTTGTATAGTCCATCAAAACTGTTGGTACTGTGCTTGATCTTCTGCCTTGAACATAGTGTAACTCTATTGTTGCTTTGTTGCTGCTAGCGATTGATCCTTTAGCCATAATAACAGGTTTACTGATTGGTTCATAAAATCCAGTGATTCTATTATATCTGCACAGAAGCTTTGTTCCTCTTGGAGCAGTATATCCACATTTATCTTTAATATATATTAAGCGCCTATATCCACTAAGCAATGGATCTTTCGAATATTCTATATCATCAATAAAAGCTCTTGTAGCATAAGTTTCATCAAAATCTGTTTGTTTAATTAAATCTTCTTCTAGTGTTGCATAAATATGCTGGTATGAGGCCTTTTTCTTTTTGCGTTTTTTTAAAAAGTCATCTAGTGAACTAATGTCATTACTGTTCGTCATAACGTATGGAGGCATTAACTCCTCTCCTCCGCTACCTCCAGCCCAAACTTTTCTTTCTTCGTCCCACACTAAATCAATTGGACCAACTTTCCACAAATCGGGTCTTTCTGCCCAGTTTAAATAAAAGTCATTAGTAACAACCTTGTCACTCCAACGGCTACCGTTCCACTTTTGTGTTTTACCAATAATATCTCCAGTATATCCTTGAGCGGGATCAAACCCGCCATTAACCCTCAAGTCATTTGTTACTTCTACAGGATAAACATCAGTATTGTCTGATACTGTACTTGGAATATATTGTCTATTAAACGTTTTAGCATAGATAGGTTCTGTATTTGCTGCTGATAATGAAAAAGCATCTCCAATATTTAGTGATTTATATTTTTTAGGCGTTGTTCCACGATTAATCTTTATCTTAAATCTCATAGGACGACCATAAGAGTCAAATTCATATGGTTCGTCAGAAGCATTTGGGGCTGGATATCCATCTTGATCATATCCCCAAGAATGTAATACTAGAGGACCACGCAAACCAATAAATCTTTGATTAGTTTCATGTACTAAAGTATTATTAATATTATCTCCATATTTACTTCTCATATGACTAAGCATAATATCTTGATGATGATAATCTAAATTATATTTATCAGTAGTAATATTGCTACTAGCCTCATTAACGTTACGGCTAGTTTCTAAAGCATACCCGGCTTTTGACTGAGGAACAGACCCTCTTGCTACAATTTCTATACAATGTCGTAATCTGTCTCTGAAATATCTTGTTTTGCCACTATATCCTCCGACATTAGATAGGTCTCCATGTAAATTATCAGGATGGTTGCCGCTATAATTCTGACTATTGCTATTCTTAAATTCTCCTTTTGGAACAACAATAGGATTTAAAGTAATTAGATTAATTGGAACATCACTATTTTCCACATTCAAAACAGCATTTAATTTTTTATTCAGATATGTGCATTTGTCGCATGTTATATCTATGATTCCTTTGCTTTTTGTTCCATCACTTACATAATGAACAAGCTCAATTTTTCTAATTTTGGTTCCTTTGCAAAATGGACATCGAGCAGTATCGTGTAATGAGTAATTAAACGTTGCATTTTTATCTGTTGGATAAAAAGATATTGGAGATAATAGTCCATCCAAACTCATAGCAGATTGCATACCATAATCTTTGTCTAGCTGTCCATTAACTTCTTTTCTTTCATAGAGTTGAACTGTAGAAGTAATGCGTCCAGTACTCTTTAAAAAAGTGTCATTATTACTAGTTGTTAAAAATCCTTGTTTTTCTGATGACGAATCTCCATCATCACTTCCGTGTGGCACATTCCAGTTAGTAGGGGTTCCTGGTTGAGTACCCAAACCTCCGGGATTGCTATTTAAAGTAAAGTCTTCAATATATTTAGGAGTTCTTAATGGTTCTTCGATATAGGGCCTAGCTTGTGCAATAATAACCATGCTAGGACTCCAACCATATAGTTTGGATGATAAGTCCCCACTACCAAACTCTGCTTTATTAAGTCTTTCGTCGGTCATGAATTTAAGCTGTTGTTGCTTAATGTTTTGCATTTGAACACTAAGATTAGCTATTTGTTTATTTCTTTGCATGTTTATTTTAGCTAATTTTTTTAATCGATCATTTTCTTCTTTATTGAACAATCCAATTTTTCTAGTATATGTTCTAAACGTATATGTTGTGCTAATACCCTGTTGTCCAATAGAAGTTTGAATACTGCTAATAATTGGACCTTCAGTATAACCAGTATTTTGTTTTAGGTCTATAACAGCATATGCGAAAGTGACATCGCTAGTTGAATTAGGATTATAAACCATAGTACCGCCAGCATATGTTAAATCAACCAAAACAGATGGATTATAGGTAGTTTGGGTATAGGCAAAAGTGCCGGTTGTTAATGTTTGATAATTTAGGTTTATATTGGCATAAACGAAAGATCCGCCCAAATTAAATAATGGGAGTCCTGGCATTTCTACCTGTGCGGTCTCTATGATAGTCTGATAATTAACCTTGGTTTCAATCTCTTTAAATGCTGCAATATCTAGATTATACATACCTCCATAGTTCCATGGCACAAAATCATCCTGAACCTCAATTTCAGTAGCAGTAATCATATTATTAACTGCTTTCCCTGCTGCGTCTGCTGTTGTAGAAAAAGTACTAACTGTGCAGGTGGGTGGCAGAGAAGTACTTTGATCAAAACTGGAAGCCGTGGGGAAAATAGCCGTTCCTAATATGTTTGGATAATTTGTCCATGGACCATAAACACATACATTTGACTTAATAGGTATTGCTGCAAAAAATGGGTGAGCAGCTTTGGGCGCTAGTTCAACATTATTAGCCGTAGTATTACTGGAAGCAGCTAAGGTGCCATACAATATATCTCCTCCCAAAATTGTCTGAGTAGGACTCATAGGAACAATATAACTCAACATGAACCTTATCCACTCATAATCATAAACTGAGTGGGTTTTTAAATAAACAATAAGATCTTCTGCCGCAACATTAGCAATTACTGTTCTGTTGGGATCTTTTGCATTTTCCTCACTAGATAAATATAGATTTAAACCAGGAGAATCAATAAGTATTTTTGCATACTCTCTATTTACAGGGTCCAAGAAAACATAATCTTCTTCTACTGTTGTTGGTAGATATATTTTAGATTTTGGTAACGGCACCGCTGCCCCATCTGAGTTTCTTGTTTTAAGCTCCTCTCCCCAAGCATTATAAGAACGCAGCTCGTTGCTTAATGTGATTGTGCCAAATGATCCGCCAGCATTTCTCGGCACAATACTATGAGTAGCTGTTTGTTGGCCCTTTTGATTAACCACAATATAATCAGAACTAGATAATGACGATGTATCCAATGATGGGAAAACATAAGTGTCAGAACAATTTGTTCTCTTAGCCTCTTGTAAAGTAAGCCAAGTATTAAAGCTAAAATATGGATTAGCTTTTGACTGATTCCACTCATTGTTGACATTCCTAAAATTAGCATTATTAGCAGTTACACATTTTGCATATCTAACATGATCAAAATTATAATTATTATTATATCCTAGTAATGGCTTAATTTTTCCCTGTTCATCTGTTATAGAATACCACTCTGGACTTCCAACAACAATACTATCATCAATAATATTACCATATTCTTCCCAAGCTCCATCGTTGGTTGGAGTATAGTTATATGTTAGCTTACCATCTCCAGAAAAAATATAACCATATCCCTGGGTTGTACTAAAAGCAGCGCCAAATAAACTTTCGTCTTTATAAGCTTGTAAATTCCATGCTGTAACCATGTATTTTTTACCATAATGCTTACCAACTTCGCTTACAAATTTATGTAATAACTTTAGATCTTGTAATGCCTTTTCTTGAATATACTGACTTCCATCGCTTTTATCTGGACTAATAGGCACTGGATATAATGAGTCGCCGCCTATATTCCCACCCATTAATTTCCAATACCAATCTGTTTCTTTATGTGCTATTGAATCAGCTTCAGCAGCACTAACTCCCAATCCTGTAAGTTTGTTTTTTGTTTGTAAAAAATACGCCCTTCTAACCATTTCTATAAGATCTGGCTTGTATGTTTTAGATAAACAATAAACTAAAAAATTATCAAAACCAGCTAATGCTGCTCTTATTTCAGATTCTGTGATATAAAAATATTCAGTATTTGGTAGAGAACTAAGTTCTCCGGTACTATTAAATATTTTTTGCCCACCGGGTATAGAACGGGTGTTGCTATATGGTAGGGTAAAACTTGAGCCAAGACTAGCTTTGGTTAAACTTACGTTTAGTTCTGGTAATTCGCTAACATTGATTACAACATTGATTTGTCCGGTCCATGCATCTAACCATACTGGACGAATTCTTCTCTGATCAGTATTTGTATCAGAATTTGTTGAATTAACAGAAATTGTAGCAGTGTCGTCGTTCACAAATCCAAAAAATGGACAGATAGTATCCATATATAATGGTATCCATCTATCTTCACTTGCGGTCGGAGCATTGTTAGGTCTTAGTTTTATAGTGCTAGCATAATTACCGTGAATGCAATTTAGTCCACTACCTGTTTCGTTTGTATCTGCCCATGTACTATCTCCAGACGTAAAAGTAGCCGATGCTCCAACAATCTTATCTTCGTCGTTAACAATATCGTGATAAGAAAAATCGTAGTCGCTATTTAGATAATCTGTTAACGGCTTATTACGAGTAGTACAAAAATTTGCAGGTTTTATTTTCCCATGACCATACTGATTAGCATTATTAAATGGTGCTAATGAAGAAGCAGTAGTAACTGGCTGGTTATATACTCTATAGTTGACAAAAGAACCAGTTTTAGGATTATAAATAAAATTAGATTGAGAATATGCTAATCTATAGCTTTTAACCTGATATAACCTTTGTTGTTGTCCACCAATAATCATGGCTCGTGCTGGAGTTTCATTTTTTTCTTTTCCAAAAGAGTTTGAGGATATATAATATCCCTCACATTCCATTTTTTTTATTGTGTTTTCAATAATGTTGGGCCTAGGTTGTTGTAAACGAGATATAGTCTTGACTTTAATAACATGGGTAACAACACTATTAAAAATAGTGGGAACCATTTCTATAAAAATGTCTTGTCCTGTTTTTTCAGCAACAGTATCGATCAGGTCCATGATACTCATTACTGGCCCAGTTATTCTAATATCATCCGGAAGTCTTTTGATTGTTCTGTTAGTATCTGAGTAAATTAGATCATTTAAATCCAAAACAAATTGACATCTATCACGACCTTCAGTATTAGGAGCGCCCATGTTAGCCGGTTGGGGTGGAATAACTCCAAATGAAGAAAAACCATTTGTTATATTGTCATATAACTCAGTATCTGCTTTGTCTTTTGCCATACATTTTGACACTATTCGTCCAAATGGTGAAAAGGCTGATCGTGGTAGAACTGTTCCAGTAGCCCATAATGTTTGACTAGTTCCTGGAGCAACTGATGTTAATACTGATAGTGCCCCTAAAATATAGTTGATACTAATACCATTTTCGTTTTTGCCAGAACCACCAAAGCTATTTATTCCAAAAGACTCTAAAAAACCATAAGCATTAAAAACATTAGGCAAAATCCCCCTTTGTAAAAGGGTACTATCATAAGTAACATCAGAATTAACTTTGGTATAATTTTTAGGAGTACCATAATATGAATTTGTGTTTCTGCTAAAAATAGCTCCAGTAAATTTATCTACTATGACATAACAAGATTTTAAAATAGCTGATGGACCATTAATTATAACACTGTATTGTTTTCCTCCACTATTTAAATTTCTTGACCAAGATTGTACAAAACCACCAAAAGTAAAATTACCCATTTTAAAATAAACAGGAGTATCAATAATATCATATTTATAGGTTATTGTTCCAGCAGTTTGATCAGCTCCTGCTCTGTCTATTTTTGTGCTATTTCCAAAAAATCCTGGATCTGGCTTTTTCCAATAGCGAGATTTTAAGGTGCCAGTAGTAGAGTCTAAATTATAGTAAACTTTTCCTGGTAAAATACGATTTTCAACAGGAGTAGTTGAAGTAGCGGCTGCTCCAGTATACTTGTCAATATAACAATCAATGTTACTCGCACCAGCACAAGTATGATAATGATCATCTGTACTGCCATGAGACGACGCAACAAACTGATTATATGTTTGACCAGTAGGATTTCCATTCGTATTTGGCAAACATTTTGGTGCAACTTCATCCTCTATAAGATTAACAGTAATTTGAGATGGTTGACTACCCCAACCAATATTAGTGCTATAGCTGGCTACGCTAGCTCCTAAAAATAATGTTTGAGCAATCTGTTTAGGTTCAGAACTACACGGTCTTGTTGGCATAATTAGTGATTTAACCAGTTCCTAGAATTTGTACATTGTTGATAATTCCAAGCAACAGAGCGAACATATTTCCCATTAGTAGGATCCCAACTTTGGTTGTCTTGAGATACGAATACTTGTCCCTCGGCGTTGGTTGCGCTTCCCACACGAGTAACAGCAGAACTTCCAATAAATGATGATGCTCTATCTCCGAATGGTTTTAAAGCCTCCAATATGCCTGTAATAGTAGTAAATATTGTTCCTCCTGTCCACAATGGACAAACATTATTCTGCATGAAAAATCCGGCCAAACTAGATGGTGGAACAACAGTAACTTCTATAGATACGCTCTTTTTTGCTGTGGTTTTTGTTCCAAGGTTTTGTAAAACCGGCCCAAGAGCACGACCTAATACGAAAGCTTCTCCTATAACATCAACCGGACCACTATCTTCTATGTTTACGCTTTCTGCAATTACTCCACTAATCATAGTGAACTTATTATTAAAATCATAAGAATAAGAAATAGTACCTTTACGAGTATTATGAGATTCTGAAGTTGATACTGGAATAATATTTAATAAACCGTGCTTAGCATAAACAGGATTATTGGGTGGTTGAGCAGCCGAGCCGACGCTGTATGGAGCAACATATCCAACAGTTCTATCAGCAGTACTCATAGCTACGCAAGCTCTACGATATAAATATGGTTTAATATCATATATCCATCCACTTAATGCGTTTTGATATTTATTTGATGTTATAGTTCCTGCTTGACTTCCTGTTAATGGTGTAACATCTGGAACAGTATGACTTAGTGCACCACCTGCGGTTCCTCCATATCCTGTTATCAGAGGAATATTAATCTGATTTCCTGTAGTCACATGAGTATGACCAGAACCACCAAAAAGACCGCCTAAAGATAATCCTCTAATTTCTCCTTTAACACTAATAGTATGAAGATATTTTTCGTCAGTAGACATATCTATAGAGTAGTCTTCTACGAAACCAATACCTGTTGGCATAGCTATCCAATTATCTACTACTTCATATTTGCCTTCCATTATACTAAAATTAGTATTACGAATATGATTATATAGATATCCTGTAGCTAAATGATACGGAGGGGTAGACGATCCGTTAAGAGAAATTACGCCACTAGGGATGCTGGTATTGGCTGTTAAACTAAGATTTAGTCTAGATTCTACCCAGTTTTTAGCATTTAAATAGACCGAATTCATTAAACCAGTATTAGAACCAGTGCCACTTGGTATTCCAATCGCGCTAACAGTATGACTAACTTTAAATTGTGGAATACTAACAACATTTAATGTAGCATTATTAATATTCGGACTCATTCCTCCACTAGATCCTCCAGATTGGGTTTGAACTGGTTGTGGAGCACTAGGTGATGGTGCTGTCGGTTTTAAGTTGGGGTTATGATATTCTAGTTTTTGTGTTATTCCATTAATTGTAAAATTACTATATGTATAGTCTTCTAATGATTCTACACTCCATGAATCGACTAATCCCTTTACAGAATAACCTGATATTGCGCTTTTGTATCCTTCTAATACTATCGTATAGTCAGCTGTCTGTACCCAATTATCACTAGTTTTACCAATATCTATACTAACAACCTTAACTCCACTAATACCATAAAGATTACTAGGAGTAGATGAACTTGATCCAGCACTACTAGAATTACATGTAATTTCAAAGTTACCAAAAGAATCTGGTTTAAATAAATTCTCTAAACCCTTAATACCGCTCAATACATGACTAATACCACTACCTGTGGCACTAGCTGCTTGTGGTCTAACAATTTTACCAGTTAGTGTTATTTTGGTAGTTGTTGATTCTGGAATACCAACAGAATTGCTTTCAACAGATGTTGATATTTCAACAAATGGTGTTGGTCCGCCCACACTATGAACCCCGCTACCATTGAACAACACCTGTACGACCGGACCATTCGATGTTGATCCTGCAGTCATAGCTGTTATATTATTAATATTATCTAATGTAGCGTCTAAAAAGTCTTGAGAATATACCATAAAGTCCTAAGTCCTTGTATAAATACTAACCGCTAGATGACGGAGTAGGAGTTGGTGTTGGTGTCAGTGTACTTGTTGTGGTAGGAGTTGGCGTTAATGTTCTAGTTAGGGTAGGGGTTGCCGTTAACGTTCTGGTAACTGTTATGGTTGGAGTATTCGTTGGACTAACAGTATTGGTCGGCGTTGGAGAAGCATTAGGTTGCTCAGATAGTAAACTAACGTTTGGAGATAATTTACCTTGTAATAAAAATCCTTTATGTAATACTTGAATGTCATCATTTACATAAACAGCACTTTGATATAATAATTCTCCTAATTTCTTCTGAGCACATAAACTTTTTGAAGGAGTAACCGTGACACTAGCAGTAGGAGTAACTGTTGGAGTTAGAGTCCTAGTCATTGTAGGGGTTCTGGTCGGAGATATTGAAACAGTAATACTAGGACTAACACTAGCAGTTAGGCTTGGTGTTGGAGTTAAACTGCGAGTCATGGTTGGTGTTTTAGTAGGTGTTTTAGTAGGAGTAACACTAGATGTAATAGTTATAGTTGGAGTTACTGTTGGAGTAACAGTTGCTGTTGAAGATAACGACACCGTTATACTAGGAGTAACTGTTGGAGACGCCGTAATAGACGGCGTAACTGTTGGGGTTGGTGTGGGGCTAATACAAATATTAGGATTACTATATGTATTGTTTGCTGTTCCTGCCGCATCAACAACAGCAGCATCAGGAACAGAATCAGACATTGTTGCATAAGTCCAGTATCCTGGTAAACCAAGTCCGTTTTTATTAGGGTCATAGTATGCTGCTTTATACCACTCATCTTCAGAAGGAAGCCAGTATGAATTTTTATTAGCTGGTGATGGCTTATTAGTACCCTGAATTATATTATTAGATAATGTATAAACACCACTTTCTGTGGTTCCAGCTGTTGGTGTTCCAGTAAGCTTACCATTATGAAGCCAGTTGATGTACCTAACAGCATTAAACCAATTGATATAATTGACTGGCTTGTTTCCCATGTTTGGCAGAGCGGCATAGACATATGATGTGTTAACTAAAGTGCGGCTTATACCACCTCTCCTATTAGGGTCTCCCATATCAGCACGCCATAATTCTAATCCATTTGGTTTAGTAGAAATGGCATTCAAAAACTCTACATATTCACTATTTGTTACTAAATATTTTTTTATTTGATAACTATAATTAACTCTACCAAAATCATTATTGCTACTATCTCCATTATTTTCAGCATTTTCAACTAATACGTAGTTTGTGGAATCTATGCTTGAAGATGCTTTTGCTATTCTGAATCCTATATTGCTACTTTTCCCATCCAGAGCCTGGGTGCTAAACCATGTTTTAGTTAGATAGGTTTGGTCGTTATTAAAAGAGCCTCCACGGACCACAGGATAGCTACCGCTAATAGTGTCTAATAGCTCATTAACATTTCCAGTTTGATCAAAAGTGCCATAGTAGCTACTTTTACCATTAGAGCCAACTGTTGATACGTTGCCATCTAACGTATTCCAGTCTGCTCTGCTTCCGTAATTAGCACTATTGCAAGTTAATAACATATTATTTCTCTACCATAGCTAGATATAAGGGTTTGTCTTTTGTATATTGATCAATCAAAGATATTAGATCGGCTTTGCTTAGAGTATAAACGTCACCCGACATAGCAGTTATCCGCACAGGATCTGTGTTGGACGATAATAGTTGATTAAGCTTAGAATCAGTTTCTTCATTTACTGGTAGTCTAAAGTTGTAAGCTGTTAAATATCCAACATCGCTATGTTTTGCTGTATCTTTAGTTTGCTCTTCTAGTTCCTTTTTTAAATCTTCATTCAGCCAAATATCTGTTGCTAGTTCAGTATTAATATGATTTTTCCATTCTTCAACTGATAAAAAAGAAACAATATTTTTATTTGTCTCTAGTTGTTGTCCAAAATTAAGAAACCCGTAGCTTTGATTCTCCGATATATAGTAATACATGTATTTGCTAATATTGTTTATTAATCTCATTATATTGCTCCTAAATCGATAATAGTCCATCCTCTTGCCACCAAAGACGCTCTTGCAGAAGTTACGCTGGCTTGATTAAAATATCTAGAACTACTTCTTAAAGGAACATTATTTTTAGTATTATTGTCATTTAAGTGCTGCAACAGAAAACTGTAGTTGCCGGTACCAAAACTAGTAGCGTTCAACAGCATCTGACCCATATCTGTAACATTAGATAAATTCCAGTTTCTCAAATCAAAAGTGAAACTAGAATTATTCTGAAATGCACCAAACATATTAGTTATAGAGCTAGTATTCCAATTGTTCAAACCAGTTCCAACAAAGTTTGAACAGTTAAGAAAGATATTACGGTAGGAATTATCTGATGGATTAATAGGTGCGTCCGTACTAGAAACAGAAACCAGATTATTATAATAGGCGAAGTGATTTTCTCCAGATCTAAGTTTAATATTACTACCAAATCTATCTATGGCAGTTACGCTATTTTGAAATGGAGTATAATATTGTGGCATACCATACGTCTGACCGGCAGTATGATTTGCAGAAGGGCCAAGTTCAATAAGTCCAGTACCACTCCTTTTTGTTATTCTAATGGTATATGTAGTACTAGCAGCATAAGTAGGAGAATAGACTCCTGCTAATATAGCATTACTCGAATTATATACAAAATTTTGTCCATTTCCCCAGTTAACTTCTACTATGGTATCATTTTGTGGTTTTAATATAGAGTATAATTCATTCGTCCATTGCCAACCGTTATTAACCTGCCAAGTAATATTTGTACTATTATATCTAACTATCATACTAGTTTCATTACCATAATCAATAATATTCCAACCCTTAGTATTTATTAAATATAGTCTTCTACTTACTATTGTAGCATTTATTGAAGAATATTCTTGATCAACAGCAAGAGTAACATTGTTTTGAGTGGGGGTAGTACTACTACCCCAAGAAGTAAGTAAAGCATGGTAGTTGGTTTGATTAAAACTGGTACCTCTTAACATATCATTCATAGATACCACTAATGATATATTCCACATACTAATATCTTGATTAAAAGATAAAGCATTGAGAAACATGCTACTCATATTAGTAACCTTGCTGGTGTCCCAACTGCTCATGCTTTGATTATACTGCCCTGTACTAGTAAACATGCTACTCATATTAGTTACTGCTGAAGTATTCCAAGTATTTAATGGCTGATTAAAACCTGAAGCCCCATTAAACATGCTGCTCATATTAGTAACTCTACTAGTATTCCAAGTTCCTATTTGCTGATTAAAGCTAATAGCTTCAAAGAACATGCCACTCATATTAGTTACGCTACTAGTATTCCAATTATTAATTGGAGCATTAAAAAGCGAACAAGAAGAGAACATATATGAAGTATTGGTTACGGTCGCCATATTAAAATCGTTAATGCCAACTCCAACAAGAGCACTACAACCCTCAAACATACCAGTACAATTGGTTGGCATAACTGGAGATCCTCCAGTAGTAATATTTAAATTAGCACAACCATTAAAGTTTCTGGAACTGCCAGTCACATTCATATCCAACGGACCCCAATTGCTAATATTAGTAATCTTTAATCTATCTCCACTATTATTAAATTCCCATCCTTTGATAGTTCCAGTAATAGTTATGGTTTTAATACCAGTACTAGCATACGTATGAGTCACCTCGGATTGGTTCCAAGATGTTATATTATTACTATTTCCATCTCCCCAGTTAACAATAAAGTTATAAGTACCACCTAATATTAATGGTAGTTTAATTCGACTAGTCGTACTACTACCAGTACTAGTACTTAATGTATTCCATGTGCTGACAAAAGCAAATGGTCTTGATGGAGTAGGGGTGACTGTTGGAGTAACTGTTGGTGTTGTTGTTTTAGTTACTGTTATAGTTGGAGTTAATGAAGCTGTTACTGATGGTGTTACTGTTGGAGTTCTAGTATTTGTTCTAGTAACTGTTGGAGTCGGTGTTTCGCTTCTAGTTATAGTAATACTAGGAGTAATGGTAATGGTTGGAGTAGCTGTAGTGGTTGGGGTTCTAGATGCTGTTATTGTTGGAGTAACAGTTGGCGTTGGTGTTTGACTAGCTGCTGGGGTTGGTGTTGTTGTTTTAGTTACTGTTGGAGTTGGTGTTGTTGTTTTAGTTACTGTTGGAGTTGGTGTTTCGCTTCTAGTTACTGTTATGGTTGGGGTTACTGTTCTTGTTACAGTAATTGTTGGTGTTGGCGTGGGAGTGGATGTTCTTGTGGCTGTCGGAGTAGCAGTTTCAGAAGCTGTAAGAGACGGGGTGGGCGTTACTGTTCGAGTAACTGTTGGAGTAGCAGTTGAGGTAACTGTAATTGTTGGCGTTATTGTTGGAGTTCTCGACGGAGTAGGAGTTATTGTTGGAGTAGGACTCTGACTAGCTGCTGGTGTTGGAGTAACAGTTTTAGTAGGAGTTGGGGTGCGAGTAAGTTTACAAGAATTTCTAGAAGAGCATTGTAAAACTACAGAATCAACAGATTCAAGTAGTCCAGAATTATTATTTGTTAATGAGTATATTATAATAGCAAAATCTACTATTAAATATTTAGTGACACAAACAACAACACTCTCAGTAGGAGCAGAAGCGATGAAAGAATAGCTATTCTTATCTAGATCTACAGAATACGGTGATGTTTTTGATATTTCGAAATTAACAGTATAACTATTACCGATAACCAAATTATTTAATGGTATACTAACATAATCTTGAGATTTTTGCCATGGGCCTATTCCGTTTTCGTCAACATCAATACATGTTGGATCAGAATCTGACCTTGTTGCATAAGTCCAATAACCGGCATCTGATGAACCGCCCTTGTAATAAGCGGCTTTGAACCATTCATTGTCCGACGGCAAGCTATAATAACTATCATTAGCGCGAACTATAAGATTATCATCTAACGATAAGTCATAAGCCCCCGTATTAGTTGTGGTAGTATCTGGATCAGAAACCTTGTTATGTAGCCAGTTGCAATAACTTGCAGCCATATACCAAGTAATAAAATTTACAGGCTTATTGCCCATATTACTTTTAGATTTATATTTTCTACCAACAACTTCACCACTATTAAACTCTATGCCACCTCTTTGATCAGAAGACATATAAAAATGATATAATACATTTTGATTATTTGCAGTAGATTGACCAGAGGCATTGAAGGTTTCGCTTAGTTGAATCCTAGTCCCATTAGAATCAACAGTATTTAAAAAAACTACATAATCATCATTAGTTACAGGTATTTGATTTATTAAATACTCGTAATTAACAGAACCATATGAACCAGCATAATCTCCGGTCAATACCAGAGGAGAATTGTTGATATCTCCAACATTAACAAAATGCTGTAGAGATAAAGGATTTCCACTAGAAATCAACCTAAAACCAATATTATCCTTAATAACAAGATTATTGTCTGCTTCGGCACTACCGGGAATATGTCTTGAATGAGTATACAAAGAAGATAAAGTTTGAGCACTATCCCTAAAAGAACCTCCTCGAATTCTTCTATAATAGTAATCGTTTCCGCCAACACTGATAGTATCAAACTCTTCTGTCCACTCCCAGATATTACCAGACTGATCATATGTATTGTATTGACTTGGACCTCCGTTATATCCAACAGTAGTTAAATCTCCTGGGATATATCTCCATTCTATACAATTGTTATAGTTTGCGGAATTTAATCCTATAATATCTAGCATTATCAAAATCCTCTTGTGTCTATATAATTAGCAGGCATTCGTTCCGCATTTGATAACCAAAAAGTCTACAGTCTCAATATTAGAACTAACATTAGTTAACTTGCATTGTGCTATTGCTGATGTTTCACTACTTAGTGATGTGCTCATCATGCTAACAATAGTACCAGAACCGCCTTGTTTGAAAATTATCTGTCCGCTGGTTGGCATGAATGATACGTTTGGAGAAGATGAAGATAGAACATAATTATGAATATCTCCAGCAATAGCTCCGCCAATATTTACTCTCATAACTTGATTACCAGAACAACAATTGCTTGGTAGTACTAATGTTGGACTGCCAGAAAATGCCATAGTGTAATTAATATTTGGTAGGCAATTTGAACAGGTTAGTGTGAAGTCATCGCTAATAGTAGGACTACTTGAGCTAGTAGTGTCAGTAATAGAAAGATTAATAACAGCATATTTATTAGTATTAGCAGTAATCGGACTAACTCTATATGGCATCACATCAACAGGATTTTGAGAACAAGTACCGCTAGGAAAACAGAACTGCAATTCAGTTAAGATATTTTTATTAGAAGATACAGCTACAAATTCACCAGATTGTTTAGACACAATTGTTGGCCAGTTACTATCAACATAGTTAACTCCGTATGAATAAGTTTCTCCGGGAATTAGGTTTTGAGCAGATGTTGATAGTTGGAATCTGTTTATTCCTGGACTAGAGAGAATAGCACTATTGGATGAGTGAGTTAGAGATGCTACTGGCAAACAGCCGTCACATCTAACTAGCATGGTATTGCTTGTAGAAACCGGTATAGATGAACAGTCTACTGGTTTAATCTCTAAAACGATGGAAGAATATCTCTCAAGACCCTCACTATATAAACTGCTATTATCAAAGGTATAATCTAAAAGATTTTCAGCATTCTCACATAGACCCGTTGATCTGCAAAATGTTATTCTAGATGATAATGATATTGATGTTGATTCTGTGCTAATAATACCAGTTATAGGATATACCAGTGTGGGCCAGTTACTATCTACTGATTTAAATGAATATTCATATTTTTGTCCAGGAGCTAGATCGGTTATATCAGAAGTAAAGGTATTTACGTTTTTATCCTCAGAAGATAAGAGCATTATGCTTGGAATAGAGACTTTGGCTCTTGGCAAACAATCAACACAAGATACCGTTACATCATTGCTATAGGTTTTGTCGTATCCGCTATCACACTCATTTCCAGAAATATCAGCATTAAATCTAACATACCTCTCCATATTTGAATAGCCTAATAAGCAGTTACTGTCTATACTATAGTCTATTACGTCGCTGCTGGCTGATGGGCATAGTCCTGTTGATGGACATAATGTAACAGTCAGTGGGATGTTCATACTATCATAATGTGCAGTTAGCTTACCACTAATGGGGGTAACAATAGCTGGCCAATTAGCATCTACACTATTAATATGATAAACATATTGTTTTCCAAGCTTAAGATTGGATGCTACTAAATTTATAGAAGTTTTATTCTTAGATAATCTATCAAGTTTAACGGTAGATGGTAAAATTAATGATAATTTAGGAATACAATTATCACAAGATACGGTAAAATCAGCGGATACGGGCTCTTGTAGGCTACTATTTACTGGAGATACTGTAAGCTTGATAGCTGAGAACGGGCTCTGACCAGCATCACAATTTTGTGTTGGAACAAAAAACAATCCATTAGCACAATCTCCAGAATTGGCACAAAGAGTTACTAGACTCTTAATATTAGCAGAATCGGCTGATGAGCGAATAGTGCCAGAAACTGGAGTTACTTTTACTGGCCAATTACTATCGATTGATGTAAAGACATATGTATAAGATTGGTTGGGAATCAAACCATTGACTGCTGTAGCTATTTGTCTGGTATTTAATGATGACTCATCTAACACGATATTTTCTTCTGCTGTTAGAGAGATGTTTGGTAAGCAATTTTCGCACTCTATTAGTGCTTGAGTATCTAAGACTTTTTCAGACGTTGCTGCTGATACTAGAGATAAGCCTATTACAGAATACAGTGTTGTTCTGTCTACAGAGGCACCAGCATTACTATCAATATATGGAGCATTGTATAAAACGTTAGTTGCTCCCGGAGGACATAGCCCCGTTGTTGCACAAAATTCTACATATGATCTAATCTCATATACGTTGCCTATAGAATTGGACTTGAAAGATCCAGATAATGGAGATAGTTTAACTGGCCAATTTCCTCCCTTATTTGAAAATGTATAATTATATGTATCTAGTGGACTTAATCCACTAACTTTAATTCCTATGCTTTTAACATTTGACATTTATTATACCTTATTAACAAGTGGGGTTATCTGAAACCTGGGATGATACTAAAACAGGCATAAAACTCTGAGAGCAGTCGCTACAGTAGACCCTAATGTTATTACTATAATAGGAGCCTGTAATCGCCGGGTCAACCAGCTTAAGCTTAAATGACGTATAGGCGTTAGTACCATTAACAACTGTAGAATATGGTATTACAGCCGATGATCCAGAAGGACAAAGAGCTGGCGTTTTGCAAAATTCTCCGACAAAACTCAGAGATATATCTTCAGGCGATGTTGGTGTTATTGTTCCTGATCTGGATCCGACATATAATGGCCAATTAGAATCAATATTTTCTAAACTATAGTTATATAGATGGTTTACTTTCAGATTTTTTATGGATCCGCTAATACTAATTCTATCAGATTTACTAGTATTTAATGGTGAGGCTGATATTTGTAATTCTGGATACGGAATACAATCATCACAATTCGCAATCATATCGTTACTAATAATTTTACTACTATTAACAGATAGAATCGATACTGTTTCAGTATCTGCTGCTAATGGTGTTAGTTCTAAGCTTAGTGTTGCTCTCTTTTCTTTAGGAGTTCCACACATGTCAGTTTGATAATTTCCTGATGTTTCACAAAACACTAATTGACTTGGTACAGATACTGTTTCTGTGGCGCTCTTAATAGTTCCACTTAAAGGATAAAGCGAAACTGGCCATGTTGCGTCTAATACTTTATAACGATAAGAATACCGGGTGTCTGGAGATATGCCACTAGCTAGTCCACTAACCATAATACTGTTTTGGGTTTTATTATCAAGGGTTATACTATCAGGTAATGTTATTTTGGGACCAACTTCAGGCAGACAATTAGCACATGACAAAGCTACTGGGGTACCGTATATAAAGTCAGTATTTGAATCTAGCTCTGAAACTTTAAGCCTGATAGTTGTGAATAATAATTTATTTTCTACTCCATAACTATAATTACGATTATATGGAAGAACATCAGCACTACCAGATGGACATAAAATAAAGTTGGGACAAAAAATAGCTTTGACATTAAGTGTTTCTGTCTTCGACTCTGCTACAAAAGATCCGGACACAGGAACAATAGCTACGGGCCAGTTGGCCCCAAGACTCTCTACAACATATTTATATTCCAATCTTTTAATTAATCCCTTTACTGAAAGAGCAACGTCTCTGATATGATTTTCAGTTGGTGTTGGCGGTACCGAAGGAGACGGGTTAGTATCAGCTAAACTCTCAAGTCTGGGATCGTTTGATGGATAATTTTCTGTACTCATGATAATTTAATTTTTATAAGATATGGTGATGGGTAAACTATACACAGTTTCTGTGTCGCACTCAGAAGAATCTAATACAGCCCTTAGAGTAACACTATAGGTTGCTGCTCCAGTTAAAAACTTTGGATATGATGGAACAGTATAGGGGAGGACACCATTTGTATTTGGTGGACATAGCCCTGTTGCTGGACAGAAAAACATTTTACCATCTAATAGAGGCTTATCTGTTGATGATTTTACCGTAATATTGCCAGATGTTGGATTGGTAAATACAAAAGGCCACTCTGATCTTAATACTTCAATACTATAAGAATATTCTTTGTCTAATTCTAAATTCTTAGTAATCAATTCAAAAGAATATGATGCGGGCTCGGCATCGTCTGCTACAGGCTCTAGCACCAAAGAGGGAGATTTCCCAGAAATTGCTATGAACGGTTTGGGTAAACAGTCTTGACATTCAACAGTAAACTGATTACTTAATACCTCCATGCCGACATAGGACAGTGGAACTACTGATAGCTGCATTGTGATGCTCTTATTGTCAGAACTAGAAAGAGCACACACTTCTGGTAATGAAAAGGGCATAACATTAGTGTCACAATTGCCAGTACTGGGACAAAAACCAACATTACTTTGAATTGAAATTTTATCTGTTGACGGTTTGATTATACCGGATATTGTGCTAATGCTTACCGGCCAATTTGCATTAACTGTTTTAAACTCATATTTATATTCTTCATAAGGCTGTAAATTTTCAATCCTTGGAGAGAATGAGTATTTACTATCATCAGAGAGTTTAGTATTTGGTATGCTTTCTGCTAGTACGTTGGGTAGCTTATTAGCGTCTGTAAATCCTAATAACAGCCCACCAATAGAAGGAACTCTCACAGGAATTGCTGTAGTGTCTCTAACAATAAAATAATAAGATGACTTACTATCTAATTGTGATAATGTAGAATCTGGGTGTGGCTCATAAAAGTATTTAATATTTCCTAGTATATCAACAGCCTGGGTTCTTCTTGTCCAAAATTTAGGTATAGAACCATCAAGAGTCTGACTTCCATAAATAGTGTCTATGGCCTGCATAAAAGTGTCGTACTCTATGCGTCCGATACTATTAGGAGCCAAAGACGCTGGTATGGTTTTAAGCGGCAGAGGTTCTTGGCCGATGTAGTATGTAATAAAAAATTGGCTATTTATAATCATATTATTTACTCAAAATATGGAAACTCATAATTAATTACACCATGCTATTTGTCAATTAACTAAAAACCAGTCCAGATAAACACTGAGAATCATTCATAACTCTGCCACCAGCCTTAATTATGGAAACACTTGGTATAGCAGCCGAGTTATCAGGATTATTTAATAAAGAAGCATTTTTAATTGGCAATAATACTATAGTATCTAAATTATCTTCTTTATTTTCCACAATAAATTGAGCAATAATTCTATTACCAATTTCATATGTCCAATTATTACTAAAATCTAAGATCGTATATACTGGCTGAGATGACCTTAGCGCCAATGAGCTAGGGTCTACGCATCCTGTGGTTCTGGTAAAAGTAAATGTTCCACTTATTGTTCTGTTGTCAAATGTTGGTACTAATTTATCTAATTCAATAGTATCAGCAGTTTCTATTCTCTTGATAGCATAAGATATAGTACTTGATAGACCAGGACCGGTAACTGACATTCCAACATCTAATCTAATGGTATTGGGTTGTGCTAACTTTATTTTACTACCACCATTATCTCCAACATTTCCTGAGATATTTGATGGTAGTAGTGATGCTTCAAATTTAAGTGTAGACTGTGGAGAGCAAATTATTAATAAGTAATCAACATACAATATAGTATTATAGATATCTTTAATAGTTAATCTAAGCAAGGTCTTAGTCTCTGCTCTATGAAGAGATTTGATCTTAACAAAAATTTGAGGAATAATTCCTCCACTATTAATAATAGAATATGACGGAGGATCTGGCGTATAGGACAGAGAAATAGGAGGATCATATGGTAAAGAAACCGGAGAGTCAAACTGTACAATATACTGATCTCTTTTTTTGAGCTGTGCTAAGTCAACATTAAAGCGAAGCAATAATCCGGCCTCGCCTTCTTCTAAACTATGATTAATAGTATTTATCATAAGAGTTATCCTATACGGCTTCTTGGCATCTGATGGTGATAATTTTTTCTATTAGTGGTGGTCTACCAGGATCTCCTATAACAGCAAATTTAAATAAACTAATACCTTGGGTATTTAGAGTTATTGCTAAATTAATTGGCACAATAGCTTTTCTATAGGTTATAGAAGTTGGAGTTGTACTTGGTGGTACAGCTGGAGTGGATTCTGTATACACTGAAAATTTGGCATCCTGTATAGCAATATCTTGTGGAGCAGCATTACTTGTTAGTTCTGTTAATCTAAAAGAATACGGGGACGGCTCTAACTTTAATTTTTTAACCTCAAATTCTAATAACGCACCAGTGCAACAAAAACTATTCACTATATCATTAGAAATAAGAGCATTTTCATAATATGTTAATATTTCTGGAAGAGGATCAAAGCAAATTTTTTGTCCTATAAATTCTATAACAGAACCATCTACTAGCTTGGTATATAACTTACCAGTAACACTATTAATAACAATTTCTCCAATAGATAATTGCTCTGGTGCTGGGTGGCCTAATCCTGTTTCGTCTCTTTTGAATAATAAAAGGCTCATGTGGGGCATACTCCTGTGAATAGTACTTTACCGAAATCCCAATTACTTAAAACGTCATTAGCTTTTTCTTCTTGTCTAGCAGCTTCTTCTGGATCAACTTCGTCAATAACATTACCTTGAACATAAACATAAGAGAAAGCACTTTGACCATAAGAATTCCATGCTGATACTCTATAAGCATAATCTAACGCAGACTCAGTTCCAGATATTAATTCTGACGTTGAAGATATTAAGGCAGTTAGAAGGTTATAATATTGCCAAGTGGCTCCATTGTCTGTTGATTCTTCAATAACATATCCTAATACATCGTCTGCTCCTGCTTGAGGAGCATCCCAAGATAGCGTTATGTTTGAATACAAAGTTTCATCAAATGCTCTACTAGCAACTAAACTATCTGGTCGTTTTGGAACTTCAGAACCAGGAGTAATTGAAGTTGAAGCATTTGAGTAATCTCCAAGGCCAATACCGTTTTGTGCAGCCACTCTGAATCGGTATGAGACTAATGGAGATAGTCCAACAATTGTTGCTAATGGAGTAATATCTGATGCTCTATCTATACTATATAAATTATTGGGTAAGTCTGTCCACGTTTCTCCATTATTACTAGAAAATTGTAAAACATAGTCTAATAAAGCACTTCTACCGTCGCTTTCTGGTGCTGTCCATACTAGAGAAACTTCTGTGTTGCCTATACCGTTGGTGTGACCTGGGTCTAACCTTATGCCACTTGGTGCTGATGGGACTGTTGGATTTTGTCTTGGAATACGAGAAATAATCCTACCAGACCTATCAAGAGTAAGTAAAGAATTAGCAATATAAATACTAGAGTTGTCATCTGTTGGCTTAGGATTCAAGAAAATTTTATCAGCCATAACCTGAGTACTATATGTTATTCCGCTTACTGTTAAATCAGCATATAATCCCAACCCAGTATTAATGCCAGTAGCTAACGACGATATCCTATGTGCAGAGTTAGCGTTTATCGTAATCTTGGGATTAGTATCATAATTCCATCCAGAAGGATTTAGTCTTGCTCTATCTAAATATTTAATATAATAAATGCCAGACTCTATACTGCCACTTGCGGCATTAGGAATATTAGCATCTACCTTAAAAGCTGGTGTCAAACCAGTTGGAGTTAGACTATTATCTAGACCAAATACTCCTTCTTCATAATTATTAAAGCTTGTCTTCCGCTGGCCAAAAACCATAAAGTCAATATTCTCTGCTAGTAAATTAAAACCAGTATTAACATTAGGCCTTATACTGATATTATTAGATGTACTTGGCTTAAATCTAAATGGACTATTAGGGAAATTATCAATACAATTAAATCTATCGGTAGCATCTGGAGATAGTTGCATACTTAGATAAGCGCCCTTGGTAACAGAAAACGCATATCCATTAACATCAACTTTTGATGATGAGCCATCCCAAGGTTTTGGACTACAAATTTTAACAGCATATCCTGCTGCTTGCGGAGCGTCTGGGTCTGTTTCGTCAGGATCTGTAAATGTTACAGGAGTAAATAGCGAGTTGAGTGGAGTTAATAAATCTGGACCATCTCCTGACTGAACATCTCCAACACCGTAGAGAATAGTTGTTGCGAACTTCACATGTGTAACAGATCTATCTAGCGATGTTATTAGTTCTATGGTATCTTCGCCATTGCCAAATTCTGTTGCCAGACTTTCAAGTGTTGGACTATTAACCCAGTCTTGCGCCCACGAAGGCCTTGTTGTATAGAAGATTACTCTGTCTCCATCAATATATATTGGCCTCTTTGGAAATCTAGTCCACGTTGCTCCATCTGCTTTCAAATACGGAGCACTTGTCCACTCTACCTTATTACCAGAACCCATATGGGTCAGAATGCTTCCTTTATAGCTTTCTAAATTAGGATAAATAGATACTCCGCTACTAAATATAGCATGAGTATTTACAGCAACATAAGAAGGAATAATTGTTGGAGGAACACCCGGCTCTGTACTTGTAATAACTTTTCTTGGCACTGGAACAATATCTGAGAATGAGCCAAACTCTTTTGTTGGGGCTGCTCCATCGTCAACATTACCTCTACTGACATATAATAAACCAATGTCTTTAGATGGCATAGTTAACTTACCAAGACCGCTATTATACACTAATTCGTCACTAGGAATACCAGCAAGATTATGATCATCGTATTTATATGCTACAGATCCTATACTTCCACTATATGTTGGTATAATATTTCCACTATTGTCAATTCTCTTTGAGTCCTTAAAAAGGAGAGTATGTGCTCTTAGCCCACTAACATCAACATAACCAGGAGTAATCATTCTAATCCCAGTACCAGCAACTAGCCACATAACTCCGCTAGCAGCTAACTGAACATTGTTGTTGCTCAATAAATTATAGTATACGGCATCTATCTTTTTATTGCCGGTATTGATTTCTACTCCTGGCCAAGACCTAGGACCGAATATTGTGTACCATGGCGTACTCATAATTATTCCTTAATTTTTTCTAAAATAAACTTGGACCAGTATTATTAGGATTGCAGAACCAAGGTGGATTTTCAACACAATCAGTATCTTGAGCTCTTCTTAGTGGGATACCAGATATGCTAGTTCCAACAGATACTGTTGAAGCTGTTGTTTCTACAGCATTATTATCGCTATTAATAATATCGTCCAATGAGGTTGGTGGCAAATTAATATTATTAGTAGTTTGTGTTGTGACATTTTGAGTATTAGTAGTAGTACCAGTAGATGGAATTAGTCCAGTAAATCTCTTGGATGACCGTATTGTTCCGTCTCCGACAATTAAATGATCAACATATAACCATCCACTAACACTTAAATTCGCAAATAATTCCTTAAATTTATTAGTGTCTGAATCTAGACCAGAGGCAACAAGATAAGGATCTTCTCTCTTAACCATTACGGTTGATGTTCCAGTATAAGCATTAACATCTACTGGTTCAAAATAAGCCGCTTTATGCCACTCATTTAGATTAGGTAGCCAGTATTTTCTATAAGAGGATTGAACAACATTATATGAGTCTGTACCAATAGGTATTATGGAATATGCACCCATATCCAAATTATAGTCAATATTTGACTCACTAATAGTTACAGAAGCTCCATTATGAAGCCAATTTATAAACCTTATAACACTTAAATAGTTTACAAATAATACGGGCTTATTGTCCATATTAGGCTTAGTAGTATAGATATACTCTGCATCAAATATTCGACTAATACCACCAACATTTTGACTGCTCATTCTAGAGTCATACAAGCCTCTATCGTTATTTTTAGCCACAGCATTTAGGAATCGACAGTATTGTTTATTAGTTACTTCATATCTACCAATTCTATACATATTATCAACAACACCAAGGTTATTAATAATTATTGAATTAAATGTTTCACCATTTTTTATATATGTTGTAGAAACGTCTTCGGTATTTTGAGGATCAATAACGCCAACAAAACTCATAGATAGTTGGTCTGTTGAAGAGATGGTTGTTGGGTCTGTTGTGTTGTAGAGAGAAGCAACTCTAAAACCAACGTAAGAATAGCCAGATGCTCTTGTTAACGTCTCAATATGTTTGAGACCGCTTCCTCCTAAAGCATTTGAAGTAGAATACGAACCACCAGCAGCGTATTCTTCTTTATCTCTACTTTCTAGCATGTATGGTTTTTCTACCCATTCCGAAGCATTACCGTTCTGATCATACGTTCCATAATGAGAAGGCAATCCATTAGACCCAACATCAGATACTATACCAGAAAATAGATTCTGAGTATTACTATAATTAAAATTAGCTGAAGAATATAGATTAGATAAACCAACGCCGCCAGTAGTTACCACAATTGGAAATGCGGGCAATTCATGCTTGGGCGAAAATGGTCGATACATGCCAGAAATGATACTGATTTTACCAGAATTGGCTTTAACCTTTAAAGCTGGAACAGAGTCTATACCGTATACAGAAAAATCTATATCTTTTTGTAATGTATTAAATGTTGTGCTTGTTCCTGCTCTAGCACTTAAAACATTTTTTGTAGAGTCAGATATTACTCCACCCTCGGTAGATATTTGCATATCAAGATATCCACCCTTAGTAACAGAGTATACTGTTATACCGTCAACATCTGAGGACGAGACATCTTGATCAACTAATAGTCCAGTAATAAGATTGTTATTAATATAAACATCTACAATTCTTCTATAAACAGTAGATGACGATAACACTACTGCTAATTGATCCCCAATACTATATTCTTCAACAGAAACAGGATTAATAAATGTTATCTGCTTCAAACAAGCAGAAACTAGTCTGTGCGTATACTTATTCCAGACAATATCTCCGTCTGTTCTGAAATAGTCATCCGTAGAATAAATACCAGTAATTGCACCATTAGTAGTAGTTTGCAATAGTTTATTTGATGCAATAGGGAGATTTAAGGTGCCCAAAGAATTAACAGACATTGTGGTACTGCCGACTAATTGATTATTTCCGTTAGTAGTAATAAAGCTACCACTACCAATATTTGGGGCGACTATATTATTTGACTGTAATGACGTTGCAGATATTGCTCCAGCAGAGATAGCACCAGGAGCACTGATGGAGGATGAGGCATTACCAAATACTAGACTAGGTGCACTTAAGGCTACTGATGATCCACTTATATTCACACTATTAGAAGATAAACTAACAGCGGCACTGTTATTTCTTACCACTGTTGATCCTGTGCGATTAATAGTTAAATTATTTCCGCTATAACCCACTGTAGTGGCTGAATAATTACTATCAAAAACTTTTATTCCGGTAGATGCGGCAGCAATCTTAAATTGTAGTCCACCTTCTTCTAGAGATGATGTGGTATTAATTGCTAGTGCTTCTATAGCTCCGTAGTCTACTTTATTACCACTAGTATTTTTACCAGCCAAGTTAATTTGTGATACAACAGATCCATTGTTGATAGCCGAGTTAGGCTTATGAAATAAAGTGATATCTGCTGGGTGACAAGCGTTACGATTTTCTAGTCTGAGACCTTCTTGACATACGGTATTTACAATATGAAATATAGTAGATGGTCGAGATCCCGAAGGCATATTCAAACCTAATCTACCATCATAAGAAAAGAATAAATTCCTATTACCACTACCATAAACAACAAAATCGCTATTTAATTTTTTCTGATTAATATATAGAGGCCTATTACCAGATGTTGGAATAACTGAGTAAGCGTCAGTACTATTGTCTGCGCCTAATAATAAGTCGTTATTAACTGAATCCCAGTAAATATTAGACCCAACAAGGTCGCTACCTTCTTTGTATTGTAGTGAAAAGTCGTCTCCTGTTGGAGAACTTTGAGCAGAGATCTGCTGGTCTGATGATTGGATGCCAACGTATTCTGTATTATTGTCCGCCAAAGACACCCAAGAATCATTAGTTGGAACTAGTTTAGCATAGCTCTTTTGATCGTCTAATATCGATACCGAACCATCCTTACTGTCTCTAATAGATAAATTATAATTTGGTGAAATATTTTTAAATTCTAATACAATATTCTCTGAGTTTGATATTTCTGGTAGTGTAACAGATATTGGTTGATTCGAGCAATCTGCTAAATAGATAGCGGATACGTTGTCTATGACCGTATTTGAATCTATTACCACAACATTGCTGATACTGCTATTAAAGATATTTTGATTAGCAAAAACAAAAAACTCATTATCTTTTTCGTTACCAAAGTTAACATCATTATTATTGTTTGAAGATACTACTATTTTATGCTTATTAATTACTACATTGCCGGTATCATCATTTTGAACATCTCCTATACCAATTTCTAATAGGCCTAGTTTTTTGTTACGACAAATATATGGTATATAGTACCCGACATGATTTTGGTTTAATCCATTAAATCCAGATAGGATTTTTATAGGACTAATCTTACCATTAATGGTTTGAAAATTAAATCCTATATTATCAAAAACTTTTACCAGTTTATTTGCCATAATAAATTCTCATATATTGATTAAACATAATTTGAACCACCTATTTGACCCATAATTTGACCAGTATCTGGACCTAATGCTCCTTCACCCAAATTACCAATACCTCGATTAATAGCTCCTGCGAATCTGCCTATTTGTTCATTTGCTCCCTGTTGAATAGCCCCACCCATAGTATCCATAACTCTAGCGGCTGCTTCAGCACCGTTAATATTTACGTTATTGCTTACTGAACCTTCTAGTCTAATCCTATCAGGAAGATTAACTTGTTGTAGACCCGCTGTAGCGCTATTTAACATTTGTCCTATTTGGGATCCTCCTGTTACGAAAGAACTAAAACCAGTATTCATACTTTCTGCCACTTGTGAAAGTGAAGGTATCGATGCTCCAAAGTCATTGACCGTTTTCTGCAAATTAGTTACTATGGACTGTAAATTAGCTACATCTATACCAACATTACTAGATACACCACCCGCTGGTGCTGGAGAGGGTGCTTGAACCGGTGCTGGAGCGGGCATTGGTACTGGTTGAGGAGCCATAGAAGCATTATATTCGGCTACTCTCTGACTCATCTCCTTTAAAGGATTGCGACGATTTTGTAAATCTCCCATGTCGGGATAACCGCCATACGATAAATAGTTTGGATTAACAACACCACCATTAGCCAAATAATTAACAATACCACCCCTACTATATGCTCCACTATTTATAGCATGTAGTATTGGAGCGTGTTTTTGAGCTTGTTCTTTTTTGACAACAAACTCGCCAGGAGTTAACATTGCTGGAACAGTGTCAGTTCCCATTGGTTGGGCATTTATTAGTGCTCCATTATTTGCGTATACTATTCCACCAGTTGCATATTGAACCCTACCGCCAGCAGGAGGAGCACCTTCACGACGTTCTTTTGCTTCTTTGTTTTCAAAATACTGTAGTACTTCATCTGTTGTTAATTTGGGTCTAACCTCGACGTTGTCAGACATTCTTCTACCACCAGATTTTATATATCTTGAAAAAGAATTTTCTGAAGACTTGCCAATATCTATTGGTTGTGATACTGAAGAGGCATATCTATCATATAGTCCACTATTAGATTGTGAACTAGATAGTATTGTATTAGGTCTAGGAATCTTCATTCCTTCAGAAGCATAGATTAAACCCCCGAGAGCTTTCTTTACTGGTTTCTTAGTTCCTGGCATCGGAGCAGCATTATTATCTTTGACATTAACTTCTGGCATTGCTGCAGCATCGGTCTTAGTTTTTGTTAAATCAAATGTGGGCATGGATGACGGACCCTGATAAACTCCGGCCCCATACTGTTGAGGAGCCATTGTACTCTCTAGAGATGGTATATATGCGCCAAAAGATGGTTTAATATTTTTATCTTTGTCTAAAGATGGAACATCTGGATAGTTGACGGGTTTTGCTGTTGCTGCCCTGTCTTTCAATCTGTCTAAGTATGCATCATATGCACTATCTGGCATTCCTGCCAATTCTCCTAGATTAACATACTCATCACCGCTCTTGTCATATGCTTTAGGGTCTATTTCTCTAAGCTTCATGGCAATTTCTACTGCGCTAAAGCCTTTTGTTCCCCTATCGTTTGCGCTTATTAAATCGTAGACTTCCTGTAAACTAGAGGCATTTTTTAGTTTAGAGGCTGGATCTTGAGGTTCTTCTTTTCTCTTATCCCTGGTTAATAATGATCCTAATCCATAACCTATAGCAGTTCCAATGGGGGCAGCTATCTTTAAGACCTTACCCATAACAGGAAGGAAACTATTCTTTTTATCTTCAGCTCTGGTTGAAGCTTCTTGAGAGCGTTTCTTAAATTCTGCATTAGCTTCTGATCGTATTCTGGCCATCTCTGCTGTATCGTTGGCTTTTTTAGCTTCTCTATATAAAGGACCATATGTTTTTTCTACAGATATTTGTTCTGGAGATTTTGCTGCTAATTTTTGTGCTGCTAGTTTTTGTTGAGCTTCTGCAGAGGCTTTTAAAGCTTCTGGAGAAGAAGCGTTTACTGTATTACTATCAATTTCTGCTTCTACTCTAGCATTTGGTTTTGAAGAACCATCTGGGAAAAAGTCTTCTGGGAATGGAGAAAGAGTTTCATCAATAAGCTTTGTAAAGTCTTCTGGATTTTGTTCAAAAGAGGATGGTTTGGTTTCGACTGTGCGAGCTTGTGATTCTGCTCTTGCTTCAGGTAATACATTATCTGGCTTTATTGGGCCCAAAAATCCCTCAGAACCCGGAGGATATAGTGCGTCTAGTCGAGCCTTTTCTTCTGGGGTTTCATCTCCCAAGTTTCCTAATTCAAATTCATCTCCATCAATAGGAGGTTTGATGGGCGGGTTTGTTGATTCTTTTACTCCTTGCTCGACTGATGCTTGTTCTTTGGCCTTATTAATTTCTGATACCATATATCTAGCAGCAGCACCACGGCTAGTTTGTAATCTATCTTGAATAGTATCTATATCTAATCCTGCTTTATCCCAATCTTTTCTTAATCTAAATAGTTCTCTACTATCTTTACTATATCCTAGTGCCTTTCCTACCGTTTCGTGAAATTCATCTGATGCTGGAACCCCCATTTCTCGTGTTCTTGCTGTTTCAGATTCAAAAGCTTTTGCAAGAGTATCTACATTTTCTGGTTTTCCTACAAATATACTTGGTTGGCCACTAGTACCAAATGAAGCGCCTTTGGTTATTTTTATTTTTCCTGATTTTTCTAGTTCTAATAGTTGGTCTGCATATTTTTGGTATGTTTCTGGCTGTAATAACGCTGCTGGTTTAGTTAAAACGCCAAGAGAATTTTCTCTTGCTCCTCTTATAACACTTTCTACTTCTTGGTCTGGACTTATAACTCCAAATCCGGCAGAAGCTAGATCATCTACTTTGTCTGTCGATAACGATTTGTCTCGAACAAAACCGGATTTGGTTGGTGTGCTTGTGGCATCTCTGATTGCTGTTTCAACTACTGCTTGTTGTTGTGGTTTTACCCCACCGGTTTGAGTAGTTGATTCTCTAGTTGTTCGTTCAGCAGATGAGCTGTAGAGGTCTGACATATTTTCTTTTAGCCAATCATCTGCTACGTTAGTAGCTCTTTGTATCTCTGCATCTAGACTAGCTATCTTTTTAGGATCTTTCGCCAAAAACTTTTTTGTTTTTAACCAATCAACATACCCAGTATCTGGTACTCCTCTGGTGCCAGCAGTAATGCTTGGCATTGCTCTGCTAGCCGTTGACCCAGCTGCCGTATTTGATGCAGGTATTTGTAGATTCAGTTCTTCAGCTTTTAAAAATCCTCTACTAAAAGGAGAATTCTCTAGTTGTCTATCTATAATTGATGATGCTGATTCATACTTTAGATCTCTAGCATCAAATCTTGCGGAAATATTTGTCCCTTCTAGCAGAGTATCAGCACCCTGATATAAACGAGGATCTAAACTATCTTTTAGTCCTTTTTCACTAGCTTGTGCAAAAGATAGTGCTTCATCTTTGGTGCCCTTTTTGAAATAGACACTAAATACTGGTACTGGTCCCTCATTTAATGCTAACTTATATTCCCCTATATCTGGATGAGTATCTAAAAATTCTTTAATTTTTGCTGCAGACGCGTCGTCTTTTGGTATGAGTCTAGTTTTCCATCCGCTTATTCCATGAATATTTTGTTTACCTGTTATATTAGTAGTACCCATCGGACCATAATGGCCGTTCTTTCCTCCTCTCATAATACTATCCATAATAGGATAATCTGTAGGATTATAGGGTTTGGGCTGCGGTATCGCTGATGTTTGTAGCGAAGATGTATTTTCTTGTTCTGCTGCCTTGACTACTGTCTGGTTTTTTGCTGCTACTGTTGCAGCATCGACTGGTTTTGTACTAGCTGCCGTAGTAGCAGCATTATCTTTGGCAGATGTTATTGGCGCAAGCGGGTCCACACCTAAATCAAGAGGTTCTCCCATAGGAAGATTATCAATAGTTGTTGGCTTACTTGATCCTAGAGTAGAATCAAACTCTTGTATTAGTTTATCAGACTCTGCTTTATCTTTGGCTTGAGCTTCTGCTGCTCTTTGTTGTTTCAGCTCTTGAACTGTTATACCGGCTTTATTTGCTGACGTCTTGTCGTTAATATCGACATCAATCAAAGAAGCTTCTTTATTTAATTGTTCTTGGAATCTAGCCTTTATTTTTGCTGTTTCTTTAGGATCTGTAACTCCTTCAACTTCTTTTCTATATTCAGCATCTAGTCTCTCTTTAGCTTCCGCTCTTCTTGTTCCTCTTTCCAAAGCAAGATCAGATTGTGCTTTATTATTGGCTTCTGTTCTTTTTCTAACTATAGCTGCTGCTCGTTCAGGATCTATTCCAGCATCTGTAAGCTGTGTTGTAATCTGCTCATCATTCAGACCACGACCTTTTTCTAATATATCCTTAGATTTTACTCTAGCCATCAAATCTCTATGATGATTAAGTACCATGTCTGCTACGCCCTTTACTATAGGGCTATTACTCTTATCTGGACGAGTAATGAGTGGCTTCATAAAATCAAAAACAGCCTTTTCTCTTCCTGATTCTTTCACTGCTTCTACTTCATCTTTGATTCTTTGTTCTGCTTGTGCCGCTTTTCTAACTTCGTCTTGTTTTCGTTTAGTTGCTATTCTCTCATTACCAGCAAGAACGTTTTCTTCTCTGATTGCTAGTTGTTCATCTCTAACTGTTGCTGCAACATCCTTTAAAGACGTAGGTTTTGCTGGACCTTCTGGACGACTATAATTTCTGGATCCCTTACTTCCAAAATTAGACGTTGGAAGAATAACTCCAGAAAGAAAGTCATTCCGGAAATCTTCATAAGTACCAAAATCCCCACCACTAGTTGCTCCTCTGATACCGGCCCCTAATGCTGCTTCAGTAGCTCCGCTAGCAGCTCTTGTTGCTAGTGCTCGACCCATAGTGGTTGCACCAGTCAGTGGATTGCCCGTTAGTAATCCTGGCAATAAAGAACCAACAGCAGTTGCTCCTGGCCTTTTTTCTGCCAATTCTCTTTGTCTCTTATCAAAATCCGTACCTTCTAATGCCATATCTTGTAATTTATTAGCGCCCAAACTAGCAGTAACACCCCCAGCAATAGTAAGTCCAGCCCCAATTATTCCTGCTGGAACTAAAGCAGGAGCGGCGGCAATAGCTGTAGCACCAGCCAATAATGGAACTACTGCTCTTTGAGCAGCTAGTCCAACAGCCACCCCACCTTCTGCGTCATTTTTTTTCTCAAGTTCAGCTTTAAACTGTTCTGTTTTTTGTTGACTCAAACTTTCAATTTGTGCTTCGTCTAATCCTGCTGATCTTCTTGTTTGTTCTGCTCGTGTATTAGCTCCTAATCTTGATAATGCAGGAACACCTCTCTCGCTTTCCATCGCTCCAAGTTCTTCTAGTTCTTTTGTAGTTAATCTTCGTTTTGGTTTTTGTACTCCTCCCCATTCTTTGGGCCAGTTTTCTCCAAGCCATGATCTGTCGTATGCATCCTCTGCTTTTGATCGACCTCTAAGCTCCTCATATCTTGCGTTAGAATTACGCCTATCGGCATCTCTGGTAGCTTGCTGACTTAATATGTTTAATTGTTCTGGTGTACGAGTTCCATCTGGATTCAAGTCCATAGAAACATTATTTCCAACAACCTTGCCAGTAATAGGATCAATAGTGCCCGAAGTTGGTACCGGCTCAGACATCATCGGCAACTGATCCATCTTTGTCTGTTCTAAAGCAGCATTATTCATCGTCTCTTGACGAACTTCATTTGCTCTATCAGTAAAGTCTTCAGCTAATGGAATTGGTGGTTCTGGTAATGATGAAGTAACATCAATATTACCAACATCAGCATCCATTTGTTTCTGCGTTAAATCAGTAACAGTAGTAGCTGTCTTGGCTTGATCTAGTGCTATATTTCTAGACTCTGGAGCAAGTTTCTCTAATGGTATAGTGACCAGCTTACCACTATCTCTTTGTACGACAGCTGTTCCGGCCTTTTCGTCTACTCTGAATATTTTACCAGATATTGTACGCTTTTTGCCAGTAGCCTCCCCTATTGAGAAGTTTTCACCAGCCTTGGCTTTGTCTGCTTCTTTTTCCAAACCATGGGATCTGGCCTTGTCTCTGGACTGGTCACTAAGTTTGTCTAGGGGTACAGTAGTGTATACTTGTTCTTCTTTCTCTCCAACCTTAAATCTTTCGGGATCTCTACCAGAAGCTTTAATCTCTTCTTCTGTTTGGCCATCGGCAAAAACCGGAACGGTTCTAGTAATAGGCTCACCAGTTTTTGGATCAATTTTAGCTATTCTAACAGTACCTTTTTCAAAATCCACTTTGTCAATAGTTCCAGTAGTGGAGTATTTACCTGTTTTATCTGTAAATGAAAACCTAGCAGCTATAGCCTTTTCTCTTTTTCTTTGTTTTTGTTCTTCTATCGTAACTTTTCTGCCACTTCCTGGCTGATTTGAAAAACCTCCACCACTCTCATATATATCTCGATTAATGCCGCTAGTATCTATACCTAGTTCTTTATCTCTTTGATCCAATTTTGCCTGTCTTGCATCAGCGCCTTCTCTATTTTTATTCTCTTGTTTAAAGTTTTCGTCTCTTGCTGCTTTTTCTGCTACTCTGCCCTTTTCTTTTTGGTCTATTAAATAGTTAAGATTATCTACTGGTCCCTGAGTTCCTGTTACGGCAATATCTGGAGAATCAATCTCTGCCCCAATACCACGAGCCACTCTGTCCGCTTGTTGTCTTGCTCCTTGTGATTGTATATATCCGTCTATATATGCTCTAGTTTTTTCTCCATTAGGATCTCCCTTACTGGAGAGATCACTCTCATTGCGAATAACGTCTAAAGTTCTAGAATTATCATAAACATTTGGCAGTTCGGTGACTCCCATACTGTTGCGCCAATAGTTAGAGTCTCCAGCCCCATAGGCCTCTACTGTGCGATCAAATATTTCTTCGTCCGTTGCGTTTTCGTCCTTAGCTCTCTGTGCTCTTCTTTCTTCTTCAAAAGCTGATCTACGATCATAAATCTTATTAAGTTCTCTATTAAAAACATAAGAACCATCAGGATTATTAATAGAACCACCCCCCAATAATCTTTTATTCATATTATCATCAATACGTTTTTGTCTAGCGATAAAAGCCTTATTGTCACCAGGAGCAGCGGCCATACCTGCATCTATTTTGGCGAAACCTAGTGTTCTTTTCATTGCTTCAAAGTTTACAGGAACAGGTTTTCCTTCAGCTATTTCTTTTTCAATTATTTTTATGGTATTTTCTAGCTTACGAACCTTTGCTCGTGCTAATACATTATTTTTCCATTCCTCTTGTGTTATATTTCCATCTTTATCTTTATCTAAGTCTTGGTATGGATATCCTTCTTTTCTGTCCAAAATACCGTCTTCATTGAGGTCTAATCTAAAAAAGCTAGGTTCAGCATCTTTTGCTCTAGGATCTCCAGGAACTAAAGATGGCCTTCTCTTAGTTGGTACTCCTTGTTTACGAGCAGCTCTTGCAGTCTCAATAGGATCTTTTTTGGGAGGTAGTGCTACCATAACGGGTCGTGATAGCGGTCTATTTGTTCCTTCTGCTAAATAATATGGAGTAACCATACCTCCGTTAGCGAATTTATCTGTGTCTCTTGGTACTTCGTCTCCAGTACCTTGATATCTTTTTGCATATTTTTGTGCTCTATTATTATAGTACTGTTCAAAACTCATATCTTGAGCTTTAAATCCACTCTTAACCGATGATCCTGAACCAGATCTTGAAGATCCACTACTACCATCGCTCTTTACTCTTGAAGAATATTCTCCAAAGGAAACTTTATTATCTTTATCTCTATCTAATAATTGAATCATTTTAAGATCTATTTCGCCAACTTCTAAAAAATTGGATTTATTAGCATCTATTTTTCTAAACTCGTCTATTAATCCACCATTATCCAAATAAACAACTCCACCTTTACTCATGTTAGAAGTAGCATCAACTCCAGCCCCACTATTAATAGCTTTTAGTAATGGTAGATGTTTGGCGGTCGATCTGGCATTAACAACAAATTCTCCAGGAGTTAACATGGCAGGAACAGTATCAGTCCCCTTGGGAGAAAAGTCTATTAATTGACCAGTACTAGCATACTGAGTCTTAACTTTTCCACCAGTAGCCATGGGACGAGGTGGTCTCGCCACCCCTCTGGCCCCGGCTGGAACAGGAACCACAGGCCCAGCAACACCGGGAACTCTTTCTCCATCTTTACCCAACGAACCATTAATGGTTGTTGTTAAGGTATCTATAGACATTCTTAATTCGTCGGTAGCTGTTACGAGCAAGTTCTGTACATTAGCTAATTCTAATCGACCTTGTTCCTCAGAAGCTTTGGCCTGTAAACCAGTGGCCTGCAAGAATTGATCGGCAGCACGTTTCATGGCCGGATCAGCATTAGGGTCTTGTTTTGCAGCAAGGGCTTGTCTAACCATTGGATTATTGATCAATCCACTCTCAATAGCCATTTGCTGCATCAACATACCTTCTTGGTCTCTGAATCGCTTGTCTATCTGTTGATCATTCATTCCCTGGTTCTTCATATTAAGGGTCATCATGCCCCTAAATCCAGGATCTTGCATCAACTGAAGGGTTTGTTTTCTTTGGTCTGCTAATACAGTATTTCCGGCGCGAGTAGCTTCTCTCAGATTTCCTGTGCGACGTAATGTATCATTAAAAGCATTGCGGGCATCTCTTTGATTAGAGGCATTATTTAATCCACCAGACAAGTTGCGCTGAAGTCTAATAAAGGTTTGATTAAGTTTGTCTGCTTCTTCTGGAGTGTTTGTAAGCAATTGATTAACAAAGTTTTCTCTATCTTGTTGTAATCCTCTAATATTCTTAACTTCGTCTAGAGCTTTTTGCGCTACTTCAGCGCTATTAGCCAACTTGTCTAATGCTTCTCTATTATCGTTTAATGCATTATTAGTAGCCTGAATATCTTTAGCAAATTTAGTCGCAGCATCTTTCTGTTGATCTTGTGTTAAATTGGGATTTGATAGTGCAGCATCCCTATCCTTCATTTGCTGGTCACGCCGTGCCATTAAAGCATCAATATTTCTACCAATAGCTTGAGGATCAGTAACCCCGCCAGTTAATCTTGCAATACTACTATCAGATTTAGCTTTTGCCTCAGAGAAGCTTTCTCCTACGCCAGTTTGGGCTTCTCTCAAGTCCATTCCAGCGTCATATCTTATATCTCTTGCTTTACTGAAAAATTCTCGTGCTTTTTTAGCAGCTTCTGAAGCGGCTTGAAGATTCTTTGCAAAAGTATCATAGATTCCTTGTCTGGCTTGGATAATATCATCTAATTTTTTGCCTGCATTACCAAATATATTAGCTATTTCTGGACCAAGATCACTTATAGAGTCAGTAAAAGAATCAACTTGTTCTGCTGGGGTTCCCTTTTCATTATCTTGTACTTTCTTTTTTTCATCTTCTATTCTTGCGTTTAATTTATCTATAGCAACTTTTTGATCAGCTTCTGATAATCCAGAATTTCTAATCGCTTCTGTTCCCTTTCTTCTGGCAGCATCAGCTGCTTCATCAAGACCTAAACTAGCATTACTCTTAAGTTCTGTAGATATCGCATTTCTCATTACATTAGGCAAAGTAGCTTCTAGTCTAGCTCCGCCAGCCATTTTTTGAGCAAGCTCTGGGGACATACCACTGCTTCCTGCTCTAATAGCTTCTTCTATGCGTCTAGGATCATTTTGGTATGCTTTTGGATTTGTTAATACTCCAACGTTTCTATTATTAACAGCTCTTTCATCAAAACCGGCATTTCCTCTTCTAGCTTCTACTCTGTCATTAGCTTGTGCTTGACGAATTTCAGACTCTCGTTGCATTCTCTGAATTGACTGATCAATAGTTTCACTTATATGATCAAAAGTCTCAGCTAATCTACGACCAGCTCTATTAGAAGCCTCCATATCTCTTTCTAATTTGGATCTCTTTACAGCTGCTTGTAATTCTGCATTGGTTAAGAGTTCTCTAGCAACAATTCCTCGTTTAATCTTCAGAACATTAGCTTCTGAAGCGTCTCCTGATGCTTTAACCTTTTGTTCTAACTCTGACCACAATTTGGGATTAGCATTAAAAGCAACGGCAGCGCCAGCATTAACAGCGTCTTTATTTCCTGTGCGAACATTATTAACAATATCTTCTATACTTTTTCCGCTACTAATTTGTTTATCATATAACGCCATAGCCTTATCGGATATTGGCGATAATTTTTGAGACATTTCACTATCCATAGCTCCTTGTTCAAGAGCATCCATCTGCGCAGAACCCTTAAAGTTACCACTAAAAATATCCGACCAACTTCTATTCTTTAGAGAAAACTCTGCTTTGGCATTATCTCTTTCTGCCATATTATCTTTAATTTGTAAAGAAGAAGTATTACCAATAGCTTGTTCTAGAGCCTTTTGTAAGGTTATATTACCCATATCTTTTTCAAAATTTTGGAATGCTCTATCCAAACCATCCATAGCAATTCCAATTTCTTTAGCTCTTACTGATCTTTCAAATTCTACTGTGGCAGCCTTTTGAGCACCGGTAAAATCATAAAAATAATCAGCAGCAGCCGCAGCAGCTGTTCCAACAGCAGTAAGAGCAGCAACATAGGGACCAATAACTGGTATAGCTGCCATCTGTGATGCTGCTGCCATTCCGGTGCTAAGAATTGTACCAGAAGATTGAATAGCTGCTGATGTTTTTGCTGCTTTACCTTGGCCTTCTGTTGTGCTCATATTATAAATATTTTTCGCAATCATATCAGAAGCACCAGCAGTTAGTCCAGCAGCAGCAGATATTCCACCCATCACTTTACCAGGAGATTTTATAAATCCTTTTATCTGATTAAGTATGGGACTATTTCTAGTATCTCTCAACCCAGCAGCACCAACTCCCTTAGTTCCATTTTGAGCAGCTAGATCGTTGATAATCTTTCTGCGAGTTGATATTTCTTCTTTCGTTGCTTGTTGAACTTCTGTCAACATTCTTTTTTGTTCTGCGTTAGAGGCGGCTATGTAGGCAGCGCTATTCGTCAACTCATTAGTTTTGAGTGCTATTAGCTGCTTATCCATCTGCGCCAAGCTCTTGCGATCCTTCATGGATTCAGCTATATATTTTTGAATATCTCCACCACTAATTCCAGCAGCTTTAAATTCTTTCTTTTTAATTCCAGTAATTCTAGAAGCAGAATCAATGTACGATGATTCCATTATTTCAGATCGTTGTTTTTCTGTTACCTTTCCTCCTCTTCTTCTGATTCTTGCTGCAGCAAGCATCTGGGCTTGTGTCTCTATTGCTTGTTGTCCAGCACCAGAACCAGCTTGTAGGTCCCCAATTGTTTGACCTCCAACAATCTTAGTAGAAGAGTTGCCTCTAGCACTGGTTAATCCTTGTATATTTTTTTGTTTAGTAACTTCTTCTTTACTCTTTTTACGAATATTAGCAAGTGTAGTTTCTGCTGCAACTATGCTTTGTATGCTTGCTCCTGAAATTTTTAATCTTTTAATATCTTCAGCTAAAGCCTTTTGTATAGTTTTATAACTAACTTGCCCACCCTTATTTAAAATATCTGCAGAATTAGCAGCACTTAAACCTAATTGATTAAGAGATTTAACAAGAATATCTAAAGCTTTGGTGGTATCATTAGAAGCAACAACACTCGCCCTGTTTACAACATCAGGTCTTGGAGCCATTTTGGGTTTGGTTCTAGCAGTCATGTCTGATGACAGCCATTCCATAATCATGCTTGTTACGCCACCTCCAGTAGCAAATCTTTGTGCTGGTACAGCACCTCCTTTATTAAAACCCAAAGCCTTAGTAGCTTTCTCTCTAAGAATAAAACTACCAACTGGCAAATTAGCAGGAATGCTATCGCTAGTACCGGTACCAGGGCCTTTAAACACACTAATACCACCACTAGAGAACTTGCTCATTCCGTTACGGTCAGCTTGATTCATACGATTAAGATTACTATAACCAATTCTTTTAGCAATCTTAGGAGGAATATAAGCTTCTCCATTACTAACTAAAGCTGGAACAGTGCCACCAGTTTCAAAACTAAGGCGACCACCTGATCTCTTTCTTATAACCTCATTAGTATTAGTTATTAATTTAGGAGATTTACTATAACCTGTCTGTAATGTCCAAGCTGGATCAGTTGCTGGGGGCCAAGTTTCTTTTTTGCCGTAAAGTTTTGGATCTATTAAATTCGAATTAACAGTCCAATCAGATGGTTTAAGTGGAGTTTTCTTAACATCACCCCTATTTTTAAAATAATATTCCCATACTCGTTTTGCATCCTCACTGACTGATGACCTATCGGATGTCAGCATGGCGCCCTTTTCTGTTACAGCTTCCATCAGTACGTCATACAATCTTGGTCCATAGCCTTTTGTCGCTTTAGACAATCCAACATAATATAGATTATTCCTCATCTTGTAACCAGTAGCATATCCTTGTCTATTATCACCCTTTTGATATCCAACATTAATCATTCCGGCGTCTTCAGTGATGCTAATTTGACCGTACTGTTTGTCTTCCTTCTTGCCAACTTTAGCAATACCGCCGACGGCATATCTAGTAGCGTTACCAACGTCTGTTCTTGCTTGAGCTATTGTTTCTAAAGTAGATGGTCTATATCCGATATCATTAGAGGTGTCTTTTAATGCTTGTGCTAATGCTAGCTGTCTAGGTGTTGACACCCTTGTTTGTGGCATCAACTGCTGTGCTAGTGCTGATGGATTAGTTCTTAACCCCTCTTTGTTCTTCTTCTCTTGTATTCTTTTTGCTAAATATTCTTTAAATTCTTCTTCATTGTATCCGTATGTATCTGCCGTCTTTTTAATTTCATTGAATTCTGAATCACTTAGTCCGGTGTTCTTTTGCAGATTGTAAATGGATTGACTTAATCTTTTTGATACCGAACCTCCGAATGGTGACTGCCCTACTCCGGCTTCAAAGTCTACTCTTCTTGAAGCTTTGCCTCCTGAAGCATATTTTTGTCTTTGAATTCCAGCACCACTTAATAGTTCTGTTAAGGTAGAATCTAAAATCCCTTGTAAATTTTGATCAAGCTGAGGAGCTTTTTCTATTAAAGTTGTTAAGAATTCTTCTTTACCATTATCTTCCATTCTATTAATCTTCTCTTGAGTCATTCCAAACTTAGCACCTCCTTGAAGTAAAGCTTCGTTAACTTGAGGATTTATTGGCCTATACTCTCTAGCTCTTTTAGCAGCTGTACTTTGAGTACTTAAACTAGCAAGATTTTTTGTTATATCTTCAGGAATAGGAGTAGTGCCCCTAGAAGAATCAAGATTCTGACGATAATAGCTTGAAAGTATTTGACTTAAGTTATTTGACTTATAACTTCTACCATATACAACATCAGCACTAGTATATCCGCCGCCTGCTGTTACTGCCGTTAAAGAGTCAAAAGCATCTGCTAAATCGTCATTATCTCCAGAGAATAAAGACGATACTCTATCTCTATATTTAGTAAAGCTTTCTGCTGATCTTGTTCTTAATCCTTCAAATAGCTGATGTGTCATTTCATGATATAGCGAGTGATTCTGTGTGGTGGAAGCATATCCCATAGAAGGAGCAAAGCCGATGGTTCCACGACCAGTAGCTGAGGAAATGGTATTTTGTTCAGCAAGGGCCGCCTTTTCTGCTTCACGTTTTAGGTCTTTTAATCTAAAAAATCTATTTTTAAGATTATCTAACTCAATATAAGTCTTCTGAAATGCCTCACTGTCAAAAGAGAAACTACCATCATCAAAAGTTTCAGTAGGAGTTTTTCTAATCTTTTTTATTTCTTTTTCTTTTGCTGCTATAAGTTTTTCTAATCCATAAGATTCTTGCTTTTCTTTTTCTCCATATCCAAATTTAGATAGATCATAGCCTTCATATGGCCTAATTCCAGATGCTCCTTTTCCGAATTCAGCAGCAGAGAACATTCCCAACCCACCCCCTCTTGAGCTTGCTCCAAAATCCAATTGTAATGGTAGTGCTAGAGATAAGTCTTCTTGTGGCAGTCCTATAAACTTAGCAAAATCTGACATTCTCTCAAAGAGCGAGTCACGACTAATTTTTTCTTTAAATGATGAGGTAAACCTATCTCTATCAAATGGTTGTTGATAGGCTTCTTGTACCTTATCTTCGTTAACCATTATTCTTTCATCTTTAGGATACTTATCCCATGATAATTTAGCTCTTAAGCTTTCACTAGCTGAATGTTGTTCTTCGGCATATTTTTTTGATATTCTTGATGGGAATGCTGTTTCTCCAGTTCCAAAAACTTCTTTTGGTTTTCTGGTTTTGGTTGCTACTCCACCAGCCATGAATCTTTGTACTTCTCCGCCTGAAGCTAATGCTTTAACTGCTTCTTTCTTGGCTTTTGGTTCTGGTATTGCATGAATAAGTCTGAAATACCTTTGGAATTCTTCTATGGCATCACTTCTACTATCACTATTAATTGTTCTCTTAACTTCTGTCGGCATAGTTGGAGATATGCCAGGAAATAGTTCAGCAGATTCTCCGAGACCGTCTGGGTAGTCTATTGGTCGAGTTCTGGTACTAACATTGTCTAAATTGGCCCATAGTCTGGCTAATGCCTGTTCAACATATGCTCCTTCAATATTTCCCTGACCTAAAGTTTCAAGCTGAGCTTTATCAAGAGATCTTAAAGACTCTGGTCGTTTTTTCATCTTAGACGCTAGTCCAGAAGCTAGAAGTTCTGATCCTTGTTCAGCGTGACTCTGTGCTTTTTTAATCTCTTCCTCGTATTGTTTGCCCAATCCTCTTTCTATAATTGAAGCAGTAACGGAAACATCCTCGCCAGCAGCATTTTTACCCAGCATCCATGTAAATGGGCCAGATAGTTTTTCGTGTCCGATTGGTAGCATACCAACCAATCCAACCATTTTAGATTCTTGAATGGCCTGAGACAGTTTTTCAGTTTTGGCGCCGGTACGAGTATTATATTGTGCTTCTAGCCATTCTTTTAAAGCAATATAGCTTGCTGTCTTATCTTCTGATAGTCCTGGATATGTTTGTCTCCAAACTTTCTTTACTATACCAGGATCTATAGTCTTGCCTGAAAACATACCGAATGTTGGATCAGACGGTATCTTGGTATTTAAGAAGGCGCTAGTAATTGTCTTAGAGTCTGTGGGTAAAGTACCTGAACCCTTTGGAATTGCTAATTGTTTGGTAACATTTTGCTTGATACTCTCTAGCAGAGAAGGTTCTGGAGTTGCTGCGCCTCTTCCTGACACTAGCGATTTTACTCTATCTCCTAGATGAGACCTAGCGTCTTCTGCTGATATGCTAGCGGCTGCTGTTGCTGCTCTACGAGAAGGATCAATACCATAAATTTCAGGATAGGCAGCTGCTAATTCACTAATAATAGAATGGGCTTTAGCTCCAGAAATAGACTTCTTAAACTGATCTCTTTGTTCTCTAATAGACTTAACTTGTGCTGCAATATCTGGGTGTTCTGTTTTTAATTTTTTACTAACATTAGCATATGGACCGCCAGGAGCATTAGCAAGTATATCATCTGCTTTTTGGTTAGCTAAAACAGTATTAGCTTCGGCTGCTTTATGAAGCTCTTCTAATAAAACAGGAACCATTACTGATCTATTTTTAAGCTGTGGTTGATTACCTTTAAGTATTGCCCCAACTTCAGGATTAACTATTTTATCAAGTTCAGTATAATTTTGACTAAATAATAATTCTCTTACTTTAGTAGCACTAATATCCTCTATTCTTGGAATGTCAGTAACCTCAATTCCTGCTCTCTCGTATTTTCCTAAAACTCCCTGTTCTTTTCCGGAAGTAATAGCCATCGCTCCTTTGAGTCGAGCAAATTTTCTACGATTGTTTTCGCTAGGAACTTCCATAACCTTGGGAAGTATTCCAGGAGTAGACTGTGCATCCTGAGAGATCATAGCTCCTTTAAAGTTTACATCTGCTAATAATGATCTAAAATCAGCATCAAAAATACCATATCTAGCAGCGTGCTCTAGTCCTTCTTTTCCTTCGACCATCGCAACATTAGGAGCTACTGAAACCAAAATATCTTTTAGTGTTGCCTTTGGATTTTTGGCAATTACATTTGCTAGCAATGTATCAAAAGCGCCTCTGTGACCTCTTGTTGGAGGAGCAAAACCACCAGTATAGAAGCCTTCTGCTTGTACTATTTCTGGTAATTCATCTTCTCTTTTTCTTCTAAATCTATTTGTAAGATTACCTTCAGCATCTTCTTTTCTTCCTAGTACAACATTTTTTGATCCTAGTTGATCGATTAGTGTTGCTTCTTCTACTCCAAAATCTGCAGGAACGCCCTTTGTTTTCCCTGGTTCTCTGCCGTAAAGTCCTTGTCCAGTGATGTCTCTGGATTCTTTATTTCTTTTTATTAGATCTTGCTCGGCCTTAGTAGAGGATGAGACGGTATATGTTCTATCTGCATCTCTAAGATAGCCCTCTAATTTTGCATCACTAACATTTGCTGTGATAGTTAAAATTTCATCTACACTATCCAGATCTTGTGGAGTTATAATATGAGATCTAATAGTTTTTCGCAAAGTAGCGTTATCATTAGCAGATACTCCAGTAGCTAAGCTGCTCTTTCCACTACCAGCAGCTCCAGCAATAACTCTAAACTTTTTGAGGTCACCAGACTTTCTTTTTTGTACGCCTAGCTTGGCTAGTTGTATGGTATAGTCTTGTATACTATCTGATCCGATTGACTCCATTCCTTGAGCAACTTTTTCAGCGTTAATCTTATCTCGCAATACGTCACTATCTATAATTCCAACTCTCCTAATCCTAGCAGCCTCTCCTCCTTCGGCAAATTTTTGAACTAATCCACCAAAACTAAAAGAGTCACCCTCTCTAATCGCCTGAGTTGTTCTTTGATTTTGTGATAATAAAATCCAGTCTGAAATTCTTTTCTTTAAATTATTATTTTCCGTTAAGTCTGTTGGATGATATATTGTTGTTGGCTCTAACTCTTTTTGTTCTGGAGAGTTTGGTTGCCATTTAATTCTATTATCTTTATTTTGATGTCTGAGTCTTTTTGAAAGAACTTTATTTATCGAAACATATTTTTGAATATTTTCTTCAGAACTATAGAATTTAACATCTCCGGTTTCAAAATCTAAAGGATCATAATCTCCACTATACCGAGCTCCTATTGTTTTTACTTTATCCTGAGCATAATTTTCATAAGCAGTACTTATTCTCTTATCTTTTGGATTGATAGACTTAATTCCTTTTTTAAGAACTATCTTGCCAAAATATTTTTCAACTTCTGACCTATTAGGATCAGGAATAGGTACGTATTCTACATCTCCGTATACTTCGTCTCTTGGCTGCATATATTTAACAGCTGTTGACCTGACCTTCCCTCTCCTGCCTTGATCTCTGTATGTGCTCCAAGTTTGGTCTTTTTCTCCTACTTTATTTTTTGCTTCTTCTGTATTTCTATAGTCAGGCTGAACAGCATTGGGATTAATATCTTTTAATTTTTCTACTGTAATTGGGCCACCCTTAGCTCGCTTATTTATTCTATGTAGATGTGCTGTTCCAATACTTTTAACTGCTTGTTTTCTCACCACAAACTCACCAGGAGTTAGCATAGCTGGAACAGTATCTCTGTCACCACTACCGGGCACTACACCACCAGTAGCAAATCTTCTAACCCTTCCGCCGTCTGCGAATCGTGGTCTTTCTTTTTCTGGTTTACCACCACCCGGCCTGAAACCCTTGCTGAAACCGCTAGCAAATTGAGTTAAAGCACTAGCACCCTTAAATGCTAAAACGACACTCAACGCAGGTAGCAAACTCTTTGAAACATCAGCAAGCTTGATTAGTCCTCTTGTTAGTGTTAATACTCCAGTGAGTAAGGATTGAAAGCCTTTGCTTTGTCCAATTTCACGAAACAGCGCAAAGAATTCTTCACGAACTTTTTGAATTTGATTTGCTAATGACAATTGTGCTGTTGCTGCATCTTTAGCTAAAGAAGATTGTCCTGTTTGTGCTATCTTAAGAGCGTTCTGAGCAACAGAAAACTGTTGGATAAGAGGAATAACTTTACCAATCTGCCTAAAGCCGCCCAACTCTTCTACAATTCTAGAAAATTTAATATCTCTTGGATCTAGTTTAGACAATCCTTCACTTAGTAATTGTACGGCTCTATAGGCTCCAACGAATTTGCCCTCTGAGTCTGTTAGAGTAACACCGAACTCCTTAAGGGCATCAATTGTGCTACCTCTCTGAATACGTGTAAAGATAGTACGTAAACCAGTAGCAATAGTTTCTGCACTTTCACGAGTGGTTGCTCTCACGCTAGTAAACACCGAGATAAATTCATTAAGAGCATCTGTTCCTTCACTAACGCCTTTACTAGCAGTAGCAAACACACCGCCGGTACGCTGAATAGCAGTAATTAGGTCATCGGCTTCTACGGCGAACGCAGCAGCAACAGCGTTGACAGAACCTAGGGCTTGTTCTAATTGTCCAGCACTAATGCCGAACTGTCTCATCAAAGCAATAGAACCTTCTACCGTTTCATTCATGTCGTCAAATGATGGGGCTAGTGAACTTAATGCTAATGCTCTTAAGGCTCTTTCGGTATCTTTTGCACTTAAACCGGCTTGTGCTAGTGTAACTGATACTGTTGTTAATTCTTTTGAACTAACACCCAAACCAGTTGCTAATTGAGAAATTGAATTTTGTAGTTGCTTTAAGCCTCCGGCAGTTTGACCTGTGACTTGTTGTAAACGAACTAATTCTTTGTCATATTCTATAAAAGCCTGAATACCCTGATTAATACTATTAGTTAAACTATAAATAACTCCAGTAACAGCAGTAAATGCAGCAAATCGTCTAATTGCTAATCCTGCTTGTTTACCGAACTCCTGCATCTCCGTTGCTGCTTCATTCAAAGACTGTCCAATGGTTCCGCTAGATTTATTTAGCTTATTCATACTAGATACCGTGGCATTAATTTGTGACGGTATGTTTTTTATGCTAACAGAATTAACAGCCCTACCAAAAGAAGATATCGCAGATGCTGCAGAAGTTGCTGTCGTAGAGGTTCTAGATAATGTAGAATTTAACGATTTTAACGAAGCATCAAGAGCCTTAACGTTCTTGGCAACATTAGGGTCCAACTTCAAGTTAACATTAGCAGTTATGCCAGATAGTTGTTTCTTAATGTCTCCAACAATCTTGTTAACATTATTTGGACCGCGTAAATTAAGTTGTGCTGTCAAATTAAAAGCTGTAGCCATAAAATTATATTATTAAGTTAGATGGATATTGGTAATAATAAAAAATATTCCCGGCCCAAAACAATGTCTGAGCAGGGAATACTTTTAGGAGTCAAGATAAAACAAAAAACACTAACTATTAGTTGGCTGAACTGGGGGTTGAGCCTCTGTAGGAGATGGTTGGGCAGGAGGAGGTGTTGGAGGTGTCTCAGTGGTTGCTGGTGCATCTGTTTTCTCTTCCTCTAGAACAACTGGATTTCCATTGTCGTCCAAAAACGGTTTTGTTTCAACAATATAATCTCCGTCTGAAGTAACCTTATTGCCATATTTATCAACAAAATTGCCTTCTTCATCAATAAATCTGCCACTGCTGTCTATTAGTCTGCCATCAGCATCTACCAATCTGCCCTTCTTATCAATTAGTCTTAGCTTATCATCAACGAATCTATACTTTTTCAAAAATTTATTTTCTGGCAAATTAGTCTCATAATCATTGTCCAATCCATAAATCATGTTAGCCAAATTTTGAGCACCTAATAAAGAAACTTCTTCAGTAGCTCGATTTAAATAGTCTTCCATATTCCTAAAATATGGCTCTTTGTTATCACTATACACCACGCATACGGATACCAGATAATTAAATCTAGCATTATCTGCTTGACCTTCGGCACTATGGTTGTCTAAAGACGTTCTAACACTGATTAGATCTCTGATTTCATCTCTTACGCCCTTCATTTTAATAGCAAGGTCTTTGGCTTCGTTCAAACTAAACCCGCCCTTTGCTAGTCTTTTTTCACCGTCTAGCAGATCTCTTTGTAGTGATGTGAACTTAGCCTGTTTCTCATCATTCCATAGTCCTTGATCTTCTAATAAATCATCTAATTTAGCCCTAACAACACTTTTACTCTTGATAGCATCAGTAAAGGCTTGATTATAAACCTTTTGACCTTCTCTCTGATCAGTTAAAGATGGTGTCTTGACTAAAAATTCTCTTTCCTTACCGTCGATAGTGGCCTTGAAAGTCTTTGTCTTCATTGTTTATCTCCATGATTCCTATTGTTGAACTTGTAAGTATATTTTGTTTTATATGACCCCAATATAGCGTCTGACAAATCATCTAATGCTGCTCTCATTTGCTTGTTCCCGTTGTTAAGAATAGCATTTCGAGTATATTCCCAAGATTCCAAATATTCTTGCTGATCAGGTCCTTCTTCTTCCCATAGATGACCAAATGTTTCTTCAAATCTGGCTAATGAGCCAATCATTGTTGTTTTGAACTTTGTTTCTACGTCGTAGAGTAACTGTTGATAATTTGTCATATTTTATATCCTATTTATTTAGTAAATCTTTTTGAACGTCTGGCAAGCGGGCATGGTCTATTGATTGCCCTTTATTTAGTATGTTAGATCGTTGTGCAATAGCTAAATTTGCCTCTTCTGAATTCATACCCATAACCTCTTTGACTCCTTGCTCGTTATCTGTAAAGATAAATACTTCTTGTGCTTTACCGAGCTTGGAATTAGTTTTAAGCATAGATTCTTGTAGTTTGTTCTTCTCCATAGCGCGACGTTGACTAATCATCCAACCATCAAGCATATCGTCATCATCAATTACTGAGTCGTTGGGCTTTTCTGGATGTTCATGTACACTATCATACATGGAACTATATCCGGCTAATGTTCGTTGTTCTTCTGTCCACAATGAAACTGGCCCAGGAAAAATATTGTTTTTATCTATTGTCCAAAATGATCTCCATAATTCTGATCTTGCAATTCTTCTATAATCTGGTGTTTGCAAAGCATGGGTGTTGATTTCTGATACTACTGATGTAAAGTCTTGATATGATGTTTGTAATGATCCAAATTTACCAAATACTTTTTTCTTATTATAGAATAATGTACTGGTAATAATATACTCATACTTAATGCTTTCAGCATAACCCTCTAAGGTTTGAGCATAGTATGTTTGTCGTATTAGTTGTAGTTCGGATAGTTTTCTTCTGAGATTAGCTAGTTGATTACGAGTTCTTGTTGTCATTTTATTATTAAGTCTATTATTGAATAGAGATACTTTCAAGTCCTCTATCTGCTTCTCTGATCTCTCTACAAAGCTAGTCATCTCATTATTCCAAACTTCTAAAAAGGTCATATATCTATCCAAATTTTCTGCTCTTATCCATTCATTGTATTTTTCATCATTTAAGATAGAAACATATAATAAATTAGCCCTATATTTTACTATGGGCTTAGGAGGAACAAGAATATATGTCTTATTATTATGATTAAATAATAACTTACCACTTATAATACGATATATAAACTGTTCTAGTTCCTGACTCATACCTCTTCAGCATTTTTATCCTTGTCTTTTGGCGAACCTGCTAATTTTGATTTTAATGCTATAATTTCCGTATCTTTATCTTTGAGTTGGTTTTGCATACTCTCAATATACTTCTGTGCATGAAGCATATCAACATACAAACGACCAACCACACTCAATAATTCTTCCATTCCTATGTCCTTTATTAATCCTATAAGTCTATATTGATAAATTAATTAACCACTCGTCTTTTATAGTAAACCAACTTTATACTGATGGAACACCAGAATACGAATGAACAGCCTTGATATAGAAATCATTATAATTTCTAAAGCTATATGAAACTGACGCATTACCACCACCAGTGTCACCACCGGTATAATTAACAGATGTTAATTGATTACCACTACCAAGGTAAATATCTAAAGTGCCTAAAGCATCTGAGGTACCACTGCCACATACTTGTAGCTGTATAGGGAAGTTGCCAATGTTGGTGTAACGAACTGAACATCCGCTTTGGAATAGGAAGTCATTAGCACTAACGTAGTCACCCTCTGTTGCGATAATTTCAAATTCGCTAGTAACTTCAATTGGGAATGTAGCATATCTATGATACGGAGCAAATGATCCTAGCTCAAGAATTTGATCTCTTCCAAGATCAGCATTGATACTAATATTTTGTAAATGCAATTCCATGTTAGTAGCTAGTCCTGTTGGGAGACCACCACTACCGGTTGGCATAACTGAACCATTCACATTAATGAATTGACGACGAGCTAGTTTCTTGGCTGTAGCATATTCGCCTGTTGGAGCAACGGCAGTCATGTTGCCTCCTATGCCGCCGTTCTGACTCCATCTTTTATTATTACCAACTAACGTTACTTCTTCAGTTGCATTACCATCAACAGGAAAAGTAAAGCTTAAACTTGATAAATACATTCCTGAGCATAGAACCCAGTCACTAGTTGTTCCAGCAACATTAGAAGATGTATCATTATATATTCCGAGTCTAAAATTAACAGTATTATTTGCTAAAGCACCAAGACCCTTATTATTCATTTCTGTAGCTGAAAATGAAGTTAGATTTGCACCAGCAACTCCACTTTGTCCACCCATACACATTAAGTACAATGGACATGTTCCGTCTAAAGCTTTGGAAATTGTTGCTTCAACATTAGGAACATTCTCAGCAATGGAATAAATATCAATAGCTCCAAGCTGAAAGGTTTGTTCTGTTTCAAAAGTGCTAGTGAATCCAACACTTTGTACGCCTAGTGGCTGATACCATCTAGTATAGTTATTACCAGTAGTGGCTGGCATTAGTTGAGCTACCTGCGAACCGTAAAAAACTCTATTATTATTCGCCATTTAAAAATCTCCTATAATTATGAATTATAATTTTGCAGTGTAGCTGTTGTTGATGTTGATCCGTCGTGGGTAACATACTCGGCATATGTTCCTACTGGAATTACGTTTAACTTATTAAATGTTTGATAACTATAAGTTATCGTAGCATTGCCACCACCAGTATCTCCTCCGGTATAGTTAACAGATGTTAGCTTGTTCTTTTTACCAAGATCAAGATATAAAGAATCATTTGTTGTAATACCACAAACTTTAATAACGATTTCTTCATTTGCTAAATTGGTATACTTGGTTGTGCAATCGAATGCTGAGGCGGCGTTCCCCTCGTTGTCTTGATATTCAAAATCATTAGCATTGACGAGGTCTCCGCTAACAGCAATAACTTCAAACTCACTGGTAACTTCAAGAGGGAAAGTTGTATATTTGTAATATGGACCAAAGAAACCGAGCTCATTAATATTTTCACGATTAAAGCTAGCATTAACTGTAATATTCTGTAGGCGGGGCTGACTAACTCCATTAATACTATATCTAGGTAACTTTACTGGTAAAATACTATTATCTGGCAGATCGCTTTGGTCTATTCTGTCATACTCATCACGAGTAGCAGATGTTGCGGTTCCTGTTACTGAAATATATTGTCTACGAACAATAGCATCAGTACCAGTTCCATAAGGAGTAGCAGTATCATCTCCCGGTAATGTTACCGAAGAGCCCCACGACTTATTTGTTCCAACAAGCGTAACCTCTTCTGTGGCATTTCCGTCAACAGGAAATGTGAAAGAAACGCTGGATAGGTACATTCTCTCACAAAGAGTGTGGTGCTTTGCTGTTCCGGTTGCTGCTGCACCCGTATCGCTAGCTACTGCTATGCGAACATTAACCATGTTAGTAGCCACTTGAGTAAGATCAGCATTGATTGAGCTTAATATTGTATCATCAGATGGATCAACTTTAGCTGTACAAATAGAATATAATGGAGCTGTGCCATCTAATATCTTTGATAAAGTAACTTCAACTTCTGGAGAAGTTTCTGTTTGAGCATAAATCTGGAGGGTACCGAGTTGTGATACTGGCTCAGAATTGAACGTTGTTGAAACACCAGCGCTTTGTAAACCTAGTGGAACAACCCAACTATCTCCATCACCATACTTCACATAATGAGTAGCGTTTCTATAATTTATTGGATTAGCAGTGCCAGTTGATACAGGCTGAAGGTTGATGCTTTGTGAAGCGTAAAAAATTCTTTTATTAGACATTATTATTATCTCCAGAATTATAATCTAAATATGAGACTGGTGCCGAATCTTCAGTGTTTACAAGATCTATAGACTGAGCAGATACTGCGCCACCATTATCGGCAAAAGCAATACCGGACCTGTATGATCCACTAGCGTTTATGAAGAAATTATTAAAATTTCTAAAGCTATATGACACCGTAGCATTACCGCCGCCGGTATCTCCACCAGTATAGTTAACAGATGTTAGAGTGTTTTTACTTCCAAGATCAAAAATCATAGTATTATTATTGTTTGTATGATTATCATCACATATAGCAACACTAATGGTTTTGTATACTAGATTTTTCTTTAAGGTTCCACAGAACACATCGTTCTTGAAGTCGTTGACATCTACTCCGTCTCCGTCTTGGGCAATAATTTCGAATTCGCTTGTTACTTCAATTGGAAAAGTAGCATAACGACAATATGGTCCAAACTTACCTAACTGATTAATACTTTCACGACCAAGATCAGAACTAATGGTAATATTTTGAACGTGAGGAAGAACGTTTGATCCATTAGGGGTTCTAATTCCGCCGCTACCAGTTGGAAGAACAGACCCTTGAACATTAAGATATTGCCTGCGCAAAATACCACTATTCTGTGAAGGAGTTATTCCTCCAATATTAGCATTTGGAGCAAACATTGTTCCAGCAGCAAAATTAGCACTTTGAACACCAGGAATATTGCCAGTATTCCATAGCTTGCTATTTCCTACTAATGTAACCTCTTCTGTGGCATTACCGTCAACTGGAAAGGTATAGTTAAAACTGGATAGATACATGCCAGAGCATAATACGCTACTTCCTGCACTACCTGAAATATATTGCTTATCATCACCATAAATACCTAAACGAAAATGAACTCTATTATTTGATAATGATACTAGTGATTTATTCTGTGCTCCTGGTATTCCTGCGCTTCCACCCATGCACATCAGATAAAGGGGTGCTGTGCTATCAATAACCTTATTGATTGTAACTTCTACTTCTGGAATAGTTTCAACATTGTCGTAAAGTTCTACTGTACCTAATTGGAAAGTTTGTTCAGTAGTGAAGTTGGTTGTCATTCCAACACTTTGAACTGCTAATGGATGATACCAGTAACCAAATGATGTTCCTTCTGGGCTAACTGGTCTTAGTTGTACTGCTTGTGATGCGTAATAAACTCTGTTATTAATAGACATTTGAAACTCCCATTGTATTGTGCGTGTATTAGAACTTTACACCAAATAATATGAAATACTAATAGTATACTATGTTGCTTTCTTGAGTCAGTACTGGGATCAAATTTGGACCCAAAGTTTTAGCCACTTTATAATTATCAAACGACATAGCTAATCTATATAATGTATTATTGCGGTCAATAATCGCTATCATTGGTGATTGATATAAAATCATATTTTTGTTAATAGTGTTAACGTCACGATCCAGAAATTGTAAATCTTTAGCATTATACACCAAAAAAATTGATGTGTCATTATTTTTTGCATTCGTAGATAAAATATGATCAATACCTTCTTCTAAAGACATTTCTTCCAAAAAGTTATGAGCCTTCCAGCGAATATTCTTGTAGTTAGATAATAAAAAATCTTGATGTTCTTGAACAAAGGGCCTAAAGTTTAAACTCCGAAACATAAAAGATACAGACTTAGGAGGCATATTTAGCTTTGGTATCTGTTGTAATATATGATTAAAATCTAGATCAGGATCATAGCAATCTAATAATAGATAATACCTTATTCTACTATTTTCCAACATTCTATTTTCAAAGTCCTGCGGATCCCACTGTTCTTTATGCTGTTCATAAATTTGCTTGGAAAAACCATATCTACAAGCATAATTTTCTATTATATTGAATCCATCTTCTTGTTTAATATTTTTAATGTCCTTTATTTGTTCTATAATATTCTTAGAGCATATTGGGTTGTCGTTCTTTTCTCCATCAGAATGTGAGAACATACATTCTTTACATTTTGTATTAATCATAATAATTCCTATCTTGTCCTGAATAAATATCTATTATGGAAAAATCTCTACTGACCATCTAACTATACCATTGTATAAGCTTGCACTCAGATTATTTAGTTCACTAAGAGTAGCATTTTTAATAGTACTCCAATGATCCTTAAAGTTAGAACCTAGAGTATTATAGTTCTGTCCGCCAGGATTAATATCTCCATTACGACTTAATGGATAAGCATTATTTTTTACGACTGCACTAACATCATATAACCAAAAGCTATTATCCTTTTGAAGCAATAAAGTATCTATTATATTATTTCTTTGATTAGCCGTTTGAGCAAAAACATGTAAAAACACATCTTGAATAACAATATTCTCTGTTGTTCCTAGCTGGTATGGTATCATCTCGGTACGAGGAATTAATTCAATAATTATGCAAGGAAGTTGCGCTCTGTGGTTGGAAGTTATACTGTAATCCCCATTAGGTTTAATTTGTGGAGTATATGTCTCTTTCTGAATTTCTTTCCACCATACAGAATCACTAGATTTATATACTTGAATATATCTATGACTATAGGATACTGTTACGTTACTAGTTGATGCTACGTTATTTTGAAAAGTTATATGTCCCAGTGGATAATTAACAGAATATGTATAATTGCCACTTCCTGATGGTGCTGGTAAGAATGTGCTATTAAGATAAACTCCAGAAAAAGCTATTGGAGAAGTATTTAGTCCTGACGCTACCGAACCATATGGATTATATGATATGGATGCCGGATTATTTAACGATGAACTATTCTCATATACCCAATCTTTTCTTGGGGCTTCCCAGGTTTTTGATGGTTTAGATGGCTCGTTAACATTTTTCATAATATGAAATCCAGTGCCTTTAGTGGCACTAATACCAGAAGTTGGTATATTTACATTAACAAATCCTCCAATTTGTAAAAATGACCAGTCTAAAAAGCTTTTAAGATTATCTTCTAATCCTGATAATCTATCTTTTTTACCTATTGATTGTACATGGTTAAACTGTGTTGTCATATATTCTTCTCAATAGATTGTTGAATGAGTTTATATATTTTGTCTTCTGAACGATTAACCGCTCTTGTTGTCCAGTTATCGTCTTGTGATCCTGCGAACTCTGGAGGAACTCTCCAATCACTATCTGACGGCACCATAATTCCTAAACCAGATCTAGAGTATGGAGATGGGCCATATTTGACTTCATAGTTTTTAATTATTGGAGAATTGTTTTGTAATAATAGCCACTCTAACCACGGAAGAGTATAGCCTTTAACATCTGATACATTAGCGATGTCTTGATATATAACCCCATTAAGATCACTAGATTTCATCATGGTTAAAACAAATCCACCACGTAATCCATTTTTATTGGCTGTAATAGGAATATCAGCCACAGTTATAGTATTAACCAAAGCATCAACCACTCTTTGAACAACAGATGAATTAGGTATTCCAAAATCTGCCTTAAGCTTACCAGACATTAAGGATCCGTATTCTGGTTCTTGTCTTAAAGATTCTGATACGATATCTTTAGCGCCGTCTATAATCTTGTTCATGGACTTTTTAATAGCCCCACTAATAACATCTTTTATGCTATGAATAATAGCGGAGGCTATCTGACTATTGTTCTCTAGTATTGTAATATCAAATCTCATTTTCTGCTCCATATCGTAGCTATATATCTATTGTCCCCAAATCCTATAGGTTCTGGATCACCAGCTCTTTGGTATACGTAATTACCATACTGTTCAAGAGTAGTGTCTACAACAATATCGTTGGCGTTTCTAATTTTAGGGAGTAGAGTTGTATGACAAATAGTTTGAATTGTTCCGGCTGGAATATTGAGCGTTTTGGATGATAGATTTACAAAATATTTACTATCAAAAATACAAGCTAAAGATACAAGCTCAGAACTATCACTTAACATCATACCCATGCCCATACATACTGGACAAATTGATCCTTCTGGAAATGGATTAGATCCTGTTCCGTTGTAAATATTTGAGGATAGTTGGGATATCGCATCGAACACACAATTTGGACAAAAGGTAGAGTTTTGTTGTCCAGAGTATCTTAATCGGCATTGAACAGTAAGCGCTGTTTGTTGTAATAGTGCATCTATGGCATTATTAAATAATCCTTTAAATTCTGGAGAAATTATATTGATATATGGATTATTGCTCATGACGACCTGATTCCATAGAATAGTGGAGACTCTTGTCTTATCTCATATCCAGATTCAAATAGTTTAGAAGAATATGCTATATTCTCATTTTTTATGATAACATTTTGAGCACCAGTGTCTCCGGGTGCTGGAGTAGAGAAAACTACTCTAGTAGGCGTGGTTATTGTTACGTTTGATCCATATTTAAATTCTGCAAATAATATCATTATATTACTCTGATAGGGCTGCGTATGTTATTATTAGTTTCCAAGAATCTATTAGTCCTGATCCTATTGGGTCTGTGTCTTTGACTATGAGATTCCAGACTCCAGTTACAGAAGTGCCTAAGAGCTGTCCAAAACCAGATACTAAAGTTTCATCGCTATAGTTTATAATATCAGTTTTAGGATATATATTAGCCAATCCACCATTAGATATATTATGCAAATATCCTGAAGGATTAGCTTTGTTTGAGAACATAAAGCTAAAATTATTATTAAATGACGGTATTTTACTATTAGCAGATAATAATACCGTGTCTCCGGAAGGAGGACTCAGCATCAACCATAAATCGGATGGGCTATTGTGCTGAAGCTTATTGATTGCTATCTCTATATTCTCTATCTCTCTTGTATCAGTAGTAATAACAGAACCGCTTACTGTTGCTAGATCTGGTATATTTAATCCACTACCAGTATATACTACTGAGTATATATCTAGATTTAAACAATCTTCTGGTAAACACAAATCTTCAACTTGACCAGATGTTATGGTTGGAGTTGGCGTTATACCAGGAGTAGTACCTGGAATAGTAACTGTTGGAGTAGTTAAATCTATACTAGGATCAGAATTAACTGGACAAGAGTCTAATCCGATGTTTCTTTTTGCTAAAGTAATAACTCCGGTAGCCAGTCTTATGTTTCGTAGTTTATCTCCAACAGTAATAATATCTAAATCATAAACAGCAGTATTAAATACAAAATCTTTTGTTCTATTTGCTGCTAGTCTAAATCTAATAGATCCAGTATTATCTCCAACCATAGACCAGTCATTAATATCATAATTTGCATTAGCACCACTAGAAAAAACCTCTTTACTAGCCCCATCGTCAGTAAGCCATTGTAAAACTATACACTTGGAGCTTAAATCAATAGGCCTATTCTCCTGATCATTATATTGAAAATTTAATACGAAATCAGAACCTTGTTCTATGATAAAATTGTAATTAGCAGCTGGCATAATATTCTTTCTATATCATATCTCGACCACGGTTGTCGGAATAAAGGGAACGAGGGTCAAATTTATTACCAACAAACGGACTAAGAATTGCTCTAACGGCCGAAGCTTCTCTAACGTCCCAATGAGATGTTAGCTCTTCATATGCTGCACAAGGGCCTTTATCTAAAATTAGATTGAATCCAGATAAACTACCCGCAACAGATAGTTGTGCTGGGCCTAGTGCTGCCCTAATTCCCTCAAGAGCAGCTTTTGTTCTTAAGGTACTTTGATCGATAATACAAGCGGCTTTTAGTCCCACAAGACTAATAAAAATACTATCATTATTCACAGTTGGATCTGGAGAAATGTTCGGATTAGTAACATCAATAGTATATGTTTGATCTAAAACAATGTCAAATTGAACATATTTAGATGCGACAACTATAGTTTGAAGAATTCTTTCGTCACTATATGTTGGACTATCACTTAAGTCATTAATTAGTGTTCTAACAATAATAGGAATTTCAATATTCCAACTCATATTTTGACCTTTTTATAAGGATAGAATGTCTAGTCTTTAATACACCTTATAGTGAAGGGGATAGATTTTAAATTAAATGGCTAACTTAGAAGTTCCCATAATCCAGTATTCTCATTTAAGGTATGATCATCTCCAGGACAAGGAGGAACAAAAGCTCCTTCTGGAGAGTTAATATCTTCTCTAAAAATATAACCTATGCCAGCATAATTCATACGATAAGGAGTTTCTCCATTAATATGTGTGGTGTGTATACTTTTAAAAAAATCAACTAATAAAAATAAATAGTTTTTATATTACTGAAGCCTCTATAAAAGCTTGATCTATCTGTTGTTCGCTAAGCCCTAATGACTGAGCTAATGGAACTAACCAAGGATGATTGCGTTCTATATATGGGGCATATTCCCATTCTACCCTAATTAGATCGCGTTGTAACGGATCTTCTATAGACTCAATTTGAGCTTCTACCTGAGCTAATGAATAGCCGTTCTTAACGAGCCACATGCGAATCTGTCGAGCCGAGATGGATCTTGGAATATTAGTAACATGCGGAGGAGCTTGTTGAATTTCGAAACTACCTAAAACACGGTGATTTTCATGATCTATCGTATATGTTGGACCAACAAGAACACTATTATCTGGGATTTCAGGACGCTGTTCAACATAGGGATAAAATTTAATTCCCGGATTTCCGCTCCAGGATAAATCTGCTAGTTGTTCAGACTCAAGAGCAAAAAAATTAGAAATATTCTTGTAAGAATTTGGGAGGGTGGTGTGTTGCTTAATTATTTGTTCGTTTTCTATTTCTATGTACATACTTTTTCCTTATAATAATATGATCCTTTGCGCAGGGCCAGAACTTGCAGATGCTGAAATTATAAAGTTTGCGTCCAGAGATCCATCAGAGTTTAGCCTAGCTATCTTATTCCTAGAAGTTTCATTATAACTAGAGAAGTTGCCTCCGCACATTATTTTTCCATCACTTTGAATAGCGATGGTGTTTACAGAATCATTAAATCCAGTTCCAACATTAAAAGAAGAATCTAAACTTCCATCTACGTTCAAGCGAATTATTCTATTTCTTGCTACTCCATTGTAACTACTGAAGAAGCCTCCGCACATTATTTTTCCATCACTTTGAATAGCGATGGTGTTTACAGAATCATTAAATCCAGTTCCAACATTAAAAGAAGAATCTAAACTTCCATCTACGTTCAAGCGAATTATGTTATTTCTTGTTGTCCCGTTGTAAGAGGTGAAGCTTCCGACACATATTATTTTACCATCGCTTTGAATAGCTATATCATTCACCACCTCATTAAATCCGCTTCCCACATTAAAAAAAGAGTCTATAGTTCCATCATTGTTGAGACGAGCAACACATTTTGTAAAATTTCCACCTATGATTATTTTTCCATCACTTTGAATAACAACTTTATATATCGTGCTCAAAACACTAGACAATAAACAATTAAAAGAACTGTCTACGCTGCCGTCAGGATTGAGACGCACTATATCTTCTCTGGATATTCCATTAAAAGTAGAAAAACCTCCTGCACATATTATTTTTCCATCACTTTGAATAGCCAAACTCAATATCTGGCCGCCATTGTTGATATCAAGTCCACTACCGGCGTTAAAAGAAGAATCTACAATTCCATCAGAGTTAAAACGAACAATGCCAAAAACATATGCAGTACTAAGACCGATATTGTAGCTCTCGAAAGATCCTCCACATACTATCTTACCATCAACCTGTCTAACTAAAGCATAAACAGAAGAAATCTCAACATGACTGTAATAATAATTTCTAATCCCATAAGAATTAATGCTATAAATACCATAATAATAACCAAATGAAAAACTAGTAAAAGTTCCTCCAAATATTATTTTACCGTCACTTTGAATAACTATTCTATTAACGGTGTTACTGAGCCCAAAGTCAGGCCCAGGAAAAAAAGTCAAATCCAAATTTCCGTCTGAATTTAATCTAACTACTCTTCTTAGCATAGTTCCGTTATAAGAGCCAAAACCTCCGCCGCATATTATTTTGCCGTCACTCTGAATAGCGATAGAGTTTACCGTGCTGGAAAATCCGATGCCAACATTAAAAGAAGAATCCAAACTTCCATCTACGTTCAAGCGAATTATTCTATTTCTTGTTGTTCCGTTGTAAGAGGTGAAAGTTCCGCCGCATATTATTTTGTCGTCACTTTGAATAGCGATAGAGTTTACCGTACCGGTGTTGAACCCGCTACCCACGCTAAAAGTAGAATCTAGCGAGCCATCAGAGTTGAGGCGAACTATCCTATTTCTTGTTGTTCCGTTGTAAGAGGTGAAAGTTCCTCCGCATATTATTTTGCCGTCACTTTGAATAGCGATAGAGTTTACCGTACCGGCGTTGAACCCGCTACCCACGCTAAAAGTAGAATCTAGCGAGCCATCAGAGTTGAGGCGAACTATCCTATTTCTTGTTGTTCCGTTGTAAGAGGTGAAAGTTCCTCCGCATATTATTTTGCCGTCACTCTGAATAGCGATAGAGTTTACCGTGCTGGAAAATCCGATGCCAACATTAAAAGAAGAATCCAAACTTCCATCTACGTTCAAGCGAATTATTCTATTTATTGTTGTTCCGTTGTAAGAGGTGAAAGTTCCTCCGCATATTATTTTTCCGTCACTCTGAATAGCAATAGCATTTACATTAATATTAAATCCAGTACCAACATTAAAAGAAGAATCCAAACTTCCATCTACGTTCAAGCGAATTATTCTATTTCTTGTTGTTCCGTTGTAAGAGGTGAAAGTTCCGCCGCATATTATTTTGTCGTCACTTTGAATAGCGATAG